AAATAATAAATATTTAACCGTTGAATATTTTTCTCTATACCACAATAAGATTAGACAACAAAATCTACCTCATTATTCAATTCATATCTACAGTTTATATTTTAGGCCAGCATACTGGTCCAACTCCGTTGAATTGTAATCCTGGATTTTTAGCTTGAACATCTTTAACACCTTGAACATCATTACATTTAGGATAGCATAAAGCAGCATCATTTTCTTCATTTTCAGCACATCCCAATGGTTTACCAACACCACGAACTTTAGATTTTTTAGTACAAGAAATACCAATATCAGTACCAAATCCAGCTGGACAATTTGGACTACATACAGGACCAATACCATGATATCCAGGTTTACATTTAGGAAAACAGAAACCAGCACTCATTTCTTCATCACTACGACATGATTTAGTAGTAGGTTGAGTTACAGCTTTCCAATTCACAATTTTACCACACTTAGATACAGCACCAACTCCTGCCTTTGTCCATCCACTCGGACAAGTTGCGTCTACAATTCTACCACCCCTTTCGTATGGTTTTGGTTTTAAACAAAATGCTCCATTATCAGTAAAATCTGGCGGACATTTTTGCCAACATACTGGACCAACTCCAGTTGTACTAACTCCGTCTATATTTTCGCATTTAGGATAACATAAAAGACCGTTTTTCTCTTCGTTACTTTTACATGTATGAATCGGTTTACCAACTCCTCTACCAACCGATTTGGTTAAAGTGTCTTTTACTTTAACAATTTCATCTTTTACTTTAACAATTTCATCTTTTACTTTGTCGATTACTTTGGGTTTTACCGTTGGAGCTGGTGTTGTTGGTGCTGGTGTTGTTGGTGCTGGTGTTGTTGGTGCTGGTGTTGTTGGTGCTGGTGTTGTTGGAGCTGGTGTTACTGCTTCTGTTGGAGCTGGTGTTGTTGGTGCTAGTGTTACTGCTTCTGTTGGTGTTGCGTCGCCAATTCTATCCTTTGATTTATTTAATACTCCAAACATTTTTTGAAAAACAAATTTATATATTAATATTGCGCCAATTATTACAACCGCGCTAATTAAAACTGTTTTAGACATTTATTAATATAAATAATAAAATATTCTTCTGATGTAAATGAAAGCCACGATTGATATAATCAATAAACATAAACTTCATCTTTCTCATTTATTAGATTCTATATCATTCTCATATACATTTGAATTGAACTTAATTATAATATATCATAGACAAGATGATATATTAGAAATATAATTTTAAAAATCTATTGACTCATTACAGACCTATACCAGAATAAGATTAGACAACAAAATCTAGCTCATTATTCAATTCATATCTACAGTTTATATTTTAGGCCAGCATACTGGTCCAATTCCGTTGAATTGTAATCCTGGATTTTTAGCTTGAATATCTTTAACACCTTGAACATCATTACATTTAGGATAGCATAAAGCAGCATCATTTTCTTCATTTTCAGCACATCCCAATGGTTTACCAATACCACGACCTTTATTTTTTTTAGTACAAGAAATACCAATATCAGTACCAAACCCAGCTGGACAATTTGGACTACATATGTTCGAACCAAAAGCACTATATCCAGATTTACATTTAGGATAACATAATCCAAGATACATTTCTTCATCAGCACGACATGATGTCTTAGAAGCTTCAGTTTTGAGACCTTTACTACAAAAAGATGCCTTACCAACTCCTTTAACGGTGTATCCAGCCGTCGGGCAACTTACATCTGGAATTCTACCAACACCCCTTCCATATGGTTTTGGTTTTAAACAAAATGCTCCATTATCAGTAAAATCTGGCGGACATTTTTGCCAACATACTGGACCAACTCCAGTTGTACTAACACCGTCTATATTTTCACATTTAGGATAACATAAAAGACCGCTTTTCTCTTCGTTATTTTTACATGTATGAATCGGTTTACCAACTCCTCTACCAACCGACTTTGTTAACGTGTCTTTTGCTTTACCAATTCCGTCTTTTAATTTATCTAATCCTCCAAATAGTTTTCCAAACATTTTTTGAAAAACAAATTTATATATTAAGAATAATACACCGATTATTGCAACTGCGCTAATTAAATACCCGATAATTTGTTTTTTAAATATACCAGCTACAGATTCAGACATTTATTATATAAATAATAAAAAATATTAAATTTATTAACGTTTGAATTATAATGCTACCAATAACTTTACAACACAGTATAATTTTTAAACGAGAATAGTTTAAATCAATCAGCATACAACTTTAGCTTTTCTCCTTTTGTATATATTCTATATCATTATCATATACATTTGAATTGAACTTGCTTCTAATATTCATAATAGAAGATGATATATTAGAAATATAATTTGAGCATATATTATTTATACATTAATAAATGCCTGTTCGTATTTTAAACATTAAAACCAACATCGAAACAACCATTCCTATATTTATGCTGGATACCAGCGAAGCTATCATTAAACGAATTGCAGTATCACTTCAAACTACAAAAAAATATCTATATTTTGTTGATGGTATACCCAAAAGTTTTGAAAACGATATTGTTATTCAGGTTGAAAATCTATTAGAAACGATTTTATCTGCTGACTCATTTACAGACTTATATCGAGACATCGAGAATAAGATTGGTCAACAAAATCTATCTTTAAAAGCCGATATCATTGAACCTTTTATTGGCTTTAATAAAAGCTATGAAAGAATTCCTCCTGAACTTCTTGGTAGTGTTCTTTTACCGATGAAACTGGAGATTGAAAGTCTAAACATTATTGACAAAAGAGACCTTGAACTACTCGATATTTGGAAAAAGAGAAGATTAATTATTGAACGCTTCACCAGCTCAATTAATACAGCTCGAACAAATGCTATTGAAGAAGAAAAAATAAACAGAGATTTTGAAGAAACTAAAGTTGATAGAAATTATACTGATTTTGAGCTTGAAAAGATAGATTTCCAAGTCAATCTTGAATCTCCTAAAATTACTATCACTGAGTTATTTAACGATATCATTTTAACCGAACAAGTCCCGTTTGCTACCATCAACTATATCTATAAAGTAATGAATGAATTTATACCCGATCCAACATGGTTTACAAGCTTAGAAAACGTAATTCTCCTAAAACTAAAAGATAATAAAGAATATACTAATTGTTTTATTACAGTTGAAAATAAGCCTGAAATGAATAAAACATTAATTAAATTATCTTTATCTGCTACAGTATCAAAACACCGGGAAGATATTAAAAATATCACAGTTCAAAATATTCTTAATATTTTTATGTCTAAATCAAATCTAGCTGTAATCGACTTCGTTGATACGAAAATTAAAGGATTATTCTATTATCCTCATAAGAGTCTTAACAAGTTTATTCTGTCTGACCTAATAATGAACAAAAAGCTGTTTTCCAAGTTCCTATTTGTCGATGAAAGTGTTAAAGCATCAAAGAAAACTGAAAGTTTATATATCCATTTTAACAGTACAAAAACAGGAGAAGTAACAGCAAACATCGCGGAAAAATACTCATTTAAAGGAGATCCTAATCTTCGAGGCAAAGACATTGTCAACCTATTTCCGTATAAATCATATTACCTACGTATCAAGATTACTTCCATCAACAGTGTCGAATCGGTCGCGCTCTTCCAAGAAATAATGACAAAAATATTGAAGTTGTATGAAGATAATTACGATGATGTTTTTGACTTTTATAAATCATATATCCCTTCATTCGGGGAGAAAGAAGAACCCAATATCATTATCAAGCCTCCCAAGCTAAAAGACCTTGCACCTGAAGTATTCATTAACGGATACCCACCTACATGCCCTCATCAGCCTACTATTATCGATGATAGCGATGTTAAGGAAGCTGAGAGTGAAGGAAAACAAGTTATGCGATATCCAAAAGAATCTGATGCGAGTGAGAATTTTCAATCGAGAAATTATATATGTAATCACGATACTGCAATTTACACTGGACTACGGTCGAATCCTCTTTCAAATAACGAAATAGTTCCTTATCTACCATGTTGTTATGAGAAGAATCATAGCGAAATACAAGGGTCTGAATATAGACAATACTTTTTTGGAGATGAACCTAAAAACAAGTTCAAATTTCAACAGGAATTAATTATTACAAATAAGTTTGTTGGTAGAGATACATTTGGAACTCTGCCTGAAGCTTTGGATAGGATTTTCAATATCATCAATAATGATAGAAAATATATGTATGTTCGAATGGGAGTTACTGATTCAAAAAGTAGTTTTCTCGAATGTGTTCTGCAGGGATTATATGAACAAACTGGTATCCTAAAACATAAGTCTGATAAAAACAGAATAAATTTCTTGAGACAGTATAGAAAACAGCTTGCTAATAACCCATTTTTGAACATATGTCGTCAAGAGATGTTTGACCATAATATCGAACAAATCAAAGATAAAGTAAAGGATGAAACCCAATATTTTGAACCCCGATTATTTGTCTCTCTATTGGAAAAGATATACAAATGCAATATCTATATCTTTAACAGAAGAGGATTACTTCTGCCTCGTTTTGAAAAGAAATATTTCAATACGAAAATAAATTCAAATACAAACTTATTTATCTATCAACATCGTGGAAGTAAAAACGAGAGAGCAACTTATGATAGATGTGAATTGGTTGTGAAATGGGATACTACAGGAGAAAATGTAGATTATTCAGAAACTAACAGAACTCCATTATCTCGTAAAATGAAGGATATATTTAATGAAGTAGTAAAAACATATTCATTTAATACTGATATTGATACTGCAACTTTTAACTATTTTAGTGATTCATATATTGGTCAAGGTATTGATGCTTATGGAAAAACGATTATGTTACGATTTAAATATGGTGATCAAGAGGGAACTTTATTGACATCACCGATGCAACCATTACCTATTCCAGAGATTAAGAATTGGACAATCAATAAAATCAATCTTGAATCATCTTTAAATTTTCTGAATAAAATTAATAATGAAAGCAATTTGGTTAATAACATAGTTCAGAACACGATTAACAATTTGGTGGAAAATGTAAGTTGTAGTATAGGTGATATTTCGGTTACCATACTAGTCGAATCGTCTATGCCAAAGGACAGGATTAAAGTCAATCCGATTGTACAGGCTAATAACTTATATAATAAAACGACTTCTATCAACAATACATACAACAGAAATAAGAAACTATCAAGATATATTTCCGAATATGTCTTATGGATATTCTCTAGAAGTATTATAAATGTTGGAGATATTGAATCAGTGAATTCGACAGCAGTTCAATTTATTGAAAATAATATTGAAGTTGATGAATCATTTGAATATCCAGATAATATAGAAAAAACATTTTCTATTGATTCTCCTTTGATTAGAAGGGGTAAGTTGGTTGTTAAATCAGAAGAAATCAAACAGAGATTGTTGTATTATCTTAAGTTACAGTTGAGAAGAAATGATACTAAAATCAGAAATTATCATCTAGTTCCGTCAATTGAAAACTACTATATCGATGTAACCGACTTTGACCGTCATGAAGGGCAAATTATGATAGCCGGTAAAGATTCACTTCAAAATTGGATTGTAGAAAAGATTTCAAAATTAGATACATTTACAAATACAATTAAGCTTGGAATTGATACTCCTTACTTTTTCAAAAACAACCTAATTTCTAATAAGATATACCTTGCTCAGAATACTGATTCTCTTGAGAAGGCAATCAAAGTTGCTTTGGTATGGGATAAAGGTAACGGAATCAATATTGGAAACAACTTTGAAGTTGAAGAAATAACGAGAGTGAACTATACCTTATATTCATATCGTAATGAATCGGAAATAAAGAAATATAATATCAATTCTGAATTGGAAAGAACGAATATAAAAATCGTTGGTTATAAATATGATGATTATCCTTTCTATACTGCATTGCTTTCATATTAAGTAAACGGAGAGATGAATTCAATTAAGAATTAAATTATAAAACAAATCTGTTTTACAATTCAAACTATTTACTCGATGCTTCTTAGCTGATGAACATACAAAGGTAATGTCCGTCCAATACGATTTGCCCTTCCAATTAGTTGTGTTTTTGTAGATTCTGACATATCGTGATAAAGAATGATATCGGTTGTTTCTTGTAGATTGATACCGGAACCAGTAAACTTAGAATTTAAAAATATAACCTGTAAATCACCTTCTTTATAATCAGTAATTGTTTTTTGAATCTGTTGAATTGACCCTCTTAAAGTACTGAAATTGATATTGTTATCTGTCAATGTTGAATTTATCTGGTCAAAGGTTTGGTCATAAGAAGAGAAAATAATGAACTTGCTATCAGGTTTATCTTTTATCAGTTTTACAATTGTTTCTTGTTTTGATAATTTACGATTTTCGCATTTACTTTCAACTGCTTCTTCATCATTTTTGCTTTCACTTAAATATACAAGCTCGTTTGCAACTACATTTTGTCTACATAAGGGACAAGTCTGTTTCGTTTGTAACCAAGTTAAAATACACTTGCCACAAAACAGATTATGACAACTCGGTTCCATAATTGGATTTACTAACTTATCAAGACATATATTACAACTACCAGAAATCATATTTTCAACTCTATTTTCAATGGTTAAAATCTTATTATTTATCAATTCTTTTTTCAATCTCCATTCTTCTATTTTGGTAGGTTCTCTTCTGATATTATAGATTCTGATTTTAGCCTCAATATTCTCCAACTCCTCCATCAGTTTCTGTTTAACAAGCTCAAGTATGTTCTTTGTCTTTGTTCCTCCCAGACTTTCAATTGCACCTTCGATATTATCGGCCTCAATCATATTCTTGATGTTATCACTTACCAAGCCGATTATAGCTCTATAAAGAGGTTGGAAACAATGACATTCGTTATAGTAAACAGGAGGCATGCTGAAAGATGATTTTACAAAATCTAAATCATTCTTAATTATCATTCCATCAAACTGTTCTTCAATATGATAACATTCATCACCGATAATTTTCTTCATAAAGCTCTCCCTTCCATTTCGATGTTGACTGATAATATGACTAGGAGTTGCTGTAACTAACCAATAGAAACCAGCTTGAACATTCTTCATACCGATTACCTTATTATGTCCTGGTTCATCAAATATAAACCTTTTCCAAGCATAACGGGAATACGATTTTATCAAGTCATTATAATTAGATGTAGTAACAAGAACAACATCGCATTTCTCTGCATCTACGATATCAATATCTTTTTTAGTGGAAATAACACCGACGATTAGGTCAGTATATTCAAACTCTTTTTCCCATTGTTTTAATATAGTGGGAGATACAAGTATGAGGTTACAAGGTAACCTATCATATCGTAGTAGTTTTCTTGACCTAATTAAACCTTCGGACTCGCTGTTTATATGTTCTACAACAAATGGATAGTCGATGTTCCATTCCATTTTATCGCGAACGATTAGACCAATCATGCTTAGGGTTTTTCCATAACCAGTATGGTCGGCATTGATACCAATTCTGGTTTCTTTAATGCAGTCTTTTTGTTCAACTTGTTTTTCCTTTTCTAGTTTCTCCATTGAATGAATACTTGCTAGTTGATGTCTGAATAGATTAATCTTTAATTTTTTAGGGTTACTTACAATTGGGATTTCATTATATTGGTCTATTTTAGATTCGAATTTAGATTCCATATTATCTTTATTAATGCTTAATTTTTTATAAATTGTAAATTAAGATACAATTACTGACTAAATGTTGCTAAAATCCTTTCTTTAAATTGAATTTAAATTGTTCTTTAAGTCGTAATTAAGAAATGGAATCTAAAGGTCAATCAGAAGTCAAGACTAATATAGTTAATGTTAAAGTTCAACATATTCGTCCTATGCATATCAATCTGAAGCAATGGATGGAAGACGAGAATAACGTCTATATCGGAAGAGGTGGAATTATCTTTATCGACGGAAAAAGATTTCCAAAGAAGCCTTCCATTTGGGCCAATCCTTTTAAAGTTGAAAACAATAGAAATGAATCAGTCCTTTCATCATATGAAAAATATATTAGAAATAAGATTGAAAACGAGTATGGGATTGACGAACTCTTAAAGTTGAAAGGAAAGACACTTGGTTGTTGGTGTAAACCAAAAAGTTGTCACGGAGACATTCTTATCAAACTGATAAATGAATATTCTAATAATAACAGAGATTCGGATATTAGGTCAGAATATGACGATGAACAATATACTTGTCCTTGTTGTGATGAGAATGATACTGAAACGACGTGTGAATATTGTGAAGAAAGAATATGTATTGATTGTATTATAAATTGTGATGCTTGTAAAATTAAGTGTTGTCCGGTCTGTATTACATATGATAAATATAATAAATCAACTACTCTATGTGAAACTTGTGTAGCAATTTGAATTTCTAATATATAAATATTAGAAATTAAACGATTAACGACCCTTTACTGCTTGCATATTGAATCTTGCATTAGCATCATTATTGTAAGACTTAATCATTCTTGATTTTGGGTTATTTATATTTTCTCTATCATTTCTGCTAATAGTTGGAACACCAGCAGGAATAGAGAATGAACCAGCTTGTATCTTTGGATTTAGTCTTGCATCTTTTGAATTGTTATCAACAGAACTCTTTCCAACTATATTAGATACAAAACTAGTAATAGGAGTATTTCTTTCTAATTCTAGTTGATTTGTAGGTTGAATCATTTTGTATATGTTTTCAGTCTTTGATGAAACTGCTGAATATTCAGGCATATTTCTTCCGAGTTCAATATCAGAATGAATATAGTTTGTCTTATCTTGTTTACTTAGAGGTGTATTTCTGCTTACGACGATTGCCTTATTTTTAACGGGTAGGTCTGACAGGTCTGCAAGTTCATCGATTAGAGTATAATGTTTGTTTGATGTTGGATTTGTTGTTGCATTAACTACATTTACATCTTGAATGTATCTATCAGAATCAAAGTTATTTGAATCTAAAGAGACATAATTCTTGTTGGTTCCGATATTGGTTTGAACTGAATGAGCGTTTGAATCTTGAATGAATCTATCAGAGTCAAAATTTTCAGAGTCATAAGAGACATAATTCTTGTTGGTTCCGATATTGGTTTGAACTGAATGAGCGTTCGAATCTTGAATGAATCTATCAGAGTCGAAATTTTCGGAGTCATAAGAGACATAATTCTTGTTTGTTCCAACATTGGTTTGGACTGAATGATAGTTTGAATCTTGAATGTATTTATCAGTATAAACTTGATTATTGTTAATAAACTTTCTTGTGTCACCAACATTACATCTTGCTGTAGCATGTAGATTGTTAGTGATAATTTCTGCAGTAGGAATTTTAACTTCGGTTTGAACTATATTTTTACACCCAAAACCTGATGATATAGCACCTTTTTGAATTGTTTCTTTAATAGAGAACTTGACGTCATAAGTTTTCTCTTGTGGTTTTTCTATTTTATATACGGCAGTTGGCCTTACAAATGTATGTAAAATATCTTCTTTGATTTGTCGACCTTTTTCTTGTTGGTCTTGGTCAAATAGTTTCTTTGAATAATCGACATTCATCGCATTTGTTTTTGCTTCTGTTTTAACTCTTGGTAATCTTGAACCAGGAAGTAGGTCTTCTTGAGTATAAATGGGAGGTCTGAAAGCACCATCTCTCATAATTCTATATGGAAGCATAGCATGAGTTTGACCACCACTAGATATGCTACCATTATTGTTTGAACCTGTATTACTGTATGATACACTGACAAAAGGATTAACCCCTCTAGCATATACATTGATGTATTCACCAATTCTATTTGCACTGTCATCAATTTCATTTAATACATCGTTGTTGGAACCTACTGTTATTTTACTCCTTGTATGGATAGATTGTGGTGGGTCTTTTAAAATGTTTAAATTTGTCCCCCAACTCTCAACTGAAGGTAATGTTACTTTTCCTTTGTTTGTAATTGCTGAATACGATAGCATTATTTATTATTGTTATTATATTTTTAAATTCATCGTAATTCTTATTCCAGTTCAAAAAATCAAATAATTATAAAACAAAATTAGATTGTTTTACAATTCAAATCATTTATTTATTTCGTTTGCTGCGTTCCTAGCTAATTTATCCACGAGTTCATTATATTTGTTTCCGTTATGAGCTTTAACCCATTGCCATTCAATATTCTTTCCGATTGATGCTTTATCATATATTTGCCATAAATCAAGATTTGCATTTCGTTTCCAATTACCTTTTGCGCATTGTAAAACAAGTTGACTATCAGTATAAATTTTATAGGAATCATTCTCTTGACTGAATGTTATCGCTTCAATTACCGCTTGAAGTTCCATTCGATTATTGGTTGTACTATCATTGTTACCAGACACATGATATTCAATATCTTCAAGAATCATAATAAAAGCCCATCCACCTGGGCACCCACCGGAGTTCTTCAAACAAGAACCATCAGTATAAATTTCAACCATAATTGTATCTTTTATTTCATATTTAAAGAAAATAAATAATTCATTTTTAAATTGTATTTCATATTGTAAAATGGTTGAAGAAAAGAAAACTGAAACATCATCTGACCTAAATCATTTTGATGCTATAAAATATTCAGAATTTATTAAAGCTAATATAAGCTCTGTTCTAGATGAAACATACGATACCACTTTTAGAAAACTAATTGAAATCAATACGAATTCAATTATGAATCAGGTTCATCGTAACATGTCGAATTACATTTATGACCATAAAACAGATACAGAGATTGACTTAGACAGTCAAGAATATAAGACTTTTACAAGAGAATTTGAGAAGAAATTGAGTAAGAATGTAAATGGTTGTTGGTGTGGTGGTGAATCAGAATTGAAGAGATGTAGTAAGAATGTGATAGTCAGAACCATTAATACATATATTGAAAAATACAAACTAATCTACATAAAACATATTGATTTACCATATAAATCTTCCGATTCTAATGTATCAAAAGATATTTACATCTATATTTTCTCAAGTAAAATCATTATATTTCAGTTTCTAATGGAAAGCTTTAATAAAAGAACAGAACAATATATAACAATGTATTCTTACTCTTACGATTTTATTCCTCAATTTGTTATCGATATTTTTGAATTAGTTAATGGAGTATCAAGAGATTCACAAGGATATCCTATTGATGGTCAAACATTAACTCCAAACGGTTTCGATATGTTTATGACACAGGTTCATTCTCTATTTAAAAAATTCGAACAAAATCCCTTCTACTTTCTATCTGGAAATTCACGATTTCATCAAGATATTGTGAAACAAAAGAAAAAACTTGAACAACAACTAGAAATATTCAATAAAGAAAAGATTGACTTTGAAGCTGAAAAAGAAAAAGTTAATAGTATATTAAATATCGAAAGCAAGTTGGAAGAAATAAAAAAAGAAAATTTTAAACGACTAAAGATACTGAAAAAGATAAAGCAAGAGAAACTCCTTATCGAAGAAGAAAGAAAGAAGCTTGAAGAACTAAAGGAATCATTGAACAACAGCGATATTGATTTAGATGAAGTTACAATTTAAAATAATACGTAAATATTTATATTGATTTACAATATAAATTTTAATTAATACAACATTTATGCTGAATATCTTCTTTTTGGGCTTACCTTACGACGTCTTTTTACCATATCGGACATTACTCTTCTTTTGGCAGGAGATTTTCTAACGAGCTTTCTTCCTACTCCACGGCAAAGAGAAGGAACAACTTTTCCTCCACGTCCCACATGTTTCTTTACCCAGGCACATGAGCTGTTCACCTTGCAATCTAAACTGCGCAACAATCTGCAAGCAGACTTGGCTTTAGGAGATTTAAGAGACCTTCTTACACCACGACAAGCTGAAGGGATTTCTTTTCCACCTCTTCCAGCATGCTTTTTAACCCAAGCACAAGCATCATTGGAATTGCATTTAGATTTAACTAGCATTTGACAGGCTGATTTCGCTTTAGGAGACTTCTTAACTCTCTTGACTTTAGGAGACTTAGGTGATTTCTTTGATACCCTCGCACCACGACAAAGAGAAGGGATTACTTTTCCACCTCTTCCATTATGTTCTTTAACCCAAGAGCAACCAGCTGTTACTTTACAATTTCTCTTCAAATCAAGACTACGGCAAGCAGACAATTTCTTAGGAGAGTTCTTTCTGGGTCTTCCTCTTTTCTTAGCAGGTGACTTAGGTGACTTGGCTCTCTTTGGTGACTTGGCTCTCTTTGGAGACTTGGCTCTCTTGGGTGACTTGGCTCTCTTGGGTGACTTGGCTCTCTTTGGAGACTTGGCTCTCTTGGGTGACTTGGCTCTCTTTGGAGACTTGGCTCTCTTGGGTGACTTGGCTCTCTTGGGAGACTTTGACCTCTTTGATGAACTAGCTCTTCTCTTAGGTGACTTTGACCTCTTTGATGAGCTAGCTCTTCTCTTAGGAGACTTAGACCTCTTTGGTGACTTTGACCTCTTAGCAGGAGTTCTTACTTTACGACAAGCAGATGGAATTTCGTGTCCTCTCAAATTATACTTCTTAATCCATCGACACATAACTTTGTCGACACAATCGGCTTTAAGCAAACCACCACAAACAGATTTTTTCTTAGGAGATCTTAGGGTAGGTCTTCCTCTTCTAGATTTAGTAGATGATGACATTTATATATAGAATATAAAAAATAAATTAATAATTATTTATAGATAAATATTTAGTTAAAGCAACATAAATATATACACAAAGATGAAAAAGAGAAAATTCGATAAATACAACCATATTACAGTATCGGCAAGTCATATATATAACTATATGAATAACGACCATTTGGTCGATTGGTTAAAACTTTACAGAAAAGAAGCTTATTGCAAGGACGAATTTACAGATTATATTTGTAATAAAGGAAACGAGTTTGAAGAGAATCTTATTAATTACATCAATAATAATAGGGTTGCTATTCAGTTTGTTTCAAAACATATCACAGAAGAATCTTGTAATCAAACAATAGAACTAATGATGAAAGGAGTTCCCTTATTGTTTTCGGCCCCAGTTAAAAATACTGTAAATAATACACAGGGAATTATTGATATTCTAATAAGGAGTGATTACCTACTTCAACTTGTCGATACTCTACCCATAGAATATGAAACGACATTGAAAGCCCCAAATTTAAACGGTGATTATCATTATGTAGTTATCGATATCAAGTTCTCGTCGCTTAAATTGAGAGCAGATGGAAAACATCTATTGAATGCTGGAAAACAACCAGCATACAAATCACAGGTTAAAATATATACTGATGCCATAGGTAATATACAAGGTTATACATGTCTTTATGGATTTATTATGGGTAGAAAATACATATATTCAGGTCAAGAACTAACGGTAAATAACTGTTTGCATACACTAGGTTTAATCGACTACTCAACACTTGATAAAGATTATATATATTCAACTCAAAAAGCAATAGAATGGATACGGTTGGTTAAAGCAGAAGGTCATTTATGGACATTATCTCCACCTTCAAGGTCTGAATTATACCCTAATATGTGCGCTGAATCTGGACCTTGGATGAAAGAAAAACATAGGATTGCTGATGAAATCAGAGAGATAACTTCAATATGGAATTGTGGAACCAAAAATCGTAATTTTGCAATTCAAAAACAAATTCGTTCATGGGATGATATCAATTGCTTTTCTTCTAATATGAATATCTATAACAATTATAGTTCTATAATCGATTCAATACTTCATATTAATCATCAAACAGAAATCAATATATTACCAGATAAAATACAAAATAATTTTTTCAATTGGAAAATAAGAGAGAATGAACTTTTTCTTGATTTCGAAACGATATCAGATATATTTACAGGATTCACGAATTTACCATTTCAAAATGCAACTGAACTAATATTTATCATCGGTGCTGGATTTGTAAACGACGAAGGTGTTTTTGAATACAAAAAATTCGTCTGTAATCAACTCACAAAAGAAGATGAAAATCAGATAATGAATGAATTTTCTGATTTTCTTGCATCACGAAATTATCCAAAGATATACTATTGGTCCGCAGAACCTTCAATATGGAAACGAGCTGAAATTAGGAATTCGAGAGAAAAACTAAACTTGAAATGGTGTGACCTATACCAATTGTTTAAGGGAGAACCCATCGTGATTAGAGGGTGTTTTGATTTCTCCCTTAAATCTATAGCAAAGGCAATGCACCGTTATGGCATGATATCTACAAGCCTTGAGAGCAACTGTAATTCAGGCATGGTAGCGATGCTAAATTGCTGGAAATATTATAATCAAGGCAGAGATGAAGAGATAATCCAAGATACAATCAGATATAATGAGTTTGATTGCAAAGTGCTTTACGAGATATTGGAATTCCTAAGAACCAATATGTTATAAATTATTTATATTGAAATACAATATAAATAATCACGTTTCCTTATTTATTATACACTCATACTAATGGCTCAAAAATAGACGGTCTTTCAGATGGAACGTTATGTAGATATTTTACAATCTTATCTCCATATGAATTCTTCATTATATTTAATAATTCAGTATAATCAGATTGGGTAAAAGAGTTATTGACAACCCAGTTCAATTTATTAAACTGCATCGTATGTCTACATACAAACGATAACAATAATATACCCAATTGCCAAGACATTGCATGTAATCTATCTTCGTTGGAAGATAATATCATCTCTCCCTTTTTCAAATCAATCGGAGGATATGTTGATAAGTAAATATTATCAGAATCATATGGTAACTGGTCAACTAACAACCTAAATTCAACATCATCCACATTATTTCCTTCATATGTTCTATATTTATATGCGATATTATCAAATTGCAAGTCGGTATAAGCATATCTATTATTCATTTCATATAGAGAAATCATTTGTTTTCTAACCTGTTCAACGATATGAAGTATTCTAGGGATATCGGTGTTCAGACTTCCAAAGCTTCGTTCACGACCTTCTACTCGTTTTAATTCAGAAAGGTACTTGTATAAAGTACCATCGTAAGATTCAATAAAATAACAATTCTCCAATCTATTTTTATCCTTATTAAATAACTTTTTTCCAACAGGTCTAATTTTTAAAGAATTCAATTCATGTTGAGAAAAATAAGGTTTTGTGGTTCCGAAAGTAATTGCAAGTTCGATTTGATGTCTTTTATCTTTCAACTTGTAAGTATCTTCTCCAAGCTTATCACTCATTTCAAAACGCAATATAGCAGAATTCAATCTAATATATATATCATTATCTTTCTGTGCAACCGAGTCCTTATTATATGTTTCTGTATATAAAAAGTTCTTTAATTCTTCTTTATTGTAAATTACATCACTCTGTAATACAGGCATGTATGCTTGTTGTAGAATTGTGTCTGTATTTGTTGGTACAAATTGTGTTTGTGGATAAATAGACCGAGGTGCATTATTAAAACTAAAGGGAGTAGGGTTAGCTGTCGATGTAGGTTGGGGAGCTTGACCAAAAGGATTAGGGTTAACTATCGGGGTAGGTTGAGGTGCTTGTGTTTGACCAAAACCAAAGGGATTAGGGTTAACTATCGGAGTAGGAGTAGGTTGAGGTGCTTGACCAAATGGATTAGGTGTAGCTGTCGGGGTAGGTTGAGGTTGGGGAGCTTGACCAAACGGATTAGGGTTAACTATCGGGGTAGGTTGTGGTGCTTGTGATTGACCAAAACCAAACGGATTAGGGTTAACTATCGGGGTAGGTTGTGGTGCTTGTGATTGACCAAAACCAAACGGATTAGGGTTAACTATCGGGGTAGGTTGTGGTGCTTGACCAAACGGATTAGGGTTAGCTATAGGCGTAGGTTGTTGTGTTTGACCAAAGCCAAATGATTGAGATGTAGCTATAGGTTTAGATTGAGCTGGTGTAAAAAATGACGGAATTATTGGTTTTTGTGTAGTTGGCACAAAAGGTTGTTGTTGTGATAACCCAGTCATAGTTCCTCCTTGATTGGGACTCTTAAAGAATGAGTTTAAAGGAGTAATAGTAAATGATTTTACTCCAGCTTTATTCATATTAAATTCTGTTGTTGAATTTGCCATTTATATTTCTATTTCTTACAATTAGAATTTCTTTAAATTCAATTTCATTTCATATGATAAGAGTCGATGTAAATAAATTACAAATCTCATAAACATCGACAAGCTTAAAATGAAATTTTGAATTATATTCACAAATAATAAGAACATAAGAATGGAACTCGATTTTGAGATTGGAAAGTGTTTTATTTGTAAAGATTATTGTGGAGCAAGTCAAGCTTGTTCCTCTTGTATGAGAAAGATATCACTGGATGAGACATATGAATCTGTTAACCCTAAGTCTTATTCTTCAAAAGAAGATGATATGATTTGTGCTTATTGTCCTATCAAAAGTCAATTTATCGAGGGACATAACGACTTTGGTGTATGTTATTGTATAAATCATAAATCACAAGCTCAATTAGATATGAAAAAATGGCTAATAACGACCAACTCCGTATTTATCAAAGATATCAAAACACGATACTCTGAATTATATAGAGTATTGGAAAATGGCATTCCTCTAAGACGTAGTACAGGGTCTTTTGATAATGGTTGGAAAATGGAAAAAACAAAGGGTTTAATGGTCAAAGACAAAAATGCCGGTTGGATAATCACTTTTTATAAATTTAATACTCAACAACAATCTAATTTTTGTACAAGTAAACTAACAAAGAATATTCCGTTATCTAACCTAATAAATGAACCATCCTATAATTCTTTTTTTAAAAATATGTTAAAGAGGCTGGAAATGAGATTGGAACTTGGTTTTTATAACGATACTGAATAACAGTTGAATTTGATTTATATTATAAATCAAATTTTGAGATAACGTAATTACGTTGTATTTAACAAATCGAACTTTTCAACTCCTAAATTGAACAGCATATTCATAAATACAAATACAGACATGGTCATAAATGCAACCTTTAACTTTCTGATAGTCCTTTTGGATTCACTATTCTTTTGAACACTGTAATAGATGATGCTAAACAGAGATAGTAACAGAGCAATGACCAACATCTTGTTATTCTCTTTTGTAAAGTTACCATTTCCAAAGGCAAGTAGTATAGTAATCGAACTAAATAATACAGCGTTAAGCTGAACTACCTCCTTTATCTCGTTATCTTCGATTGAGTAACTACCAATATATGTTCCGCTTGTAAAGATTTGAACAATGAGAAAGATACATAGTGCAAACAGGAAATATTTATTATAACCGTGATTGTATAATCCAAAATATACCCATATAAAAATCGAAAGTGCAACTCCAAGTGAAAATGTTATTAATGTCAACTGGTCTATTTTTGTACCAAAGAAAGATACTGTCGAATCACTTTTATACTTAAGTTCATCTTCTTGAATATTCATTTATTATATATTATATTTCTTATAATAAATGAAATTAATAATCATACTCATAATAATATTTGTTTGTTTCAGTTTATTTTTTATATGGAAGAGAGAATATTTTATGCTTGATTTAGGTTTAAATAAATTAATCAATAATCCAGTTCAAATTAATAGAATAATGAAAACAAGCCTCTTCCCTATTAAATCTTCACTATATTATAATGACCCTAATATTAAACTCCCATCATTCTTCTTCTACAAACCAACCTTTCTAAGCAAAAATGTAGACCAGGGAGTATGTGGTTCTTGTTGGGCTTTTGCCACATGTAATGTTTTAACTGATAGAGCAAGCATATTTACAAATGGAATATTTAGGAAAATACTAAGCGTTCAACAAGTAATAAGTTGTGTTAATTTTGGATGTGATGGAGGAGATCCAGAAGAAGTGTTTAAATGGATTACCAATAATAAAATTCATACTGAAAACAAGCATGTTTATTTACAAGAAAATACTAGTGATATTAGTACAACTTGTGACTATTTTAAACCGGATGATGAGTCATTTAATGTAATACCTGATAGTATACACGCCATTACTGAATTTATCCCTGAATATAAACATGATGAAAATATTTTGAAAAAGAACATTAACAATATGAAAGCTGAACTGTATTTGAATGGTCCTTTTTATGCAACTATAAATGTATACGAAGATTTTATAAATTTTACAGGAAACGAGGTATATAAGTATGACCATAAAGGAACTTCGCAAGGAGGACATGCAATAGAAATCGTCGGATATTCTGAAAAAAACACAGATATACGACACGGTTTTGAAGGTTATAATGAAGGCTATTGGATATGCAGAAACTCATGGTCAAAGGACTGGCCAAGACAAACAAACGATAAAGGTTACTTTGCTATCGTTATGGGAAGAAATGAATGTGGTATAGAATCAAGATGTTGTAAAGCTGATTTGAATATAATAACACAAGAAAGACCGAACAGAAATATATCTGCTTATTCAGATATCAATGAATTTTATAAAGACATTCCCCCTGATTGTTCGCTAAATACAAATATAACAGAATAAATTTAAGTTTGATTTTAAACTTAAATTTTTATTAATTTTTAGGTGAATTCCATCTTGCATCCCATCTATTTTCATTCAGTTTTTGAATTCTCATCGCTAACAAGTCTTCCCGATATTCATTACTGTCTTCAATCCACGATAAACTATATTCAAATGAATTCCTATCATTTATCTTATTGCTTTGTTTATTTGAATGTCTTATATATTGAGGTTTTAGACCACCCATAGGGTCCTTATACATTACAGAAGTTGTATTGTAATCAGAATTAGACGAAAATACAGGGGAAAAGAAGGGGTCTTCATTCTGTTTATTTACATAATAGAAAATATCTCCACCCATAATCTCATTATAGTTAGTATAACCAGTTTTATATTTATCCAATGATTTATCAGTATAAATCCTACCCATCTCATTCAAATAAATGCCTGAATCGCGATAAGGTACATCGACTAGGGTATTTTGACCATTATGCATATTCGATTTCACACTACCATCAGGTGTTGATGTCACATATACACATTTTCCATCTACCGAAATCTTATCAAAATCCTTAGAATACTTATTTTGAACCGATTTAGGATTGAGTATATGGTATCCAACCTTATTTTGAGGAGTTTTTGAATATCTAAAAGGCTTATTATCGTATCCTTGATAATCATCTTGAAAATTACAGTTTGCAACCGATAAACTGCTTGTCTCATTTTGTTCGAATGGTTCAATTGGACCAACCGGTTCAATTATATCTGACTCGTCGTACATATTTATTATAATCAAACTTATTTTTAGTTTATATTTAAATTGAAATATAAATAGTATTTTAGTAAGAATAAAATGACAGTCAAAGTTCTAGTTTGCGGAGACCCCCATATTCAGGTTAATAATATAACTGAAATCAATATGTTTATGAATAAATTAATGGAATCAGCAACTCAAAACAAACCTGATTTTTTCGTTTGTTTAGGTGATGTACTTCATACCCACGAACACCTTCATTCGATGGCTATGAACAAGGCTTACGAATTCATCAATAACATGAGACAGATTACCAAGACTTTCGTCCTTGTTGGTAACCATGATGCCTACAACAATCAAATATACCTCAACGACAATCATTGGATGAACGGAATGAAAGAATGGGATAATACAACCATTGTCGATAGAATTGTCAAATATGAAATAGATAATAAGAAATTCGTATTTTCTCCTTATGTTCCTCCTGGAAAGTTTGAAGAAGCACTTAATACCATTAATGAACCATGGAATGATTCAAACTGTATATTTGCTCATCAGGAATTTGCCGGTTGTAAAATGGGTGCAATCGTATCAGTTGAAGGCGATAAATGGGCTCTAGATAACCCACTAGTCATTTCTGGTCATATTCATTCAAGACAGATACCACAACCCAATATGTACTATTCTGGTTCTGCTCTACAACACGCTTTCGGTGAGAGTGAAAAAAACACTATCGCATACTTCCAATTTGAAGATGACGGAACATATACTTTCGAAGAAATCAATCTTAATATGCCCCGTAAAAAGATAATATATATGGACGTTGAAGATATCGTTAATTATAAAATTACAGATTCACCAGACCAAATCAAACTGACACTCAAAGGTAATTTTGAACAATTCAAAGCCATCAAGAAAACTCAAAAATACAAAAAGATATTGGAGAAAGGAATTAAGATTGTTTTCAAACCAAAAAAGATAGAGAAAAATATAGAAGAACTCAAACAGGAACATACAGAAACACGATGTATTGACGATGAAGGTGAAGACATTGATGATGATAAACCTAAAAATAAATCTGAACTGAATTTCATCTCTATTTTAGAAAAATTAATCATCAAAGAAGAAAATCAATTCTTAAGCGAAACATATGAACTCATCCTAAAACCCAAAGAAAATCAGTTTGTTCTTGAATCAAATGATGATTAAGAAAAAATAAGTTGTTATTCAATTTGAATAATAACTTTATTAAGGAATACTATATTTACTTTCTCAACTCTTGTAAACTATGAGCAAAATTACATCTGCTTCCAAATCTACAATTCATAACATTCGAACATAATTGAGTTTTATAGAGAGAATGTCCCGTTTGACGACTCGGTTCTTGATACGGTTGACGATGAGCTTGTTCTTGATACGGTTGACGATGAGCTTGTTCTTGATACGGTTGACGATGAGCTTGTTCTTGATAATAAGGTTGAGGACGAGCTTGTTCTTGATAACAAGGTTGAGGATGAACTTGAACTGGTGGTAACGGCGGTTGTACTTCAGTCAAAAAATACTGATGTAAATTATTCCTTTTATTGAAACTCACAAGTGATTCATCCCTATGTATATAGGGACAAGGTTCATCTCCTTTATATGTTGAACAGAATCTCACCTTACAAGGTGATACCTTCAATTCACTATACTTATGAGCAAAAGTACAATTATCACCAAATCGACACTGAATATTCTTCTTGATACTTTGACAAACAAGAGTCTTGATAACACGTTCATCAGGTTTAACTGTATACCTTCTTGCCCTAAACATAATTCCAGATTCACTATGACCTATATCGACTTTAATAGGATGAACATATTTTGGAAGCTTGTCGACAAGCCGATTTCGTATAAAAAAGTCTTCTCTCTCTTCATTCCCGTGCAGATTAAAACATCCTTCTCCAAAATTGATAAAACGACCGTCTTGATAAACAACTCGAACGCACAGATTTTGTTCTCTACAAGGAAACAACACAAGCTCATCCAACCTATGTATATTCTGACACTGAGCATCAACACATAACTCAGGAGAACAAAATCTATTCCTTTTAGTTGGAAGACTTCTGACTTGATTCATAGATTCGTTATAGGCTGAATCTTCTAGGTCGATATCTGAATACGCAATCTTCAAATCGTGCTCAACTGCATATTCTCTATCTCTCTCATTGAGAACGAGGAAAACATCATCCTCGTCTTCAATATTGAATTGATTAATCATAATATTAACTTCATTTGTATTCTGCATATCGATGTGGGTGCCTAATTTTTTAACTGATATTCAGTTAAAAATCAATTTTTTCAATACACTTTATATATTCAATTATTTCATTTTGAACAAACTTTTAATTTTGAGAAAAGCCTTTTTAAATCCTCCCTTCTTCTCTTCGACCGGTTCAACCTTTTTGTGTTCTTTACATTTAGCACAATCTGCATGTCTAGCGTTTATACTCTTAACATGACAACGATTGCATAAATGCTTATAAGTCAACTGATAAGTACACTCGTGGCAATTATTGCAATACTGGAGCTCCCTTAAACTAACAAAATCAGAGACAGAAGAAAAAAAAGATATAAATTGTTTTGTAAAGTTTTCAATTGTAAACGACTCATATTTTACTCTGTTTTTGATTTCTTGATAAATAAAATCTTTTAATATGTTACAACTGAAAGTCAACTCCTTTTTAATAATGTTAAAGCAGATGGAAATTGCCCCTTTGACATCGTGTTTTATATCGAAGCATCTAATGTTATCGATTAGGATTGCCTTGGAATTCAAAGGACAATGCCTCAAGTTCCAATAAATTATATCGTAACAATAGATAGCTCCGTATTTAATACACTCATTCTCCTCATAGTCAATATTAATATCAATACTTTTGGTTTCGATGGACATAGCTGATTTCTAGTCTTGCTTTTAATTTTTTTCAATTTAAGATACCATAATAACTGGAAAATAACGGAGATACCCAGGAGAACTCGGTATACACCCTAATAACGGGAAAATACCAGAGATACTCAGGAGACACCAGAAATACGCCGGAGAACCCGGTATACACCTAATAACGGAGAACCGAAAAATCAGAGATACTCAGGAGAACTCGGTATACACCCTAATAACAAAAACCAGAGATACCCTCTATACGGTACTATAACAGATTTCCCGTCAAAAACCCAAAAAAATGATTTTTTAAAATTATGGGTGAGAAAGATACCCCCAAATACAATGAATTCTCCCGTCTTTGACTCAATGACTATTGATATGACTATGACTAAAAATGATATGAATAATGATTATTCTTATAACTCTTTCTGGCAAGCTTTCAGCTTCTCTCAGGTTCGCCCCGGACTCGAGAATTGGGAAGAGTTTTCATTCTTTGAACGTCCGAGAATGAGGAATAATGAAATCGACGTCCTTCCTCCTCTTATCATGCAGACTGCATCCAAGGAAAGTGGTTTCTTCCTCTCTGAAGATGCAGAAGACGCAATTCGCAAACGTTCCTCTAAAGAACTCGCTAGGAAGTTCCAAGAGATTCGTGAAGAGAAGATGCGTGAAGATGCTGAAAAAGAAGAGATTGAACTCCAGGCCTTTATTGTAGAGCAGAAAGCCAAGGCTCTCAAGGAAAAGGCAGAGAAGGCCCTCGAAGAACCAAAAAAGAAAAAGAACACTAACTTCAAGTTCTTCAAACAGACGAAGCCCCACAAAGCTGGGGTTGTAATCGAGAGTGCTGAAGTTGTATCAGCTCGACACTCTGAAACACGGAAGAAGATTAAGAACGAGAAAAAGATTTTAGACCAAGCAAGAGCTGAGTTTTTCAACGACTCATCACTCATTAACAACGAAGCATGGCTAGTTGCTATTGGAGAAGCTATTGGTATGAAGTTTGCCTCTCGGAGTATTCGAGAAATCCGTGAAAAGTTAAACGTATCTTCCCTCGAAAAGAACAAGCTAGTAGAGAAAGAAGATGATATTAAAACGGTTGAAACATCCTCTCTCACTGATGAACAAGTTTCCGAGTTGAATAAAGCCGAAAAGGAAGATGAAGAAGCAATTCAGAATCTAGCCTCGAGCTTTATCAATACGTTTGAGCTTGCAGAGAAACAACGTGAGAAGGAAGCAAAAGAACTCGAGTTGATGATTTCCAAAGAGAAGGAATCAAGACTCTTCAACCTCGAAATCTCCCGTGCTCAAGGTGAGTGCCGTCTCATGGAGATAGCAGACCGAGAGTCTCGAGAGATTGATGATGAAGATGATGACGTTAACATCTTTGCCATCCTCAAATCTGGTGATAAACCAAGGAAGAAGACCTTTGACGAGGCTTTCCCTAAAATCATCAGTTATAAGGTCGTCAAAAAGGTAGAAGTTACTGTAGAAAAACCAAAGATTGTAGTCGGTGCTACTTCCTTTAGAAAACCCAAGATTAACCGGATGTGCCGTAACCTCAAGCTTGGTAGTGAACCATGCACCAAAGGTGAATCTTGTAAATTTCTGCATAACTTTGACGAACTGACTATTGAACCCTGTCGGTTCAAGAAGTGTAATCGAGTTGAAAAGGTTTCCACCGATAAATACATCAACATTGAAATCGGTTGTAAATTTATTCATCTCGATGAAACTCGTTTTACCTTCTTTGTACGTGAGGGCTTTTTTGAGGACCACAGGTGTGATGTCATCGAGACCAAGGTTGAGGAGACCAAGGTTGAGGAGACCAAGGTTGAGGAGACCAAGGTTGAGATTAAGACTGCTCCTAAAGTCGAGGACGGTCCTTTTATTCTCGAGTGCAATGCTTGGAAGGAAGCAAATCCCAAGATTTATATTCACCCGACTCAGGAATATGAAAATATCCCAACTCTGGTACATAAACCAGTGGTCTCTAAAGCAGTAGAGGCTCTTCCAGAGCAGAGAAACAAGACTAAGATGTGCGACAGCATCACTACTGGTAATCCTTGTAGACATGCAGAGAGTTGCCGGTTTGCTCACTCTGTGAATGAGCTCAATATTACCCCTTGTAATCACGGTGAAAAATGCCTTTTTGTCAAGTTTCGAAACGGAGTGTTCGAAAATTCGAATGGCAAATTCTGCCGGGGTATTCATCCTGAAGAGTCGAGAGAAAACTATCTATCTCGAAATGGTGTAGTGGTTGTAGTCGCCCAGAAAAAGACAGAGTGTTGCAAACTTAAGACGAAGATTTGTAATACAGTTATTCAGGGTGTAAAGTGCTCTCGTCGAGAATGCAACTTTGCTCACAATGAGAAGGAGTTAAATATTAGAGATTGCACATTTCCTAGTTGCAAGCTCATTGACCGAGATATTCAAGGATGTGTGATGAATGTCAATCCTTTGAATAAGTGCTCCTTCTTTCACAAGGGCGAGACAAAGTCGAGTTATTTCCAGAGGTTGATTATGTAAGTAAACTAGTGATTAAGTAAGTAGTAGATTGCATATTAAAAACAATAAAATTTTATATGGGAAACCATATAAAATTCAAAGAGAAAAAAGATAATCAAGAAAATACATGTGATGTCATTTATGCACCGTATAAACTCGCCGTATAAACTCACCGTATAAACTCACCGTATAAACTCACCGTATAAACTCGCCGTATAAACTCACCGTATAAACTCACCGTACTCACCGTACTCACTGTATAAACTCACCGTATAAATTCACCGTGTCGTACATGTATAAATACACGAGTTTATCTTCTATTTTTTTAACCGCTTTCCATATGAAAAAATTGATTTTTTTGAAATAGGGTAAATAAAGATACCCAGTGTCTTATGAATACCAGTAAAACTATGAATGATATGATTATTGCTCTTTCTTCTGAATATCGTAAAGTCGTACTATTGACTCTTGAGAAAGTCGAGTGCGATGAAACAATGCACGAGGAGATTATGGAAAAGTGGGATTCCCTCGTCAACGATATTGCAACCAATGTTCTACCAATTCTCAAGCTCAATGCTACAAAGAGCAAGAGAACGAAGAAGGCAAAGAAGAGCGGACCAAAGAGACCAAAATCAGGATATATCTTTTTCTGTCAGGAAAAGCGTTCAGAGGTGAGAGAAGCTAATCCCGATATGAAGGCAACCGACATCACAAAGGAACTCGGAATGATGTGGAATGAGATAAAGGAGACTGATGAGGCATCTGAATATATTCAACTTGCAAAGGATGATAAGATTCGATATAACGAAGAAGTCGAAAATGCTCCTCCTAAGTCGGATGATGAAGGTCAAGAAGAACCAAAAGCAAAGAGAACCAAGAAGGTGAAGAAGAGCGGACCCAAGAGACCAAAGTCAGCCTATATCTTCTTTTGTCAGGAAAAGCGTTCAGAGGTGAAGGAAGCTAATCCCGATATGAAGCCTACCGAAATTACATCCGAACTTGGTAGACTTTGGTCAAAGATTAAGGACACTAACAAGGCAAGCAAGTATACCGACCTGTCAAAGGGTGACAAAAAACGGTATGAAAATGAAGGTCAAAATGAAGAAAATGAAGTGTCTGACGGGGAAACCAAGAATGAAGAGAAGAAGAAGAAGTCAAAAAAGAAGCTCCCGAAAAAGAAGGAAGATGTAAATGAGAAAAAGCAGAAGAAAGCGACCACTGCTTATAATCTCTTTTGTCAAGAGAAGATGCAAGAAATGGAAGAAGAATTTCCCGAGTTGAAGAAGAAGGATATCAAGGTAAAGCTCAGTGCTATGTGGAAAAAAATGAAGGAAACCGACAAGGAAGCAGTACAAGATTACAATGTTCGAGTAAGGATTAACGATGAAGACGACGATGAAGTTGATATGTCTGTTCCTCCGTTCACAGAAGACGACGATGAAATCGATATGTCTGGTCCTCCTTTTGTAGTTGAGGAAGAGGAACAAATTGATATGTCTGGTCCTCCGTTTGTTGTTGAGGAAGAATATGAGGACAAAAAGATTGAAGAGGAAGTTGAGGAAGAACTAGTCGAGGAAGAAGATTTAGAGGATGAAGAAGTAGTAACCGAAGAAGACCCTGAGCTCGTCGGAGCAAAAAGTCTCCTCGAATATCTCAACTCTATCAAGACTGAAAAGGCAACTAAAGGATACAAGTTCAACAAGGATGATTTTATCGAGATTACAGAAGGATTCAAGTACTCTGACGAGATTACAGAAGAAGTTAATAAGTTCAATAAATCGAAGTCAAAGACTTTGTCAGTTTCAATTCTCGAGTCTTTAATCACCCTGACTCAAGAGACTATTGAAAGTTATGATTAAGTATAATAGGTAGTAAGTATAGAGAATAAAATTTCTAATATAAATATTAGAAATTTACAAGTTGTTTTCCAATGTCAAGAAAAATAATATCTATACTCTTATAGAATCATAGTTATCGACAAAAAATCGATTTTTAGAAAATCGCTGAAGAAAAATCAGCGTCATGCAAAATCATATCAACAATAATATTATGACTATTCCGAGTATTCCTCATTTAACTCGTGAGATAGCCCAAGGGTGGGCTTGGTCTGAATATCCAAATGGTCTTCCTCTGGTAATTCAAGAGGAGGATGAGTATAATGGTCTGAGTATTCCACGTTTAACTCGACAGGTAGCTCAAGGGTGGGATTGGGCTGAGTATCCAAATGGTCTTCCTCTGGTAATTCAAGAGGAGGACGAGTATAATGGTCTTCCGAGTATTCCACGTTTAACTCGGGAAGTAGCTCAAGGGTGGGATTGGGCTGAGTATCCAAATGGTCTTCCTACATTAGTTCCAGAGATATCCGAAAATAGTGATGATTGGCATGACTATCGTAGTTTTCCAAGTGTTCCTTTTATAGTTAGAGAGATAGGACAAGGTTGGGATTGGAGTGAATACCAGAGCGAACCTGTTCTTGTTCAAAAGATACCAGAAGGATGGGATTGGAGTGAATATGCCGATATTCTGTAATAGATTATTTCAAAGCGTAGTATAGAATAGAACAATCAATAAATATCAATCTAATTCATAATTGAATTAAATTGGAATATTATATTTTATTTATAATAAATGAATTATATCGTACCTATACTAATAATTGGTGCTTTTTTTTTGGGTGCAATAATATTATTTATTGTCTTCCGACGTAAGAATTTGAGTTTACGTCTAGATTCAAAGCCTACACCAACAATAAGATTAACTTCAGCACCTACACCAACAATAAGATTAACTTCAGCACCTACACCAACAATAAGATTAACTTCAGTACCTACACCAACAATAAGATTAACTTCAGCACCTACACCACCAATAAGATTAACTTCAGCACCTACACCAACAATAAGATTAACTTCAGCACCTACACCACCAATAACTTCGGCACCTACACCAACAATAAGATTAACTTCGGCACCTACACCAACAATAAGATTAACTTCAGCACCTACACCAACAATAACTTCGGCACCTACACCAAAAATAACATTAAATGAAAAGGCTCTTGTTAAAACTGTCCTTGTAGAAAAACCAACAACTGGGAATGAAAATAATACTCTCCATTTATCTGAGATAGAGCTTTATGATGAAAGTAATAATAAAGTCTCCGATTTTTCAGCAAGCATGGCTCCTGGATACAAACGGAATCCTGTTGATTATCCTTTAAAAGTTGATGATTTTGTGAAACAAAAGGGTAATCGTATAGCTATGGAGTCAAATATAAGACCTTACAGAAGTTTTGATCTTTTGGAAAACGGCATAAAATTACACATGAAAGATAAACCTGATTGGTCTCCAAATGATAGATTATATTTTCAAATTATTGCATCAGCGAAACTAATTGATTTATACAATCAGCTCGTTAATTCAGAACATAAAGATGTTACGATATCAAAAGCAAAAGACAACATTAAAAAAAAATTATCAGAATTTACTGATAAAGATTATAAAGAACTAGCCGAGTCAAAAGTAAGACATCTAGGTATTGAAAAGAGTGAATTCACTGGTATTGGAAAATTTCCAACTGCAAATCTCTTTGATAATAATCCATATACATATTCCTATTGTAGTGCTATAGATAAATCAATACCTTTTCAATATTTCAAGATTGAACTGACGAAGCCAACGAAGTTGAGTCGTATTGTTATTACTAATAGAAATGATAATACTGTTGTAAGAGATAGATTCATAGGAGCTTCTGTTAAAACCTTAAATAAAGACAATTTGGAATTAAGTAAAAATATGATAAATGTAGGTTTTGCTAAATATACTATAAATTATGATACAAACTCAGGTTCAACTATGAGCTTAACAACACTATAAAAAGTATGTCTAAATTTACAGTCTATGATTCAAATTTAAATTTGTTATAATAAATGGAAAAGAGTAGAAAATTAGATTTTATAGATTACAGGAAGATACCAATTAGAAATGAGTCAAAGTCTGATTCACCAGTTGGAATTAACGGACCTCGCTCTCTAAATAAAATATCAGGTAATGACAAAACCATATACATATTTGGAGAATATCACTTAAATGAGTATTGTATTGGAACTGAAAATACCATTTATTTTGATACATTCTTGGAACGACTAAAAAATAAATGCATAGATGATAATGTCTTCTTGGATATATACTTTGAATTTGGTCCTTTCAAAGAAGAAAAATACAATCCGCCTCTAGAGAGCTTTATAGAAGACAGTACAAAAATGCTATCCGTGTTATACAACAAATATTATGACTGCGTACATAATGTAACGAGGGATAAATGCAGGGGATTTAGAATACATTGGTCTGATGCAAGACAAGTTAATGATAGATTAATGGTTACTGGTCTCTTTGTTCATCCTAGTATACCAGGAGAAACAACCAGAAATATGATGTTTGAAATATGTGAACATTTTTATGATAGTTTCAATCCAAATTATAGGTTGGTAAGAGATATATCATATTCAACCAATATGGATGATATGGTTGACGTTTTATGTCAGTTTGTATTTAGTGTACCAAGAATAGTTCAAGAATTAAAAACGATTGAAGAACAATCTAAAAGTAAGATGAAAGAATATTTCAAAAGTTTAATCAAAAGCAAGTTCGAAGACGAATCATTCTTTAATTCGTATATTGATTTCTACCGGGAATTCTATGAACTAATTGAAGGTCAAAGTTGTCTTGAAATTAATGAGTTGGTTAAAAAATACAATAGTAAAATGAGTGATGTTAATCTCAATATTCAAGCTTATATTTTAGACATATATACTATTTGTAGGATGTCCAAGAATTTTAAGACTGAAAAGCCTTTCAGTAAGAAACATGTGGTTACAGACGATTATACACAACCCAAGACAGCTACCAATATAATATTCTATGGTGGTAATGCACATGCGGAAGTTATAACTAATTTTTTTCGTTTTTTAGGTTCATTTACAATTGAAACAATGAATCAAATTGAACAAAATAGAAATAATTGTTTATTACTTAATCAACATACTCGTTTCTTTGGATATGAGCTTCAAGATATATTGGACTATTCAAATATCGAATCTGAATCTGAAACAGAGTCTGATTTTGAAAGAAAGAGAAAAATCAAGAGTGAAAGGATGACATCGGCCTGGGACTATTCTGATGATGAATGGGATGATTGGAGTTCGTCTAAGATACCTAATACACCACCTGGTTCTCCGTTCTAGTATGTCAAAAAAATGATTTTTAAATTCAAACTGTTAAGAATATTAGGGTATGACTAGCTTATCACAAAACAATTATCTTATGACTATTATTTCCAATCCTATCAACAATGATTGGAAAAGCTTGTCTATTCGTGAAGTTCCAACTTGGCTGAAAAATTCTTTCTTCTTTGATAACCTAATGGAAGGAAGTGGTGGTAATCCAGATGAGGAGTTTGGTATCGGTTCTCAATTCATTCGACAAACGAGTGATATCGAAAATGTCCAGGACTTTGTTGAAGTTATACGAGCGATGAGCTACTGGCAAGTTCATAGTATTCCAACAAGTGTAAAGATTGCGGTTGAGACCAATCTAATCTCGTATGAAGAATTATTGACTGTAAAAGAGTCGTTTCCTACTATCGATAAGAATGACTGGGATATATTGGATATCTTTTCCAGGAAATTCGTTGATGATATCAGAGATTTTGAAAATGCAGTTCGAGCGGTAAGTTATTGGGACCTTCAAGATTCGATTCCAACTTTTATTCTCGAGTTTGTCTTCAAACGATATTATGATGAGGATGAACTTTATAATATGAGTAATAAGCCGATGCCAAATAATAATCTCGACCGATTTTGGCATAAGATTCATCTACTCACTTTAGATGTTCAGCCTTCAGTATTCAATTCAATTATAGCTTTTTGTAGATATGATTATTATGACTGCTTGAATTTTCTCTGTTCAATTGCGACTGAATTCGATAAACGGAGCAGTGAGAGAGCTTCAATCGAGTCTATTTCTCATGGAAAACTAGAAAATCTCAGGATATTGATAGACAACCAGTTTCCTGTTATCGAATCTTTTATATTCTCTATTGCAACAAGATGTGGACATTTGGATATCCTCGAGTATCTCCATTCCTTTATTAATCCAAGGGACAAGATGAGTCTTGTTAGGACTGCTTGTCGAGAGGGGCATTTAAATTGTTTAGTCTTTTTTTACAGTATCGGCTATCGTTGGGGTAGTGAAATGTGTAAAATTGCTTTACAAAGCGGGCATATGGATTGTGTCGAGTATTCTCATTCGGTTTGTGCTCCTTGTGGTTGTTTGGTTTGAAAATTGGAGTTGAGTTTGGAATATAAATCCGACAGTGGAGTCGGTCGCGAGTAAGTTTATCAGAATGTTTTAATTTAATTCACTCGTGAATTAAATTTTAGGTTAATTATTGTTGTCTAGTTCAAAGTGATATTGGTATAATAAGTAATTCCAGAGTTCATATTGTTCTCAGTTCAAAATAAAGTAGAAAAATGATTTTGTAACTACAATACAAATGATAATCATGCACTATGGAATATAACAATGAATATAAGAGTATGACTATGACTATTGATGATGTTCCTGAGTGGATTCATCAGTCTGAACTTTACCGGAACTTTGAAGAGGGTGAAGGTGAATTTCAGGTCAATTCGAATTATGTTGTCTCGAGTTCGAAAATTGAAAATATCGTTGACTTTAGGAAGGTGATCGAAGCTTACCTTTTCTGGTGTCTTGATGAGATTCCTCTCTCTGTTTTCGAGTTCGTTACACAAAAGGGGTACAAAGAAGAAGGGTACCAAGATGTGAAAAAGATGTTCCATAACGATGAGGAACTTTGGGATAAGCTTGATATGTTTGAAAAAAATATTGAATCTGATCCAACCTGTATAGATGGTGATGCTTTATCTATATTCTCTCTCGTACAAAGTTTTGCAAATAAAGGATATAATGATTGTATCGAATTTTGTATTTCGTTTGTGCAAGGTGACGAAAAGATACAACTTTTGAGACAAGGTGATGTTTATCTACAGGTGATTGAAAGTAATCTCAAAAAGCATAAAAAAATTCAAGCTATGACTGAACTGAAAAATATCGGTTTTGAGGTGCTTCATACACGATGTGTACCTTTTGATACCGAAGACGACTATACTGACTATGTTATCTGGCTTCATCAAAATGGTGGTGGATTGGATTCGGTTACTTTGTCTTGTATTTTGGAGAATGAACCATGGGAGTTGAAACATCATTCTTTATTTTTATATTTTCTAAATTCTGGGGTAAATTTAACTTCTTCAGCAATTCGTACAGCATGTGAATTTGATAATGTGGATGCTGTTAAGTTATTGATTCAATTCAATTGTCCTTGTGATGAGGAGCTACGGGCAGTTGAGAAAGCAATTAAAAACCAGAATATCGAGATAATGAGATTGCTTTATGACTATGGTTGTCCTATGAGAATTAGACATCTGTATTTAGCTGCAACACACGGGTTGGTGAATCCATTTGAATTTCTGGTTCAAAGGGGGTGTCCTTGGAACGATACGGTTATTCAAGCACTCGAGAGAGATACTCCTAGACATAACAGGTGTTTAGAGTATATAATTGAGCATGGTGATGGTGATGGTGATTAAATTACAAATTGCACTTAAACTGACACTGATATTGGTATTATAATTATAATAAGTAATTACAATACATTAAAGAATTCATATTATTCTCAGTCCAAACTAAATATCAGAAAAAAATGATTTTTAACTAGACTACAAATGATAATCAGGCACAATGGAGTATAACAATGAATATAAGAGTATGACTATGACTATTGATGATGTCCCTGAGTGGATTCATCAGTCTGAACTTTACAGGAACTTTGAGGAGGGAGAAGGTGAATTTCAGGTCAATTCGGATTTCGTAGTGTCGAGTTCGAAAATTGAAAATCAGGTAGATTTTAGGAATGTGATTCAAGCATGTATTTTCTGGTCTATTGACGAGATTCCTCGTTCTGTTTTCGAGTATGTTTTCGTTGGAAACACGTATGAAGATATGAAGAATATGTTTTTGAACAACGAAGACCTTTGGGAAAAACTCGGTATATTATCGGGAGTTGAAAGATTGAACTCGTGGTTTGTATTTCCTATGATGCAACAATTCGCATCAAGAGGTTATACTGATTGCATCGAGTTTTGTCTATCATTATTCTATGACCAAGAAGAAATGGATATATTACTGTCTCCTGACGTTTATTCTAAAGTGATTCAAAGTGGGTTGGATGTTTATAGAAAGATTCAAGTTATGACCGAACTGAAAAATATGGGTTTTCGTATACTACACACGAGTTGCGTTCCTTTCGATACTGAAGATAATCTGGGGTGTTTTATTTGGCTTCATCAGAATGGTTCTCCTATTGATACTAATACATTATCAGCTATTATAGAGAATGTATCTTCTGACGATTACTTATTATATACTCTGAAGTCTGGAGTCAAACTAAGTGTAGATACTATGACTGAAGCTTGTGAATTTAACAATTTGCAAGCAGTTAAGTTGTTAATTCAGTTCAAATGTCCTTGTAATGAAAAAGCACTTGCGAAATCGATTAAAGAAGACAATATTGATATAATGGGACTACTTTGTGATTATGGGTCTCCGATGACAGTTCGACATATGTATAAAGCTGGGAAGTATGGTAATTTGAGAGCATTAAAGTTTCTTTTTCAACGGGGTTGTCCTTGGGATGGAACGGTTATGAGAGTTATTGAAAATCAAGATACACCTGAGCATATCGAGTGTTTACAGTATGTAATTGACAATCTCATCGAACAATAAGTGAGAGCAATAAGTGAGAGTAGATGAATGAATAATAAAGTTTTATATTGGTATCCAATATAAAATTTCAAGTGACATATAGTCGATAAGTGATATAATATTTCTAAACGTAACATCCAGATAGATGAACGACTATTACGAGAATCAAATGACTCATAAATTTATTTATTGTGATATAATAAATGAATATTTTAAGTCCAAAAGAAGTTGATAGAATGAAAATCTTTAAAGATACATACAACGCACTTTATATAAAGGACTTTTCAGAAGAAAAATTAAATTATGTAAAATCAACTTCAAATCCAATTCAAAATAGGTTGATTGATAACCTGAATTCTAATCATTCATATGATCAGGAATTTATAGAAGGACCAGTTGGGATAAGAAAATTTAAGCTGGAAATCAATGGTAAACCTAAGAAGTCTATTTATTTATTCGGAGAATATCATAGAAATACAACAGGAGAATGTGAGCCAAATCCATCAATAGAATTTCAAGAGTATATATATCGATTATCAAGAGAGACACCGTCATTTTTTGATGTTTACGTTGAAATACCGTTGCTCAAGTCTGAAATTAAAAGCAAAACAACCAGTTTATTCGTATTTAGAATGGTAGCGCGTATGATGTTTCAACATAAGAATATGAGCTTTATGACAGCTTTTAGACTTTTAAAAAATCCTAAAGATACACCCGCTACATCAGGTTATATGTTTAAAAAATTAGAAACCAGATTTAAAGATTGTATTCAGCCTGCAACCAGGAAAAATAATCCTATGTGTGATTTGATGAGAATACACTATGTTGATATCAGAACAACTTGGGACATTAAGGATGATGCTTCTATGTATACTGAAGATGTTGCTTTACACCTTTTACGAAGTCTATTTAGATCAGGTTTGGAAATAAATAAGAAATCGAGAGAAATAATGGATGTAGTCAAAAGAGTCAATCTTGATAATAATGTCATTTTGAGTATGTTAAAGAGACTGATAAAAGGTGATAAGATTAATCTATTGGATGTTTTCTACGAGAATAAATCATTAAAAAAGGAACTGAATGCCTCTTATAAAAAAGCTGAAATTATAAGATTCTTAAAAGTGATGTCTCATGCAAAAGTAGGTAATGTCCCTTTATTTATTTCCGGAATCAAAAGTTTGATTAGTTCAATTGAAAACAATACTGAAGTAAATTTAAATTTTATAAAAAAATCAGAAAGTGTCTTTTTGAACTTAAACTCATTACTACTTGATTGTTATTGTCTGTCGAGGATTTTCAAGTTTCATAATGTAAAAAAGAATAAAAATAAGGACGAATTTCAGCCGGAAGAAAGTAAAAACATCATCATCTATGTTGGTGATAACCATGCTGCTAATATGACTGAATTTATAAACTCTATCGGTTTTAACCCTGTATACAGTTATTATGAACCGAAAGAAAAGAGCTGTATAAATATGAAGAAACCTAATATGTATTTAAGAAGAAATTTACCATTGATTCCTATTGTTAATCAACCTATTGTTAATCAACCTATCGTTAATCAACCTATTGTTAATCAACCTATTGTTAATCAACCTATCGTTGCACCTGTAAAAAGGATACCATTATCACAACTGGACCAAAGTACTCTTAAAAAGTTAAAGGTAGGTGAACTTGTTAGTATAGCAAAACAAATAGCTTGTAAAGGATATACAAGACTAAAGAAAGCCGACCTTATTGAACTCATTATTAAAACTATAAAGATGATACAATCTCCTCCTAAAGCTCAAGTTAAGCCTCCAAAACAATCTCCTCCTAAAGCTCAAGTTAAACCACCAAAACAATCTCCTCCTAAAGCTCAAGTTAAACCACAAATGAATCAAGTATATCTAAATAAATTAACTGTAATACAACTTCGAAATTTTGCTAAAGAAATAGGTGCAAAAGGATACTCAAAACTAAATAAAGCAGACCTTATTGTATTCATTATCAATATGAATAAATGATATACTAAGTAAGAAATTTAATTACCACGCAATATATAAATGGATGATTTATCACAAGATGAACTTGAAAAAGTCAAAATCTTTAAAGATACATATAATGCACTTTATATAAAGGATTTTTCTGATGAAAAATTAAATTATGTAAAATCAACTTCAAATCCAATTCAAAATAGGTTGATTGATAACCTGAATTCTAACCATTCATATGATGCAGAATTTATAGAAGGACCAATTGGAATACGAAAATTTAAGCTGGATAAACCTAAGAAGTCGGTTTATCTATTTGGAGAATACCACGCAAATACAACGGGTGAATGTGAGTCAAAACCATCAATTGAATTTCAAGAGTATTTATATCGATTGTCAAAAGAGACTCCATCATTTTTTGATGTCTATATCGAAATACCGGCAGTCAAGTCTGAAATTAAAAGCAAAATTAACAGCATAATCATATTTCAAAAGGCCGTCATGCTTATGTTTAAGAAGAATATAAGTTTCATAAAAGCTTTTAACCGTAATAAAAACCCAACAGAAACACCCATTACTACAGGTTATATGTTTAACAAAATACAAAAGAAATTTAAAGATTGTATTCAGCCTGCAATTAGAAAAAGTAATCCTATATGCGAGCTGATGAGGATACACTATGTTGATATCAGGTCTACTTGGGATATTAAGGATGATGCTTCTATGTATACAGAAGATATTGGTCTAACCCTTTTACGAAGTCTATTTAGAACAGGCGTTCGATTAAAGAAAAATCAAGAAGAAATAATGGATGTTGTCAAAAGAGTCAATTCACATAATAATGTAATTTTGAATATGCTAAAGATACTGATAAAAGGTAATAAGATTAATCTATTGGATGTCTTCTGTAAGAATAAATTATTAAAAAAGGAACTGAATTCATCTTATAAAAAAGAAGAAATTGTAAGATTCTTAAAAGCGATGTCACATAAAAAAGTAGGTAACATCACGTTATTTATTTCTGGAATCAAAAGTTTGATTAGTTCAATTGAAAACAATACTGAAGTAAATTTAAATTTTATAAAAAAATCAGAAAGTGTCTTCTTAAAGTTAAACTCATTACTACTTGATTGTTATTGTATGTCGAGGATTTTCAAGTTTCACAATGTAAAAAAGAATAAAAATAAGGAAGAATTTCAACCTGTGGAAAGTAAAAACATCATCATCTATGTTGGGAATGCTCATGCTCGTAATATGGTTGAATTTTTAAGATTTATCGGTTTTAAACCTACCTACAGTTATTACGAACCAAATGAAAAGGGTTGTGTAAATATGAAGAAACAGAATACATATTTACCAAAAAAATCTCCAGTTATATTTAATCATAAAACTCAACAAAATACTCCATCATCAAGGATAAATCAAACTGCACTTAAAAAGTTAAGAATAATTGAACTTGTTGATATAGCAAAACAATTAGGCTGTAAAGGATATTCAAAGATGAAGAAAACGGACCTTATCGACCTCATTATGAAAAGTAAAAAAATACAATCTCCTGTTAAACAACAAGTTAAATCTCCAGTTAAACAACAAGTTAAATCTCCTGTTAAACAACAAGTTAAATCTCCAGTCAAACCACAATTGCAACCTCCTATCAAACCACAAATGAATAATCCATTATATCTAAACAAGTTGACTGTAGTTCAACTTCGAAATTTTGCTAAAAAAATACATTTGAAAGGATACTCAAAACTAAACAAATCCGACCTTATTGAATTCATTATCAGTATGCAAGAATGATATGATAAATCACTTGTAAATCAGATTAAATACAAACAATTATATTTAATCTCAATCCTATATTAAATTAAGAATAAAAAATATTAATTAGAATATGTCTAATTCAAATCAAACTGAATATCATATGAATATTTTTCAATGTATTGATACAAGAAAGTTAAGTCTTAATGAAGTTCCAGTATGGCTTCGAGACTCCTTTTTATTCAAGAACTTTACAGAAGGAAACGAGCTGAATGATACAATTACAATCGATTCTCAATTCATTTGTGAATCAACTGATATCGATAACTTTAAAGACTATATTCAAGTCATTTCTGTAATGAGCTATTGGCGAGTCAATCAGATTCCATACAGTATCAGATATGCTCTAGAGTTCGATATCATAAACAATATCCAATATGAGCTCATAAAGGAATCTTTTAAACTTGAAATCTATTGGGATGTATTGGATGTTTTCTCTAGAAAGAAGGTAAATAATATACAAGAATTTACAGATTCGGTTAAAGCTGTAAGTTATTGGAATCTTCAAGATGACATTCCAGATTGCATAATTGAGTTTATTTACAATACGGAAAGTAGGGAATTTGATATAATAAAAGAACAGTTTTTAAAGTATCCTAATCTTGAGAGATTTTGGGAAAAGGTGAAAGTCATTAGTACTACTGAAATACTTAATCAATCGTTAACTCGAACTGTAATTGAGCTATGCAAATACGATTATTATGATTGTCTTCGTTTTTTCTGTTTTAGGGCAACTGAGATTGAAAGACGAAATGGATTTCAAGCTTGTTTAATATCTGCTTCTTTGGGAAAAATAATGAATCTGAAGATTTTACGGGAGAATGATTATCCTTTTGACCAGTATCTTTTAGTTCACACTGCTCAAGGAGGTTATATTGAATGTCTTCGTTGGTTACATGAACAACATATAAGATCTCATTTATCAAGTTTACCATGTAATGGTGCTGTCAAAGGAAGACAACTAAAATGTCTTCGATTTCTTGTGGAAAATGGTTATTTATGTGATGAGATTACATATCGACTTGCATTAGAGACTGAAAATCAAGAAATTATCGAATATGTTCGAGACCATATGAGTTGTAGATGGGATAATTAAGTGCTATTCATTTTGAATAATAATAAATTTATATACAAATGGATATTCTAGAAGAAGTTAAATTGTATCGCAATTTAAATTTATTAATAGTATAATTATAACAAATGAATAAAGTAATATATATAGGAATGGTTGTTGTATCGTTATCACTCGCTGGTTTTGTCGTTGCGATATCGATAGTTATTTTCACAAATAATAGAAAGATGATGTCAATTGTTCCAATGATGTAATTTGGAATTAAGATAATTCGAGAAGAACCTTTATTTTTGACTTCAATTTTCGATAGCCATTGATATTTAATAGATAGTCTTGAAGTGTAGTAATGTTTTGTGGAATATGGTTTTTACAATATGAATTTGGGATTAGACTGATTAATAGAATTGTAATACAGATTGTATTACAACTCGAAATAACTCATAATCACTTATATGAATTTATTATCTTTTATTCTTTTCTATAAAATCATTGAGATAAAGTATATAAAAATCAAACGTAAATACCGTTTGAATTATTCTGTTTTTTACTTATTTCAAATTAGTAAAATTATCGAAAAATATTTAGATTTGTAGTTTGATTTCAATCTGTAAATTATATGTTTTACAATGAAAAATATGAGAAAAAGATGTTAAATTCAATATGAAATTATATTGGAATACTAATATTTTGTTTATTGATTCAAAAGCAATCATGTATACCCATACAGTGTTCTATTTAGAGGTTACACCGTTTCATACACTGTAAATGCAATTTGTTTTGAGTTTAAATGTGAATACATCGTTCAATTCGAAATATGACTGTTTTATAATATAATTTCTGATTTTATTATACTTATATAATAAAATGGCTAACCCACCACCAAAATTTCTTCAATGGATTCTTGACCATCTAGAACCGACATATGATGATGATACAAATTCTTTAATAACTCTATTAGCCCATAAAGGAGTCTTCATCGAAATTATGATTTCAACTCATTTTACTGATTTATTGCTCATTATGTATTCTTATTCAGAACACCCTAACACAAATATGATATTGGAAGAAAAGGATAATTTTAAGGATATATTATATACTGTTTATAAACCAAAAAGATTATATTTTGGAAATGTAGGGTTGGCAGATATGGTTATGGTTCCACCAGAAAAACTAAAAATATCATCATTAGCATGTAAAATTCCCAATCAAAAAGAACTAGAAAAATTTTTATATAAAATGAATAACAAATTGATTGACATCAATGACCTTAAATTTGTTAAAGAAGTCATATATAAAATGTACAAGAGTAATCAATCAAAAATTGAGTATTTTTTAAAAAAAAAGCATAAAGTGACTGTTATTCAACCAAAAAAAGTATGCGATAAGGATGCATGCAACCGTAAGTCGCCACTTTTTAATTGGAGTTGTTGCTTGTGGAGAAAGAAGAAAGACAGAAAGAGAGTTGATATAGTCAGAGGTCCTAGTTCGGTTAAAGAATCAGAAACAAAATTATCAGAATTCTTGGATAAATATGGGAATGAGTTGGTAAACAAAGAAGGTATCAGGAAAAGAAAAGATACTTCTAAAAGAATATCAGTTTATGATGATGCGGCAGAAATGCCACCGTATGATGAAAGAGAATCATTAATTCAAGGTGAAAGCAAGGCTGAAACAAATGTAAAACTACCTGTTTTAAATCAGAGTTATGAATCTGATGATGATGAAGATAATTGGGAGACAGTTGCTATTCAAGGGAAAGAAATAATTCCTGATTTTACATTTAGAGTTAATATTGGAATTAGAAAAAAGAAGAAAAATGGAATTGATATAGTCGATTATCATATCTCTAAAAAAGCTTGTCCTTTTAATACTGAACCATTGAAACACATTGAGGGTCTATTAATATTAATCGTTGGTAATAAAAAATTGACTGATGCTGAAAAATTCAGACTGTTATTGAACTGCTTATATTTAAGATATATAGATTATGAATATTATATTCATGCTTCAAATACACCATTAAGGGAACAACATTTGAAACCTATTAAGGAAGTTGCTGCCGTCCTTTTTGTATTATGTAGAATGTTAGATATTCAGGTTGATATCAATATGAAAAATGATAGAGAAAAAGAACTATTTTATTTACAGACAAAAATACCACAAAAGACAGTAAGAGACTACTCTACTGATATACTGTTTGGTAGTAATTCAAGACAACAGAAGGATGACTTCAAAAGAAAGATTGAATCAATCGAAAGAATGGAAGGCATAACTCAACTCATAGGTGATTTTGAAAACGAAATTAATGCAGTTGAAAACACTATGAATGATTTAACCAATAGAAATTTTGACTTGAAAATATTTAAGACTGAAAGTCAGTTGAAAATATTTAACCGAATGTATAAAGAACTAAACGACATTTCTAAACAGGATAATCAGTCGGCATCGGTTTATATAAACAATATGACAAGGAATATTTATAAGAGATTTAACGAGGAAAGACCGCACCAAAATTCACCAACAAGAAAAAGAAGATGTTGTAAAGATTGTAAAAGTAATCTATTAAACAAGCCTGTTGTTGAACTTAAAAATATTGCAAAATATTTAGGTTGTAAACAATCTTCAAAATTAAATAAATCTGAACTTGTTAGATTCATTATGAAGAATTCTTAGAACTTGTATTAAATTGAAAAAAACAAGAAATTACATTTATGATGAGAACTATTGATATGTCCGCTATTGAAAGAAAAATTGATATGATTAAACCCACAATCAGGCATCTTCCTGTTAGACCAATCCTTTCTGAACCATATTCCATAATGATAGAACAATTATCAGATCCAACTGTTTCTACAATGTTAATCCAAGCATTTTGCGGGCTTGGTAAATCAAGACTTATGTACAATATCATTTTTGATTATTTATCAGACTTAACAGTTTTTGTATTTCCCTATATCAACCTATTTAAACAATTTAATAGCGACTATATTCACCATTGTGGATTGAACTCAAATAATGATTTTTCTATACTTTCTATATGCTCAATCGATGAAAGTCAAGCTTTGATATCAGCAACAACCGATAAAACAAGATTAAACGAGCCCTAAATTCAAAGAGAAGAAAGATAATATCGGATAAAAATGATTTTTAAAAATATTAAGTATGAATATCAGGAACCATGGCTAATGAAACTAAGATGAGTGATATGATTATGACTATTGGCAGGGGTGTCATGAATATGATTATGAATATTGGAAGGATTGAAGTGGGTAATGAAATTGTGGTATATAGTCCTGTTGTCTCTCGAGGAGATACTCTTCGTCGTGTCGAGAGTAATGAAATTACCTTATCTTGTCCTGTTAAAAAGGTTAAGTATCTTGGAGATACTCGTCGTGTTATGGATAATGAAATTACAGTAGATAGTCCTGTTAAAAAGCTGGTCGGAAAGAATCGTCGTCTTATCTATCCAGGAGAGACTCGTCGTGTTGGAAGTAGAGAGGATAAGATTATTCCTTCTCGTTCTTGTGATTGTGATATCTGCTGTGAAACTAAATTTACAATCACAGTAACTTGTCCTTATTGCAACTTCACTTGTTGTAAAAGTTGCTTTGATGCATACCTTCTCACGACTATTGGAGATGCCAAATGCATGAGTTGTAAAGCTATTTTCGACCTTACAACAGTTTGGAAACTGTGTATTACTTCTATTACATATAAGAAGTATTTGGACTTCCGTTTTGAACAACTTATACAGAAGGAAAAGTCACTATTTCAAGAATCTATCGTTCAGATTGAGAGAGAAAAGATTCTCTCGAGTATTGCCTCGAAGTCGAAGAAGATGAGGGTCGGAGAAAACTTGTCTCATATAGACGAAATTGATTTAGAAGAAGAACTAATGCAAAATACATTTATTACCCATTGTTATGTTGTCAATTGTAAAGGGACTCTTAACAAGAAATGGAATTGTCGTCTATGTGAGGCTTGTCATTGCAACAAGTGTGGAGAACTAAAGACTGGGACAAATGGAAGACATGTCTGCAACCCTAACTCCGTTCAAAATCTCGAGGAAATTAAGAAAAACAGCAAGCCTTGTCCAACATGTGGTGTTGCGATATTTAAGATTGACGGTTGTGAACAGATGTTTTGTATAGAATGCCATACTGTTTTTACTTGGAAAAATTTAAAAATCGAGACAGGACGAATTCATAATCCTCACTACTCTGAAATCATCAGAAAAAATGAAGATTCGAGGAGAGACAATCGGGATGCATTGGTATACAACATGGAAAAAAGACATCGAATATATGAGTATATTATATCAGAGTTTGAGAATATCGAAAGGCAGAAGTTCAAGGATGCTCCAAGGTTCATAAGAGATCTTGATTCTCTAGAGTGGAATGAAACAAGCTATATTTTGGATGGTCAAACTTTTGCCGACATCAGAAAGAAGTTTTTAAAGAACGAAATATCCGAGATCGACTACAGGAGAAAAATGAAGCTCAAGTTCAACAACTTTACAATGATGCATGAAGTTTGTCAGATTTTGACACTAGCCAAGATTGCAATGTCTGAGGAACTTAAAGAAACAATTAGAAATGATGATGGATCATACATAAACATAGGAGATATAATATCTTTTACCGAACTTAGAAAAAGGTTTATGAAATATATTACTAATATTGACGATATCATGAAGAATACTAATGAGATGCTTTACCAAGCTGGGTTAAAGTATTCTTTATTCTATGAGATAATGATTGGCAGTAAGTTTTACAGAGTTATTATAAAGAAGAAGCTGTAATGGATTTATTTAGACTGGAGTTTACATTTGTATAATAAGTTATAATACTATATGGTATTACAACTATAATATCGGATTTGATAAATTTATCTTTGAACTGAAGATAAGATTAAATTGTCAATATTCATTTTTCAGACATAATTGGACCTGATATTTTCAATATAAATCATACTTTTTTATCTTCTAAAAGACTTGTAAAATCGTTACCTAGAGAATGACCTAAGCCATGAACTCCAATTGCTATTGATGCTAAAATATGATTAAAATTATATTTTCAACTTTAATTTTACCTCTTTCATTGTCAAAATAATTCCAATTAAAAAAAGTAAACCAGCGATCAAATTACAACTCATACCTGCAATACTATTAACAGACATTTATTATCTTTTATTCTTTTCTATAAAATCTTTACGATAAAGTATATAAAATCAAACTTAAATACAGTTTGATTTATTCTATTTTAATATTTTTAGAATCAGTAAAATTACTGAAAAACAATATGATTTACAGTTTGATTTCAAACGATAATTTATAGATATGTACAAGTAAGAATAATGTAAATCCAATCTATAAAACAGACTGGAATATCTACTTTATTAACCGTTTCAAAAAAGTGAGCATGTATACCCATACAGTGTTCTATTGATGTTATACAGATTCGGAACCTAACAATTTTATATTGGTTATCAATATAAAATTTCATACTTATAAATCGAACTCATTACTAGTTTACTTTTGCTTTAGTTGTTATTACAACTACAATAACAGTTATCTGGGATATATAGACTGGTAAAAATAAAATTACCACAATTTTGACAAGTTACAGCTTGTAATTGAGTTCTTATACACCAAAGTGCCCAATGATTGGTTTCGTCATCTTCATCACAACTATAACCAAGATTATCCTTCAGAATTTTTGAAAGTTCTTTACGATTTTTTACCACTTGAGCCTGAAACTCGTCGAGAAATAGGAATCCGTTCATGTGATCCTGAATCTCGTCGGGAAGGAGAAAGCGACTCATTATAACTTGCTTTTCAATAATCATATTATTATTCTCTTTATTTTCCATATCGAATGTAACCTATTTTTCTCTCTTAATTTTCCGACAAATCAATTTATTAGGCATCTTCCAAGAACAAAGTAAACTCGATTAAATTTAATATATATATATAATAAATGTCTAACGTTATAGTTATAATTATTCTGGTTATTTTATTAGTAGTTATCCCCATTTCAATTTACTTAATTTCTAAAGCAAAAGTAGCAAGTCGACTTTCAAGTCTGCAAAACAAAATTAATGATTTAATAAACGGTGCATCACCTATAAATAATCTGAAAGTTGTAAATTCGCTTAATATAATAAATTCTAATCTAAACGATATGTTTCCGTTGAAGCTGATAACAACTGCAAATAAGAATGTAATAACTTTTAAAAGATATGGAGTTATTCACAATGAATTTGGAGTCATGTCAAATCCAGCTTCGACAGAATCTCAAAAGAACTATAACATAAGTTCTTTACTTCCAACTGTAACACAAGATGTAGTTTCATCGGTTGATTCTCTTCAACAGCAAATTAATGATATTGTATCAGGCAAAACTCATCTCAATAACTTAAAAGTAAATGGTAACTTAACCGTATTTGGAGGTGGTACATTAAAAGCGGTTGAAGGTGTAGTCAATAAATTAGCATTAATTGGAGGTTTATCTTTAGTCAATAAAGATGCAAATAACAATAAACTAAATTCTTGTATACTATTTGGAAAAGATGGTATGTCTAAAGGGTATTATGGTTTATCTGCTACATATAAAGATTCTAATAATAAGTCGGTTTACGATTTATATTCATCTAATGTAAATTATAAGAATACAAGCTGGGATTCAAGACCAACTTTACCTGCTTGTGTTGTTCCAACTGATGTAATGAAGTCTGCTCCGGCTAAAAATGATACTGATATTGCATTATTAGAGGAACAATTAAATAATATTCTTAATGGCACAACTCCAATTACAAATCTAGTCGTGAACGGAGACGTTACCGTAAATAGTGAATCAGAAAGTCCTTTAAGCTTAGATGTTCAATCTTGCGCGACAACATCAATTGTAGGGTTTAACAATTTGGATGCGAGAGGAGTAAACGGATATGGTGGTCCTTTTGATTGGGTTGGTTCTTTTTTTGACCTGACCGGTACTATTACATCTAGTGGAAAATTACTTAAATAAGTCAATCTATATTCGAGAATGAACAAGTTATAATATCTTAATGGTATTATAACTAATGAATATGATTTGAATAGAAAAGGTTTTTACAATCGTGATAAGAAGTTTAAAAATTGAATTTTTAAAAGACATGTTGATGATAAATTAGACATCATTATGAATTCGGAAGTGAAAAGCAATATCGATATGACTAAATCTGAAGTTCAACGTCGACTAATGCTAGAAATGAGTGAAATATCATCAATGTTACAGGAAGAAGATACGATAGGGGAAATGAGAAATCAAATTGAAGAGCAAGTCAAAGTTACAACAAATCAACAGTCTCAAATAACAGATATGAATACGATAATTTTGAGTATGCAAAGTCAAATGGATGAAATGAAAACGATAATGACAAATATGATTCGAGAACAACAGTCAATGCAATCTGAAAAGGAAAGGATGTCAAGTCAACTGGAAGAGCAAAACAAAATTATTGCTTCAAAAGAATATTGGATACAACGGTCAGGTAATGATATAGAGAATCTAACTTCTAGAATGAATGATATAGTTTCAATCATTCAGGTCGAGAGGGAAAATACGAGAATAAAACTAGAAGAGCAATCTAAACTAATCTGTTGTCTACAGGATAGAGATGAAAAGAAGACAGAACAAGAGATACTCGAATCCGAAGTTGATATGATTTTGAATAGTAAACTCTAAAGTTTGAAAATAATAAAGTTTGAAAATAATAAAGTTATAATACAATAAAGTATTACAACTTCCGAATATGATTTTGAACTGTAAACAATATAAATTATTTAGTTTGATTTGAAATGTATTTTTAAAAGCGATTATCGATGAGCAAAAAGTTAGATTCGGAAGCCAAGTTGAATCTAAAATTAGAAACTGTAAAATAGATAAGAGAATCCATGTTAGGTGTAATAGTATCAACATCAGTCTCTAAAATACAGACATCTTTAAAGACCTAAACGAAAACCAACCGAGAAACTAACAAAAGCAATTCAAGTTGGAATCAATGTTATTCAAAAGGATAAGTTATACATGTAATTTATAATTGAAAGTCAATTCAAAATTATATTGAGTAATAATTTAAATTGAATATTAATGTATATGAAACATATAAATAAAAATGCCTTATGTTTACCTTGTTCAATGCTCTTATTTTAAAGAGGATGTATTCAAGATTGGAGGTTCTGAAAAGATTGAAAATGACAGACTAAAATCATACGGAAAAGGAACTAAAATTTTAGCGATGGTTGTTGTGACAGGTGATTTTCATCATGTTGAAAATCAGATTAAAGTTTCATTCAATTCTAAGTTTACATTGATTCATGGCAAGGAATATTTTCAAGGAAACGAAGATGAAATCAAACTAGAATTTTTAAAAATAGTGTATAATCACCAAATGACTAATAGTCAAAAAATGACAGTTGTATCTAAAGTTGATACTGTAAAAGATACAGTGGTTGAATCTAAAGTTGAAGGAGATGATACTTTAAAACAATTTATAAATGATAAAATTCAAATTGTAAGAAATATTGATTATGAAAAATTAAACTGTTCAGATAAGCAACTGAATAGAACTAAAAAATGTGTATTATTAGAGTTGTATATAGACTATATTAAAAACAACTCTACAACTATCAATAAAATTAAAAAGACAGAATTTTATAATAAGATAAAAGAACAGTTTAAAATTGAGATGATGAAATCAAACGGAATACGATATTATCTCTGTAAGTATAAAATAGAAGAAGTCAAAAATGATATTGTTGTTGAATCCGAAGTTGATACTGTTGTAAATGAGACTGAAGTGAAAAGTTATATAAATGAAGTTGATATTCAAGGACAATTTGTTGATGAGAGAATCGAGATTATTTCCAAGGAAAACTATGAACAAACTCCTAAATTACAAAAATGCAACAAACGAATGAATAAGGAAGCTTTGTATGGGCTATTTGTTTCATATGCAATAGAACAAGGAGTAAGGATTAAAATATCGAAGATTGATTTTCATAAAGGGCTTTCGAAACATAATATCGAGACCATCACTTGTCAAGGTTTTCCTTTTTACTTGTGTTCAGAAAAAGTATTCAAATCAGATACTGAAGTTGTTACAATTGTAAATGATACTGAAGTTGAATCTGAAGTTGTTACAATTGTAAATGATACTGAAGTTGAATCTGAAGTTGTTACAATTGTAAATGATACTGAAGTTGATACAACTGAGTCTCTTATGAAATTGGCAAAAACAGAACTACAAGAGAGATGTAAAAAAGCAGGATTCTGTTCTTCTGGAATAAAGAATGATTTGGTTAAATATTTAACCAATATTTCTAAAGTCGATACTGTAAACAATATTGTGATTGAATCTAAAACAGTTATTCCTATAAACGATATTGTTGTTGAATGTAAAACTGATTCTATTGTAAAAGAAACTGTAGTTGATATTGTTGTTGAATCAGAAGTTGATATTGTTGTTGAATCAGAAGTTGATATTGTTATTGAATTTGAAAAACGAGATGAAAATGTCATATTACAAAGAGGCAGACATAGAGTAATTCCAAATCTACAAGGTGAAACTGATATTGCTCGAGAACAAAGACTTAATCGTGTTTATGTTCAAAAATTTAGAAACAAGATTCGAACTGAAAGGGGTCTCCCTCCACCTAAAAAATATGATAAAACCAGGATTTGTGGCGAATCTGAAATTGACCGAGAAAAAAGACTCAATAGGGAGAGGGTAAATAGATTTCGTGAGAGTAAAAAAGCTACACATAATAACAGTAATTCAATAAATGACACTGTAGTTGAATCTAAAGTTGATACGATTATAAACAATATTGTTGTTGAATCTAAAACAGTTATTCCTATAAACGATACCGTAGTTGAATCTAAAACTGATTCTACTGTAAAAGAAACTGTTGTTGAATGTAAAGTTGATACGATTGTAAAAGATTATGTTGTTGAATCTAAAACTGATTCTACTGTAAAAGAAACTGTTGTTGAATCTAAAGTTATTCCTACAAAACAGTTCATTTATCAAAACAAAGAAATAGTTGAAGTTCAACTAGGTAAATTAGTACATAGCAAATATATCAGAGAAAGAAATGGGATGATTTATAAGAGAACTACAAGAGTTGTTCATTATAGTGAACCGACTTTATCTTATCATCCAACAGCTTGTGTCCAAGCTCATATAACAGAAGAACAAATGCATGAATACAATACTGAACATAATCTTACTGCTAAATACGATGGAGATACTAATAGTATCTGTATATTCTGCTTACAACTATGTGTAAGAGGCTATTTTAACAGATACGAAAATATACAAGGTTGTTATAAAGGTAACGAGGATGACATTCGACTATTATATGCTTGTGATAAATGTGCACATTGGGATAATGATAGATTATTTGACGAAAGACAGATATTGGGGATGCCTGATGGTAAATTCTTTATTATTGATGCTATACATAGGGCAAATTATTAAATTTGAGTTGTAATACAATTTGTAACATCGAGGAAGGATATTTTTCAAAGATAAGTTTAAACTGAACTACCGTATAATAAAGTTATAATACTATAAGTATTACAACTAGATTTAACCTGGAAAAAATTGAATTTACAGAAAATAGAATGAGTATAATTAGTGTACATCTTATGGCTTCCAAAGTATCAAATATCAATATGATTATGAATACTACTCGATTGGTAGTAGGCGGAAAACGAGCTCAAGAGGAGTTTGTACGATTATGCAACGAATGGAAAAGCAGACCCATGTTTGATCAGATTGATGGTAAACCGAACAATATACGCGATGATGTTCGTAGAAATAGATACAATGACAGGGTTGTATTTTTCTGCACTACGGAAACAATGTCAGCGAGTTTGGTAAAAGAAGGGACTACAAGCGACCCGATGTTTAGTGTAGAATCATTAGACTTAATTTTGAATGTTATCAAGGGTGATAATTATAGACTAATTAGATTTTATACTACAACTGGTATCCTTATATTGAGAGATTGTCGTCAAGGTAATGTTAGTAATGTATTTTTTGAGAAAGAATACAGGTGCAATTTTGGACAACCTTGTATTTTGGGTATCGACGATTTTACAGAAGAATTCAAAACTTCTCAATTACCTATCGAGAAGCAGTTGGAAATAATGGTTGAGATGAATAAGAATAAACATATGGAAACCTGTGGATTTAACTCGCGAATATCTCGCCTGGAAAACAATATACCATCTATTTTATCAAGATTGAGACGGCAAATGGAGAGTCAAGAATGTCAACTGAACAAGATGCAGAGAATAATCTCTGATATACAATCAGACAGAGAAATGATGCAGAAGCAGATTCAACAGATGAAGTGGAAGCTGGATATAACTTACTTTTATGTAGTCTTACTTTTCATAGGTGTTTTGTATATTTTGTAAGCGGATATGAGTAAGAGAATTAATAATAAAGTTATAATACTATAAGTATTACAACTAGATTTAACCTGGAAAAAATTGAATTTACAAAAGATATAGTGAGTATAATTAGTGTATATCATATGGCTTCCACAGTATCAAATATCAATATGACTATGAATACTACTCGGTGTGTAGTAGATGGAAAACGAGCTCAAGAGGAGTTTTCAAGACTAACTGACTTCATAGGTAGAAATGTATATTGGGAATATTACAATGATGGACAGGTCCGTTTGGGTGACAGTTGGCGTATGGATAAATACAATTCTATTCTTGTATTTTTCTATACAAAGCAGATAATGACTGGAACTGTGACAACGATAAAAGGTACAAGAAAATATATCTCTAATAGTGGAGACATAATTAATGAAGACTACCGGACTATTGATCAAACATTAGGAATGATGTTAGGTGGCAGGAGTCAGGGTGTTTATAGACTAATTAGATTTTATACAACAACTGGAATCCTTATCTTGAGAGAAAATGAAGCAGAAAATATGACACTTATTGAGAAAGAATACAGATGTAATTTTGGACAGTCTTGTATTTTGGGCATCGAAGATTTTACAGAAGAATTCAAAACTTCTCAATTACCAATCGAGAAGCAGTTGGAAATAATGGTTGAGATGAATAACAAGAAACATATGGAAGCCAGAGATTTTAAGTTACGATTATCCCGCATGGAATCAATGTTTTCAATGATGCAAAATCAAATAGACGAGCAGGCTAAACTCATAGTGTCTCTTCAAACAAAAAAGATAGAAGAACAAGTTAATCTTGAAGCTGAAGTTGACCTTTTGTTAAGCGATGATGTTATTGGGGAACAATTGAGTTGTGAGGCAGAAGAGAAAGACAAAGCTGAAGTTGAAGATATAGTAGCAGATGAAATTGAAGAAGATAAACTAGAAGACGAAGCAGAAGCAGATGAAGCAGATGAAAAAGTTGAAGCTGATGAAGAAGCAGATGAAAAAGTTGAAGCTGATGAAGAAGTTGAAGAAGCAGATGAAAAAGTTGAAGCTGATGAAGAAGTTGAAAAAGTTGAAGCTGATGAAGAAGTTGAAGAAGCAGATGAAAAAGTTGAAGCTGATGAAGAAGTTGAAGAAGCAGATGAAAAAGTTGAAGCTGATGAAGAGTATGGACCACAAACATATAGAGTTTGTGGTCATTCATTACCATATATAAATGGAATATACAACATATTAGAAACTTTGAATGGCTCACTACTATATCAAAAAAATTATGGAACATATAAGTTTTATTTATATATATGTGAACGAAAAGGATGGTGTATTACTGATAATGATAATGATATTTATTATTGGAAATCTGGTACACATGACAAACTACCTGAAGATAAAGAAAACATAACTTTTGAAGCAAATGCTGTTGGAGAATATGAAAGGTACAATTGTTTTTCTGGTGGATACTACGGTATCCATATGTATAAAAAGTTGAAGAATATGGAGTCTAATTTGAAGACGATGGAGTCTAATTTGAATAATCTGACAGAATGGTTGAATAATCTGACAGAATGGTCAAATAAAATAACAGAGCATAATAACACTACCAGAAGAAGACGATAAAGATAACATCGATGAAGGATATTTTTCAAAGATAAGTTTAAACTGAACTACCGTCTAATAAAGTTATAATACTATAAGTATTACAACTAGATTTAACCTGGAAAAAATTGAATTTACAAAAGATATAATGAGTATAATTAGTGTACATCATATGGCTTCCACAGTATCAAATATCAATATGACTATGAATACTACTCGGTTGGTAGTAGAGGATAGAGAGGAAATACCGGATTTGAGTGAGGTTAATTTTCTCCCTCGAATTCAAAGTAAACGTAAAGTATCGGAGAGAAAGGTTGTTGAAATCGTGCTCTCTGATGAAGATGAAATTGATGAGGTTATTATTCTTAATCAGAGGTCAAGACCTCGACTTCAATGGTCTCTTCCTTTATTAGAAAAAAAGGTTGAAATAAAAGATTATTCAGGAGATGACGAAATCGAGGAGATTATTATTCCAGAGAGACCCCGGCTTCAAAAGGTTCGACAAGTATCAGAAAACATACCAGATTATTCAAGCAGTGATGAGATTGATGATTCGTTTCCGACTGTGAATTATACCAAAAGCACTATTTTTGTTAGAGGAGATAATAAATCAAAGTGGTTGAAATGGATAGACGATATTGAGAGAAGAGTTGCAATCATTATTTCTACCGATTAATACTATTTGCCTACAGTTTAAAATTAATAATAAAGTTCTAATATCATATGATATTATGACTTAATAGTTTATCCTTCAGTTGTCATTTTATAAATACAGTCTGATACTAATCTAAATATACATAAGAAATATGAATTTATTTGTAAATAATATCTTGTTCATTATAAATGAATTATCAAACGTCTATTGGTCCTTTCGGACCAGTTCATATTTCACAAAATGATAAAGATGTACTTGAATTATTTAATATTACTTACAATGCTGGTGTTTTTGAAAATTTAGAAGGTGATAATCAAACTAAAAAAAGAAAATTGATGAATCTAATCGACTATTTGAATGGTTCACCTGTTAAACAAAAATTAATTAATAACCTATTAAGAGAAGAGACTAGGCTGACAAATATACGCTATATTGAAGGCCCATTTCATGTGGCTAAATTAAGGCTTAATTTGCCTGGTGAACCAGAGAAAATAGCTTATATCTTTGGTGAAGAACATGTTAAAAAAGACATAATAGACGGTTCTTGTACTACGTCAGAGCAACCTTCAATTCAGTTTCACGAATATCTTGAAGCTCTAGCAAGAGAATCTCCTTCATTTGTAGACGTATATGTTGAATTACCAATGATAAAGTCTACTATTATCAATTCTAGGTCATATGAAATATTTTCGAGAGCGATTAATAATATGTTTTTAAACCTGATAAAAGGACAATTTCCTGTATCTTTTAGTTCATCTATGCAGTTTGCCCTTGGAAAATTTAAAGTTACAACGAGAAGCAGTCATATATTTGGTAAAATAAAAGAAGTATTTTTAGACTGTACTCAACCTGATAAAAGAATGTCAAATAAACTATGTGATATTATTAGAATGCATAATATTGATATCAGGGCAACACATGATAAAATAAATTATGAACTGTTAACTGCTATACAAATAATTAAAATAACAATCATGCTAAAAACCAGTAATAAAAACATATTTTCAGTTTTAGATATTATTCGTAATGAAATTACAGTTAAAAGAAGTACTGGTTATGTACTACTTATTGATGAGTTACTGGATTGTATGGAAAATTTTAAGTTGAAAAAATTGATTAAATTTGGGCTGTTAAATAAGGAAATTGAAAAATCATATAAGAAAGATAAAATACAAAATTTTATATTGGAAGAACTTTTATATTCAAAAAAGGATATAATTAAAATTGGAAAATTACTTAAGGATGGTCTTGCCGAGATTAAGAAATTCAGAAATAACAATACTTATAGTGAGACTATATTGAATAATATAGATTTTGGTGAAATTATCATCCCTCTTTCTAACCTCGGTGTTATATGTGTTGACGCATATTGTTTATCTAGAATATTTAAAGAGTATATACCTAAACCTGACAAACCAAGAGACCATCCTCGTATAAGCCACCATATAGTAATATATGCAGGAGACCACCATTCCAGAAATTATATTAATTTCTTTCTCAAAAATGATTTTGTACTTATAGGCGAATATACAAATCCCAGGAAGACTAAAATACATCTTGATAATGTACGAAGAAAACCTTATTGCGTAGATATGAGTTACACTTATGATGTTGTTCCTGATGTTGTTCCTGATGTTGTTCCTGATGTTGTTCCTGATGTTGTTCCTGATGTTGTTCCTTATACTGGATATGGCACTGGATATTACATAGGTCCTGATGTTACTACAGTAGGTCAAAGAGTAGGTCCAAGAGTAGTAGGTCAAAGAGTTCTTATGAGTAAAAATGATGTTGAGAATAAACTTAAGAATGAAACAGTTCCAGTCTTAAAGAGCAGACTAAGAAATATAAATTACATAATCCCAAGTAAATCAAAGAAACAAGAAATTATAGATATTCTTGTAAAACACTACCTTGATACTGGTCGTATGCCAAAACGAAGTGACATACCAGCTTAGTCTAGATTTTAATTATAATGTAATTAAAATTTGATATCACTTTCAGTCTTACAACCGCTTTAATAAATGATGAACGATAACAAACAAAATACCACCCCATAACGAATCTGCAATAGCAAACTTCAAGTCATAATTTTCGAGTAAAGCATGATTAGTAAAATCGTATACGGCATATATTGATATACCATAGAGGAATGCCTGTTCATAGCTAGTTGTTTGCAAGGCCATATAAGCTAAAACCAGATACACTATAAAAGCACTAGCATAACGAAAATGAACAGGTTGACCCTGTATTTTTTCTGTCATACGAATAGCATACTTACCACCAGTCGTTAACCAAATGAGGTCAACTAAAAAGATAATAACCATCGTTTTTAAAATTAACGGTAGAGAAATTTCCATTTATTAACCTGTAACAAATTTAAATTTATTAGAAATTCGTAGACGTATATTCTCGAGAATAAATTGAAAAATCTATATATACAGTCTTAAAATTAGCGCGATTATGGCGAACATTGAAAGAAGTAATATTATTATGACTAAACGAAAGTCTGCAATCACTATAACTTTCGGGGACCAGGCTGAAAATCACAAAGGAATGCAAATTATCGGAAAGATGGCTGATTGTGGGTTCATGAACGAAGAACTCGAGAGAGCCAAGAATATTTTCGAGCAGGAAGGTTGTCATTGCGAGTTTATTGACCTGAAAGAGCGGTTGCTTTCGACTTGGGATAATCCAGACTCGGTTGAGATTGAAGAGGCCAGTGTTTTAATCGTTCGAGGCGCGGTTACACATATCCTCTCAAAGGTAGGTTTTGATGCTGATTATATATTCGAGGAGCAGGCTAATCTTAATGTTGATACGAAGGCGTTTATGTATGGTCGAGTTGTCGAAAAGAGTGCTCGATATAATTTATGTTTTGATGATACTGAACAAGAGCCTGATTACGAGAATAAAAAGGGTAGAATTATTCCGTATAATGATGTTCCGTTGACGAGATATGTAAGACATATGCTCCCTTCGTATTTGGGTGAGAAGGCGAGGAATTTGGCTGGAGAAGGTAATTATTATTTCGACTCGAGTAAGTGTGGTATTGGATGGCATGGTGATAGTGAACGGAAGAGGGTTGTTGCAATGAGATTGGGTGCAAGTATTCCACTTGCTTATCAATGGCATCATCGTGGGAAGCGAATTGGAGATACGATAATGTTTGATGATGTTAATCACGGTGATTTATATGTGATGAGTGAGAAGGCAAGTGGATGGGATTGGAAACGGAAGTTGAAGCCTACATTGAGACATGCAGCGGGTTGTGATAAGTTTTTGAGTTTTAAGAAGGATGAATAATAGAGTTAGAAATTTATGAATAATAAAAATTTAAATTGGAAAACAATTTAAATTTGAATCGGGTTCTCAGGATATTATATCCTAATTAGATAAAAAGGTATGTTTTTTCAATCACAAAATCAGTCTGTTTATGACGAAATAAATCGATGTATCTATAAATTAATGTAGCATAAGAATCTTTAAGCGATAAATGATTCTTTTATATTTCCTATAATAAATGAGTTTTTCAATATCAGGAGGTTATTCTCCAAGTCTTAATGATGGAATTTTTCCGGCTACAGGAAATATTATACCTAAACAAAATGAACTATATACAATAGGTTTATCAAGTGATCTTCGATATAATAAGATATATAGTAAAGAAGGATTTTTCGGCACTTCAACAATTTCAGTATCTGACTTCAATAAAAAGAAGGATATTCAGCCTATCGGAGATGCATTATCACTAATAATGCAATTGAAACCAAAGTCGTTCAAATTTAAAGGTGGTACATCGAATAGAATACATACAGGGTTTATAGCACAGGAATGTGTTGACCTTTTTTGTCCCAATTGGGCAGTCTATGTTAAAGATGGAGATGATATCGGTTTGAGATATGAACAGTTTATATCATTGAATACAAGGTCAATTCAGCAATTGGCTAATCGTCTTGTAAATGTAGAGGAATTTTCTAAACAAGCATCACAAAAGTTATCGACTGATTTTACGATGTTGAATACAACTCAGGATGTCAAAGAGAATGAGTTAAATACGATATATGATAGATTGAAAGCAATAGAAAGTAATTTAGAAAATAATTTGGAAATAAAGATTGGAAATAGTTTGAAATCTAGTTTATCTGTTGAATGCGTATCTAGGGTAAATGATGTCCATAATCTTATCAATAATGATTTGAATACGATTTATGAGAGATTGCAATTCATTGAAAATAATGTCCAAAATACATTGAAAAACATCCTGACTCAGGAATGTATAACTCGTGTAAATGATATGCATAATAATGTTATTAATGAGGTTGAAATGAAACTCGAAAAGAATGTAAATCAAAGGTTGACTGAAGAGTGTAAAAACCGCGTGAATGATATGTACGGAAAAGTGATAAACACGGTTGATATCAAGATGGAAGAGGAAAGAAAAAGAAAAGAGGATAAGTCAAGGGAGATTGAGTCTATTATCAATAATTTCCAGATAAAGTTCAATGAGCAGATATGTGATTTGGTAGATAAGGTCAATCTACTGATATTGAAATGCAATGAGCTTGAAAATGGAAGAGTCCAAAGTCAGTTGCCAGAAGATGATGTATTTAATAGTCCTCTTCAAGAGCAGATGTCAAATTTGGTGGATAAGGTTAATTTCTTGATATCTAAGTGTGATGATATAGAGACTTTTAAGGAAAGATATGGTGATAGTTTGAAGGAGCATTCAGAAGAGATTGAATTACTTTTGAATTTCGAAAAGACGTTTCGACAGGAAATGGTTGATTTGGTCTCTAAAGTTGAATTACTAGCGACTGCTCTTGAGAATTTTAATGATTCAAATAAGGCTGAAATTGGATTGTTTAACAGTTTGATGGATAAGGTGAATCTATTATCTGGTGATATCAATAGTATAAGAGATAAACAAGATGATAGTTTACGAGAACAATCTGAGCTAAATGTTTTAAATAGCAGTTTCGAGCAATCGTTTCGTCAACAGATGATGGAGTTGATGGAGAAGGTGAATTTGCTAGCGAATGATTTGGAGGTAATTAAGGAAGCCGTAACGAAAAGTTCGAATGAGCAAAAATCAGAAGAATTGGACTTGATAGGCAAGTTGATAGAGAAAATTAATATGTTATCTATTGAACTACAAACGATAAGGGAAACTCAATCTGATAATTTACAGGAGCATAAAGCCGATGAATTGGAGTTGATTAATGGTTTGATGGAGAAGGTAAATCTATTGACTGCTGATTTGGAGTTGTTTCGAGAGAATGTAAAGCAAAGTTCTCATGAATCGGCGAGTGTATTAAGTGAATCAAGCATAAATTTTGAGAGTAAATTTAGAGAGCAGATGATGGATTTGATTGAGAAGGTGAATTCTTTGGTATTAAGATGTAATGACCTTGATGTGAAGCTTAATAACATACCAAAGCCAGAAAAAAATAAGATAGAATTTGAGGATTCCGATTCTTGTGGTTCTAGTATGATGGAAACTATACAGGAGAGATTGTATAAGGCAGAGCAGTTAATAGGTAAGCAACAGAAGATGATAACCAAATTAACTTCGGCTGTCAATAGTTTGTTAAGGTCAAATGATAATCAAACAACTACTAAATAAAGAATAATTGTATAAATTTTAACTTGTTATTCAGTTTGAATAATAAGTTTAATGAATAAGTTTAATGAATAAGTTTAAACAGCAGAGTCTACATTGGATCTCTTCTTCTTCTTTGCAATCCTGAGTACAGGTTCTTCCTTCTCTTCCTTCTCTTCTGATTCATCTTCAGATAGAGCAAGTTTTGATAGGTCAATTGAATGATTTGATTTTGCGAGCTCAAGCATTTTCTGGAACTTGAGGAGTTTCACCCTTTCTTTTTCTTTTATTTTAGCCTCTCTCTGGTCTCTAACGCTTTTCAAACAGGATTCAAAGTCATATGACTTAATGAAAATTAGGAGTGAAAATAAGAGCGCCACAGCTTGTTGAACAACACTAACAAGTGTCATATTTTGATTGGTCATAAGCCATTCTGTTATTGTAGTAGAATTCATTTATATATACGAAAAAAAATAAAAATTATTTATTGCTATTTAAAGACAGACGAATTTTGTCTTTAGCAGTTATCATTAAGTTCAAAAGTATATTGAACGCGAGTTTATATTGATATTCAATATAAAATCTATTAATTCATTTACTGAACTGGAATCGAGAGACCATCTGAATACATAATTTTATCACATACTAATAACGGTGTTGATACGATTTTTTCCCTTAATTCTTGACATAATACAATGACATTATATGATATGTAGACTCGTTCTTGGTCATTAATGTATACTCGAATCTTGTTATCATGGTAAGAATTACAACAGACTACCCTATTCAAACTAGAAAACGTATTTGGACCCATTATCAATTCAGAATGCATACTAGTATCAATATGAGTAATGATATCACCATCCACTTTTTTCAATTCCATATCAAAGAATCGAAGTCCTTTACTGTCAATCTGTATCACACTCATGTCGTCAATAATATATGAAAAATATAAAGTGTAACATACTGCTCGACTTGAAGTTGCTACTAATTTATCAATAGCAGACAAGAACGTATGTTTATAACTATAAATGATATCTACTCCTTCCAGCAAACTATCTAACGAAACGGGCTCTGTCATTTATTAAATTCATTCTTTCTTTAAATTGAACTGAAATTGAATTTAAAATTTTTATAAAGCATTAGATAGGATAATGGAATCTAAATTTAATAATATTGTTATGATTAATATCAGTATCGGAGATATCCCTGAATGGCAACATGATTCTCAGTTCTTTGATAACTTGCTAGATGGTAGTAACTTGGATGATGTCTTTACCATCAGTTCCAACTTCATTCGAAATGATGTTGTTTCGAATGTAGAAGACTTTGAACAAGTTTACAATATATGCGTCTATTTTATGCTCAAAAACATACCTTATAGTTTACTTGATTTCTTGATGATTTTTAATAATGATGATAAGTATCAAAAACTACGGGAGAGACATTATGAACTTATGTCTGATTGGTGGGGTATCTTTGATATAGTCTATTACAATAGAGATAAAAAACACAGGGAATCAGCTTCCCTATTATTTGCAGAACGAGGGAATATAAAAATGGTTGAATTCTATAGTAAGAGAGGTATACCAATCTCATTTTTTCACTGTATAGAAGCATCTACTAGCAATAAGGAATGTCTGGACTATTGTCTACGAAATAAGACTTCCGTATTTTCAGACAAAGATGATGAAAATGTATTTTATGCAGAATGTTTTGAAACTGCAATAAGTAACAATAATTTAGATTGTATGCAGTATCTATTAAAGATTAGACCTGACCTTATTAGCCATGATGATGCCGAGCAATTTTCTATCAAGGCTGTAGAAAAAGGATACCTTTCATCACTTACGTTCTTACACAAGAATGGATTTCCTTGGAATAGTTTTACTACTAATGTTGCAGCTCAATTAGGGTCAAAACAGTGTCTTGAGTATGCAATGGTAAATGGTTGTCCTTATAATGTTGAAATATTATATGTTGCTACTTCTGATTGCTATCAATATCTAATTGAAAATTACCCTGAAGAATTTGGAGGAAGTGATATCGATAGCGATATCGGTAGCGATGACGATTATAATTATACAAGACCTTATGATGCTAGACCATATTAAAGACTAATCATATTAATCATACTATTTATATTTTATATTGAACTTCAATATAAAATTCGAATCTTTGTTACCATCTTTTTCTCTTATCCTTTTTACGTTCCATTATTCCTATTCTGGTTTCCGAAACTCCAGATTCAAGAGAGTCGTATGTCAATCTGATTTTCTTGCTATCTTCAGCCTCTTCTTCTCTCGAATCTGGATTGGTAAGAAGGTAGGGTCTAAACATAATTGATTCTCCCTTTGCTGTTTGCATATAAGCATGTCTCAAATCATATCTCCTATTTTTCTCTCTTCTTTTCTGTTCAAAATATCGTTTACCGTTAATAGAATCACCAGAAATCCAATTGAAGGAGATAAAGTCGGCGATAAATTTATTGATTTCTAATTCAGAATCATCTTCGTCTTCTCGATTAACATCACCAATTTCTATCTCCATATTAGGCTTGAATTTATCCTCTTCGAGAGTTCCAGGAAGGTCAATATCAGGGTCGGTATCAATAATAAAATTATATTCATTTACAATTCTAATTCCCAATGGACTTTCTGTCCAGAACTTGTTTTTATGAGATAGGAGATATGAAATCCTTAAAGTGGTTTCATTACCAAAGCGAATCATATCAAAATTCTTATTTTCACTCTCATCATCAGGGAAATTCTCACTCACATTATCAACTCCTGGAATCACCGGTTCTCTGAACTTATATGTCAATTCTTTGCCATAATAAGCACCTTTATATATCATAGTCTTCTTGTCTAACCAATTTTTATAGTCATCTCGTTTTGGATTCATATTGAACTTCAATTTCATCATAACGACACCGTTATCATCATCAAAGCCGTTTCCGTCTGTTGGGAACCATAATCCTTTGGTATTCATACCAGTTACGGTTACATCACTGTATACATCTGATTTCAAATGTTCTCCAGTTGACCGATAAAATGCTTGTTTAATGGTCTTTCCTTCAGGGCTAGTATAGATAACTTTGAGAAAATCCCTCATGTTGTTTGTAAGAGGTCTAATTTCCCCATTTTTAAAAACTTGAATAACTATAAGTTCCTCGTTATTATCAAACCTGTAATAAGAGACGCATTCGTAATATTCTCCTTTTTTTTCTTCAGTCATTTATTATATTGAATATAATATTAAATCTTTTCAATATGATTTGATATATTTGAATTTATATCATTTCCAATTTAAAATTCATATTGGAAATGTTATCATGATTACAAAGAGTAATATTCATATCACATGATATATTGAAATATGAATTCATAATAGACCTACGAATACAGCTTTCTTTGAGATTGTCATTATTTATAATAATATTTATTATTATAAATGTTCGACTCGATTATTATCTTGAATGGTTTCTCTAAATCTAAAAAATCAGTATCTCTTCAAGGTGAAAAGAAGAGTAAAAACAAGGTAAAGTTGTTTTACCAGAAGTTAAAACTATCGATTGCAAAAACTAAACCAGCTATCAAATTTTTAAGGATAAATATCACAATCAATTCAATTTTGAAACTGATGATGAATATGTTTATATTATGTAACTGTCCCAATAGCGGGATACTATTCTTATAGAAATAGTGTATGTTCAACATTAAATTGTAGAATGAATAAATTTCATCATGAAAAATATACATAAATTCTTTCTGACCTTAAACTTCATTATCAAATCAATTACTATATTGAATGATTTTCAAAATATATATTAATTCTAATTCGATTTCAAACTGATATTGAATATTTTTATAATATATAACTTTTCTAATTGTGGGGTAATATATATACCATAAACAAATCACTATAATAATTAAACAGAAACAGTATATATAAATTTAAATGGTAATACAATTTAAATTTAAATTTAATATAATATAATTTATTAAACTTTACATGTTATTATATTCACAACAATTGTAAACATAAACGGTTTTATCATGACTGTCGTTTGAAATATATACTAATAAATATATGCCATTTTTCCAAAACTGCTATGGTATATAATATCGTCAGACTTTGGGACTTGTTTATTTAATTTTGTTTCAAATGAACTTACTTCATCCTCAAGATCTTCAACTTCTTCAGAATCAAGATCAACTGATTCATCTTCATCTCCATGTTCATCTTCATCTTCAACTCCAGGTTCATCTTCAACTCCATGTTCAAGTTCATCTTCATGCTCAACTCCAGTATCAAGTTCATCTTCATGCTCAACTTCATGCTCAACTTCATGCTCAACTTCATGCTCAACTTCAGTATCAAGTTCAGTATCAAGTTTATGGCGAACTACATTATATTTTTGTTTACAAAGGTAATAACTATATTCATCTATCGTTACTAATTCCAAATTATATTTTTCAATATAATCATAAAAAACAGTCTTAGTTACATTGCTTTTAACCCCAATTTTGTTAATGTAGTCAATAAAAATACCAAACATTATGCTTATCTTAATTCGTTTCTTATGCTTTTCTAACGGTGACACAAGCTCATATTCCTCCTTCGTAATTCTATCAATTTTCTCATCCATAAAACGATTCAAAATAGAATTGAGTTCAGTCTCGTTTAAAGATGTATTCTCTTTATTCTCAATCACAGTATCAACTTTAATCCTTCTATTTTGAATACATTTTAAAGTCGTTTCAGTATGCTTTTTTAGTCTATATCTTGTAGCAAATGTTTTATAACAATATTTACATTTAAATTGGTTTGTAATATCTTTATTATATTCTAATTTTTTATACTGTTCTTCCATATCATTCATTGATAATTCGTAATTATATATAATTTTCAAGAATTCAATCTTCATTTCATTTCGATCCCCTTGAAAATGTTCTTTTCCGTGGACTAATGTGAATTTAGAATTGAATGAATTTTTAATTTGTTTTTCAACTGCAAGATAATTACCGTTAATAACAATCATTGCTAAAATTTCAGTTCCTTTTCCATATGATTTTAAACTGTAATTATCCATATGTTCAGAACATCCAATCTTATAGACGTCATCCTTAAAGTGAGGTGGATGTAGAAGATAAACATAAGGCATTTTTTGTATGATATTATAGATTGATATTAGTTATAAATGAGTTATAGGCAAATTTGTTTTATGAACAAATTCCAGGTTATGATGCAGTATATAAAACTAGTATTAAATGAACCAATAATACTCATTCCAAAAATAGGAATTTTTACAACAACAAATAAAGTTGGTCTTATTTTAAAAACTATAAATCAATTTGGAATTGAACTTTCGAGATATATTATAAGAACAAATAACGATATTATTTTTCAATATAGTATCACAGGTGCATTAACTAATAAATAATTATGCATATCGAAATTGAAATTATATATTACTAAAAATATATAAATTGAAAAGCAGGTTAAATTTAATAATTACAACCTTCATAATTGTAGATTGCTCGTCTGAATGCCAAATCAAAATCAGTATCAGAAACATATTCTCTGAATTCTTCATAGAGTTCGGTCTGAATAGACGATATATTACTCCTTAGAAAGAGTAAGAAATTCTTCCTTTCATTGAACTTGGATGATTCAAGGGTAAGTTCACTTAATACATTAAACTGAAAATCAGATAGACAATCATTGATTTTTTCATCTCGATTATCAATTAGAAATTCATTAATGATATCTAAGTTGGATGTCGGATTTTTTCCTGTTTTTTCTTTAATGTTGTTTTTGAGCTTGTCATGCAATTCGGAATCAGCAAAAATATGAAGTTCGACCATATCATGTAATCTTATACTTAAGAAAATTGAATCGGGTTCTGATATCTTTTTTATCCGTGCATTAAGCCGTCCTGCAAAGTTAGATATGATTTGGTCTGTAAATGAGATTCGAATATTGAATTCTCCAAACCCGGAGATAACATTGACTAGACGAGACGCAAAGCCTGAACTACATGTTCCTGACATCTCTTGTAACTCTTCTATCAGTCGTTTATACATCTCTTGTTGATTATCTTGGGTCATTATGTAAGAATAAACTTTGATTAGGATATGGGTTAAAGTTAGATTGAATTTCGAATATAGCAATCTATCCATATAGATTCGATTCAGTGATAGTTTGATATTGTCTTCTTTAACATAGTTATTATGGCAGATATCGCAACAGAACTTTTTGTTTAATAGTTCAATTGGAAATTGAAGTGGAGAATTACAATATTCGCAATTTCCTTTGATTGCTGATAATTCAATTTCTAGATGAGGTAGATTTCTCATTTCTTTAAGTGTATTTTGTATATTGGAATTGATGTAATTAAAGTCGATTTCTCGATTGTCAATCTTATTGATGTTGAAATCAGCTAGGAATTCAAGTATATGCATAACCGAGTTTTCAATTTCTACATTATGAACATTTTGAGCATTATCGAAGATTGTTCTGACGATTCCCTTTAGATGCGCAAGATGATTGATTATTTCTCTTCCCTTGGCTTTCATAGAGGGAGAACCAAGTTGGAGTAATAAGTCTGATGCATCAGCTCTTCTGTCGTAATCAAGTTCTTCATCAGATGCAAAAGATAAGATAATATTTTCAATATCATCAATATCTCTTTCGTCTAATTTTATCTTTTGAAGGAGATATTGACCTGCTAGAATCCTATACATTGTCGTATTTTTTGTGAATAAAAGGAAACAAAAGAGACCGTTGTATAGGTATAATTCTTTGTTTTTAATTTTATCTTGTTTTTCAAGGGAAAGTAGTATTTTATATCTGAAGTCACAATCAATCTCTTCATCAGATAAGAGAGAGCATAAGTATCCAACACATTTTTCTGTATAATCAGAGGATGACATGAGGATGAAGACAGCATCAATACAACATGGTGTAGGCATATCAGACATACTGTTACAAACAGTATCTAAAACATAAAACCCAAGCTTCTTTCTGCTTTCATTTCTTTCCCTAATTGAAATATCTGATTCCATCTTGATTTCTGCTAATTGTTCGTCGTCGTCTGAGTCTGTCCCCTCTTCCATTTCTTCAAAGGAGAGAAGACTCTTTGCACATTCGAGTTTAAGGAAGGATGATAGATTGGATTCTACCGCAATAAGAAATAGGAAATTCTCAATTAGTTTTGAGCCTGAAAATTGATAGATTCCTGTGATTTTATTAATGATTTCGATGGTATCATTTTCTCTGTCTTCAAAGTATAGTTGAAGAACTTTGAGTCTAATTTGATTGTTAACTGTATTATCGATGACGATGTTAGCCCATTGTGTCTTATCTTCTATATCAATATCTTCATACTGTTGTTTATCGTCATTATATAGTTCGATTTCAACCTGTTCTTGAGTATTTAATGAAATATCACATGAGTTTGAGGTGCAAGTTTCTACTTTACTTTCTAGTTTAGTTTCTAGTTTAGATTCTAGTTTAGATTCTAGTTTACTTTCTTCCATTTATTAAAATTTTGATAATACTTTTAAATTAAAATAAGTAATAGAGATAAATGAACTTGTTTAGAAAGGTAATTTTATGGTTCAAAATCAAATTAGGAAGAGGTAAAGATAAGCGTCAGAGCTTAGAAGAGGAATTCGTTTACAGGGAAACATATGAACTGTTATTTTAAAAATTGTAGAATGTAAATATAAACTTTAAAACTTCTCGTATTATATTTCCGATAATCATATTATCGAATTATACCGTTTTTCATATTATAATATTCACTTTACACACAAGTTTATGAAATAAAGTGTTATTTTTCAGACTAAAAATCAGTCTAAAAATATTTAATTATTTTTTTAGTGATACATTTATATTATAAATTAACATTTACAATTTGATTATAAGTTGATATAATTAAAAAATACATTTTTAATAATTCAATGAAAAAAAACAAACTGGACCAGGATATACTGTCGAATCCAAAATAATTAATATTAAATATTTAATACTATTATCACTTTAAAAATAACATAAAAATCCAATTGTTTTAATTTTAATATTAAAAAACCATTTAAATTAAAACTATTATATAATAAATGTTTCGATGTCAATATTGTGATAAAACTTTTTCAACGAAAAGTAATCTAACTAAACATCAAAGTACTAAAAATTGTGTTACAAAACAAATTGTAAAATCACCAATTATTATAAAAACATTAAGACAAAAATTGGCTTTAGCCGAGGAAGAAAGTATAAAATTAAAAGAGGAAAAGGTTTTATTAGAAGAAGAAAATAGGAAATTAAAATCTGATATAACCAGTCTAGAAAGCAGGATTAAATCTTTAGAAAATGATGATTGTAAGATTAATATCACAAATATCAATAATACATTTCATTATAACACAATAATACAGAATCTACAAGTTCTCGATTTGAGTGAAGGCCATATACAAGAGGTAGCAAAGCAACATTTCTCAAGAAATTATCTTGAGAAAGAACATGAAGGGATTGCTCTATTTACATTCAACCATTTGATTAGGAATAATAACGGAGACCTAAAGTATATATGTGTAGACCAATCTCGTAAGAATGGTTTATATAGGAACGATGACGGTATTGTTCGTGATACAGATATGGAACGTTTGACCTTTTGTGTATATCATTCGCTAAAACCATCCTTGAATGAGATGACTTATAAAAAGTATATTGAAGAACAATCTAGAAAAGGAAATCAAGAAACAAAGAAAGAAGAAGGTGACCAAAATAACGAACTCATAATTAACAGTAGTTATGCAAAGCATGTTGAAAATATTAATTCAAAAAACAAGAGTAAATTTAAGAATATGATAGCTAGTCATTGTTATGTCAAGAATATACCAGAGGATAATTTAAGGTCTATAAATGAATAAAATTAGATTTACAATTCAAATAAAGAATTGTAAAGCAATATAAATTAAGATATTTCATCTTTATTTAAAATACTTGGACGAACATGAGTTCATACCACACATTCTCAATAGGGAGCTATTAGAGATTTTATATGAACTGATAAATACAGCAATAATCATAATTGTTAAATATATTAAACTGTAGTTTAAAATCGGTCTGGATTGTTCAAAAGTTAATAATCCAATAAAAAGAATAATCATAAAACAACCTGTTATACAGGAGGCTAACAATGCGAAATAAGAAGTGATAAATCCGCTTTGAAATTTACTGATATACTTGGCTGTATTTGGACATTTATCCATATCATCAATCGCATCATAAGCAGAGTTCATATCGTTCTGTTGAATAGTAATTAAATTCCAAGACCAAACTGAACCGAAAATAAAGATTCCTAATAGAAACAAATAATAAATGAAAGTTACAATCATTTATTATTAAAAGATAAATAAACTCAAAATCCAGTTGAACCAAAGCCACCAGCACCCCTTGATGTTACTCCAAGTTCTTCTATGGTATCTACCATTTGAATAGCATAGATTGGGGTTAAATCAGGACTGCATATTTGTAGAAGTCTTGAATATTTAGGGATAGTAGAACTCTTAACGACATCAAAGAATCCAGCTAAATGACCTCTGTATCCAGAGTCTATAATACCAACTGAGTTAGTTAGACGGAGTCCAGTCTTATATAGACTAGAACGAGGGTATAGATAATACGCACAAGGGTATTCAAGTTCAATTGAATTAGTTCTAAACATCGCAATGCATATTTTCATATCGATTTTGATTGGTTCTCCGCTTGATACAGTTGTGATTTCATCAGGAACTAGAAGGTCAAAACCAGAGTCTCCATATCTCCGTCGTTCTGATATCTTATCCTTATGTTTAGACATATGTTCTTGATAAACTTCACGAAGCGTCTCATCTTCAATATAGATTTTAAGTAAGTAATAATTGGACATTTTAAATTACAATACAAGTTTTAAATTGGTTTCAATGTATTTAGACAAATATGAAATATTATTATTTCATATTTTAGTATATATTCAGGTTATTTTACAATTCGATAATCGATAATTCCGTTCTTCCGAATGATTCTAATCATGTCTCCTTTCTTATAGTCGTAGAAACAAGCAATAGGGTCATCCTTCTTCATAATCGGAAATTTCAAACCATACTTCATTTTAAATTCTTTATTCTCTTCTTCATTTATTTTTTGAAAGATAGGTTGTAACCGATGTGTTGTTATGTTGAACTGCAGGTTTTCTTCGGCAAAGAGTTCAACATAGATATCGTCCTGTAGTTGCTCTATTGCTTTCTTTGTAGACGATGTAACACCGTCCTTGTAAATAATTAGGAGATGCTTAATACCAATTTCATTTGTGATTGAAATATACTCAGACATACATTTGACGTTAAATTTTGGAATGTTAGATAGAAAGATAATCATCTTCTTTCCATCTGGTTTCTTTGCAATGACTCTGTCATTGTCTTCGACCTGGATTTCGGTATATCCTCTCTGTGTTATCATCTCCATACTGATAGAGAGAGATTTAGGTATTACATATTCATTCTTTGTTTCGACTTCAGTTGACATTTTCTGATTTTATAACTTTTTAAGTTATATAATTCAATTTAATGGTCTACTACTACTCCTGAACGAGTATCGTCATAGACAAAATCACCGAGTTTAGCTTTATAGAATTCTTGTGTTTCGGTATCATCTTTGGATTGTAGGAGTGATTCTACTGTTTTGATTACTTTTTCTTTATCTCGTATATGTATATGTCCGGACAAATCATCTAGACCAGGATGTATACAATCGAATAGGGTATAATGAGTACATATCGATTTTTTAGGCACGTCTTCAGTATTAAAACAAACGTAGTTTCCACATATTTTACAAAAGCAAGGTTCTATTTTGATATGTTTATTTTCACATCTGTAGTTGAAAGTTAAATGGAAAATTTTAGTTTCAAATTTTGTATCTTCAATATCACTTAGAACTCGAAGATGTTTGGTTATAATTTTACCTTCAGAAGTATCTACGACGTCTTCATTGTCTTTTTCCTCTGTATCTTCAACGTCTTCTTCCTCTGTATCTTCGATATCAGTAGAACTAGTATCGGTATTAAAGTCATCATCATATCGTCGATTATCACTATAAAATATTGATAATTTGTTTTTTATAAAGGTTTTCCAAAGGTCGATTTGTTCCTGTGTCAAGACCATGCATAAAATTATAGTTAACATAAAAATTCGAATTACGCTTTGAATTTCAGGTTGAAATGTATCTAAAAAAGGTATTAAAATCATATTGTTTTTATTGTTATTTTTAGAGCTTAAATCTATTTTTTTGATAGTTCTCTTTTTAGAGCTTGATTTTCAGTTAGGATATTTTCATAATCGTTATTGAGATTCCTTAGGGTTGATTCTAAATCTATGACTTTGTATACGAGTTCGTTAATCTTATTGGTCATTTTAAGTTTGAATTCTTCTGTAAGAATATCAATAAAATCAGTTGAAATTAGATTGCTATTTTGTTCTTTTCTTTCTGAATTTATTTCTCTAAAAGCAGGGTGATTTTGATATTCATCTATTTCAGGTTGAATTTGAATTGTAGGTTGATGTTGCCTTAGACTTTCAATTGTATTATCGAATGGAATATTGAATTTATTGCATATGACGACAACTTCTTGGTCAACCAAAATCTGATTATCAACATACCTCCCTATAGCTTTTCTGTTTTTAAAAACTAATGTTGTTTCAGGGTTCCAAATATAGGTAGAATTCTTAATTCGTTTGTAAATCATTGGTATTTAATAGTTGATTTTTACTTTTTAAATACACCTGATAATAAATGAGAACGTGCATCTATTGTGGTAGCTCGTTATTGATAAAACGATTTTTTTGCAATTTGAAATGCAAGGACAAATTTTTACTTACTGATTACAAAACACATCCAATAAATCAGAATTCGATAAAATAAATTATTATATTAATAAAGAATGAATTTAAATAGAGCTAACTCTGGTGAACTTTTTAGTTCTGATGACGAATCAAAGTCTCCTCCTCCTCCTCCTATAGTTTGCAATTCTGACTATATTAATGATCATCTATTAAACACGTATGCAAACAACTGCGATTCTGACGATTTTGACATATATACTGGAGACCTTCGTGAATCAAAAAATGTAGATTGTAAAGAAGAAGCTAAATCCAAGAGAGATAAATTGAACAAATATAATGGGTATTGCACCTATAATACAGACTGTAATCCAAATAATTTTGAAAATTATATGTCAGATTTTAAACAAGGAATTCAAGTCGATAAATTGGGAAAAATGTTAAGTAGTGAAATAAAATGTCATGATGAAAATATTAATACACCACCTGTTGGAAATGACCGTCTGTATGGAGGTGGTTATGATGACGATAAGTTCGACTATCGTGACGCAGTCTATAATACTGATGTTCTTTTCCAGAAGTTAGTAACCAACGATATTAGATTGAGGATTACACAAAGTTATGTTCAAGAATATAATGATAAATGTTCTATAGTTGCTCTTCATAATATAGGAATTTTATGTCGTGATAATTCAGCACAATTACGGGCATTTCAAGGTGGAAATTTTAACGTATCACAAATGCTAGAAATAGTTCGAAGAAATCATATACGAACTTATCCACTAGATAAAGTAACTCTTGCATATTTTGTATCATATACACAAGTAATACCATATTTAACAGCAAATTTAAATCCTGATAATATAACTCTTATGCTAGTTGAATATTATAATATCGATTTTGACGCTGATTTACCAGAAGGACATGTTACTATTATTCCTGAAGTGCCAGCAGTACCCGGAGTGCCAGCAGTGCCTAGTTATAACATATACAATTATAGAACTCATACACACGCTGTTTTAGTTAAAAATGAAATAGGTGCAATAGTTGTTTATGAACCATTTAAAACTGTACCATTTCCAATATTAGCCTACTTAAACAACTTTAATGTCCGACCTGCAGTCCCTGGTGTACCTGTTGTGCCTAAGAAAAGACCAATAAATAATAATATAATACGTAGGATTTATTTATTTAGAATTGATGAACGTGTATTACAACCTAATAACTACAATATTAGAAATATCAATTCTCCAAAGAGGAAATCTTCTCTAAAGCTCAAGAGGAAAGTGTCTCCTAAACTCAAGAGAAGAGTGTCTCCTAAACTCAAGAGGAAAGTGTCTCCTAAACTCAAGAGAAGAGTGTCTCCTAAACTCAAGAGGAAAGTGTCTCCTAAACTCAAGAGGAAAGTGTCTCCTAAACTCAAGAGGAAAGTGTCTCCTAAACTCAAGAGAAGAGTGTCTCCTAAACTCAAGAGAAGAGTGTCTCCTAAACTCAAGAGGAAAGTATCACCTAAGCTCAAGAGAAGAGTGTCTCCTAAACTCAAGAGAAGAGTGTCTCCTAAACTCAAGAGGAAAGTATCACCTAAGCTCAAGAGAAGAGTGTCTCCTAAACTCAAAAGGAAAGTTTCCCCTAAGCTCAAGAGAAGAGTGTCTCCTAAACTCAAGAGGAAAGTATCACCTAAGCTCAAGAGGAAAGTATCACCTAAGCTCAAGAGGAAAGTATCACCTAAGCTCAAGAGAAGAGTGTAAGGTAGAAGAGATATGTAATATCAAAACGTAAAAACAATTTGTTTTTACATTTAATAAATGGATAAAGTAAAATTACCTAACCCGCCTTTGGTATGCCCTTCATTACCACCAGGTGTTACCCTGTCAGATATTCAACAACCAATACAATATAGTGGTAAAAGAGTTAATAGGGCTAATTTATTAGTAATGTTGCCAAGTTCAAAAGTATCGAAAAAACCAATTGGATTGGCAGATATAGCAGTTGCACTTCCAGATAACTTTAATTGGAGGGACAATAAATTTGTAAATATAGAGGTTCCTAGAGACCAGGGATTATGTGGTTCTTGTTGGGCTTTTTCAGCAGCTACAGCATTAGGAGATAGATATGCAATTAAATTTTCTGAGGATGGTAAGATACGAGGAAGTAATTTAACAGAGTCTAAGGTTCTTGGTATTAAAGCACCAAAGCCAAGTACAACTTGGACTTTATCTTGTTCAAGTCAAATTCCTGATAATGGATTAGCAAATGGTTGTAATGGTGGGTTAACGAGTGATGCATTTTCTTTCTTTGGAAAGACAGGTGTAAAGGTTGAAGCTTGTTGGCCTTATTCACTGGTTCAAAATAATCCTGCAAATATAAAAGCTCCAAAAGCTGAGTGGTTTCCATATCCTTGTTTGAGTGCTGTTGACGATAATTGTTGTAGCAATTGTTGTGGTAATCCATTGGCAAAGAATAAGATGTATTCTGTAAAAATGAGTAATGGTGAATATTATAGTACTCTTTGGGTAAAAAAGTCTGAATATCTGATATCGAGTATGTCTGATATTGACATTCCTTCTTCAATATTGAATATAAAAAAGGAGATATATTCAAAGGGACCTGTAGTATCTGCTTTTGCCGTCTATAATGATTTTTACGATTTCTGGGATAAAAAAGCTATGAATCCTGATGAAGTTTACATTCCAAATGCAAAATCTGGGTTTGATGGTGGTCATGCAATAGTTATTGTTGGATGGGGTATAAATTCAAAGGGAATTAAATATTGGTTGATTCGTAATTCTTGGGGAGTTTATGGTGGTGATGGAGGATATTTCAAGATGGCTTGTAGTAATCAGATTTCTGATAAATCAAATTGGAATGGGATTGATGTTCCTATTATTATGGATGGAGGCATATTAGGAGGAGCGTTAACGTTTGATATACCTAATACTTTGGATTTTGTTCCTGAAAAGTATAAAGGTGGTAGTGGTAGTAATATTGGTGATATTAGTAATGGAATTGGAAAGGATATAAGAGGATTAATCGAAGGTAATAAAAAAGTGGAAAAAGTAGTAGATACTTTAAGACCTATACTAATGAATATTATAAATAAATTAGGTTCTAAGGAAGGGATAAGTATAATAGTTGGTTTAATAGCGTTTATGATTATTTATAAAATTATCAAAAATATTTAAACGGTAATGATATTGAATAAATGGAAGTTTTGATATCTATAGTATGTATTGCGGTTGTTTGTTCGTTTGTGTATAAAATATGTTTGTGTCTTTTGAAGATAGAACCAATAACTGATAATACTCGTGATTTTAATAACATATGATATTGTTTTTCGGTTTGAAATTGAAAGTTTATAATTTTAAAGATATAAATAAATGGATACTGAAATACTTGTAATAAGTCTGACTATTATTTTTTGTGTATTTATTATAGTTGCAATGAGGGTATTTTTACAATTTATAAATTCATGTGATAGACGAGTTCAAAATTTTGATTACGAAGATGTTTAATTTTGAATTGGGTTTCAAGTTATTATTTGATAAATAATAATTTAATGTCGATGAAAGCAAGAGCAATTGATGATATGATTATTGTTTTTATTGAGTATGATTTTTAGGGTATCATTATTGATATCTTGTATCTTGATATTCAGGTCAAAATTTTGTAGTTTTATAGTTTCGATGTTATTGATAATTCGATATTGTTCTTCTATTTTAAATAGATTGTCTTTTGTTCCTATAATCAGATTGGAGTATAGTTCATTTTTTGATAATTGTTTGAATTCAAAGATTCCGTAGATATAGTGATTTTGAATAAAGAAAGTTTCACAATACAAATTGGATGTTTTCAATTGGAAATGAGATTGTTTATTGAGAAAATAGAGTTGTCCGAATAATGTTTGTTTTATGTTCTTCATCATTTAATTGAATTGATTATGAATTTAAGTCAGTTTGAATTTGAATGGTAACTCATGAGATGTGATAAAAATAAATTGTTTTATTTAAGGATTTTCAATGTAGTATTAAATAAAGAATAATGAATTTTAAATGTTTTAATGATTGTTGTAATTTGAGTATAAAACCATACTCTAAAAAACCTTTTTTTTTTGATAGGAGAAACAGGAGGCAAAAGGCTGGTGTTTTCATTTATGACCCGTCAAAGAATAAGGTGTTGTTGATACAATCTAGAGGTAATTTATGGGGTCCTCCAAAGGGAACATTGGATAAGGACGAGACATATAATAAATGCGCTGTTCGCGAGGTGAAGGAAGAGACTGGTCTTGATGTAACTGAATCGCAGTTTATGTATTCTATATCTATTCGAAATAAGGCTGTTTACTTTTTCATTCAGTCGGAAGAGTGTGATGTAAGTGTTCAGGACCATATATACGGGAATGATGCTAATGGTATTGGTTGGGTCAAGATAGAATGTCTGAACGAGTTGATAAAGAATGGTAAAATATCATTGAATAGTCATTGTAAGATAGCTTTTCAGCGGTTTTTGAATGTAGCATTTTGAGGGGTGTCTTAAATTGAAATTTAATATTATTCCAATGTTAAATTTAGTTCATATGGAAAAGATTATCATTCAGAAGCAAGTGTGTATTGAGCCTAAGTTTATGGATTCGAATATTATGGAGCATATAATGAATGAGCTCACTCGAATCTGTTCTTTGGAGTGCAATAAGGATTATGGTTATATTATTAAGATTAATCGAATTATCAAGATTCTTGATAATTATATTAATATGGATTCGAATATCGTGTTTGATATAAAGTTTGAGGCTTCTTGTTTGAATCCAAAGTCTGATAGGGTATTAACAGGGAAGGTGTGCATGGTTTTCCCTGATGGTATATTTATTGACGTGATGAAGAAGATGCAAATTTTGATTCCAAAGCAGTCTATAGTTGGATATGCTTTTGTGAAGAAAACGAATTCATTTGTAAAGGAGGAAGGAGAGCAGAGTAGAACGATATCGGAGGGGAAGCAATTGAAAGTCAATATAACTGCTTCTCAGTATAATAACCAGAGATTTAGTGTATTTGGCACTATAGTTGATTTGGAATAGACTGTTGTTCAATATGATTTAGATTAAAAATATAATTTGCAATAAGTAAATTATATTTAAGTTGTTTAAAGGTAAGATTAAAAATACAAAATGTCAACAGAAGATATACTACTTGAATTTAAAAACCAGCTTATTAATTTTTTCGACGAGTTGATTAACCAGTTTCCGTCTGAAGGTGATTTGGTTGTAATTCGTTTGTTTCTTTCTAATCAGATTCCTATTAGAGATGTGATGAACAACTTCAATTATCAATTGAATAAGGATAATAAGTTATTCAAGATGATGGTTAAGAATCGAGATGAACAGTTTTTTCTTGAGAATAATCTATTTGATTTGAATGGTTCAAATCGGGATAAGATTGGTCATTTCAAGAGGTTGTGGCGTTCCGATATCCTTGATGATGAGGATAAGAAGGTAATGTGGAAGTGGGTAGATAGTTTTGTATACTTGACAGATAAGTATATGAAATCAATCACAAAAGGAGGTGAGGGTAAAAAGGAATAATTATGTCAAAGTTATGAATTTCAAATTGATAGTCAAGTTGAAATTGTATTATTTTAAAAAATGTATCGAACGTTAGGAGGACATGTATATGGTCCATAGTCCCACTTTCTGTGAATAGCAGGATATAAAGTATATTGATTGCAGGTCGTTTTTGCTTTATCTGATTTGCAGTTGTTAGAAATGATTTGATTTGATAATGGGTATTGTATGTCTCTTCTCATCATGGTGTCATTGTCGAGGAACCCGAGCTTGTATAATTTTGAATCCATTTATAAATAACCAATATAATAAAAAAAGATAATGACAACATATGGATTGGTTATTGACGACGAGATTGAACAGACATCGCTTCTTGACTATTTCGATGATTACTTTAATCATCCAACCTTATATAAAATCAAAAATATAGATGATAAATTCAGCTTGTACATGGTTAAAACGTATTGTTTATTAAATAATCAGTGTCGGTACATAATTATGATTGTTCCATATGATACGAATAATTTGCATTTTCCAATGCAACTTCGAGGGACAAATTGGATTTCTTTACAAACGAGAGAATTATCGGAGAATCATAAGATACCTTCCCATAATTATCAACCTTCTAATTTTGCGCCTCTAAATAAGAAGATTGATAGGATAGAACAGACTGAAGGCATGAGCACTTACATATGTAATGAATATCCTTTGACAGTGAAGCTACTTCAAAAGAAAGGTATGAATGAGTTTCAAAGCAAGGGGACTTTGATTACAGCTTTAGAAACATATCAGACAATCATAACGCATGGAATAGAAGAATTTTGAGAATTTTAAATTACAAACCAATTTAAAATTTATGTTTATTTGTAATTATTTAAAAGGTCTATGAACTCTTTTGATTGAGATAATTTGTCGCTATATTCTTTATATTCTATGACATTATTAGGTTTTGCTTTGTCTAGACAGTTTTTAAAGAGAAAATTACCAAAAGCAATTGTTCTGTCTGCGAAGTTTGGATATAAGATGTCCCAAGATTCTTTTAAGTAAGGAGAACTAGCCCAAGGTAAGAAATTTGCAATCCATACATATAGACCAGTCTGGTCAACTTCTGATACGGTTAATATATCCTCAAAAGCTTGAAATATATTAAAGGATACGAATATTTTGGTTTCCCAATTATCCTCTTTATTTAAAGGGACAAATGACTTTGGTTTTTGCCAGTCATAAAATAATGATGAGCATAATTTGGGACACTTCTCATAATTATCAATTATTAGCTTCATATTACCTAGTAAACTTCTTTCAATTATTTTTAGTGTTGTTTGTCGTCTCATTTCTCCCGTGGTTTGATTAAATATCTCAAATGTTATGTATATACCTACCGCAATATATACGACTGATATAGCATTAATTTTACTGAGTAAACGGTCCATAAACGATTCCTTAACCGCTTTTGTTGAAAAATAGACTAGAATTACAGATATAATTAGAGCAAAGATGAATAATGACATCTTAAAATCTAATACACGTACCATTTATAATAAGAAATATGATATAAAATATATTGAAATCAGATATTTTTAACCATATATGTGCCTTCAAGTTGATATCCGCATTTATTCTTGTAATACTCCCTTGTTCCAACTCCTGCGATGACTGATATCTTATCGTATTTATGTCTTTTAGCAATATCTTCGGCCGTTCTTACAAGCAGTTTACCGTAGCCTTTGTGTTGAGAAGATTCACCGTTTTCTCCTACACCCAAAGTTTGACCATACACATGTACTTCACGAATGATAGCCGAATTCTTGATTTCGGCGATAAATCCAGCACCAGCATTTTTATCAATCCTTAGTCTACAGAATCCAATCAGGCTGGTATACGTTTCTAGGTCACCATACCAATATCGATTGTATTTTTTCGGATACTGCAGTATTGATATAACCCAGGATATGAAGAGAAACCATACATAAGACCAAAAACTAAAACTAATGATTCCAGCTTGTTTATGAGTTTCAATTGAAATAAAATATTCTAAACTATCTGATGCTTTAAAATTCCGTACAACCAATATAGGAGATGAATTATTTTTTTGAGTTTGTTTTCCGTCTCCAATTTCCATACAACGAATACAGTAGCATTTTAATCCATGTTTTGTCATTCTGTTTTGTAAGAGTTGCCGTAGATTGCTAATCTTTTCATATCCAGCCTGAATTGACTTTTCTGGTATATCTCGAACTAATCTCTGTATACGAATCCACGGTTGAATATTGGTTTTGTAGTAGATGAGAACATCAATTAAATCATTGATGTTTTTATCTGCATAAGGCATATATGTGCCTGCTTTGTACCAATCTAAAATATCAGATTTTACAATGATATTATGATTATCTGATTGACAAACAGCTGTAGGGTATATTTTTACATCATCAAATTGGAGTTGTTGGTTATTTATAGCTTGATAAAACATCCATTTATCTAATTGAGGTGATGAGCCTGGTAGGTCCGGCATTAGATGACATACTACCTTAAAGCCAGTCTGTTTCAGTAGTTTAATCGCATGAATAGTATCTACGGTATAACATTCTCTATTGATTTTTTGAAGGATATAGTCATTATAATGCTGAACCCCGATTTGAACTCTCGTAACTCCCCAACGTCGATAATCTTTAATGGAAGTTTTTGTGATGAAATCAGGTCGAGTTTCAAGTGTAAGTCCGATAACTCTGAATGTTGATGTTTCATTTGTATGAATCTCATCTTCAATTGAATTCATTTCTCTTTGATTATTAAATGTATTACAAGCCCAATATATTTCATTCATTACTTTATCTCTATAGTTGTATGGATATGATTCCCAAGTCCCTCCGGAGATGATGATTTCAAGCTTGCAGGGGGTATTGGATGATGTATCGATGTTACCAGTGTTGATATAAGACTTGATTCTATCGCGAATCTGTTCTTTAATATCAAAGTTGTATTGAAGGGCTCTAAGCATAGCAGGCTCGGTAGATAGGTATGATTTAGGTTGAGTTGGCCTTCCGGATAAATCTGTTTCTGTAGGACAGTAGGCGCAATTCATTGGACAGGAGAAAACATCAGGACGTAGAACAACAGTAGAAACCAATACACCTGATTGTGAACGCATCGCTCGTTTAATAAGGAATCTTTTTAGATTGTTGTTCAGTTGAATATGATGAAAGTATTTTTCGTAGATGTATCGTAATTGTACTTTAGATGGGAGAATCTTATACTTCTTTCTGATAATATTGAATATCTTATCATCAATATCAGATGAGTTTGATTTCTTAATAAGTTCAAAAACCAACTGTTTCAGTTTAGATTCATCCTGTAACTTAAAAATATTATTATTTTCTCCATTTATAGATTCAATATCAATTGTCATATTTATAACTAAATTTATTTGATTTTACAAATATCACTTTAATTCGATATTGAAATTCGAATATTTAAATTGAATTGTATTTTGTTTATTCTTTATAAATAAAAATGTCAATGTCAATTCGAAATGATAAATATGATTTATTTGTAGAACAAGCTTATTTGTTTTATGATATTAAGAATTCCCCTCAAAACTATAATAAAGTGATTGATTATGCTTTTCGTCTTTCAATCATCAGTTCAATTAACAGACTGTTTTCAATTACTTTTTATAATCCGAGCGATAGTGTGTTGATAGAAGATATCAGTCTAATGACAATTCAAAGTTATCAATACATAATCAATCGTATTTTGTCTGAAGCAGGGTCAAATATAGACGAACATACATCATATGTGAAATACATGGATAACATACAAGATTTAGAATATGTGATTAATACTATGCGAAAATTGGTTTACGACCACTTTATTGTCAACAAGGAACGAAAATTTAGACTGCCAAGACAATTGGATTTTCACATTAAGATAAATAACGACTAATATAATAAAATTTAAATTTGTTTGAATTTAAATTTTCAGTCTCATAATAAATGGGATTTTTACGTTTTATAAAAAAGTTATGTTGTGCAAGCAGACGGAATCATCGTAATGTAAAGATAATAATCAAAGAAAGCGAACATCAAGAGATTGGTCATCAGTATAGTTTTGAAGAATTAAAACATGGTTATACTTATTTGATGTTATAGATAGTCGCTATTAAAATGAATTAAAAAATGAAAATACAGTTTAAAGTAGAATAATGCAAAGCTCACGAATTTTCCCCTATAGTTGGTATCTTGATGAAGATGAAACTGAATGTACTTGTATCCGTATCTATGGACTAAACGAACAGAATGAGAATATCTGCGTTCGTGTTGATGATTTTTACCCTTATTGTTATATTGAACTTCCACCTGATGTTACGGAAGGTTGTGTCTTCCTTATCAGGAAGAAGATTGATGAACTTTTGACTAGGCAGAAGGAAACGTTGGATGCCCAGTATGTTTTGAAGAAGAAACTTTACAGAGCTAATTTTACAAAGAACGGAGAATATAAGTTATTTCCCTTCTTACTTTGTTATTTTGCAAATAAGGAACATATCAAGTCTCTTGTTTATTTGCTTAGAAAACCGATGATTATATCAGGGCTTGGAAGAATTATATTGAAAGTACACGAAGACCAAGCCAATCCTATATTGCAATTTGTATGTAATAAAAATATATCAACGGCAGGATGGATTCAATTTTCAGGGAAGAAACAAACTGAAGAAAACAAGCTTACTTTATGTAATCATGAATATATTGTAAGTAAAAATCGTATTGGTCCTTTTGAAAATCCGGTTGCTCCTAAGCCTAAGATAATGGGTTTTGATATTGAGGTCTATTCGACCAATAATAATGCAATGCCTAAATCAGTGAATCAGGGAGATAAGGTATTTCAAATCTCTTGTGTCTTTACAAGGGAAGGAGATTATAATGAAAGCAACTATACTTCCTACCTGATTTCACTCGGTAGACCTAAGCAATCTATAGTTGGTGATGAAGTTCATATTATAAACTGTAATACAGAGGCTGATATTCTTATTGAATTTGTAAAGTTGATTAGAACGGAGAATCCGAATATCATTTGTGGATATAACATATTTGGTTTTGATATTCCGTATATGCTTGACCGAGCGAACACGCCATGCATGGTTCCTGATATATTTGCTAAACAAGGATTTCATAAAACGAAGATGGCAAAGAAGAAGAAAATCAGTTGGTCATCTTCTGCTTATAAGAATCAGGAATTTGAGTTCTTGGACGCAGAAGGACGGTTGTATGTTGACCTTCTTCCTCTCATAAAAAGAGATTACAAATTCAATAATTATAAACTGAAAACAATTGCCGAATTCTTTATTGGTCAAACAAAAGACCCTTTATCTGTGAAGGGTATATTTAAATGCTACCAAATTGGTACCAAGAGAAAACCAGACGGGAGTTATTCTCTTCAAGCTGAAAAAGCAATGGGTATTGTTGGTAAATACTGCATAAAAGATAGTGCTCTTGTCGTGTCTCTCATCGGTAAACTTCAGACATGGTATGGATTAACGGAGATGGCAAGCATTTGTAATGTTCCTATTTTTACTCTATATACACAAGGGCAACAAATCAAGGTCTTTTCTCAAATCTATAAGCATTGCTTGAATCAAAATATTGTTGTTGAGAGCAATGGGTATGAGGCCAAAGACAATGAAAGATATGTTGGTGCTTATGTATTTGACCCTGTTCCTGGCTCTTATAATATGGTCGTTCCTCTTGACTTTTGTTCTCTGTATCCATCAATTATTATCGGTTATAATATTGATTATTCGACTTGGGTCACCGATGATAGCATTCCTAACCGGAAATGTAACGTGATGGAATGGGAAGACCATATCGGTTGCGAACATGATGAGAAGGTGATTCGTATCAATAACCTGAGCAACTACATCAAAAAGAAGGAAGATGATATCAAGGACCTTCGAAACTTACGAGATAGCAGGATTGATAAATTTCGGAAAAAAGAATTAGCAGATGAGATTAAGGCTAAAGTTGATGACCTGAAACCTTACAAGAAAGAAAGGTCTGATATAAAGAAAACCATTGCAAAGAATCCAATGTGCGAAAAGAGAAAGTATCGTTTTCTCAAGGAACCAAAGGGTATTTTACCTACTATTATTCAGAACTTGTTGGACGCAAGACAAAATACGAGAAAAGAAATCAATAAATATAAGGATAGAATCAAGTCAATTAAGAATGGAGAAACAAAAGATGAAAATCAGTCTGAAAACATTGAAACACTATCATCTCTTTGTAATGTTCTCGACAAAAGACAGCTTGCTTTGAAGGTGTCAGCAAATAGTATGTATGGAGCCCTTGGTGTAAAGAGAGGATATTTACCTCTAATGCCTGGTGCAATGTGCGTTACTTATATGGGTCGAACTAATATCCAAAAAGTATCGAGAGATATTCAGGAACTACATCAAGGCAAACTCATATATGGTGATACAGATAGTAATTATGTCTGTTTTCCTCATCTGACAACTGCACAAGAGACTTGGGCCTATGCTCTTAAGGTAGCAGATGAAATTAGTATGCAATTCCCACCTCCAGTTCGAATTGATTTTGAGGAGACAATCTACAGTTTCTTCTTTATTCTGACAAAGAAAAGATATATGTATCGAGCTTGTGATGCAAAGGGAAATATAAATAAGAAGATTGGTAAGAAAGGAGTATTGCTTGCAAGACGAGATAATTCAAAGTTCGTTCGTGATGTTTATGAAAATGTGATATCAAAGATTGCCGATTGTATCAATAGTGAAGATATCTTATATTATATACTGACAGAGATAAACGACCTCCTTTCTCATTCAAAACCAATTGAAGATTTTATAGTTACTAAATCAGTTGGAAATTCTGGAAATATTCTTGAAGTTGTGGAAGACCCTGATTCATATAAGGTAGAAAGCGTGAATGAAAAAACGGGTAAGAAATCGATTAAGATTCAGGTTGGTGATTATAAGGTTCCTCCTCTGAGTAATAAACCGAAGGAGAAGGAGGAACAACTGACAAGGAAGAATGTCGATACAGAAGAAGAATATTATCTTGCTTCTTTACCTGCTCAAGTTCAGCTTTCTATAAGGATGAAAAATAGAGGAATGATTGTTCCAGCAGGAACGAGATTAGAATACGTGATTGCTTATCCAAATAATCAGAGAGGCAAGTTATATGATAAGGTAGAAGATGTTGAATATATCAAGAAACATGGTGATATCATCAAATTGGATTATATGTATTATCTAAAGAACTTGGTTGTTCCTCTGGACCAGATGTGTAATGTCGCTTTTAAAAACATAGTTGGATTCCAGCCTGATTTTGTAAGAAATCAATATTTGTTTAGAATGAAGAATAGAGAGAGAGTATTGAATGAGCTAAAGGGTATCTTCTGTCCGAAGCTTGTTTTTATTGATTAATATTTGTATTATGAAATTATACAAATATAGAAAATTTATTTACTAATAATAAATGGATATAATTGAAGGTATGAATATAGTCTCTACTATTAATAAACCTTCTATCGTTAGAATGGCTCGTAGAGCAGGTGTGAAGAGTTTAAATGGACTAGCGTATGATGAAGTAAGAGGACATATGTTTTATATGCTTGATAAGTGGATTTCTAATATAGTAAATTATACAAGTTATAATAGGAAGAAAACAATTGATGTGAACGCCGTAACAGCAGGAATCCCTCATAAGTATTTTAGCAAGCCTGTAAGCAAGTCTTTATGTAAACCAAAAAAATACAAGGTGAATATAGCCGATAATGAAATAAAATATTACCAAGAACTTTCTGGTTGCTTGATGATACCAAAATTAATATTTGCAAGAATCGTTAAATCATTAATTCAATATTATAACACAGAACTTCGTGTTTCTAGGGATGCTATGGTATTAATACAACATTGCGCTGAAAACTGTGTTATTAATATGTTAAACCATGCAAATAAGAATGCTATTCATGCTGGAAGAATAGGAGTTAAACCTTCTGATATAAATTTGTACAATGTAAATAGCGAGGCTGGTCGTTGTGGTAATGGAGGTTTAAGTGCCGGAGCTCCTGTAGCTAATTTTGCACTCTTTTTATCCCGTATTCAGAAGACTATTTGTCCCGATATGAAACTAAATAAAATTAGTAAATCTCAAATAAACCAGTTTCTAAATCTATTAGCAAGTGCAATTTGTGAGAAGGCTAAGTTCCTTAATGAGAAGAAAAAGAAAGCGACAATATCTCCTGGTACTGTTCTGTATGCGTCAAGAATACTATTGAGTGGTGGTTTGTCAAAAGCGGTTGAAGTTACAGGAACTAAAGCAGTTGCCAATTATGCATCATCAAAAGTTTCTGGTGGACCTCGTAAGGGAAAACAAGAAAGAGCAGGGTTGGTCTTACCAGTCACTCGTGTATCTAAATTCTTTAAAAAGTATAACTGTCGTGTTGGTTCTGCAACAGCAGTATATCTTGCTGCTGTACTTGAACATATTTCTGTAGAAATATTTGATATCTGTGCAAGCACTGCTCGTGAACTTGGAAAGAATATGATTAATTCAAGAATATTGAAGCTTTCACTTGGAAATGACGATGAGCTTTCTGAACTAGCAAAAGCCCTTTGTTTCGATGTTGTAGATGGTGGTGTAGTTCCAAATAACGCATAATGATGATGATTTATTGCACTTGATTTTATATTGTAAATTATTAATAATTTATAATAAGAATATAGTATTATACTTCAATTCTTTCGAATCTTATATTGAAAAGCAATTCATTTATTTGCTTTCAGATAACAGACCAAATTTATTACAACCCAAATTGTAAAGCATATTCATAAAAACAAATATGGAAATAGTCATGAATACATTCTTCATTTTCCTAATAATCCGTTTTGCACTGCTACTCTTGGGTGTATTGTAGTACATCAGAGCTAAGAGGGATAATACAAGTGCAATAACCAACATCTTGTTATCTTGTTCACTATAATTATTGTTTTGAAATGCAAGTAGAATTACGAGTGAACTGAATATAACGGCATTCAGTTGAACTATCTCTTTGATTTCATTATCTTCAATCGAATAGCTTGCTGCGTAAATTCCACTTGAAAAAATCTGAGTAACTAAAAACAAGCAGAGAACAAGGAGAAAATAACGATTATTTTTGTAATTATATAATCCAAAGTATGTCCATATAAAAATGGAAAGTAATATTCCTCCTGTAAAAATTATTAGTGTTACAATGTCCAATTTAGTTCCAAATAGGGAAACGACCTTTTGTTTCTCATAATTGAGTTCTTCCTCTTGTATATTCATTTATTAAGAGAATATATTAAACGGATTTAAATTCAAATTATAATTATATAAATGCAAATTTTCATTCGACTTTCAACTGGTAAAACAATAACGATGGATGTGACTAATGGTACTCTTCTGTCGGATGTATTACAATATGCTAACGAATATGATACCGTAAATCAGTATCATAATCTATTACTCATTAAAGACTACTACGAAGAGAATTCAAATTTAACTGTAGAAAAGAATAAAATATTGAAGTTGGATATCGCTTTGATTTCTTTGTATAAAGATAACATCATAAAGGAGATTATATTGATGGCTTGTTAGAGAGTTTGTTATTTACAAATAATATTTGAACTGAAATACAATTCAAATATGTATACTCTTGTTTCTGTTTAATATGTTTAAAAATGTAAGGTAAATAAATAGTAAATGATTCATCATATCCGATATATGAAAAAGAATAAACATTCATTGAATTATTACACAAATACGAAACCAAGTTCAAATTACCGTTTGACATACAACTGTGAATTATGTGATGTACACACGATTCATTTATTAGTTTACAAGAGACATATCGGGTCAAATAATCATTATATCCGTTCTAACCAATTTTAATTACTTTAAGGTTTTAATTTTTAGAGTTTCTTTTTCAACTGCTTCTCCTCTTTGTGTTTCAAGTAGTTGTCTATATGCGTTTTCTGCATCACGAACACCTATCTCACGGAGGAAACCAACACCGAGTTCTTCCTTTAGCTTTTTACTCTGTTTAAATTTTTCTTTCTTTTCAACCATGATTGCTTTCCCCTTGTACTTAACCCCTTCTTGTTCCTTCTCTTTCAAATAAGTCAATATATGACCCTCTAATTCATTTACTCTCTTTTTCAATATCCTATTTCTCATATTGTTTCTCAAAATTTCTGTTCTTATGTTGTTGAGTTCTTCGACATAGTTTTGTATCATTTTGATAGATAGCAATATTCTTTAAAACCTCTTATCTTTAGGAGATAAGTCATGTTACTTTCAATTATAAAAGAGTTTATCTTTTATAATTTATTTGAACGATAACTCAATATCAGATTCATTTATTTATACAGCCTTAACCACCGTTTTAAATCTATACAAAACTTCAACTCCGTCACGAACGACTAGCTTATTGACCTGAACCTTCTTTACAACATAAGAATACTCCTTATTACTGCTTCCTCTAGTTGTTTCGACCATCTTTACTTTAACTGATTTTCTGTTCTTAAGCAATCTGGAACCAGCTTTTTTTGCTGCACCACTTGGAGTTTCAGAGAGATATCTCCCTCCGTCATTCACATTTTTACCACCAACTTGTACTACACTGAAAGATCTAGACATTTATTATAGATAGGATATTATTTCTTCTTAAGTTTTTTCAGTAAAACCTTTGTTACAAAAAGATACAGTAATACACAAATTATTCCAAACATCAGGAGTTTTAAATATATTCCATTACTACCTGAACTTTTCTTTGCTATTTCTTTACTTTTTTCAATAGAAGATTTAAGAGGAACATTATATGCTTTTTTATAATATATATCTGGTGACGGTCCGTCTTGTCTAAAGTATGTCTTATTAATCCAGAGCACATCTATGCCTGAAAACCTTAAGTTTTGCTTTGTTCCTTTTCCATTCGTAGTTAGACTTGCAGGAAAGAAATACAACATAATAGATAAAGGGTCAAAATCAGACCCATTAATATGGTCTATATTATAAGCATTTAGGATATTTGTATCTGTTTCCTTATTGTCCCAACCTTGAGTTGATTCTGCCCAATTATAGACTTTTTCGGAATCCCATTTAATCTTTTCTCCTCTGGGATTCTGATGTTCATGAATCATGCCTAACAAATGACAAAATTCATGTAATACGGTTCCAACATCAAACCAAGCAAAGTTCATTGTTGGTCCATTCTTCGATTGTATACAATCAGTACCCAATAAAGACCAAGAACCTCTATTAGGATCGAAATCAATTCTGACTAAAGCTGTATTCACATTATCAGCAAGAAAAGTAAATTTCAGATTAACTAAAGGTTGTAATCTTTCCATAATAATTTTCTTAATTGCATCTTTATAGTTCATATTTTCCACTTGACTTTGAAGTGGGTCTTCCGTTTCATCGGCTGAGCTTGATAATGATATCCTAGACGGGTCACCGACAAAAGAAATACTGATTTCAGAATTCTTTTTCCATACTTTTTGTGTATAAAAAGCAGCTCTAATACGACCATCATCATTTATGCTAGGACTTGGGGTAATCATCGTCTTATCTGGAAATATTTTTGTTGCGCACATTTTCTCTAATTTTAAACTCATTTATTAGTTGAAATAATAAATTTTATTTATATTGAAAATAAAATTTATACTTGTTATCATTATTTAGTTCTTAACTTTAACCCAACGGTAAATTCCAGCTTTATTAACCTTTGATTCATATAACAAACCATCGTTACCATAAACCAAATGATTTCTACATCCTGTTTCATTTGCAGGTCTAGGAGGACCATTTCTCTCCTTATATTTTTTACTAGTCATAATTCGACAACCTACAGGTGACTTTCTAACTACCTTTCTAGGTGACTTTCTAACTACCTTTCTAGGTGACTTTCTGACTACTTTTCTAGGTGACTTTCTAACTACTTTTCTAGGTGACTTTCTAACTACTTTTCTAGGTGACTTTCTAACTACTTTTCTAGGTGACTTTCTAACTACTTTTCTAGGTGACTTTCTAACTACTTTTCTAGGTGACTTTCCAACTACCTTTATATATGATGGTTTTGTTTTATAAAACCAATCCAAAAATTCCTTTTCAGTTTTAAAAGGTGAAGGTGTTGGTGTTTCTTCTACAATTTTACCAGCTCTCCATTGATTTTGATATTCAATTCCAGCTTGATTTTCAACTCCTTCCCAATCTACTTTTATATATTTAGGTCGTCCTGCTTTTTCATACCAAGCCAAAAAATCTTCAACATTTTTTGTTTTACTCATTTATTATTATAATAAATTAATATTTAAAGATTATTTCGTATCTTTTCTAAGCTGATTATGTATTTCAATTATAGTTTCAATCTGGTTTTAAAATATTACCTTTTCCTATTTATTTTTTAATCTTTCCTCTCTTACCACATCCTTCATCTTCTACCAACAAATTTTTTGTTTCTAACCAATTTTGAATTGAGTTACAGAGTTCTTCTACATTCTTGTTTCCCCAGTATATGAATCTCCTCATCTCGTCAATAGACGCATCATTGGTCAACACAATCTTTCCATCATCCATAGACTTTGATAGATAAGTCTTTGTTGTTTGAATTCTGTTCCATAATGTTGATTTATTAGTTTCCCTATTTAACCTATCATCATTGCCATCGATATTCAATATCCTAGAAGCAAGGTTGATAAGCTCGTATCGATGTATAGTAGAACAAACTCGTCCAGACCGCTGTTTATGTTTTTTGGTAACCTTGGTTCTAACATCACGAATACAGAACTTATTCTTTCCCCTGTTTATTTGACCATAAAAACCATAAGGATTGTTATCCAACTGGTCTTGTAGAGTCTTTTTATACTCCAAGACAAGGTCCCTTATTTTATCGTCTCCGCTAAACCATTCACCAATTTCAGATTCAACCATATAACGGACTATATTATCCTTATCCAGCAGATACCAAGATATCCAGATTGGATTACCATCTTCATCTTCAAACCGTTTAAAGTAGTTTTCAAAATATTTCAAAATCAGGGTTCTTTGCACTCTGTTTTTGTCTACATCATTTATTTCAGCCACAATTGAATTTTCAATCATCATTTCACTGATTTCGTTTGATAGTTTGTTAAAATAATAGGGTAAATCTTCTACTGTTTTTGATTCAAATATTTTATTGATGACATTAGGGATGAGGGATATATAGATAGGTTCCATCATTTCATCTTGAGTTATATCTTCTCTCAATATGGGATGTCTTGTATAGTAAGACAATGATACGTCTCCTGATATCGTTAGATTATCAACTAGAAAGTATATGTTATTACTCTCTCGCAAGTAAGATGAAATACCATATTTATTGGTAATTTCAATATTGTTATTAATCATATAATTTAAACTACTAATCAGTTCAAAATTAGTGTAGTTATTTAATTCTTCTGAATTTGATAAATAATCAAATGACAATATAAAATTCAATCTGTAAATGTTTTTTATTTCTTGAATCAGTTCATCCATTTGAGAATAGTAGAGTTGATAGGTAGAATTATCGATATCTTTTTCCGTTAATTCTATTGGTTCAAAATCACACTTGTAATCACAATCCATGTAGTCACATTCTCGTTTACCATTTGAATTGGGATTATGTATTCTATTTCTTTCGTAATTTAAAGGACAATCAAAGGATGATTCTTTAATAATTCGTTCAACCTGCTTAATATTTATATCTTTAATTTCTGAAATTTTATACATTTCAAGGTCGATACTAGGCTTGTTATTAGATAATGATATTCTTTGATAAATATGAAATGTTGGAGTTATTCCTTTTGATATGAGGTCTTTATGTGAACCTAATCTGTATCCACGAGCAATAGCTTGCGCGATTTCTGAATAGTTCCAATGAGGAGTTAGGACGTCGACAACCTGAACATTCAAAAGAGAAAATCCTTCTGATATTACTTTTGAACCAATGATTACATTTATGACTTGTCCAGTTGCATTATCAGGCTTATTAAAACGAGTAATGATTTTCTTCATTTTGTTTAGGGTAGCAGTTGTATTTGTAATGATAGCATATCTCGGACTGAATTGATTTGGTCCTTCATTTCCGGTAGCTTGAGTAAACCCGAATTGTTCCAGTAAAGAAGCAAATAGGATAGCACCACTACCTTGGACAAACTCACAATAAATAAAAATACTCTTGTTTTCTCTTCTTGATTTCAATATGTTAGCAATAGACATTGTATACTTGCTACTAAATCTTGAAAGCGTTTCAAGCTTATTTTCTTCTGTTCCCCTAAATAAAGATTTTAGATTGTCTTCTAATCTAAAGTACAACTTTTTTGTTTTTGCGTCTTTTTTGATATTCATATACTTTTTAAAACCAGGTTCACCGTAACTTCCATCTGGGAAAACAAATAAGGTAGCTTGTCTTGAGTTTGAATAGATACCCTTTTTCTCTGCTGTAATATCAAGGTCGTATGCTTTATTATAAGCTTGTGCTTGAAAAGGACTCATTTGGTCAGGTTCAACTTTGAATTCATTTAATTGATTTTCGATAATTGAACCTTGATATTCCATTGGGATTTCAGATTTCATCGCAAGGAGATATGATATCTTACCTTTGAATACTGTTTTTAATTCTTGTATTCTTCCTCTTTTCAGTCTCATTAAGCCTGTGTTTTGGTTTACATCCATATACGAATTAATAAACTCCTGACCAGTAGGTAGATTCTCATCAACTGAGAGTATGAGATTCATTATCGATGTAATCTCTTCTGGACTATCCTTCATTGGAGTGCCTGATAATAGTATTATTTTACAGTTTTTAATCAAATGTAAAAAGTTCCAAATATTCCTATAGACATTGATTCCTTCTTCTTTCTCCTGTAATCGTAAGTTGTGAACCTCATCGATAACTATAATACTGTTGTTATATGACTCCTTGAGGAATTCAACATTTGTTTTATCAACCATTTTAGCAAATGTTACAAAGGTTTTGAACTCATAGAATTCATCTAATGATTTATTTATTCGATGAGTTGCTTCTAAAGCTGTAATATTATCATAATTTTCTGGTACATATTGACCTGAAGTACACTTGAATACTATTTCGTTTTTGAAGTTGTTGATGATGCCTTCACCACGAGCCAATATGACTGCTTTTTTAAACCCGTTATTTTCTGTTTTGATTTGTTCGATAATTCCGGTTGTAAGGCAGGTCTTACCTGTACCCATTTCATTGACGATAAGAATCTTATCGTAGGGAGTTCGAGAAGACATATAACGAGCCATTATCTTCTGATTTTTAAGGAGTTGTCCTGGTACTCTAGGTACGGTTTCAGTCTGTTCAAGCCTTTCATTATAAAATTCTTTTTTCCTATATATATCGAAGCTAAAATCAGCTTCGTCTAAGTCTGGATATATAGGTAAAAAATCAGTTATATCATCTATTTCCATTTTATTATACGAAAGAATATTTATTAAATTTGTAATTATTGTAATTGCAAATTAAATTGGTAAATAATAAATGTACGCTGATGTGCTTTTTAACTCTTGTAAAAAACTAAAAGAATTATATTATTACCCTCATAATATAAACATCTCAAAAATGGATTCAAATAAAGAGATTGTAAGCAGACTTAAGTTTATAGGTCGGATTCAGAAGGGAGAGAAGATAAATACAAGACATATGTACGTACAACAAGATGGCTTTACAACTATGATATCTAGGACATTTCTTAATCAGGACAATAGAGCCAATTGTTTATCTTTCATCCAGGATACAATATCGAAAGCATTCGAGTTATTGTCGTTATATGAAAGGTCAGACAGAGAGAGTGATATGATGATTTGTTTGAATATAGTAAATGATATACAGAACGCTAAGGTAGGGATTAACAACATAAAGGATACATATATGATTGACATCAAGTTTACATGTGACCTTGATACCCTCCTCGAATTCATAGATGCTCGTCTAATTGGACTGATACATAAATACCCAATGTTGAAAAAAGAACAAACAGAAGAAAGAACTATTTTCTCAATGAAACCAGAACCTGATGAAAATAACTTAATTTAAACTCATATACAACTCTAGTTTATATAACTATTATTCGTTATTTATTATTCTATAATAAATAATGTAAATTACATTAGATTTTCAATCTGCTTTTTAAACTTTTCTAACTTATTAACTAGCGTTTGATTTTCATCAGAAAAACGAGTATTTTGTTCTTTTAAGACTCTATTTTTATTATCTGCTTCATCCAGTTCAGAATTAAACTCATTATTTAAATTATATAATAATTCATTATCATTCTCCAACTCTTCATTTGTTTGTCGAAACTCGTCATTTTGAAGTGAAATCGACCTTATTTCATCATTTAATTCTTCAATGTCTTTTTGAAAAAGTTCATTATACTTCTCCAGTTCTTTATTTGTTTGTTGAAACTCAACATTTTGAACTGAAATCGTCTTTAGTTCATTGTTTAATTCTTCAATCTCTTTTTTAAAAAGTTCAATATCAATCTTCAGTTCTTCATTTATTCGTTGAAACTCATCGTTTTGGACCAAATTTGAAGACAGTTCATTATTTAATTCTTCAATCTCTTCTTGAAAAAGTTCATTATCTTTCTTCAGTTTTTCGACAGATGCATTCTTCATATCTATTTCAATTATAAGTTGTTTTTTAATATGACTTAGTTCATTTTCATTAATGCTATTCTTTTCATCCATGGTATCCAACTCGCCATGTAATAAGTAGTTTTCATCATCTAGTTCTTTATTTAATTCTAAAACTAAATTCAGTTTATCCTTTATTTCAGTTATTGTGACCGAATTCATACTTGTTATCCCTTCTAATTCAATTATTTTATTTGATTTAACTTTAATTATATCTTCTAAATCGTTTATTAAAAGAGATTGAAAATCAATCTCTTCTTTACAAACTTCAATATCAATCTTCAATTTTTCATTCGTTTGTAGAAACTCGTCATTTTGAATTATAAGTTGTTTTTTTGCATGAAACAGTTCAATTTCATACCTATTATTATCTTCTTCCGATTCATCCAATTCACCTTGTAATAAGTAGTTTTTATCATCTAGTTCTTTTTTTAATTCTAAGAGAGAACTCAGTTTATCTTTTAATTCATTTACTTCGAGTAAATTCATACTGTTTAGCCCTTCTAATTCGGTTATTTTATTAGATTTATTCTTAATGGTATCTTCTAACTCACTTATTAAAAGATATTGATTTTCAATCTCTTCTTGAGAAAGTTCATTATCTACCTTTAGTTTTTCAACAGTTCTATTCGTCGTATCTATTTGAATCATAAGTTTCTTGTTAGTATTACTCAGTTCATTTTCATTCCTATTATTCTTTTCTTCTGATGTCTCAAATTCACCCTGTAATAAGTAGTTTTCGTTATCTAGTTCTTTGTTTAATTCTAAAAGAGAACTCAGTTTATCTTTTAATTCATTTACTTCGAGTAAATTCATACTGTTCACACCTTCTAATTCAGTTATTTTATTAGATTTAACCTGAATGGTCTCCTCCAAGTCGTTTATTAAAAGACATTGATTCTCGTTCTCTTTATGAAAAAGTTCATTATCTATTTTCAGATTTTCAACAGTTGTATTCGTCGTATCTATTTGAATCATAAGTTTCTTGTTAGTATTACCCAGTTCATTTTCATTCCTATTATTCTTTTCTTCTGATGTCTCCAAATCACCCTGTAATAAGTAGTTTTCGTTATCTAGTTCTTTGTTTAATTCTAAAAGAGAACTCAGTTTATCTTTTAATTCATTTACTTCGAGTAAATTCATACTGTTCACACCTTCTAATTCGGCTATTTTATTAGATTTATTCTGAATGGTCTCTTCCAACTCGCTTATTAAAAGAGATTGATTTTCATTCTCTTTATGAAAAAGTTCATTATCTATTTTCAGATTTTCGTTTGTTTGACTAAAAGCATCATTTTGAACTGAAAGTGTATTCATTTCGTTATTTAATTCGTCAATCTCTTCTTGGAAAAGTTCATTATCTATCTTTAGTTTTTCGACAGTTGTACTCTTCATATCTATTTGAATCATAAGTTGCTTGTTTGTATTACTCACCTCATTTTCATTCCTATTATTCTTTTCTTCTGATGCCTCCAATTCACCGTGTAACAAGTAGTTTTCGTTATCTAGTTCTTTGTTTAATTCTAAAAGAGAATTCAGTTTATCTTTTAATTCTTTTACTTCGATTAAATTCAGACTGTTCATACCTTCTAATTCTGTTATTTTATTAGATTTATTCTGAATGGTATCTTCTAACTCTGTTATTAAAAGAGATTGATTTTCAATCTCTTTTTGGAAAAGTTCATTATCTATCTTTAGTTTTTCGACAGTTGTACTCTTCATATCTATTTGAATCATAAGTTGCTTGTTTGTATTACTCACCTCATTTTCATTCCTATTATTCTTTTCTTCTGATGCCTCCAATTCACCGTGTAACAAGTAGTTTTCGTTATCTAGTTCTTTGTTTAATTCTAAAAGAGAATTCAGTTTATCTTTTAATTCTTTTACTTCGACTAAATTCATACTGTTTAGACCTTCTAATTCAGTTATTTTATTAGATTTAACATGAATTGTATCCTCCAAGTCGTTTATTAAAAGATATTGGAAATCGATATGTTCTTCTCGTTCGTGAAGACGTATTTCGGTCTCATCAACAAGTTGATTGTATAGTATTTTTTCTTGATTTAGTTCATCCAATACTTTATTAATATAGAAAGTCTTTTGTTCAATTTGACCCTCTAAAGAAACAACAGAATTTGATAATAAATCATCCAATTTATCTTCTAATTCAATATTGCGATTTTCATAAATTTCTAGATTGTGAATAAATTCAGAATTCTCCTCGTCCAGTTGTTCTATATTATATTCGAAATTAATGATATTCTGTTTCATTTTAGTGATACATTCTTGTTTTTCATTAACCATTTTATCTTGAGTTCCAATATAATTTTCATACTGTTCAACTTGAGATTGAAAACTAGTTCTTTCATTTTCTAACACATTCTTACATCTTAATATTTCATTTTGTAAGTTTAAAATACAAACTGAACTCTCGTATTTATTCTTTTCAATCTCAGCATTTTTACTGTTGATTCCATCCTGTAATTGATTAATACTTGATTCTCTATTATTCATATCGCTTTCTAATTCATTGATATAATCAGTTTGATTTGACATTGTATTTTCTAATTCAGAAATACTACGATTGAGATTGCCTATATTTTCAAGATTTTTATTCTTACTCTTTTCCATAATTTCAATTATGCTATTTAACTTTTGTTCGTTTGCAATATAATTTTGAACCTGTGTTTGTAAACTTGTTAATGTATTGTTATTTTCATTTCTTTCAATATCAAACTGCTCCATCTCATTTTCTAGATTTTCCATTTGAGTAACCGTGGCTTCCATTTCATTTTTAAGCTCAATTATCTTATTTTGAAATTGAACTTTCATCATCTCTGTTCTTTTGTTCTCTTCCATTAATTTATTATAATTGGTTTCCAGCTCATCATATAAGGATTTATTGATATCATACTCCTCCTTTTTAGAAGAAAGGTCCATCATACAAGTCTGTAATACAATATTTTCTTTGCTTTTATCTTCAAATTTAACCGATAATTCTTCATTTATCTGATTTAACTCATCAATACGATTAATCAGATATTCGTAATGTCTCTTCTTATCGTCTGACAAACGTGTTATCTCATCATACTTCGTATTTACACTTTCAAACTGAAACTTCAGATTGTTTTTCTCAAAAGTAATAACACTCAATTTTTCAGTTAACATATTGTTTTGACTCAAAATTTCTTCCATATTCTTTTTTAATATTTTACCCTTCAAAAGTTCATCTTCAAGTCTGATTTTGAGTTCGTTATTATCTGTTTTATATGATGTAATCTCGTCTTCTAACTCAAGATACTCTTCTTCTGATATCGGTTCTCTGTATACCTTTCTCTCTCCCTTTCTCAAAAACCCAAGCTGTACAATTATAAAATCGAGGATATAATCATCATCTCCATTCCATTTACTATAGTTTTCACCTTTAATCTCAACGAATTGAATATCAATAAGAGTCTTACCATTTATCAATTCAACCCTAAACGTAGCAGACTCATTAAAATTAATCTCTTGAATCTTGATATTTACTCCTGTTATCTGCCTAGTAGAATACGGTGTTAATTCAACTTCAATCATTTACTTTAAATAAGCTTATTTATAAATTAAAAATGAGAGTTTAAGGAACAGAATATGAACCACATTTGCAGTATCGATATTGGTAAAAAGAACTTTGCTTTCTATATTGAAGAAATTGATAACGAGTCATTATTATCAATTCAAAATATATCAAAAGAAAATAGATATCATTTAAACGGTACACCAACTCAAGATTTTAAAAATATATTAAAACAAGTATGGACAAACGGAAAAACAATTTTATTCAAAAACAATGACTTGACTAAAAACTGTAAAAAAGGAGCATATCTTGATACTGAAGTATATCACAATATGATAGACTTGCTAGACCAACACGGAACCTACTGGGACAATTGTCATACTATCATCATCGAAAAACAAATGTCCTTTGGTAAAAAGAACAATACGATGGCCGTTAAACTAGCTCAACACTGTTGGTCTTACTTTGCTTTCAGATATGGCAGATTTAAACAACTCGTTGAATTTCCAGCCTATTACAAGACTCAAATTCTTGGAGCTCCTAAACTTGAAAAGAAACTAAAAAATGGTAAAATTAGCTACAAATCAATAGATAAACCTGCTCGGAAAAAATGGAGCATAGTTCAAACAACAGAGATATTCAATGATAGACAAGACGAAAATACAATGGCCGACCTAAATTCAAATAAGAAAAAGGATGATTTAGCAGATTGTGTTACACAACTTCAGTCTTATAAATATATAGTTTTCGTAGATAAAATATATTTATAACTATAAAGTGAAATCAAATGGTTCAATTGAATCATAAAATTATATTCATCATCAGCATGATTCTAATGCTGCTATTTATTAGTATCATCATCTATTACTCTTTCAAAATAGAAACTGAGCTATACATCGACATCCCAATCGTAAGTTTTCCCTTTAAAAACCTTTTCGACGAAAATCAAAAACCTTTAAATATCATAGTTATTTCAGCTCCATTTAGAGAAACGAAGCATGAAGAACTATATGAAGAATATAAAAATCAAGGACTATCATTCTGTGGTATATCAAGCTATCTTGAATTTCCAGGACCTATTGATAATCCATTCGAAGACCAGTTCCATCTAGAAAGAAATCATAATTATACACAGATGGCAAGCGCCTGGTTACATTGTTTTAGAGAAGATAAAATACCCGATAATCTCAGACAATCCAATATACCTATGATATTGATGACTGAAGCCGACCTAAAAGACTCTGATAATATTCCTTTTAAAATAAATACTGAAAAAGAATATGATTTTATGTATTGTTGTCTCTCTGATAATGAGAAATGCGATCCAGGATGGCAATCATACAATAGAAACTGGGAACTAGCTAAAAAATGTTTAGAAGTAATGTGTAGTCAATTCAATCTCAAGGGAGTACTTGTTGGTAGACAAAACTGTGAATTTACCAATAAATGTAATAGTCTAGTTAAAGTCCTCCCATTTCTACCTTATAATGAGTTTCAAGAAGAAATGCAAAAATGTAAGTTCCTTTTCGTTCCAAATATTTCAGATGCATCACCAAGAGTAATGACAGAAGCAATGTGTTATAATATGCCTGTACTAGTCAATTATAATATTATTGGTGGATGGCATAATGTAATTCCTGATATTACAGGGGAATTCTTTACAGACGAAAATGATATAATACCATCATTAACAAAAATAGTGAATAACTACGATTCATATCAACCTAGAACTTGGTTCCAATCTAATAGAGGAATAAAAAATTCAGGTAAAGTCTTAGCCGATTTCTTAAAGAAATGTTATCCAAACTTGAACAATAAGGAGATGAAATATACAACTATTACAATTTAACTCTGAGCCAATATGAGTATTTGTATCATAATCAATTCAAATTTATATTGAAAAACAATATAAATTTATATTCAATACATACTCCCTTTCAATGTATTTTGAAACTTTTCAGTTAGATTCACAACTGGTCTTCCTCTTTTTACAAGATTGACAGTCTGTTCATAAGATACTCCATACTTCTTCATTATATAATGTATCACAACCGAGGCCGACCTAGAAGCTCCCATATAACAATGAACCAATACCCTATCACCAAGTTCTAAATGATGTTCAATCACATTATAACTCTCATTCAATATGCTTGATATGTCATCCAAATTATTATCTCTAATTGGAAATTTGTAATAAATTAGATTGTTTTTCCCTTCATAAAAATTATCAATTTCATCAGTGATGTTCAATATGATATTTATGTTTTTTTTATCAAGTTCGTTCTTGTTATAAGCATTGAATGATGACCCGAGAAACAGGTTTGGAATTATCTCTGTGCTTTCAGAAAAGAAATATCGATATTTTGAATACCATGGTAAACCAGCCTCAACACGCCTTACTATTTCTTCATTCTTATCATATCGTATGATTGGAACAGATGACAAGTAGTTGTATAACTTCTTTCCCAATATATAAATTGAACCGTAAATGTAATTCATTCTTTATTATTTGAATTATATTTAATTTCAAGTTTGAATTAGTATAAAGATAGCATAAGGAATAATGCTCGAATGCTAGTTCCTATACCACCTGAACAAACTAATTTAACATGTAGATAATTAATTTGTTTCTTGAATGTCGATGATTTATTATTAAATATAGAAACCCTAGTAGCATCGTTAATTGATATAGATGAAAATTCAGTAGGATTTGATAATGATGTCGAACTTGTTGAGTTATATAAGTATATTGTTGCTGAACCATTCATAGTAGTTGGAACAACAGCAGATAACATTCCTCCAAAAATGATTACATTTTGAGGAAATGGAACACCGACTTGAACTTCCAATAATTGATTATAATTGGATGTTCCGGGAAATAAGTAATGAGTTGCATTTCCAAAATTTCCAAATATAGAAAAAGCAAAATTTGCAGATTCAATATTGACTGAAAATCCATTATCATCCGAATTTGCATTTATTAAATCAGTAGCAGTTAGTTGAATCCCTGAATTTTGAACTGTTAAACCGGTTGGTTGTTTTATATCATATAGTCCTCCTGCTACGGTTGCTGTTTTAATGATAATAAAAGATGATACATTTGTAGTTTCAACACCAATTGAATTTGTACCACTTGCAAAAATAACTGCATCACGAATTGAAAATTGTAATGGACCTGTAAAATACCACCCTCTTACTATTCCACCTCCTGATGTTGAACTTTTAACATTTGTGGTTGTTCTTTGAACGGCATTTGTCGAAAGAACAACATCAGGATCTGTCGTTGTTCCGTCACTAAAAATACCACATACAATATTACTTAATGTTGAACTGGTTGAAGTTACATTAATTAAACATACTCTAATTTTTGCGCTTGTGGAAGTTGCGTTTGGAAAATAAACTCCTTTTAGTTGTACATTTGAGGCAGAAGTTAAGTTTAAAGTAATATCCTCAAGTCTGGAATTTGCACCCATTGTAATTAATGTTGTGTTAGCAAGGACATTTGTTCTTTGTATTATACAGCCTTGTAAAGTGACCCCTCTTAATGTAGTATTAGGAGGAATAGTAATACCACCATTAGTTAAATTATTAGTTAACTCATATGTCCCTGGCATAACCCATATTGTGATTCCTGAACTTACATTGCTAACTATTTTATCAATTGCTGCTTCGATTGTTTTAAATGCATTTCCGCCTATTTGTCCTGAAATATCAGAACCGAGGATACTATCTACTACTGCAACATTACCAAAAGCAACAGTTCCTGCAGGTCCTTGAGAGCCTGTATGATCAGCAGGTGCCCAATAAATTCCATTATAGGCTAAAATTTGAGTTGTTGTAGGCATTTGATCACTAATTGGTACATTTCTCATATATCTTGGATATTCATTCGTCCATTGACTTCCGTTATAAGTTAATACTTGTCCGTCGATTCCTGACAAATTAGGATTAATTGGTATACCTCCTATTTCACTTGTATATCCACTATTCCATTCAGTCCCATTATACTTTAATGATTTTCCTGAAGTTGTTGCTGATTCTAAATTGGAAGCAATAGGCATATTTTGTAAATATCCAGCATTCCAATATGTAAGACCTCTTCCTTCCGACCTCACTCTTTTATAATCTAACTGATCTTCAATTCTAAACATTTATTTCAATAAAGATATTTAAATTAATTTCTAATAAATGATAACCTTATTACCATTTGATATTATATGTTCATTATCTTTAATTTCCAGCATAATTTTATACTTTAAAATTAAAAACAAAACCAAACAGACTTCAATATCAATTATTAGTATATTTATTTTAATGATTATGTATTTTTCGCTTCGATTTCACATTGGAATTATATTGTTAATAATGATACTCATTCCAGGAATACCTCCGTTCTAAATTCTTAATATTTAAGTTGAAGTTCAAGTTAAATATTTATTCTACAGGTTCAGTATAGTCTTCATTATATCGCGATTCGTGAAATTCCCAGTATTCAGGACATCCGAATTTCCATTCATCAGGTGTCGGTTTTGCTTTGTACCAGAAGACACAATCTTGCCATACATTACTGGTAGTAAAGTTATGTATATACATAGCTGAATAGTTATCGGTAAGTTGGTCCATTAAATTACAAAACATCTCAAAATCTGGAATGACACTTGCATAGTTTTCATATAGTGTTTTCCTGTTCTTTAAAAGAGGTTCTCGTAGGATGAATACACCGTCAATACTAGTTCTGATATTAGGGCGAATATCCATCGCGTACTGTAATGCGAGTATATACATCAAACTCCAATGTCTTCCCTTCTTGTAAAGTCCAATTTGAAGTGGTTTATTAAAAATGGTTGGGTCTTCTGTACAGTCATCAATGATGAGGACTGCCCATGGATTAGGTAGATGTTGCATAGCTAGTTTCTGTCTTTTAACAAAGTCTTCAATCTTATCTTCTCTGTATTCGTTATAGACAAAAGAAGAGGGCATAAACGACTTGTATAGGTGATTTGTATCTTCTGTTCCATTCATTGCAAGTCCAACTGGAAATATATGTTTTTTTGCATATAAAAGTGCTTTGATAAGAGTCGATTTACCTGTATTCTTAACGATATCACAGGATTTTAACAGGAACAAACGATTTTTATCAAGAGAAAATCCATAGTATTCTCCAACTCCTTTGGGAATAACCTTGAATCCAGTTACAAGATGATTCTTATTATTTTCGTGTTCTTCTTTGAATTGCTTTCCTAGAACTTTGGTAGGAATTTTACTTAATCCTGAACCATATATATTAACCCTGTAATAAGTGCCTTCTTTTATGGTACTTGCAAAACCTAATGACCTTGCTACGAATACCATATCATCAGCTAATGTTTTATTTTTCAGTGTAATTTCAAACATTTTACCATTACAGTTTAAATGTCCATCTGTATCTATTAATCCTGCTAAAACCTGTAATCTGGTTTCTCTATCGTTGATTTTATAATCGAATGGTATATGTTTATTATTTGATAAACCATAAGATTTAAAACTGGATAGCAATTTATCTTTTGTTTTACTTTCACATGATGCACTTGTACCGTCTCCCAACCATAACCCTAAAAAATAGGGGTCAATTTGAACTGCTTTTTTATTCCAGCTAATTCCTGATGACCTAATAAGTTTCCAACGATTCTGCCAAGTTTTTGATTTTTGTAAATAATCATTAACACTAATAATAATCCTACTCCCTTTTAAGACCTCATTATAACCAGTACATTCCAGTACCAAGTCGTGTTTTAAATTTACAGTATACAAATCCCCCTTATTAGGTTTAATTTCGAACATCTCCTCTTCATCATGGTAGAGTTCTTGAACGGTTCTTGGAGTATTGTCATCACCCATTAAAACATCACCAATTTTAACATCCTCAACCTTTTTAGTTTCTCCATTAAACATCAATACTTCTGTTCCTGGGGCAAAACACCCAGGTTTCCCAATAACAACAAGTTTTACACCTCCTTTGTAGTCAGGGTCTTCAAACTTGTTAGTAAAGGGTGGAATCATATCTAGGTTCAATTCTTTAATTCTTATATTTTCAGCCATAATTTACCTATGTGCAAGCTATTTTTAAATAGATATACATGCATATTTAATCTTCTTAAGTCTCCAAATTAAACTGGAAGTATATACATATTCATAATTCAATTACCATATTATCAATATCGTTTTCACCTGATAATTCATATTCTATTTGTCATGAAAAATAGGTTTTCTTATTGTTTCAATATTAATAGACTGAAACGAAGTTAAGATTATCAGGATTCTAACTAAGTTAAACTGTAACTTAAAAGGATTACATTTGGTTTCCCTCGAGTAACAACTTCGATCTCGTTGAGTGTTCTTATAAAACTACCTCAATTAGACTAAAAAATGTTTTCACAATTATTAAGTATGAATAGACAAACTAAGATGAGTGATATGACTATTGGTGGGTGATGAAATTACGGTGACTAGTCCTGATAAAAGGTTGTCTATGTCAGGATTCAAGCCTGAAATAGTAAAATTATGGGAGAATTTATTATTCGTAAATTTTAATTGATATTATTATAAATGATAAACAACGAGTTATTTTATCATTCTATGGTTGAAAAACATTTTGACTTTGTATCGAGCCGTGGAAAAGAAGTTTTCCAATCAGTTGTAAAGTATACTGGTACTGTAATTAACAAACGGATTAACAGAGCTATTAGGGATAAAAAACCATTATCAGTAGAAGATCGTAAAGTAGTTGATGATTTAGATAATCTGTATAGTGATGTTGAACCTACTACACAACCCTTAACTTTATTCAGAGGGATTCAAGATAGAGCTCATGTTAATGCTGATAGCTCATTTATATCTGCAAGTTACAATATAAATATAAGTAAAAGGTTTACTAACACAACTACAAAATGTTGTCTTCTAATATTTAATATTCCAATTGGAAGCAAGGTTTTGTTTATTGGAAAGTGTTCTCGTTACCCCCATGAATACGAAGTTCTCCTAGATAGAAAAGCTAATTTTTTAGTTACATCAATCAAGGAAGATGGTAAAATGGGATATTTGGCTTCGTTCTTCAACTATTTAACGAGAAACTTTTTAAAAAGTTTAACTCAGATTTATATCAGCTATATTCCAAAGGATTCATTGCCTGTTCCAGCTAATATACAAGACATTATTCAACTTGGCAAACTTAGTCCAACAAAATTGCCTCTTTCTCAACTTAAACTAAAGGCTAAAATGTTAGGTTGCAAGGGTTATTCAAACATGAAGAAACCTCAGCTTCTTGAGTTTATTAAAACATGTAAAAAATCTCCTAATAAATCACCTGTTAAATCCCCTATTAAATCTCCTAATAAATCTCCTATTAAATCTCCTATTAAATCTCCTATTAAATCTCCTATTAAATCACTCAGTCCAAGCAAATTGAATCTAGTTCAGCTTAAACTAAAGGCTAAAAAGTTAGGTTGCAAGGGATATTCAAATATGAAGAAATCTGAGCTTATTAAGTTTGTTAAAATATGTAAAAAGTCACCTCTTAAGTCACCTCTTAAATCACTCAGTCCAAGCAAATTGAATCTAGTTCAGCTTAAACTAAAGGCTAAAATGTTAGGTTGCAAGGGATATTCAAATATGAAGAAATCTGAACTTATTAAGTTTGTTAAAATATGTAAAAAGTCACCTGTTAAATTAGTCAAGTAGGAATGTACACCGCTTTAACAATAACTTACATGTTTGAAACTGATTACGAATTCAATAAATATCTCTCTTTCAGCTTCATATTCTTTAATCACGATTGAACATGAAGGATTATTTAAAACTTATGTAAAATACAAGCCTGTTCAAGACTCAAAACAAGAGGAAACTAAATCAGAATATGAAAATATCCAATCGAATGACTGTTCAACTAACACTGAAAAAATGATTTTTAAAACTACTATAATATCGGTTTGTATATTTGAACTGAAGATAATCTTAAATACCCACTGAAGATAATCTTAAATACCCAAGAAATCTTATATAAGTCAATACTTTATTTCAGGTATAATTTGGTCTGATTTTTAAATAGATATACATACATATCTATTTAACATTACAATATAAATTCTACTTTTTTAAACTGCTTTATCGTCTTTTGTTTTACTATTTTCTAAAAGAGTTGCAAAATCATTACCGACAGAATGTCCTAATCCATGAACTCCGATTGATATTGATGATAAAAATATAATTATAATTAGATTTTCAGGTTGAACTCTATCTTTGTTTTGAAATAATAAAACGATTCCGACAATAAAAAGTAATCCTGCAAATAGGTTACAACTCATGCCAGCAATACTATTAAGTGACATTTATTATTAAAAAGAAGTTAAATTTCTATTTACAAAACCCTCTTAATTGAAGGGTCAAAACCTATAGCAAGATAAGAGAATGCGATATACATAATAGGACTGACACTAGCAAAGAATAGATGGAGAGCTTTGGAGTCTGGAGTATTACTGGAACAAGCCATAGCTCTGTATATAGCCAATACAAAAATTAGTAAATAGATTAGAGTTGCCATCATTGTTGCTGACCTGAGATTTCCCATCATCTCTTCTTTTTGTTGAGGAGATAGAGTAGGGCTATTTGGGTCGGTTGACTTGACATAGACATTGTTGAAAAGGATTAGTTCAATCATTTTATTATATTAAAAATATAATAAATAAATTCTTATTCGTTATCTCTATTCAGCTTAATAACTCTATCGAAACTTCCTTCGACAATCTGATGAGCTATAATCACAATCAACTTACCATTGAAATGTTCCTTGATACCATTGAATACACAACTTGTCATCGTTTGGTCTAAACTGGCTGTACTTTCATCAAGCATAAGCAATGGGGTATTGAATATCTCTCCAAGTGCCAAAGTATAGGCTAAAATGACTCTGCTTATCTCTCCTCCTGATAGCATATTCAAGTCGCATTCCATACCCTTGTATTCAATGGCTAAGTTTATGCTTGGTTTGGTATTCTTCTTTGTTTCCTTGAATGTTTGTAGACTGATGGTAATAGGGTCGTCAGGAAAAAATGCTTCTAGATAAATCTGAACGTGAGTATTAATAGTATCAATTATATTCAATAATGCTATGCTTTCAGCTTCTAATATCTTTTCTTTTAACATCGTTGATGCACCATGTCGTTGTCTACTAATATTACAATCTGATTCTAGTTTAATAATTCGTTCTTTCCAATCATTATATGTTACAATATCAATCTGAGCTCGTTTCCATTCTTCGATAAGTTTCAAATTTTGAGAGTGTTCTTCCCTCTTGTTTTCAATACTTTGTATTTCATCTAACAATTCATTCATTTCGCTTTGGATGGTAAAATCAGTTCGAACTTGTTGATACTTTATTATATGTTCATTTTGTGATTGAGAAATTAGATTTTCATATTTTGATTTTTCTTTCGAAAGTTCAGTCTTATTTGAGTTCAATCTTTTATATAATGATATCGTTTCTGTTTCCTCTTGAATTAATGCTCTTAATTCGCTTTCTGTAAATAAAGTCGATACGAATGATGTATATTTTGATTTTAACTTATTCAATTGCTTTTCAACTGATAAAACATTATTTTTAAAAGAATTATAGGATGAAGAAAAAGAAGAATTTCTGATTGAATCTTCTATTGTTTTTTTCTTCTTTTCTAAATTCCTTTGATTCAGTTGATATTCCTTCAGGTAATTAATATCATTAATTAAGTTATCTCTTTCGGGTAGTTCTTCGTATGATTCTATGATTTCGTTTAAACTCAACTCCAATTCAGTCTTGCGTTTCAACTTATATTTATCATTTTCGACTATTTTAGTTAAATTGGTTACATTAGCGGTAAGTGTATTTATCTGATTGCTTATGGTATTCATATCCATATCAATATCACCATCAGTGATATTTTCAAGACATAGGGAATTCTTAACAAGACGAAGCTTTGAGTTACAAGAAGGACATGAATATAATTCTTTTTGCAACTTTAGTCTGGTCATCAGTCGTGATTGAAGTTCTAAATCTTGTTTCATTGAATTCAACTTGAGCTCGTTTTCTTCTATTTTAGCAGGATTTACATTGTGTTTGAGCAAGTCTTTCCTCATATTTCCAATCTTATCAATATCATTTAGAGTTGAAGAAAGAGAGTCCAATGTATCAATCAATTCTTCTGAACTAAACTCTTGCCAAAGTTCTCTGATAATATTTTCAAGTTGAACATTATATTCTTGTTCTTCTTGTTCTCTCATATTGTTCAACTTTTTATTGTCTTCATTGAACTGGTATTCAACCTCAATCATCTCCTTCTGTAAAAGGATATCGGATAACAATTGTTTATGTTCTTCCAATTTGGTTTCATCTGTATATTCTAAATTAATATTTTCAATCTGATTTTCAATCTGTTTTATCTTATTGTTAATAGATTCGATAGATTCTGTTCTTGTAGATATGATTGAATTTAGAATATGAATCGAGTTTAATTCTTTTTCTTTTTTATTAATATTATTCTGTGCTTTAGTCACGAGAGTTGTGCAGTTTTTAAAACGAACATTTTCATTCTTAATAGCAAGTTCAATTTGTGTCTTCTTGCATTTGATAGGGAATTTTATATGTTCATCAGGTTTCTTGATTTCTTCGATAATCTTCTTTGCCATCAGCAATTGAGACTCATTTCCAACTAGTTCATCGTGAGTTTTTGTTATATTAGCTTTGCATCGTATCTTGATATCATTGAGATTAATATCCTTAAAAGCAAACCTTTCCAAGAAGGATAGTTTCTCTAACGGATTCATCATTATAAAGGAATTCATTGCATTCTGAGAGATATAGCCTGTAACATCAAAGTTCTCCCCGAACTTACTATTAATCAATTCTTGTCCAACATCATCTTCATACATATCGTTAACTACCAACCTGTTAGGCCTTTTAGTTCTAACGATTTTAATGTCGTCAAAATCAAGTTCTACCAAACAAGATGTTTTTCCAAAAGAAGTAACCTTATTTCCAACTCCAAATAAGGCAAAATGGATACCATTCAGAATTGTACTCTTGCCATATCCTGAAGGCGCCGATATTAGGGTAATGCCATTATCACCCAAATCAAACGTATTATCTTCATAACATCTAAAGTTTTTAAGTCTAATTCGCATATTGTTTTTGCTTATTTTAAATAGGATTTTTTTATAAATCATTTAAAAATTACCTTGAGTAAGGTAAAAATGTCATACGATATCACTTATGAAGAAAAAAATGATAAGCTCCTGGTTCAATGTGACCGGGGATTATACAAAGATATTATGAAAAATTTGGCTGGACGTTGGAATAGTAAATCAGGAGGTTTTATGTTACCTATTGAAAAGAAAGATGAAATCGTGGCTTTAATTGAAGGCATTAGAGATGCTCAAAAGGAACAAGAAAATAATCATTCAGATGAAAAGGATGACCATATAAATACTCGTTTCGAGCATAAAAATGAACTTAAAGAAGAACCTAAAATTCTTCAGTCTAAATCAGATGAAATAGAAGCTGATATTCAAGAGACAAAATATGACGACAAGGATTCTAATAATGAATCATATGAAAGAAGAGAACCAGATATTTTACCTACAAAATATGTTGAAACAGAACCTGATATTCAAGAGACAAAATATGATGAAAGTATTTTACCTACCAAATATTATGAAATAGAAGATAACACAAGAAACGTTGAATCCTATTCTGAAACACAAGCTAAAAATTCTAGTGATATTGAGGTTGAACATCAGATTATTTCGGATGTCGATTCTGAAATTGAAGTAACACAACCAAGAATACCTCCTATTACACAAAAGTTTGTAAAAGAGAACTTACCATCTTTTATGGAATCTGATGATGAGATAGATGACGAATTTATTCCTCCAAAAAGAGAAGTTCAACCTAAGGTACAAGTTCAACCTAAGGTGCAAGTTCAACCTAAGGTGCAAGTTCAACCTAAGGTACAAGTTCAACCTAAGGCACAAGTTCAACCTAAGGTACAAGTTCAACCTAAGGTACAAGTTCAACCTAAACCCCAAGTTCAACCTAAGGTACAAGTTCAACCTAAGGCACAAGTTCAACCTAAGGTACAAGTTCAACCTAAGACACAAGTTCAACCTAAGACACAAGTTCAACCTAAGACACAAGTTCAACCTAAGACACAAAGTAAAGTAGAATATTTGAATGAATTAAAACCTCAATTTACTTTTGACAAGAAATTAGAATCAAATTTTCCAAAACAAGAAACTAAAGTACAATGGAAACCAAAGACATCTGAATCTACAAAATCTATAGAAAATGAATCTTTTTACCGACCACCATCCAAGAATAAAAAAAATCGAACTCCTTCTCCTTCTCCTTCTCCTTCTGAATCTAGTGATATTGATTATAATGAATACGATGATGATGACGACGACGGTGATGAGGATGAAGACGGTGAAGAAGAATATGAGTCCGATGAGGAATCAGAAAGCGATGGTGAACTTGATTATAATAGATATATTCCTCCTTCAAAAAAATATAGTAGAGATAATTTTAGAGAAGAGAGAAAACGAGAAAGTTATTTTCAAGATAAAAAGAAAGACAATTCTAGTTCAAATCAGAATAAAAGTAATAAATATACAAAAGAAGAAAAAGAAAAACTGAAGAAGAAAGTTGAATTGCTAGAACTTAAAAAAGCAAAGAAGTACGGTAGAACGATTGAAGACGTAAGGTCGGAACGGAAACAAACAACTATGAGATTTCAAGAATTAGTTAATAAGATGTTAGTTCTTGAGCAGAAAGTAGAAGAGCTTGAATATATGTTAAAACAAAAAAATAGAAGAAATTATTAAGCAATCACAATTTAAATTATAACTGAAACAGTTATATTTTATCACATTATAAACAATTCTACTCCTCCTTCTTTTCAACTTCATCTTGAGTTGAGTTTGAAGTTTCTTCATCATATACACCTTCAAGAACGGCATCTTCAACTAGAAACTTCATAAAGTTATCTTTAGTAATATCTTTATCCTCAAATCCAGCTGACTTACGAGCTTGCATATACTTGTCGAAGTAGTTGTTTTGGTATTCTGGAAATTCTGAATCCATTTCATCTAAAGTAGTTTTTGTAGACCGGAGAATAGTTCGAATCTCAGCCATTTTCTTTTGATGTTCAAGATAAGTCCAACTGAGTTGTGCTTTCTTAACCTTGAGAGTAATGTAACTATCAAAAGGGTCTACGTCGTCAGGGTCTCTCTTTGATTCTGAAATGAGAGCTTCCTCTCGTTCTTTCATATCGTCAACTACCTTTTTCTCTTCCATCTTCTTCTCCTTTACAGAAGAAGACATTGATTTGGTTGTTTCTTTACGAATATCAATCTCGTTTGTTTCTGCCGAGAACTTTGAACTAAGAGTCAAAGGAAATGGTCGTCCAACATAAGAATGATAAATTTGATGATATGAATCTACATTACGGATAAGAAATTCAGCTCTTTGAACAGCTTCACATTCAGTGGCAAAATTACCTCTTAACTTTGCAAAACCATAAATTCCTTGTTCATTTGGAACAGCTCCCTTTGCAGGTACAAAGGAAATAAGTCCATAAGTTTGGAGACTAACTGGAGGGTCAGCATATGTTTTATCAACACGGGGAAACTTCTGAACAAAATCAGTATTATTTAATTCAGTCATTGCATCATTCGTCTGTTCATCAGATAAAGGAGCACCTTGTTCAGGTCTCCAACGAACAGTGCGGTCTCGGTCTTCAGGTGAGGTAAGGGAATTCTCTTTTGTCCATTCAGGATGATTAATATTTGAAGTCATTTTTTATATCAAAATATAATCTTTAGATAATTATATTAGTTTAGAACTTAATTCCAGTATCATTTATGGTTTGAAGTGTGCAAATGAAGTTGTAACTTATAACCATTTTATACAGAATTTTTAAATGTAATTCATAGTCCTTTTATGAGTATAATTAAACCAATCGTATTTTGATTTAATTAAAGTAAACATAGTAAGACATTGAATTGTAACTTTTTAAATTGAAATACAATTTAAAAATAATTTATATTCAACAAATTGTAATATGGCCAGAACAACTAATTCTTTGACTATGAATAAATATATTAAGAAAATCAATTCGATTTCAACCGATGAATTACAAGAATATTTCAACACAGAACCATTTGAGTTCCTAAATCTGATGAAGATATATCTTGATGACATCTATTATAATAGTGGAAATGATACTGGATTATCAGATGAACAATATGATATGTTAAAAGATACCCTCATTGCAAGAGACCCGGACTACAATCCACCTATCGGTGCTATAGTTAGAGAGACAGAGAATCGTGTGAAAGTCCCTTGTCATATGGGTTCGATGGACAAAATTAGACCTGATAGAAAAGAGGATGTAATCAAACTGCGAAAATGGATAAAACAATATAATTCTTCATTACTCATTCAAGATAAACTAGACGGAGTCTCGTGTCTAATAGTAGTCAAAAACGGCGAATATAAACTTTATAAACGACCAGGAAGTGATGGTTATGGAGCTGATATTACATATCTACTTCCTTACTTGAAAACCATTCCGAAAAATCTTGACGATATTACAGTTAGAGGAGAACTGATTATACAAGAGGATATATATAATAAGAAATATACAGAAGAATATAAGAACTCAAGAAATATGGTCTCTGGACTAACAAGTTCAAAGAAAATCGGAAAAGGAATAAAGGATATTGATTTTGTAGTATATGAAAGAGTCACTGAAAATGCAACTGAAACTCCACTTGAGATGTTCAAAGAATTAAAACAATTAGGATTTCAAGTTGTAAACTACGAAGTCGTGAATGAAATCTCTATGGATGACTTAAGTGAATTATTAGGTAAATTCAAACTTCAATCTCAGTATAAAATTGACGGAATCGTGGTGCAATCGAATTCTATATATATTCGTAATACAGAAGGAAATCCTGACTACTCGTTTGCTTTCAAGATGAATATTGATAGTAATATGAAAGAGAGTGAAGTTATCTCTGTAGAATGGAATATTAGTAAGTGGGGATTGTTGAAACCAAGAGTTCAAATTCAACCTGTTCATATTGGTGGTGTTGTTATCCAATATGCAACCGGATTTTATGGTAAATTTATAAGAGATAATGGAATCGGTCCTGGTGCTATCGTTAAGATTACTAGGAGTGGTGATGTAATTCCTTTTATTGTTGGTGTGATACGAAAAACAGAGCCGTCAATGCCAACTATTCCGTATAAATGGAATGAATCAGGAGTTGATATCTATACTGACCAAGAAGGAGAAGAAATATCTATCAAACAAACTATTTCTTTCTTTTCCAGTCTTAATATCAAGTTCATCGGAGCTTCTATTGTTAGGAAGCTTTATCAAGCTGGTTTTAATTCTGTTTTCAAAATCATCGGCGCATCTATTGAACAAATGGCTTCTATTGATGGAATGGGAAATAAATCAGCAGAAAGGATATATTCTAATATTCGGTCTCAATTGGAAGTTTCATCATTAAGTGATATACTTGCTTCTTCAGGAGTATTTGGTTTTGGTATAAGTAGTAAGAGGGTCGATAAGTTAATTGTCGATATTCCTAATCTATTAGAGTTACCAAAGACAATGAGTTCACCTGATATTCTATCAATGGTAAAAGCTGTCGAAGGATTTTCTACAAAAACAGCTTCAAATATAGTTATTAATTTAGAAAAAGCAAATACATTTATGACTGAATTGAATCGTATATTACCACGTGAGACTAAAGTTGAAGCTAAAGAAGAGAGTAAAGTAGAAGTTAGAGAGTCAAGGATTAATAATTATAAGATAGTATGTACCGGTTTTCGAGATGGTGACCTAGAAAAGGAAATCCTATTAAGGGGAGCAACAATCATTTCCACTGTCTCTAAAAACACCGATATAGTTGTCGTTAAAAATCTAAATGATAAACCAACGGTAAAGGTATCAAAGGCAATTCAGCTTGGAATATCTATTGTACAAAAAGATGATTTCGTTAAGAATTACCTATGATAATATTGTAATTAATTAAAAAATTTTAATTAATTATAAATGGACAAGCAACTCATACTTGATATTTGTGAAGGAAAGTCTGAATTATCAGTACTTGACTTATCTGATAATAGCAAAGATTTCCTCCTTAGGCTATGTACTGTTTTGATTTCGAGAGGATATGAAAATCCATTTCTAAAAAAATCGTTTAAATTGATAACTGATAATAAAATTTCTATTTTGAAACGTAACTTCAATTCATTACAAAAGACAATTCTATCAAAAGATAGAACTGCCATCACTATAACTTTCGGAGACCAAGCCGAAAATCATGCTGGTATGCAAATCATCGGTAAAATGGCTGAACACGGTTTCACTATCGATGAATTAAAAAAAACTAAATCTCTGTTTGAAAGTCAAGGGTGTACGTGTGAATACATTAACCTCAAACAAAGATTACTTGACACCTGGAGTAACCCTGATAATATAAACATCGATGATGCTGGTGTCCTGCTTATAAGAAATGGAGTTTCCCATATTTTGAGGGAGGTCGGATATAACGCAGACAGTATGTTCGAAGAACAAGCTCATTTAAACCTGGATACTAAAGCTTTTATGAAAGGCCGAGTTGTAAATAAAGTCGCTAGACATAATGTATGTTTCGACGAGACTGAGCAAGAACCTGATTATTCAAATAAAAAAGGCCGTATAGTAAAATATGATGATGTTCCGGTGACTAAATATCTGAGATACTCTTTTCCTAAATATTTAGGTAATTCTGCTACAAAGTTAGCTGGTGAAGGTAACTATTATTATGATATAAGTATATGTGGTATTGGATGGCACGGTGATACAGAACGAAAGAAGGTAGTTGCTGTAAGACTAGGTTCTAGTATACCTTTATCCTATCAATGGTTTTACAGACATAAAATAATCGGAAAGAGAATAGATATACCGAAGATTAATCATGGTGATATTTATGTTATGAGTGAGAAAGCATCAGGTTTCGATTGGAAAAGTTCATCCTTTGCAACTTTAAGACACGCGGCGGGCTCTCAAAAGTTTCTTAAATATAAACCTGAATGGCTAGAAAAACGAAAAGATAATAATCGTCGTAAAGTTTAATCTCTTTTAAACGGAAAAAATATATAATAAATTCAATATGCAAAATATCAATAATATTAGAAATGACCTAAATGAATCGTTATACAGTCTGCAAATATACGAGTATTGCGATTACAAGTATTCTGGTAGATTGGGTCATTATATCTTAGGCAATGTAAAAGGTGTAAATTTAAAGATGATTATCGATATGGAAAACAATATCGATAACGAGACTGAATATCAAACATATGTGTACATCGAAAATAATACCGTTATGATAATTTATGTGGATGAGAGGAGAAATGAACATACTTATCGAGTTTATCCAAGGTTATTTATAACCATCCTGTTTAATGCTATCGTAAGACTCAGGAATCTCTAGTTTTTAATTCAATTAATTTTTAGTTGAATTACAATTTGATTTTAGAAGAATTTAACTTTCTCTTCATATAGATGGGAAATTGGGAGACATTTCTGAGTATATCCAGAATAGTCATAATCAATTTTTCCAAAGTTACTCCTTAGCTTTTCAACAGACATATGACCACCATACTCCTTTAATACTCTCCAACTGGAAGCAGGTGAGATTGTCATTGCTTTTGTATTATTAAGCTTGTTAAATATCTTTGTCAATAACATTTGAGACATATCGTACATCCGATTATGCTTATTATCCAATATGAAAGCAAGGCAACATTCGAATGAACAAAATGCTCCGTCTGTTTCATAGTAATCATCGTGTAGAGTGACTATACTATCATCTTCAATATTTGAATTACTAACAACATTTTCTCGTATAAAGTAGGTATCTTTGCTTATCTGTGAAAAGAAGGTCTTTTGAATCTGTTTTGGAATGTAATTGATTGGACAACCGATAGGTTCACCATCGATAGGATTTCTGTCCCAAAAACAACTGTAATTCAATTCCTTTACATTTACTCTCATTTTAAAGTCAATCATCGATATCAAACATTTGTGGGTCTTTTTAGACTCATCTAGAAAAGAAAAGATTTCTGTATTCTTGTTGACAGTATTCTTATCCAGGTCAGTGAGTTTAGTTGTCTTCAATTTTTGGACTTCATCATCGAAACTGATAGTCATATTATACTTATCATTGATTTTAGCGATATTAATCGATGTCAATGTGAATATGAACTTCTTGGTTTTAGTAGCCATTTTGATACAGAACTCAAATTTAAATTACAATTCATTTTAATTTTATTTTTGTTTAATAAATAATGTTAACCTGCTATCCAAATACAACTTGGTTCCAAGGATTTTCTAACCTGTTTTGTAGTAAGAATTTGTTACCGATGAACAACATGTCCTTGGAAGACCAGATAAATGCGATAACGAGAATGATACTAGTTATTTTTATCATCATATTCATATTTGATGCTAAATGTAGTATGACGTTCCTTATTGTTTCATTAATATTTATTATTATTTTATACTATCTACAAAGGAACATGATAGATAAAATGAAAACAGAACCGTTTGAAACTCAACCTACGCCATCCATACCAATTTCAACTCCAGACCCAGAAGATAATTCAGTTAATCCTAAATATCAACCTCCTCCTAAACCCAAAATAAACTATATGTATTCTAATTGTGAATACGAACTAGAACCTGAAACAAAGATGTTTTGCAATGACCAAGTTAATCTCTATTCAAGAGTATCAATGAATCAACAATTAGCAGGAAAAGCTAATCCTAAAACTCTCATACAACCAGTATCAGTCCCTCCTGTATTTGACCCATCTTGGAGGTCTACCAATATGACTGTTGACTTTAAAGGAAATAACAATCGTGAACCAGTCTTAGATCTATACCAATCCGGATATATATCAATAGATGATATGAAAGAACAAAGACAATACGAATCATACCAGTCGAATTACGCTTCTCATCCATCTAATATGAGAGAACCACAATACAACAGAACACGCAAAAAAGAATTCAATGACATGAATGACGATAATTCATTTCATAATAGAAATATGAATACACAAACTATTCAACCTGGTGTCTACTTCAAAAATGAAGTCATGGAACCTGTTAGTTCAAATATTGGTATAACAGAAACTAAAAGGAGTATTCACCCAGTTAAAACGATAGACGATAACGGAGATATATACTATAATGAATACAACAATGATGCTAGATTCAAAAGAATAACTCCTAAAGATGTTGGTCCTGAAGACATATATGACCCTAGATTCACTGGATACGGTACATCTTATCGTTCCTATTTTGACGAGTTTGTAGGTCAACCAAAATTTTATTATGATGATGTTGATGCTATGAGAATGCCAAATTATCTGGTCAGAAGCAAGATTGACCATCTAGAATTTGCAGACCAATATGGACCAATGAAAGATGATTACAGCTCAAACAGTGACAACATGAGAGAAATGGTTAATCAATCCTTCCTAGATAATTCTCTTGAATTTAGAAATGACCTACAAGAAAGACTCATGAGAAAAAGAAATTCAGAAATGGCTTATATCAGACAATTTCCAAAGAGAACTTCTGGTCAAAGAATGACTGGAGGATTTGGTTTTAGAGGTTAACAGGTCCATTTAAACCTGCGTTTGTATAATTTATTAACACATTTGAATCTATAAGATTATTTGGAATTAATATATCAACTTTATTTTGTTCATTATATAATGTCGTATTGAAAAAGTTGAATTTTTTAACATATCCTTTATTCTTACCAGCTTCAACGTAATCTCCTATTTTATACAAATTTCCCAACATTATATAAATTCCAGATACACTTCTAGATAAGATATTTTGAAGAGACAATCCAATCGTAAATCCTATAGTAACAAATATAGTTAGTATAGTTGATTTTTCAATTCCAACTTGGATTAAAATAATAATAAAACCAAAAGCTATTATGCTATAATATATGATAGACGCAAATTGGTGAATTAATAAACTTGTTTTCCCTTCAATTATGTATTTATTTAATATAAGATTTTTATAATAGGTTGCAAGTAGAAATGTAAAGATAATTATTGTAATTATCTTCAATATTTTCTTAATATACTCTTCTTTCATTTATTAGTAATTTGATTATAATTATAATCAAATTATAATTCAATATCGAGACCTAAAATTCGATATTTTCTCATCGTCATCGCTTTCCGATTCTTCAACTTGATTTTGAACCTTACTTTGAGCCTTTTTTAATAAAGATTGTAAATCAATCTTTGATTTGACATTTTTATTCTTTTCATGTGTCTTACTTGACTCGTGACTCTTTTTGATAATAATATTATCATCTGAATCATCACTTGTATCATATATATCTCTTTTATTAACTTTATGAGATTCCTTTGGTAATGGTTCTCTTCTTGCTTCTCGTCTATGTTCTATACGTGGTTCTTCTCTTGCTTCTCGTCTGTGTTCTACACGAGGTTCTTCTCTTGCTTCTCGTCTATGTTCTACACGTGGTTCTTCTCTTGCTTCTCTTCTGTGTTCTACACGTGGTTCTTCTCTTGCTTCTCTTCTATGTTCTATACGTGGTTCTTCTCTTGCTTCTCGTCTATGTTCTAAACGAGGTTCTTCTCTTGATTCTCTTCTGTGTTCTATACGTGGTTCTTCTCTTGATTCTCGTCTATGTTCTAAACGAGGTTCTTCTCTTGATTCTCTTCTGTGTTCTATACGTGGTTCTTCTCTTGATTCTCGTCTATGTTCTAAACGAGGTTCTTCTCTTCTAAGTTCCGTCAATTGTTCTCGTCTTCTATTTTCTACCCTTGGTTCTTCGATTGAATCTTTCTGTCTGTGTTCTAGCATTGATTCTTCTCTTGATTCTCGTCGTATATGGTCTACCGGTGGTTCTTCCCGTAGCTCTCTGTTTTGATACATATGTTTTTCATGTTCAATTGGTTTTGAATTCTTTTTTGATTTTTTAACTTCCTTCAATTCTTTCGATTCCTTCAATTCTTTCAATTCTAATTTATATCTTTCTTTTATCATATTTTTAGCTTCATTCTCCTCTTGTTTTTCCTTTATTTTCTTTTCTTTCAAAAATATATTATATGGTATCATTTCTCTAGTGTATCTTTCTTTGTCTATCATTGCTAATTCAGTATATTTTTCCATTTTATCTACATGTTCAGGGTTATTCTTAAATTCATTCCAAAGTTGAGAGTATATTTTAGGATTACAATTCATTTTTGAACTTATATCTGAACAAAAATATAGATAAGCAGATAAACACCTTTTAGGTTTAACTACGGTATTTTCCATTTAATTTAAAAACAAGCTTATTTTTAAATTAGATTTAAAGACATTATTTTTACGATTTCGTATAATTAGGTTTGTATCTCTTCTGTATATATACCATGTCTCTTCGAAATTTTAAAGCATTCACAGGATGATTATTTTTATTATAGACAAAAAGTACATTCAACTTCTTAACTATGTTTCCCCAACCGTATATATCAACCAATCTATTCAATGCTTTTCTTCTGTCTACCAGACTAAGTTTTAAACTATATCCAGATAGACCACCCTTTTGAACCTTTATTCGTACCAATTTCTTAGGCGATGAAGCACTTTTGAAAACACAAGAAGGATACATCTTTTTTACCTGACCGTATGATATTGCTAATGACTGAGGAACAGACCAACCTCTTTCCTTTCTCTCACCCATATTAACTTTAATCTTCTTCTGTAAAAAATGCTTAAAATCTATATTCTTACTTTTTCTACATTTTTTAAGGATAATTTCAAGCTGGTTTTTTGATTTGTTTCTAATAGCTCTGTTACTAGCACATTCCATAAATATCAAATCTTTCCTCATCTTTTCTGGTTTTTGCTCTCGTATTCCCTTCATTTACTATTGTAAACACTTTTTAAAATCAAAAACATCTTCTCCTTTTCAGCCAAGTTCTGTGATGTTGATGATAAACGCATTTTGAACCTTAAATTATCGGATTGCAATCTTGTATTTTCATTATATAGCAACTCTGTATAGTTCAATAGGGAATTGAATTTGATACATAATATTTCATATTTATCCTTATAATCAGTATCTTTTTTATACGTAGCAAACTCATCATCAAACTCCTCTTTAATCTGAACTTCTATCTCGTTACCGTTATCTTGTATGCTACTCATTTATTTAATCTAACAAATTTATGTTTAAATTTAAACATAAATTATACTAATATAACTCAAGTATAAATCATATGTCAAATTTTGAAATTATCATCGACAGTAGAGAAATGAAACTCATTGAACAATTCAATATTCAAAAATTTCAACATACAACAGAAAATCTAGATATTGGAGATATCCTGATTAAAAGGGAACTGGAACCATTTCTTATTATTGAGAGGAAAACCATAGCCGACCTCAAAGCTTCGATATGTGACGGGAGACTTAGAGAACAACGATGTAGACTCCTTCAAGCATCCGGGTTACCTTCATCCAAGATAATGTATATCATCGAAGGACCATTTAACGAAACAGGTAGACGATTGATAAAATCAGACAGAAAACAAATTGATACATCTACTCTAATTAGCAGTATCATTAATATGATGTTTAGAGATAATATTAAAATTCACAGGACAAATTCAATAGAAGAAACTTCCGATTTTATTATTAAACTATTTTCTAAACTTGGAGATAAAGATGTTTTCGCAATTCAAAATCAAGGAGAAGAAAATGAAACTAAAAGTGAGTCACAAACAATATCATATTCTTCAACTTTACATAAGAAGAAAAAGAATAATATGACACCTGAAGTATGGTTCATTTGTCAACTATCAATGATACCTCAAATCTCTGATACTATAGCAACTGTAATATCAAAGACTTATCCTTCTCTATCATCACTATTCATGTCATATCAAAGTTTACAAGAAGGAGAGAGAGCTGATATGTTGACAAACTTAACTTATGATTTATCCACTGGAAAGAAGAGGAAAATTGGTAAGATAATATCATCACGAGTTTATGAATATCTCTTCGCGACAGAGTCCGTCACTAAATAGTATACATATTTAATATTGTTCTTCAATATCAAAAGATATAAATAAATTAGAATCCAATCTGATTTATTTTAAGTTTAATAAAATAGTTAGAACTCATATACTTTTTTCAAAACTGTAATCAATTCATTTTTTCTTAATTTATAATAACCTATTAATCCTCCTCGTTTTGCGAACTTTTGTAGTTCTTTTAAAGTATAAAGTGAATCTATCTTCTTATTCGAAACAGATTGTTTTCTCTTTGGAGAATTCTGTTTACGAAAATTACGAGGACGTCTAACTACTTCTGAATAACCATCATCGATATCATTATCACGACTACCCGCACCTGAATAACCTCCTGCACGAGCACTGTCACGACTACCCGCACCTGAATAACCTCCAGCACGAGCACTGTCACGACTACAAGCTCTAGCTCCAGAACCAACACCGGCACCATCACGTCTACCAAAATCCGAATAACCACCGACACCATCACGTCTACCAAAATCCGAATAACCACCGGCACCATCACGTCTACCAAAATCCGAATAACCACCGGCACCAGCACGAGCGCTATCAACAAATTTACGCTCTTCTTTAGGCTCTGCTTTAGATTCAGACTTATTAATTAATGTTTCACAATGTGATGATGGTATATTCAAAATTTCACATAATATAAGCTTGTTAGTCCTATCGACCTTTTCTTTCGATTCTATTTGTTTATCTAATATTTTTTTAACACGGTTATTTATATTTAATAGGTTCCAACAATTGATAGACCTTTCTTTCATATCTTTATCAGGAATTACTTTTCTTCCAGTCCTTTCACAATTAATTCTATGTTGAATTATCTTTTCAATTGTAAATTTCACTATGCTAACTTTAACAACACATACGGCAAAAATAGAACTGTCAGTTTTGTCTAAACAATCGCCGACATTTTCCAAAAAACGATGTACGTCATCCCTCTTTAAAACTAGGTAGGAACCAACTTTAGGAGGATTTTTGATACTAGTTGGTCCTTTCATTTGAGGGTCAGCTTGTTTTTGTTTAACTCCAATTGATTCATAATTATTAGATATTTCTTCTTTTATTTCCCGTTCTCTTGCGTCATTTATATCTTCGAATGTATCTGTAATGTTACTATTCATATATTTATTAAAATCTTTTAAAATTTTCGAATCAAAAGGATGTTTTCTACCTGTAATTTCATTAGTCAATATGATATGTGAATTTCCTGTCACCATAAATTGTATATCTACAGTCGTATCGGACCTACTTCCATAAACAACACCAACGAGAAAATCATCGTTTGGTATTTTTTTTATAACATCAGAACAAAAATGATAAGATGAATATGATATCTGGTCTGCCTTGAGTTCGAAAAAATCATCTCCTGTACTACTATAGGTAAAATTCCCATCAGAATCTCTAAATCTACCTATCAAATGAGTATCCTTATTCTCAATGCTGTATTTTTTTTCCGCCATTTATCATATGATAAAATCAAATTGATTTTAAATTTAAAATTTAAAAGATAAACAGAAATAGTAAAATGTCTAATAATCAATTAATCCAAGTATCCAACTATGATGTAAACCGTATTATCTTCTCAGAACCAATTCGAGGAGCAGTTCCTGATACTCCGATTGAGTACAAACGAATCAACATTTCAACTCGAAATGAAGATGGCTCAGTAGGAGACTTGATTCTCCCTACGAGTCGTTTGTTCTCTTTTGGAGTGAGTGAGAACAAGGACGCTCAGACTCAAAAGGTGAATGGATGGACTCTTCCTCTTTGCCTTTGGAATCGTGATGGAGCTACTCAAGAACAAAAGGACTGGACAACAACTTTCGATGCGATTGTAGACCATTGCATTGGGAATCTGGTTGAAAATCCTCATGAAATTGAACAGCTATTTGAGCTTTCCATTAATGACTTCAAGAAAACCAAGGGAGGTCTTAATCCATTATACTGGCAACGAGAGCCTGCAATGGAAAATGGAAAGAGAGTAATGAGGGTAGTTCCAGGAACCGGACCCACTCTTTATCCTAAGCTCATCTTTTCTAAGAAGAATGATAAGTTTGTATCGCAATTTTTCGACCCAAGTGATAGAGAGATTAATCCTCTTGACCTTATTGGTAAATATTGTTATGTGAACGCAGCAATTAAGATTGAATCAATCTTTATTGGAGCAAGAATTTGCTTACAAGTAAAGGTGTATGAAGCTGTAGTTGAAGTTACACAGACTGGAATGAAGAGACTCCTTGCTCGACCAGTAGTTATCAAATCAAAACTATTGAATGAGGGAGTTGCAACACATACTCCAATTCAAACATCTACTCAATCATTCTCAACAACACAAAATGATGATACTGGAAGCCTTAATGGTGACAGTGATGATGACGTTAAACCTTCAGCTCCGCCACCACCTCCAGTTATTCAAGATGATAAAGTCGTTCGTAAAGTCGTCAAAAAAGTAATAATCAAAAAGTAATAAAAGACTAATCTAATCTATATTGAACCTTAGGTTCCAAACATTATAATTTCAAATACAATTTGTATTTAAAATTTTACTTTTTATGGGGATTTATATTCTTAAGTTTTCCGTCTCTATCATAATACCAGGTATGACCATTAGCACAAGTCTTATCATTGTATCCACAGAAACACACTTGCTTAGGAGAAAGATTACACTCAGGACACTTTTCCTCCTCAAAATCATATTGACCGTATTTCGCTTCTGCTGTTGTACGGCCGAATTTCTCGTTCTTTTTAGCTTTAAGACCAGGGGTAAATGTCTTATAGATTGAACTCTTGTTTGAATAGTTAATCTTGGAAGGAGGTTCATAGCCGGGAATATCAGTATTTTCCATTTTTATCTATTATCAACATAATTTTAAATAGCGATGAATCACGGTATCATTTCATACTCAATCTTAAATTGAAATTTATGATTTAGAAAATCATAAATCAGCAAAATGCAAGACGAAACCAAAGTTGAATTGAGAAGGAAAGGAAAGACAGCAATCAATATCGTTATTAAGAAAGAGAACAACATCACTATCATAGAGAAGTGGATTTATAATATAACAGAGCGAGAAAATAAGACCCCCGATTCTTTTGACTGTGAATATATCAGGAATGTATTTCAAATTGTACAAGACCTCAAATCCGGTAAAGATAGAAATGAAGTGCTCAACAATATAAAAAAGAAGAAAATTGGATGGGAACATTCATCATTTGATATAGTGAGAAATGCACTTCAAGAACAGGATGAATTTGTAATGAACCCAATAGAGATTGAAGAAGGTGCACTCGAATGTAGATGTGGTAGCAAACGAGTATTCTCCTATTCAAAACAAACAAGAAGTTGTGATGAACCGATGACTACGTTCGCCCAATGCATGTCTTGTAAATCCAAATGGAAATACAGCGGGTAACAACGGTAAACATATTACAATATTTATTATCAATAATAAATATTTTGTTGCGATTCAGTTTGAAATTAAGAGGTGAAATCGATTTTCTTAAGTAATTCAGCAACTTGTCCTTCTGATAATTTTTCTTTTTCAGCTTTAATTCCAATATCAACAAACTGCTGAATAACATTACTTGTATTTGGTGCAAATGTTGTTTTTACTTCTTTCCAATTTTCCTGTAGAATTTTAGACTGAAACATCTGATAAAATGTGACTACCCATGATAGATGGTCAATTGTTGTTAAATATTTCTTTAGTGTTAAGAAGTCTTCCAAGTTTTGTACTATTATGTTACTAAAATAACAATTTAACAGTTTCGTTTTAGACTCATTTGGTTTGAGTTCTGCTAGTATTTCTTCTTCTGTTCTTGTATCAAACTGTTCAAGTTGATTATAGAATATATACGTTTCTGGAAAGTACTTTACCATATTATCAATCGTATCTGACCATAAATATTTTGACATTTTATAAGACTGCTCTCTATTTGCTCTTTCATCATTATTTGCATTATACTGGATATTGATATAGATTACGTATATAATTAGTACAAAATTTATAACTGCAAATCCCTTTGAAAAAATATCATTTGCTCTCATAAATTTTTCACTACCAGAGAACTTGAATGTTAGAGTGATTAGAAGTAATATCAACAATACGATAATCACAACCACACGGTGGTCGATAGATACATTTTTAGCTACTTCCCATAGTTGAGAATCGCCATTACTCTTTTTATCCATTTATCATAATAAATATATTTTACATTATAAAATTTTATATTGATATTCAATATAAAATACTACTCTCGATATTATCTAAACAAGGTAACGATATCGGTTAAATCACCTTCTACATAACCCCATTCCTTATACCATTCTTTACCAAATAACTCTTCCATCAATCTCTTCTCGTCATCATCCATCATTGACGGATGAAGTCCTGATTTCAATTGCTCTCGTAGATATGCTCCTGCCTCGTACATTGGTGCAGGAGTATTATTGAGAATCTTATTCTCTTCAAAATCAACTGTCCCGTACATCTCCTCACCTAAAGCTCTATACCTAGACAGTTCTTCAGGAGACAAGGACTTCAAAGCCGATTCTATCATTGGATTAGTAAACAGATTACCAGTAACCTCTCCCTTTGGTTTATAATTCTCTACTTTCGTTTCTAGAACACCTTCTTGACTTGGTTTTTTAGTTCTCTTTACTTTCTTATTGTTAACGACCATTTTTAGTTCCTCTTTATATTGTTTAAATAATTTAATATAGCTCCTAAATAATCCTATCGTAAAGTAACGGAAGTCAATCACCGTTCAAAGTTACCCGAAAAATCTCTTAAATTGAATTTAAAGCGAACTTAAAGAATAAATTAGGAAATGGCTAATAATCACATCAAAATTATTATTAATAATGACTTCATTATCGATATCGATAATTTGAAAATCAGAGAGTTTGAAAGGGTTGAATTCGAGAGAGAGATGAGAAACAGTCAAGAAGTAAAGAATGAAAAGGTATATCCTCTCCCTTGTCAAAGCACCAATTGTATCGACAAAGTAATGCTCAGAAGAAGTTACAAGGCAATATGTAGCGGATGTTCAGCTCTAACAAGTACTTATGATAAAAACAGAGTTACATTCTGTATTGAATGTGAAAAAAGGTTTAATAACGGCTTATCTCCAATGGTAAAGGCGATGTGTTATAGATGTGATAATTCCACATTCTCTTTTAAAAAGGACAGATATGGTTTTGTATGCAATAACTGTTCAACAAATGAAACCAAGATAAATTTAACCTATTGTCCAATCTGTGAATATGAGATTCATACAATCAAGAAAGGAATTCATATATGCGACTCTTGTAAGTCTAGTAATATCCGTAGACCTCGATTGGTTAGGGAAACAAGAGTATTATGTTGTAACTGTGAACAGGTTGCAATTCAGTTCAATCCAAATAATCCCAATGTATATTGCATAGAATGTAAAAACGAATTATTCATGCAAGTCTAAATTGCTTTCAGTCTAAAATTATTACATTATTACATTATTACATTATTACATTATTACATTATTACATTATTACTTTTAAAAAAGTAATAATCAAACCACTTCCACATGTATCGATTTCATTTGATTTATTATTATAGACTAAAATAAATGGTTAAAGTAATCGATATATTGTACAATCAAATTACAAGAGGAATTATCAGAGCTGTTATACTATATCAGAACTATATCTTTTTAACATCATGGGGAGTTCCAACAACAGACTTTATCGTAATAGAACCAAGAATAATTGATAGATGGTATAACATAACTGCGAAAAGAATCGATTTCTATCATTCTAGTATCAAAATCATATTGGAATTCTTATGTAGATGAAACAATGAATAAATTTGATTACAGTTTAAAAATTAATGAATAATTATTAGAATATAATGGAAAATCAAAATAACAATTTATACAGTTTAATTGCAAACCATTGCTATAGAAAATATAAAAATATTATCGATAAATCAAATAATGAAGGTGGTCACTACTGTATGGGTTTTAGTAGTATCTCAAAAATCGATAACATTAAAGTGAAATCAGCCTTAAAAATTCCTTGTTCTAAACGTTGTTCTCATATGATTTTTGAACTGAGAGATAAATTTCCTCCTTACAAGAATCTATTTGTCTATTCTTGTTCGTTCGAAAGAGGAGAGAATAATGAATTTACAGAGGAAAATATAAAGGATATGTTAACATTTATTAATGATGTTGTTCACAAGCTCAAATTTGATAAAATAACAGGTAACTTTCAAGAATACACCGAACCTTTTGGTACTCAGTTTGTTGACGGAGAGCAATGTTGTGTATGTTATGAGACCACTATGACGAAGACAGTAGATTGTAATCATTATATCTGTAGGTGTTGTTTCCAAAAACTCGTACAGAAGTATACTTGTCCTGTCTGCAGGGCAAAAACTCACATTGATGAAGATTCAGATTTTGAATATTCTGATGAAAACGAAAAAGAATCAGATTCAGATTGAATCAGTTTAAACTAAGCGTATCCTCTAATAAAATGTATTTTATTAACAAAACATCTTATAACAATATCCCTCCTCAAGTTATCCTTCAAATCCAAATAATGTTAACTATAGCAGTTATATATCGACAACACCAACTTATGATTCTACTTATGCTACCAAATATACTACTTATCACGCTCACAATACAGGCTATGATTACCTCCACAAATTGATAAACAATATAAAATTATATTGTTTACTAAACTATTCTTTAATACCAAGAAGAATCGATATCGTCAACTAACACTTGGAAATTGAACTGAAACTTAAGATTTTCACTTGTTTCAGTTTCCTTCAGACTGACAACCGTTTTATGTCCAAATAATCGTTCCCAACATTTGACGTCTCTATTTTGAACAATTGATAATAAACAATCAGATGGACTTGAACACCAATTCAAACTTAACTCATTTATAGAAATTATTAATTCTTCGTCATTCCAACTTTGTAAGATTTTAAAGTTGTTTCCAGATGGATTATCAAAACGAATGAGAATAAAGGTATGCCACGGTACATAATATTGTTCAAATACACGGGCAAATAGACTCACGATAGCAATTGATTTATTCGGAATGTCTATTTCTGTATTCACAGTTTTCGATGGTGATAACAGTTCATATTTTGAAATATAAGACTCTAAAGATTCCCTCTTCGAGATGCTTTCATTTAATTCTTGCATGCCATTGGTTAACGACGCAAAGAGATAAAATGAAGTTCCTCGACAACCCATCGTTTTATCGTTCTCATAATCAGAACGAGTGTATTTTCGACCGTATTTGTTATTAACAAATCTCGAAGGCTGAAATACAGTTGGATTTAATAAATAATATAAATTATGATTGAACTTATCGAATTGATTCATTTATTAATTACGATAAAGTTAACCGATAATTCAATTTAAAATTAATAATATTTTGTGTTATATAATGGAAGAAATAGGAGTCATATATCAAATACAGAATAGAATTATACTACTCTTTTTGTTGGGTCTTTCCGTTTTCTAACACATCTCCGTTTGATTTCTACCCTTGATATCTCTTTAACCGTTTTTGGTGTTCCTTTTGTTATCTTATAATACGGTCGACAATAAGGATACTGTTTCATCCATATTTGAATGGGAACATTTTTAAGAGAACGCCCACATCTTACTATCCTTGGTAATTCGCATACATTTATCCATTTCTCCTGATACCATCTCGTTAGTCCTGTATCCTTTGGTTTCTTGCCTGAATATGTTCCTCCTCTTCGTTTGTATTCTTTAACAAGCCATCCATTTGCATAAGCAGAAGGATACACTTTGAACCTGCTTTTCGTCTCTAATTTTACTTTTTCATATAGTTTTTTATTTAACGGAATCGGTTTACTAGTCATTTAATATTTATTATAGAAAAAGATATTGTTTTACAACTTAAAATCTAAGAGAATTATAATAAATGGACCAAAATTTAACTATATACATCTACTTCTTTATGGCTGCGTCGATTATTTTCAGTCTGATGATTACAGTAATTATTTCGAACTGTATATCAACTCTAAAATTAAAACATATAATTCCAAAGTATCAGGCTTAATTTCTATTTAATTCAATCTTGAAATAAATAAATGTGTTTCAATAGTAATGAGTTTGATAATCAAAACGAGTATAGCGATTTCGAATACGAAAAGGGATTAGAGAAAGCACTTGAACGAGAAATAAACGGACATAATTCAGGGGGTATTAAGATTGAAGAAAGAATTGATTATATTGAATCATTCTTTTCTTGTTTCTTTTGTTTTAGAAATTAGATATGAATTTAGCTTGATTATCTCTATTTTTCTTAAATTGAAATATCAGAATGGAATCTGATTATAGTAGGAAATGTTCTCAATTAGTAAAATATTTGGTTATGAATTATCTAATACTGAAAATGAGTCTAAATTAGTAGAAGAGAATACGTTAGACATGTCAGTAGATGTAGAAACGAATTCGGATTTTGAATCTGAATCTGAAACAGAAAATGATGTTTTTTTGGGTAATCTTTTGTATGAGAATGCAAATGTAAAGTTTTATGTTACCCAAGCCGACAAGTTTGTAAAAAACATTGAAATTTGGGCTGGTCAAAGACCGTTAAATATCGAACATATAAAGTGTTTAGCAAGACAATTTACAAAACAAGAACATGTTATCGGAACATTTAAAGTGGTTCGTTGTTCAGAGGGAAAGGTAAGACTACTTGACGGTCAACACCGTATAGTTGCCATAAAGGAAATCCTGAAAATACAACCTACTTTTAATTGTGATATTTTTATTGAATTATATGAAACAGATAGATTAGAGAGCAACAAGACGTTGAGCTTATTTCAAAAAGCTAATAATGTTTTAAATGTAAAGCCTGAGGATATGCCCAACAAAAGTGCATTATCAATAGTTGATAAATTATCGAGTCGATTCAAACTCATTTTTAAAGATGTAGAAGAAGGAAAGAAGTGTATTAGACCATGCATTGATAAAAGGAAACTGTTTGAAAAGTTGAAACGAGCTTTTCAAGAACATGATATTAACGAAGATTGTCTGTATGAAAGGATACTGGAATATAATGAAATTAATAAAAGAACCAGATTAGATACCGTCGATTTGAGCAAATTTACAATCGATAAATGTAAGACGTCAGGATGTTATTTAGGCTTCGATAAAGATTGCATTTGGCTTGATGAAATATTATCAATCTACTAATAAATTTAAACTGATAACAAGTTTAAATTTATCACTTACTCATTCTTACTCATTCTTACTCATTCTTATTTGAGATTCACTTTATCATTTGTCTCTTCTAGTTGTATACACTTACCTTTATCACCGTGTTGTTCATGAAGAAATCTGAAGTCATTTTTAAAGTAAGTATTCAACATCTTCTGTAGATTTTTACAATGTCTTACTCCAGCTATCAATATGAATTCATCTAATTTCCCCTTCTTTAGGATAGTGATAATGATACCAATATCCATTACCTTATTCCAATTGATTTTGAGTTCTTCTTGTAAATGACCCATATCGAGATTGTCAATATTTCTGAGTATAAAATCAAACTGTGGAACAATATCATTCATAATATACTTTTGTATATTGAGATATGAATCGTATGTATAGTGGTCTGAATCTATTGTAAATATCTTTTTTGCAAGACTGTAAAAAGGTTGAATAAACTTCTTTATAACCTTCTCTTTTGTGTAGTTGGTTTTACGCCAGTCGATATCATATATATTTGATTGTCCGTTCGCTCTAAGAAATAGAGTTCGATAATCAATTGGAATAATATGCTTTTGTTTATTATGTTTTACAAGTTTTTTATAGGTTGTATTTATCGTTTTTGAACCTATCGTTTTTGGGTCATCGTATTTACTATATTCAAGTAGTATACGGCAATTTTTATTGTTATTTACTTCTTCAAAACAATACTGAGATATGTCTTTGTTATTTATACAATTGAAGTTATAGTCATGATACTCTGCAATAATTGTAACAATCTTCTTATTGTCCGAAGTGATATATTGTTGTAAGTTAACTGCAGTTCCAAGTTGAGAACGGTCAGAACTTTTCTCTATTTTTATCATCTGATGTCTTTATTATTATGAAATAGATTATACATTTGCAAATTCAATAAGTCCCTGAATGGAACGGTCCTTTATTTGTTTATTAACTCTTTTTCCTTTGACAAATATACAGTAATCAGGAAATCCTCGGAATCCGGGAATAATTTCATTTACTCTTTTTCCAAGAGTTTTCTCTGCTTGAGTATCACCATCGGCTTGAACTGTTGCACAAAAGACTTCATTTTGATACTTTTCTGCGAACTCTTGGAAATCAGGTTTTGCAGTTGTGCAATGGGGACACCAAGAGGTTTGAAACATAACGACAACATCTTTTTGGTTTTGCATATCGTTTGGAAGGACGAGTTCATCTCCTTGAAAGTCATTATCATCTAGATACATTACGGGATAATATAATACGTTGCTATCTTCGCTCATTTATAATTAAAAAAGATTTTAATTCATTGTTTAAAGTTTTAAACCTACAAAAAAATAAAATGCCAATTTTTAAATGCAAAACAAGCGAAGCTTATTATATCAAGATACTATCTGAACTACTAACAAATAATATTAAAACAGGCTACTTCGCAATTGATAATAATGGTATTAATCTCAGGATTATGGACCACCCACAATTGACACTAATTGATTTAACATTGTCATCTGAGAATTTTACATCTTACAAGTTCCAATCAAACGATAAAGATAAATTATGTATCGGGCTAAATTTAAACCATTTCCATAAGATTTTGAAATCGATTAAGAAAAAGGATTCTTTACAGATGAATATTGATACGGATGCATCAGACGAGTTACAAATTAAGACGATTCCAAAAGAGAACACAAGGACAACAACATCTTATATCAAGATATTGAATATTCAAGTGTTGGATATTGAAGTACCAACAGGATATGGTCGACCTATTATCGTGAATTCTTCTGAATTTCAGAAGATGTGCAAGGACATATGTAGTATTGGAAGCAATAATATAAAAGTTGTTTCCAAGAACTTTTATATTGAATTCATTGCTGATGTTGATAGCATCATTAAGAGGAGTGTATCTTTCGGTGATAACGACGATGATGATGACGATTCAGAAGAGAAGAAGGAAAGTGAAGTGATTGAATCTACTTTTTCAACTGACCAACTTCAAAGAATAATGAAAATTTCAGGATTGAATACAAAACTACATATCTATACAGGCAGAGATTTACCCATCTTATTTAGGTCAAATGTTGGAAATCTCGGCACAATATCAGTATACCTTAAGTCCAAAGAGATGATTCGGAAAGAAACGGCTGTTTATGAATGATGAATTTAACCTTGATTTTCAATTAAATATTAATAATATTTAATTAAATTGTTTTACAGACTGATTTATTACATTTCCCTTTACACTTGATATTTTTACAAACACTGCATAACAGAATCTTAATTCGCTTCAAACACTCTTTACAATCATACTGGAAATATACAAAATTAGAAGTGTCAAGTATCTCCCTTTTACATACTCTTATACAATCTTTACAGGTATAATATAATAAGCATTCACTGCATACCACCGTCTTTTCAAATGAAAGATAAACTGGATGATGAACTAGACTCGTTTTATTCATGTTTATATTATCAATAAATATATAAATTGAATTTATATTCAATCCACATTTTTTATATTTTTCAAATAGGTAGTACCAAACGAGTCCCTCGAGACTATAGCATCAATCTTACTACATACAAATCCTTCACCTATCGTATAATAGACCTTCTTTATTTTATTAACTTTTAATACTGAAGTACAATTAGAACAAGGCTTTGAATTCTTGAATTTACAATCTTTACTTATTTGAACAACATACAAACAAATATCTTTCAGTTTACTTCTAAACCTGCCTTTCCTTATTTTTCTTATACAATCCATTTCTGCATGCATAGAACAACTATATTCTGATAATATAGTTTTATCCTTTGAATATGTTCGGTAGTAATTATAACCTGAAGCAATTTGCTTTCCATCATATACAGCAACACAGCCGTGTCTGAACAACATCGGTGACTTTGATGCTTCAAATGATGCATTCGCTAAAAACTTCTCCTTTTTCTTTGACTTAATGGTTTCCATATTGATAATGAGTTTAAATTATTAAGTTGTTTTACTTAATTTATAGAATATTTAAGTTTAATTACCAATATACTATTGGACATCTGTATCATTAAAACATCCTCTATCAGTATTTGGACACTTGTTCATATCGTCGATAGCATTGCAAGATGAATTGATTTCTATAATGTTGTAGGAGATAAACAAAATCATATTGTAAATAATCTTCTGTATAATAAATGGAATCAAAAAGTGATACTGGAGAGCTCATCACTTTATCAACAAACGAAAAACAGCATATTGAAGCATTTCAAAACACTTACAATGCAGTTTACATTCAACATTTATCTGATGAAAAGAAACGATATGCATCAAAGGATGATGTTGTTTTACAAAGACTTGTACATAACCTCCTTCATGCTCCAAGAGTAACTCCACCATACATTGAAGGTCCATATACTTTTTATCGTATCGCATCTGGTTCCCTAGCAGGAATTGACGGACAAAACAAGATGAAGACATTTTATCTCTTTGGAGAAGTACATATAGACACAAGAGGTCATTGTCCGTCCATAGATAAAAGGTTCCCACAACCAATGGAATTTAAAGACTATATTGATGCACTATCTATAAATACCTATGCGTTTACAGACTTGTATGTTGAGCTATCTATGCTGAACCCTATTAAGCCTGATACAGAGGGTGAGTTAACTCATTATAATATTGATTTAGGTACACAAACAAGTAACTTTGCAGTCGATTCAACAATTGATAATATGTTTAATGATGAAAGTATTGATTTTCATATTGATTTACAGTCCAAATTAAAAAACCCTAACATTCCTTCATCCAGTTACACAATGGATTCGCTACTATTAAAATATAGAGACTGTATACAACCTTCATCTAGAACAGCTGATAAGTGTCAATTGATGAGAATACACAATATCGATATAAGGTCAAACTGGAGCAACATCTTATTTAACCAACATTTTTACATAAATGTTCTGTTAACTGTATTGTTAAAAGAACATAAAACATCAATCCAAAAGATAAATATACTAAAACGAATTGGTAAACCAATTCAAAACTTATTAGAAATATTTGTAAAACAAGGGGATATTTTAGACTCGATTATAGAGATTTTTAAAAACAATCCTTCAATTGAGAAGGAAGTTGATAAAAGAACATATTTCAAGGATGTAATTGAAGCTTTTATAAAATACAAAATAGCAAGCTTAATTCATACTGAATTTCCACCAACTCAGCATCATACAACAGAAATACAAAGAATCACCTATTTTTATATTATTCTCAAGTTTATGACTGATACTAATCTTTCTAGTGTTGAACACCAAATACTAGATTACAGTATATCGAAGATACCTATTTTACTGAGTAAATTAGATGGATTATCAATGGACATGTATGCTCTATCAAGAATGTTTAAGTTTTATAAACCGAAACAAGGACAAGTTCAAAATCAACCTGAAGAAAGCATTAATATTATCGTATATGCAGGTAATACACATATACAGACATATAGAGAGTTTTTAAAGTTAGATATATTCGGTGGTTCAAGAAACGAAAAGTACATGTATGAAAATCCAGATGGTTTACGACATCGGGGTAGTTGTGTAAGGATGAAATGGTAAAATTTTATATTGATGTTCAATATAAAATTGTATTAATCACTTTCTTCTGAATCGAGTTCATTACAGAATTTATATAACTCATTTAATTTCACCATATTGGTTTATGCAATATACTATTCGACATCTTATGCATATTTATCCCTGTTCCAATACAGTATTCACAACTTGATATCCGAAATAGATTAACCATCATATTCATAAACTTGTTTTTTATCCTCTTTTGAGCCCATCTTTCAGTATGACCTATACCATTACACATCGAACATTGATATATCGTTTGAAGCATAATCTAAATTTATATATGAAAATTTCTTAAATTCACTTAATCTAAATGATTCATATTAGTACCATCATTTCAATTTATATAATAATCAGTCTTATTTTTCTATTGATATTATGGTTTTTTACATCCATAAAAATTAATCTCATTGCCCATATTATTATAGGTATATCGATTCTTCTACTTGGTTTTAAAGAGGAAAACAAGATTTTAATGGCTATATTAATTGTAGCTGGATTAACCACAATTGTATACCATTTAGTTATGATGTTTCTGAAAAAAAAGTTGGATAGTTCAATATCAAATCCAGCTTCTTGGTAAACATTATATTTATAGTTTAAAATCATATTGACAATAATAGAAATGACAACCGATTTTAGTTATTTAGATAATATTAATTATAAAAATTCAATCCCATTTATCCCTCCTATTCAGTTTGGAAAAGTAGTTAAAGTATATGATGGTGATACAATTACTGTCGCATCTAAGTTCCAGTATGATAGTTCACCGATATATCGTTTCCAGGTCCGTCTTAACGGGATTGATTGTCCTGAGATGAAAACACATAACGAAACTGAAAAAGAATGCGCAAAGTTAGCAAAACAACTCATTACTAACATTGCTCTAGATAAGATAGTTGAATTAAAGGATGTTCAGCTCGAAAAATACGGGAGAATCCTAGCAAAAGTATACTGCGAAGGAGTCTGTCTCAATGATATTTTATGTGAAAATCATTTGGCTGTAGCATATGATGGTGGTACTAAAAGATGTCCATCTGATTGGATGGAGTATTATAACGAACTTCATAAATGAACTGATACAGTTTAAATTTAATTCAAAATATGAATTAAATTCAAAGATTTATTTTTTAACGGTAGAAGCTGTTCTTCTGGGTGATTTTTTAACGGAAGAAGATACTCTTCTTTTTGGTGATTTTTTAACGGTAGAAGATACTCTTCTTTTTGGTGATTTTTTAACGGTAGAAGATACTCTTCTTTTTGGTGATTTTTTAACGGTAGATGAAGCTCTTCTTTTTGGTGATTTTTTAACTCTAGATGAAGCTCTTCTTCTGGGACTAAATGCTTTTTTTATGTCTCCGCCTAAACCACGATATGAAGGATTTGGAATTTCAAAATACAGTCTGTAATCATTTATATATTCTTCATTTTGTAAGAAGTTTTCAAAAGTGTAATTTGTAGGAGGAAAAGTACCGTGAGGAGGATATAGTGCTCTATCTTTTATCGAAACAATACCAGCTGAATCCTTACAAGCAACAACAGAGTGTCCATTTTGAATTTCCTCATTACAACTTGCTGTTTGAGTTGGACTTTCAGCAGTTATGTCTCCTGATATAGGATCGCGTTCTACCCAATATCTTCTATAATATGATAGAAGAGTACATGTATCATTTAATAAATGTTTTCTTAGTTGTCTAAGAACGTCGAGATAAGAAATTGTTGCGACATACAGTTTACTTCCAGGAGTTCTTTCTTTCATAAGAACATTTTCTAGAATAGTACGACCAGTTTTTACAGTATTAACCTCTTTTTCTAAAGCAAGTTTATCCTCTCTATTAATATATTTTAAGTCCCATGCTGCAACGAAATGACAATTATCATTATACCAAGGATTAACTGGTTCTGATAACCTTGTTTTAGATATTGGTCTCTTTATTAAAATTGCCTCTGGTGGTATATATCCTATTGGCTCCTGATAAATCACTGTACGGTGTATAAGTTCGTTTTTTTGTTCGTCAGTAATACGTTTCCTAATGTCTAATTCCTCTTGAACATCTCTATATGTTTGCATAAATGAACGTTTTACAAATGTATTAACACCATTTTTAACTGCATTATCAATATCAGGTTGAGAAACACCTGATACTCTATAGTGTTCTAAAGTAGGTATTAGTCTTCTATATTCCTTATCCCAATTATCAGCGACCATACATTCGTCAACTTCATTCCAAAGTTTTTCCCATTCCTTATTTCTAAAGATTGTTCTTCTTTTTTCTGGTGGACCAAAGACCGTTTGCATCTTTCCAATTCCAATAGTATTTATACCTGATAGTATTTTTTTATACTTGCTGTTAAAAAATGAAGGGACTTTCGCCTTATACTTTTCAAAAAGTTCTCTATAATTACTTACACCCCAAGTATCAATTTCCTCCTGTTCCATATAATTTTGAACATCAATGAAAAGTTGTGCCCATTCATTATCGACCCAGCTTGCAGTCCCATCTTCTGTTAATCCGATTCCTGGAGTATTTATATCCAATAATATAGTTTTATGTTTATTAGCATAATATAGAGGGTCTTTCATCTTATAATGTTCGAAAAGAAGTTTATAATCATCCTTTTTAATATAATTTTGAGCATCAATGAAAAGTTGTTCCCATTCATCATCGACCCATCTTGCAGGTCCCTTTTCTCTTAATCCGACTCCTCGAGTATTTATACCCAATAATATATTTTTATGTTCAATGTTATAATAAATAGGGTCTTTCATCTTATAATGTTCGAAAAGACGTTTATAATCATTTATATCAGCCATTTATTATATTATTATATAATAATATTCTAATTTATTTACAGGTATATATGAGGTCAATTGAATAGTGAAACTGAATATCAGGTCCTATTTAAATTGAATTTTTATTTTTTCTATTGACTTAAATCAGTGATAATGTCAGACCATTTATTGAATCATATTGGAACTATTATTAAGAGTTTTATTTCAAACTACAACTCAAAAATATCTAAAAAATACAACTTGGATATTTCTGAACTGGATTCCCTTTGGAATGAAGTGAATTCTCAAGTGAATGAGAATTCGCATGTGACTCTACCTGTTAGTCGTGTTGAGGATGTTGTCGTTCCTCCTAAGGTGTCAGTTCAACCAGCTAAAAAACCAATAGTAACAAAGCCGAAAGCAGAAGAGGACACGTGTCCTTATAATTTTACTCGTGGACCAAACGCAGGAACAGTTTGTGGTTCAAAAGTAAAGGGAGATAGTTCGCATTGTTCTCGTCATAAACAATACGAAGGTAAAGAGCTAAAACAAAAGAAAGTGCTACCACAGGCTAAAAAATTACCAGAAGATAACAATAGTTCTGAAGAAGAAACTGTTAGAACTGAACTAAAAAAGAAGATATATGCAGGCTTTACAGATACTCAGATTACTCATATGTTTTACAAGAAACAAGAGCTTGGTGATGGTCTCTTATATCATAAACAGACAAATCTAGTATGCGACAACACCAAATTTATTGTTGGTAAGAAGGATGGAAACAAGGTATTGCCACTAACTGAAGATGATATTAAAGTTGCTAAATCTTGGAATTTTAAAATAAAGAGTGTCGTTGAGACTATTCCTAAAGAATCAGTCAATCTGAAAATCTGCAATACAATAATCAATGATGCAATTAAATCACAGGAGACTAAGATTGAAGAGACCAATATTCTTCAAGAGACTAAACCGCAAGAGATTATTGTTCAAGCTACTAAACCTCGGGAGACTAAACCTCAAGAGATTATTGTTCAAGCTACTAAACCTCGGGAGACTAAACCTCAAGAGATTATTGTTCAAGCTACTAAACCTCAAGAGACTAAACCTCAAGAGATTATTGTTCAAGCTACTAAACCTCAAGAGACTAAACATCAAGAGATTATTGTTCAAGCTACTAAACCTCAAGAGACTAAACATCAAGAGACTAAACATCAAGAGATTATTGTTCAAGCTACTAAACCTCAAGAGACTAAAAAGAAAGTAATCGCACCTCAAGAGACAAAGGTTCAAGAGATTAAAAAGAAACCAATCTTGGTATCTGCGAAGAAATTTAACATTCCAGTTCCACAGTTGAATGTAAAAACAATAGAAAAAGCAAAACTGCCAGTAAATGATACACCTGTAATTGTGACCAAGAAACCTACCCAAAACGTAGCATCACTTAATGAGGAGGCTAAGAATACGAAAAAGTCGATTACTAACCTTATTGAGCAACAGAAGCAACAAAAGGATATTGAAGATATTCTTGAAAACTTGACGACTGGAAATGATAGTGATGAACAAGATAAAGACGAGAGTGAATTGGAAGATGAAGATGAGATTAATATTGACGATTACGATGAGGAATAAATTATAGAATAAATGATATTGTAATTTTAATGTTTTATTACATTAAAATTATAAACTGGTTAACAGTTTCTTTTGTTGTAAGTTGCTTCAGCGTCGCAACCGTAAGCATTCTTAATAGCAAAGTATCCAGAACAAGAAGAGCTAACTCCGTGAGTTAGAGCATCATAACCGATGGAACCTCCATAGCTTGGGACTATCTGATAGTAAGGACCGCTAGGTGCTGGAACAACCATTACTCCGGGAGCATTTCTATTATTGTAGTTTTGCAGATTTTTGTAAACACAACCTCCATTATTAACATTAGTGGACATTTATTAAACATAATATATATTTTTTTTTTAATAAAATCTAAAACCGAAATTTTGTTTATCCTTCTTCCTATTGTATAGTATTAGGCAACCTACGAGTATGACTGCTACTACTGATACGCCGATACCTATATAGAGACCCGATGAACTCCCGGAAGTTGAAGTACGTGCAGCGTTCATTTCTGTTATATCATTCATATCATTCATATCATTCATATCATTCATATCATTAATATCATTCATATCATTCATATCATTCATATCTGGTTGGAATTCCTCTTTTTTGTATTTATAGTACATTTATTAATACAAGATTAAATTATATTTAGAGAATTTATATTTTTGATGATAGCGTCAATCATCACTAGATTATCGAAAAATACTTTATCGGTATACAAAACCATATCATCCAGTTTGTTTCTTATATTGAAAATGTTTTTTACAACCTTATGTTTCGTACTCTTAATTTCTTCTATTTCACCTTCATATTTAGAGATGATATGTGATTTTTGAATATCAGAATGAATTCCACCTGCCGATTCATATTCTTCGCGTAAGCTTTGAATCTTTTCCATTTTTTCCTTTTCAGACTGATTTATAGTATCAATCATCGAATATAATTTTTGAAGGTATTCTTCATATTGATTTTTCTTTCGATTTAGTTTATCAATATATGAAAAAATAGATTGTCCTTCAGTTATCATTTTATCAAAGTTGCTAAGATGTTTTCTCTGGTTCTTATCGAATATGGCATATAAGCCTTGTCTGATGTTGACGATATCAGAGTTTACGGTTAATATATTATCATATAGATTTTCAAGGTCAATCATTACATATAGATTTCTTGTATCTTCTCCTTCGTAACTCTTGATTTTATATAAGTCAACCTCGTTTTCAATATTGATTATACATAGATAATTCTTATACATAATACTGAGCTTATATTTTATGGTTTGAACACAGAATCTCATTCTTTTGAGTTGTCTTCTAATCTCCTTTAGTCTAATAGTATCATCCTTGTTGATATCTCTAATCGATAATTCTTTCTTGTAATTATCCTCAAGAAATTCCTCCATATTTTGTCGTTTACTTTCAGATATATCAATCTCCTCATATTCCTTTTCAATATCCTCGTTGTCAGGTTCTCTTGTATATTTATCCTTGATATCATCTTCGAATTCTTCGTTATTGATATCGATTGCTTTCAGTTTAAAAACATCTTGTTTTTTTGATACGTCGAGGACATAGTCATCATTAATATAGATGAATAAAGTATCGGTTGTATTGATATTGACAACTTCTACAAAAGTGCAGTTGTCATCAATAGTGAAAAAAGACTTTGCTATAAATTCCTTGCTAGCTAGAAATCTCTCTAATTTGGATAGTGATAATCTCATTTATTAAAAATCTTATCGATTTAAAACGATATTATGAATAGAAAAAATGGACCGTTATAGTGATGATATCGAGAGTTTACCATTGGATAATTTTTATGTTCCAAGTCAAAATGAGAAGCAAATTATAGATTCTTTATTTGGAGTTCAGGATAAGTGGGTAATAAGTAAAATAACAAATGAATTGAAAGACCTATTTATCATTGCGATTCTGTTTGTACTATTCTCTATGAAGAATGTAGACGAACTTATACATAAGTTCGTGCCAGCAAGCCAAAATTCAGTTTATATCCTATTATTAATCAAAACATTAGGATTTGTGGTTTTATTTTGGATTGCAAAAAATTTTTATTTATCAAGAGGAAACTAGTTTAAATATTTCAAACAATAGAATAATGCGGACAATATTGATACTGTAATAATAAGTTTGCCGTAGTTGATTCTTCTACCAAATTTATCATAAGGTTCATCTACCATTATAAAATCAGGTTTGAAATAGATAAAAAGGAGAAACAATATGATTGGTACAGCAATAATCAGTTTATTAAAATCAATCTTTGGAATTGAATTTGAAGTTAGAATATTCATTTCTCCATCTCGACCTGGACTATCGGTTAAACTTGGATATTGTTTTGTCTGATTGATTGTATAATTGTTCACTTCGTTTTGTAAGCCTAAAATAGCATCATCAAAGTTCTGGTATTTTTCCATTTATAAAAGAAAATCTTTTATAAATTCAAAATTTATCAACATCCAATATGAAATGTATCTCTATTAATCTCGTTTATTAGAGTGATGTAGTTAATGATATGTCTTTTATATATTGATGATGGTTCGATTTCTTTCATTTCTAAGTTCTTTTGGTCTTGAGATTCTTCTTTCATTTCTAAGTTCTTTTGGTCTTGAGATTCTTGTTCGATTTTAAGCTGAACTTCTCCTTCTTTTAGAGTATTGAGTATATCCATTTATTAGATAATATATAGGTTTATAAATTTCTTATTTAATATAAGTAAAAGACAGTATGTTACAGTTATTCAAAAAGATAGAATACTTATGGGAAAACTATGGCTTTGAAGGTTTAGTCGTATGCGCTTTTGCATTTATCATCTTCTATTCAATCTACAATTGGTTAAACGGTAGAAATGGAAGTTGGTCTACAAAGCAGTATTTTGACTATAATATAGGCAATAACAAGCAAAAGAATTCATATTTCAATATGAATTCAAATGCATCTCCATTCGTTCCAAATTCAAACTCATTTGGAGATAGTAAAGGAGAGGTCGAATGCAGACGGGTTTTAGAACACATGTTCAATAGACCTTTCAACAAAGCAAGACCCGATTTCCTAAGAAATGAAGTAACAGGTAATAATTTCAATCTAGAATTAGACTGTTTTAACGAAGAATTAAAGTTAGCAATTGAATACAATGGTATTCAACATTATAAATTTACCCCTTATTTCCATAAGAATAATGAACATTTTTTGAATCAAAAATACAGAGACTACATGAAACGAACATTATGTAAAGATGCAGGAATCACATTGATAGAAGTCCCATATACAATCAGAATCCCTAAAATATACGACTTCCTAAAACTAGAAATAGTCAAAAACGGATATGCAGTTTAAGTTCTAATACCGATAGCTATTACAACTCTAAATACAATTTAAATTTTTAACTTAAAACGGAGTATATTTTAAGATAAATGGAACGAAAACAAATAATTCATATTGCTTCTGAAGTTGTTGTAATTTCAGGTTTAGCTATATATTTTAAACTGAAGACAAACTCTTTATCCGAAACAATTGAAAAATTGAAAGAACAATTGGAAACACAAGATGAAATGATTGTTCAACTTGAATCGAAGGCTAATTCACTGGAAAAATTACTACATAAACACGACCAGTTAATATCTTCATTACTATTTGCAAAATCAAAGCCTAAACAATCTCAATATGTAGAGGAATATCAATACATTCCTCAAAGACCACAAAAAACAGTTTCAAAATTAGAGAAAAATAGACATTCTACTATTAGACGAGAGGTTCCTTCCACAAGAGAAGAAAGACATGAAGTTTCTCCTAAAAGAGAAGAAAGACGTGAACTTCCTTCCACAAGAGAAGAAAAACGAGAACTTCCTTCTACAAGAGAAGAAAAACGAGAACTTCCTTCCACAAGAGAAGAAAAACGAGAACTTCCATCTACAAGAGAAGAAAGACGTGAAGTTCCTCCTACTCTACCATCTACAAGAGAAGAAGAATCGAGTGGTGAAGATTTAGACGAACAAATACTAAACGAACTGAATGAGTTAAATAATATGTCACCCGTAAATGAATATCATAAATCTGAATCTGATGAAGATTGCGATGATATAATCGAAATTGATACAAGCTTAAAAAAAAAAGCCTAAATAATAAAGTTGAAATAGTCTTTCTCGATGTTTTCCAATTCTAATAAAAAAATGAACGCTAGACCAAATTATATATCTCATCGTACTCCTTGTGATTTTCCATCATTTAGCAAGTGGAAAATTCACTATGAAAGAGAACTTGATGATATGTATTGTATCTTTATCGATAATATGAATATATACTTTCCAGAATCAGACTTAGTTAAAGATGAATACTTTAACCTGTTTTGCAAGATGATTTTCGATTCTTCTTCAAAGTACATTGATAAATAAATCAAACCGATTATCAATATGAAGTTTAAGAATTATTTTATAAGTATAAAATAATTTTATAATGGAAGAAATAAAAAAGAAGATTGTAGATGAATTCAAATATTTAAATGATTGTGATGATGACGAATTATATGAATCAGAAGATTGTGATGAAAAAGAAGATGAATTTCAAGATGAATTTGAAAAACATCTAATGGATACTGCTTTTACAATTCGAAATAACTTATTCGATTATGTAAATACATACGGTCTTCCTCTCTGTGAAAAGTTAGATATTGATAGGTTAATCCGTTTCATAGAAAAAGTGAATTGATTATCAGTTTGTTTATTTTAAATTGTTCAAATTTAAAATAATTAGTTCGTATATCATTATCCAATATACAGTTTGAATTTTATATTGGTATTTGACTTTCCCACATCACTTATGATTTCATGTATAATAGACATGAATTTCGTTTCTCCGTTTGTTCCAATTGAAGAAGGAATTGAAACAGTAGAACCATTCGGTAATGAATTAGATAACTGAGTTAATACCTTATCGATATTATTGAATCTATCCTTATATATTTCCGGACGGTCTTCAGGATGTAACGGGTCTATTATTTTCTTGGGAACCTTCAATGTTTGTTGAATAAAGGCAAAAATCACATTCACGTTATTATTATTAACAATAATATAAGAACCAGGCTCATTTCTAGTCTCTAATGTAGCCCATATACTATTGTTATATGGAAGTCGATAATATCCTGATTTGCGTTCTATATTAGGAAACCTAGTAAGAAAATTCTTAGTTTCCTGTGGAATATTTATACTGGAAGTTGTAAAAGGAAGTAATACATAAGAATTAGGTTTATCAAACATGACTTCAGTTATATTTTTATCAACAATATCATAAAAGTTATTTGATAAACCTGAAAGTTTATTTGCGTAGTTTATTGATGTAGGCATGTCGTCAGGGTTAGGTGGAGCTATTTCAATTGCATTTTGAATGAGTCTGCTAAGGAATATATTTTTACCTTCTTCTACAACCTGACCTTTGTTATACAATATCTCATCAATAGTCATTTGAGGACTTCTTATTGTTGAACCAGGTGGATCTAGAGGATAACAAGTCGACCAATATCTCCATATATTAACATACTGTCTATTCTTTGGCATATTAACATGTGAAAAAATACGGGCTACTCTACCAATAGCTTGTGTTATCTTATGCTCTCTAGTTGAACTCTCAAGTATATGCATATTATTCACTTCCAATAGAGAAATTCCCTCTGCGCCTGCCTCTGTAATAAATAATATATTCATTAGTTTTCCATCTCGATTTTCAACTGAATTAAAAACTTCTAAAACCCGTCTCCTTTCATTATCATTTATATCTCCACTGAATATACCATAGGTTATTCCACATCTTCCAAGTATTTTAGATATTGTTTCGAGGCCTATTCCAGTCTTGAAGAAAGAGAATATTACATGCTTTGTTTTCAGTCTAGAAACTATATTTATCAATAAAGCTGTATATTTAGAAGAAAAATTAAACAGGAGATTAGGATATTTTTGGAAAAGTCCATCTTCAGCCCATTTGGAAGAATATCCTAGCCCCATTGATTTGTTTTCACCGTCATCACCGTCATCACCGTCATCACCATCATCACCATCATTCTTCTTTTTATTTAGAATTATTTTCGGTTTATTTGGAAAGAGTTTTTCAATAATATTCTTATCGTGGTTTTCAATAATATCATTAAAAGCAAGATGAATATGATACTGAGTTGATATTCTATTTGTAATAGATTCAAGTTCTCTATTCAGATTCTTCAACTTCAATCGTGTAATTTTAAATTCGTCGACAAGTTCTTTTATTTCATCGGGAATCATAATTGCATCAAGATTATTGTTATTATACAATTGTGTCACCAAATTATTAAATCCAAGCATAACTGCTTCTTTCTCAAACATATAAACCTGTATATAGGATTGAATTAGTTCAATTTGGATATCATAAGCTCTATCTATTTCCTGATTGCTTTTACCCTCCATTTGTCTATTATTCTTTTCGTCAACATATTTAGCTTCAAGCAATGGCAAATAAGACAACATAAAATTAATAGAATTATATATTCTTAACAGGTTTAAATCAGAATTTGCATTTGATATCTTTCTCGAAGGTATTCTTTTTACAGCTTTTATATAGTTCTGATATTTAAACATATAATTAGGATCATTATATTTTGGAGGTCCAATTCCAAGTGTAATATCTTCCAAATGTATAATATCTCCATATTTTATTGTTTGTTCTCTGGACATCATGCATTTTATCGGTTCGTGATATATTGTTGTTGGATATAAATCTTTATTTCCTGGATAATAAGATATGATACCTTGATATTCTTTGTTTGTAATCTTGTTATGATTGAATACATCCTCAACTAAATAGGGCTTATGACCATCATACTTAAGAATGTTTTTAAAACCATTCGGATTTAAAAGGTTACCCATTAAAGACCATTCAAAAATATACTGAATAATTGGAGTTCCTGTTAGAAGTAATACTCGACAGTTAGATTCATATATTTTCTTATAAACTGCAAGTGCATTGCTGGATAAATTTCTTACACCATTGATTATATTATGAGCTTCATCTATAATGATCAAACTCCTATCGAAATTATAACTATCCAATTCTCTCTTCAAATCTGAATTGTAAGTCATAAAAACGAAATGAGAAGATATGAACTTATCTCCGCATTTTTTACAGTATTCGTCAATCCAGTTCACTCTCAATGAACCAGGAGTCAATACATATACTTTTTTGATTTTCTTTTTTCGTAACATATCATCAGCAATCATAACCGATGTGCATGTTTTACCAGCTCCAAGCTTATGATAAAGGAGTAATCCTTTGTAGGTTGAAACATTGACAAAGTAATTGATTACTTCACTTTGATACTGTGTAGGTTCAAAATTATTAGTTCTCTTTTTTTTACATCTTATATCATCGTAAATTCCAGCCATTTATTCAATTGCAAGATGTTATTATATTTATTTTATTATATTATTGTAATATAATAACAATAGCTTATAAGATACCCAAGCATCCCAAGATGCTTCTTTCGACTTCGCTTAACTTTTGTAGTTTAACCGGTGGTCTGCCATTTGTAATGTCATCCAGTATATTTTCAATATCGTCTTCAGATAGACCTTGTCCAACAGGCGAAGTAACAGGTGAAGGAGAACCTGGTTCTGGTGGAACATATTGCTGTTGCTGTTGCATATTTCTAATTAAGTTATCAATATCAGCCTGCTTTCCAATCACAAGTTTTCCATCTATCTCAGCTTCAATAAAACCCATATTATCAGCTCTATAATTCTTTACATCAAGACCAACGCATCTATTATTTTCTATATCACAGAATTCACCATCACCACATCCAAGATTATCACAAGGATAAGAACACAAATAATCAAGGATTACCTTTCTGCTCTTTGCTTCTTTAAGGTCTATTCCCATGTTTTGAGCGTATAATTTCAGGTCTGCTGTACTCAATTCTCTCAATGCAGACCTGGTCTTATCATCAACACATACTCTTTCTGATACACGAGTATCTGCTGGAAGAACAGGCATTAGAAAAGGTTGAGAAATGGGGACTTGATCTGGTACTATAAAAGGTTGCTGCATGTTAGCTTGATAGACTGGAACAGAAGGTGGTGGCATAGGTGGAGTTCTATGCATAGGTGGTTGTGGTTTCAACATAGATGGTGGTATAGGTATGGGTGAAGGCATTGGTGAATCTACAGGCATAGGCATAGGTGCAGGCATAGACATAGGTGCAGGCATAGACGGTGATTCTAATCTATGTTTTAATTGTCTAATAGCAAGTGATTTACCAATATATGCTTTGCCATCATGTTCAAGCATTTCATATCCTTTTGTTTTTTCAACTTGACCTTGACCTACCTTGGCGCCAACACATAGACCATTTGAAATATCACAATATTCACCATCTCCACAATTATTACCATCAGCAGAACAACGGTTATCCATTCCGGCAGCGCAAATATACTCTGCTAAACGAGCTTTGGTATCAACTCCTTTGATATTCAAAGCTTCAGCATAAGCCTTAAGGTCAGACAGCTTTGTTTTAGAAGAATTGAGCTGAGCTTTTGTCATGCCATTATAACAAACATCACCTTGAACTTGAAAGGGTACTGGTTGAACAACACCAGCACCAGCACCAGCCATTTGTCTTTTTAACATTGCTATTTCATCTGATTTACCAATGTAATTTCTTCCATTATTTTCAAATGAATCGAAACTAACTTTCGATTTATTAACCTGGTCTTGTGCTACGTCTGCACCAATACATAGACCGTTTGAAATATCGCAGTAATCACCATCACCACAATTATTATCATTAACAGAACAACGTTTATTCATTCCGGCAGCGCAAATATACTCTGCTAAACGAGCTTTGGTATCAACTCCTTTGATATTCAAGGCTTCGGCATAAGCCTTAAGGTCAGATAGCTTTGTTTTGGAAGATTTGAGTTGAGCTTTTGTCATGCCATTATAACAAGTACCAGGTGCTTGTTGAGCGGGCATAGGCGCTGGCATAGGTGCTTGCATAGGTGCTTGCATAGGCGCTGGCTCTTGCGCTTCCTTATAATTTATGTAGTCTGTAACAACTATAACAATATCATTTACAATATCAATTACATCTCTATCCTTATGAGCAACTTCCAAATTTTTAGCTATCTTTGCAAGTTCTTTTTGTTCCATAAGTTTCAACTGTCTTTTAGTAACGTTTGTGTTTAATAGTCGTTCAATTTCTTCAACCATCTTATCAGTAAATCTACTACTTGGTTTTTTAGGTCTATTAATGAGTTTACAGATTTCTTCTTTTGTCATTGCATTTCCTTCTTTTTTAGAATTAATGATATTGCATTTGAGAGCAAATTTGACTAAATCTTCTTTCTTCATTTTTTTACATTTTACCATATCGATTTTAGAGCAAGACGGTGACTGAACTACAGGTGCGGGTGCAGGTGCGGGTGGCATAACTCCTCCCATATTAGATTGTTCAATCAATTGACAAAGTTTCTTTCTAGAATAACCCTGACCTTCTTCAACTGAATTGATAGCTCTACAATTTAAAGCAATGTCAATTATATCTGCTTTTAATAAACTTGATGTTTTTTCACAAGTTACTCGATTGATATCGCAATCATAAACTTTCTTTGGCATTTATTAATTGAAATATTTTTTTCGTTTGAATTATTATTTGTAATCAAATAATAATCGAAGCCTTAACCAGATTGCTGATCCAAATCAGGCATATCACTCATATCTATACTTGGACCTTTCATCTTAGGTTTTCTAACAGTAGCAGGCTGAGATACCCTGCTATTCATATTATTAATCATATTCATTATATTAGAACCAGTCTTCTTCATTATCATTTTTCCAACGATAAAGAAGGCCGCGTTCATAATAACAATGAAAAACAACCGTACTTCAACTGGCCATTTTGAACCTGTAGGAACATATGATTTCTCTCCTAATTCTATGAGAAGTTTCTCATATGAATTCATATTGAGAATCTGCTGTTGTGTAAATCCTTCCATATCAAACTTCAAAAAGTTACCAAAGACGAATTCACAACCCATAAATCCATAGACAAGATAAGTCTTATAACTGTCAACAGAAGAGTCAAGTGATAAACGACGAACGCAATCTTCATATGATTTCATCATCATTTGATAATCAGTATGAATTGTATATTCAGGTATAATTGCTGTTGGATATGATTTCCTTAGTAAATCAAATTTAAATAACATTTCTCTCTTCCTATCCTCTTCATTTACATCAGAAGTAGAAGTATTATTAATATCTCTTAATTCTCGAGATTGAGTATATGTGCCTCTTTTTTGTAATTCACCCAGAGTAGGAGGTTTCCTAGTATACCTATCATCTCTCTTCTTTGTATACTTATCATTATTTTTACTGAAATTTTCCCTTCTGGAAGAGAAGCTATCTTGACTATTAATATCTGATACATCATCAAGCAAATCTTTTAGACGAACCGATAGGTTTTCAGAACTCTTTTCTGAGTAATTTGTTCGACTTTCATCATCACTGTCTCTATCACGGTCTCTATCATCATCTCTATCACGGTCTCTATCACGGACTCTATCACGGACTCTATCACGGTCTCTATCACGGTCTCTATCACGGTCTCTATCATCATCTCTATCACGGTCTCTATCATCATCTCTATCATATGAATTAAGACTGCTTATATCATCATCAATATCACCTCCCTTCTTTTTCGGCATATTCTTACCAAAAATATCATCTCTATTGTCTTTCCTTGTTTTTTTTCTGCTAAAAATATCATCAGACCTGTAGTTTTCTTCTATGTTTGGAGGAGAATCAGATGACTTAGGAATAGAAATCACCGGTGAAGATGAATTAGGAATATACTCTTTATTTATCAAATCCTGTTTAATTTTAGACTTGTTCTCAATTAATTCTAAATACAACCGAGGCATCTTTGGAAAGTCCTGAGGGTAATCACGATGTACCTTTTCTACGGGAACTTTTATTACTTTGATTTCTTTTTTCGGCATTTACTTAAAAAATATGTTGCTTTAAATTAAATAATGGTTTCTATTTAAGGAAATTTATATCTTAGATATAAATTTCAACCTGGTCATTCTAATCACACCTCAACTTTTCGAACTGTGGATACCCTTAAAGTATGAAGAATTCTCTCGTATTGCATAATCATAAACTTGCAATGAACTGATACCACATATCCATCATTTTGTACATTCTCATTAACAAATACGGATTGGAAAGAATCATCTTCATTATAACAGTTATCGGCTATTTCCAAAGCTTTAATTTCCATAAACCTCATAGCCTTATTCTTTGAGTTAAATACAAATTTAGGTTTTTTATCAATTGATACAAGATACATTTGTTCTAAATAATCATCACTATCTTCTGAATCAGAAGTATCATCATTGTGTTGACTATTGGCATTTAATGTTTCATCCTCAACGGTAGCTTCATCCTCAACGGTAGCTTCATCCTCAACGGTAGCTTCATCCTCAACGGTAGCTTCATCCTCAACAGTAGCTTCATCCTCAACGGTAGGTTCATCCTCAACGGTAGCTTCATCCTCAACAGTAGCTTCATCCTCAACAGTAGCTTCATCCACGGTAGCTTCATCCTCGACTGTAGGTTCATCCTCAACTGTAGGTTCATCAACAACGGTAGGTTCATCCACGGTAGGTTCATCAACAACGGTAAGTTCATCCACGGTAGGTTCATCCTCAACAACGGTAGTAGGTGAATCACTATCAGATTTAAAATACTCATTGTCACTACGACAATTACTACAATCATCTTTAATTTCACAATCTTCATTTGGACTGTCTTCTAATACTAAACGAGTATATGTAGTAGTAGGTTTTTCTTCTTGAATATCAGTTGACATTATACTTAATACTTTTATCATAACTTTTAAATAGAAATAGAGCCTGTAATAATACGAAAATGTCAGTATCATTTTAAATGGTAATTGCTTAAATTGAATTTGATAAATTAAAAAATAAAGAAAAAGATTTATATAGTTAATTAAATAAGACAAATGGATTCTTCAGTTGAACAAATATTAAGAAATCATTATGTAGACGGAGTTTATCATACTCACGTATCTATGATTAATCCTGTTGGAAGGTTCCAATTCAACAGGCAGGATATCGAGACCTTCTGGGAGTTGTACTGTGATAAGCTCAAAAATGAAGAGGAACCAATGCTCGGTATTGGTGAAAAAACACAACAGTTTATTCCAGTATTAGTTGATGTTGATTTGAAGTTGAAAGAGGATGAGAATATAACTTATGGAGACCATCTGTATACGGAAGAGAATGTTATGACTATCATTCAGATATACCACTCTGTTCTTCGTCAAATAGTTGAAGACTGTAATGATGAACATTTAACTTGTGTTGTTCTTGAAAAACCAATCTACTTTCTAGATGCAGGAGAGACTGTATATATTAAGAATGGTTTTCATCTTCATTTTCCACATATTTTTCTAAATAAGATTGACCAAGAGGTTCACTTAATTCCACGAGTTTTGAAACTGGTAAATGAGTATAATGTATTTAGTAATTTAGGATTTGAGGATTCTTCAACGGTAATTGACAAACAATGTTGTTCTGTACATTGGCTATTATACGGAAGCAGAAAGCAGGAGGATATGGACCCTTATAAGGTTACTTCTGTTTATAATTCCGATTGTGAAAAAATCAGCTTGGAAGAAGCTTTCAAACATTATAAAATATATGATAACAATGAAAATCGAATCAATATCCGTAATAAAGTAGAATATTATCTTCCTCGTATCCTATCGATTCTTCCGTATGGGCGAGATAATATGGAACTGAAAAGCAATCTTATTTTACCGATAAAAGAAAAGATTAGAGAAGAGAGAAAAAGAAATAACAATATTGATAAGCCTCTTAAGGTATCAGTTGAAGAAGAGCTTAAGATTACAAGTAAATTATTACCGATGTTGGCTGCGTTTAGAGCTAGAGATTATAATGAGTGGATTAATATCGGTTTTGCTATATATAACATCGGAGAAGGGTCAAATCAAGCATTAGATTTATGGCTTGAGTTCTCAGCAAGAGCAGAAGAAGCATATGATGAAGCAGGTTGTATTTATCAATGGGAAAGAATGATTGCAAAAGAAGATGGCACTACTCTTGGTACAATTCGATATTTAGCAATGAAAGACAGCCCTGAAGAATATAAAAAATATAAACAAGAAAAGTCTCAGCAATACTTGAAAGATTCTTTGAGTGGGTCTCATAATGATATTGCAAAAGCACTTTATGAAGACTTTGGAGATATATTTGTTTGTGCTTCCATTCCTAGTAAGACATGGTATCAGTTTATTTCTCATAAATGGGAAGAGATTGAATGTGGTGTCTTCTTACGAGAAAAGATTTCATCCTGCATTGCCTCTCGATTTGGTAAGATGGGTAATGAGATTTGGCAAAAGATGGCAAACGAAGAAGATAAAGCAGATGAAGAATCTTTAAAAACAAAGCTAAAGTCAATTCAAAAGATGTATGGTAATTGCAAATCTGCTCCGTTCAAAAACAACGTAATGAATGAAGCAATGGAAGTATTTTATAATAGAAAGTTTAAAGATAGATTGGACCAGAACCCATATATTATCGGTTTTAAAAACGGAGTGTATGACTTGAAACTTAATATCTTTCGAGACGGGAGACCTGATGATTATGTCAGTAAATGTCTTCCTATTAACTATAGAGACTATAATATGGGAGATACAGAGGTTGAAATGGTGACTGATTTTTTAACTAAAGTCTTTCCAGATAAATCAGTTCGAACTTATTTTCTCGATATGTATTCAGATATCTTTGTCGGTGGAAATACTCAAAAAGTAGTCTTGTTTTGGACTGGTGAAGGAGATAATGGCAAGTCTATTACTCAGAATATTCTAGAAGAGATGTTGGGTGAATTAAGCATTAAGTTTGATACAACTCTCTTTACAGGTAAGAAAACTGGATTAGGTGCAGCAGCGCCTGAATTGGCACGAGCGGCACCTCCAGTTAGAAGCGCAACAATGGAAGAGCCAGATAAACAAGAGGAATTGAATATTGGTTATCTTAAAAAGTTATCAGGAGGTGATAAGTATTGGGCTCGAGATTTGTTTGAAAAAGGAAAGGGAACACGGGAAGTAAAACCAATGTTTATGCTTACGTTTATTTGCAATACGTTGCCAAAGCTGAAATATTCTGACCAAGCAACATGGAATCGTATTCGTGTTATCCCTTTTGAATCTACTTTCATAAGAGCGGGAGAAGCTTGCCCTGAAACATTTGAAGAACAACTACTACAAAAGAGGTTTCCACGAGATGCAGAATTTGCAGGCAAGATTCCTAAGATGCTGGAAGCTTTTGCTTGGTATCTGTTGGAATGGAGAAAGAAAGTTACAGTTAGAATTGACCCTCCTAAAGTAAGAGAAGCGACAGAAATCTATAGAAAACAGAATGATATCTACAGACAATACATCGAGGAATGTATCATTAAGATTGACGGAGCTTCCATCACTATTATGGAGTTGTATGCTCAATTTAAGGATTGGTTTAAGGAGGGATTTCCTAATATGTCTCTACCAGTTAAGAATGATGTGAAGGAGTATTTTGAGAAGTTATGGGGGCTTCCTGTCTCTGGAAAATGGAAATCTTACCGTATTAGAACAATCAGAGACCAAGAGGACAGTGTCATAGTTAATATGCCGAGTGATGACGAAGAAAAAGGTGATGAATAAGAAAGTAGTATCGTAAAATTATTATTCAATTTGAATAACAATTTAAATATTTTGATTTATTTTATCAATAATAAATGGAAAAAAGAAAGAGAGATGATGATGCTCCGATTTTGAAAAGAGTAAAAAGTAAAATTATCGGGTTAAATGGACCTTTAAAGTTGTATCGTTTAAATGGTATAGATTTAAATGGCAAAGAGAGAACTTTATATCTATTCGGCGAAAAGCATACAGAAAATTATTGTAAAAATTGGATTGATGCTCAACCTGAAAATATAATTTCATTTGTTAACTTCCTAATCAGATTGATTCGACTGACTAAGAGACAACATATATTTCTTGATATATATGTAGAAATAATTGGATTTGATAATAAACAGTATGGTTTGGAAGGTGAAAGGTTATATACAGATGACAATGGCATGATTACTTCTATCTATAAAAAATTCAAAAATTGTATTCAAACTTCAACAAGAAATAAGTGTAAAGGATTTAGGATGCATTGGGCTGATTCAAGAAATACAAGACAATATAGCTTCGTCAGTTTTATCAACTTCATTCAGGATATATTATTCGTCATAAATAAAGACATATCTCAAAAGGAATCAGGATTGAGTCTCATTTGTAAAAAACTTAGCACAAATATTATAGTCCAAAAGTACTTGGAAAGCGTAGAATTGAATGATAATATTGAAGACTTTTCAGAATACATGATATCCTATATTCTATATGAGATTGATATTGTAAAAAAAGAATATGACCAAGTAGATGATTTATACAAGCCTTATATATTCTCGTTTTTTAAAAATCAAATTGAGTCTCTTATGATAGGAGAATATGATAACTACAGAAACAAGTTGTTATCACTACATAGTGTCCTTTTTCTTCAAAATGTACTTGGTATTAACAGGCTCCATAATCTATTAAAAGATATTGCTTTTAACCCTATTAATGTTGCATTAGAGGCTAACGTCATGAACATATACACAATATGCAGAATTCTCAAAAGCTATAATATAGAAAGATTACCTACCGAAACGAATCTTGAATATGAATCTCGAATTGAACTTGACCCATCTAAAATCTATAATCCTCAACCTGAGTCTGCTACTAACATCATTTTCTACGGAGGTGAAAAACATGTTGGAGTGATATCTGATTTTTTTACTACTATTCCTAATTTTACAAAAACAGTTATTAGTGAATCTGAAGAGGATACAAATTGCCTCAAACTCGACCCTGATATTGATTTCTTTGGAAATAAATTAAGAGATATTGTTTTCCAAGGAGAAGAGAAGATTTAAACTGAATATCTCTCTAAATAAAATAGAAAAAATTAAACTGTGTTGCAATTTAATTTTACGAACCTAAACCACCCAATAATGCTGGTAATATTTGTGGACCAAATAATATAACCAATAAGAGAACAGTAATAACTATAATAACAATCATCGTTGTCTTAAAAGCTTTAAATGATTTATATTCGGATGAATCTGGTGATTTTCCCTCTGCTTTACCCCTAAGTTTAATAAAAACCATAATTAAAAAAAAGAAGATTGCTAGACCTCCATTAATAAAATAAAGCGAATGGTTTTCTATTATGTTGAATGTCATTTATTAATTATAATAACTTTATTATAATCTTCTGTTTGCTTTTTTGCTCGTAATATATAGCATCAGTTATATTCTTAGTTGCTTCAGGAGCATATAAGTTCCTAATATAGGATACAAATTGCCTCAAACTCAACCCTGATATTGATTTCTTTGGAAATAAATTAAGAGATATTGTTTTCCAAGGAGAAGAGAAGATTTAAATTGGTATAAGGCCTAAATAATATTGTAAAGATTTAAATTGTATTACAATTTAAATTTATTAGTTTTTGTTAATTAGCTCTGAATATCTCACCTATAATTTCTAAGGTTCTTGCGGGTCCGACTAAATAAATAAACAAAATGAAAAGAATAACAAAAACGAAAATTGAAATCATCTTAAAGAAATTATATGATTTATATTCAGGTGTATTTTGAGCCTTTCCCTTCGCTTTCTTTTTAAGAAAAAAGCCAACTATAACTAACACAAATGCTACTAACAAAAATATAACAAAAACAATTTCTGGTTTTTCTTGAATAAACGACATTTATCAATGTAAATATAATTTAAATTATTTATAATATCAGATTCCCGTCAAGAGTCGAAAAAAATGATTTTTTAAAATTATAGGTAAGAAAGATGCCCCCTTATTACAATGAACTCCCCCGTCTTTGACACAACTATTTCTATGACTAATTCTGCTATGACTTATGATTATTCTTATAACTCTTTCTGGAAGTCCTTTTCCTTCTCTCGGGTTCGCCCTGGAGTTGAGAATTGGGAAGAGTTTTCATTCTTTGAACTCCCGAGAATGAAGGATAACGAAAACGATGTCCTTCCTCCTCTTATTCTACAGACTGCATCCAAGGAAAGTGGTTTCTTCCTTTCTGAAGATGCAGAAGACGCAATTCGTAAACGTTCCTCTAAAGAACTCGCTAGGAAGTTCCAAGAGATTCGTGAAGAGAAGATGCGTGAAGATGCTGTAAAAGAAGAGATTGAACTCCAGGCTTTTATTGTTGAGCAGAAAATCAAGGCTCTCAAGGAAAAGGCTGAGAAGGCACTCGAACCAAAAAAGAAAAAGAACACTAACTTCAAGTTCTTCAAACAGACGAAGCCTCGCAAAGCCGAGGTTGTAATCGAGACTGTCGAAGCTGTATCGGCTCGGCAGTCTGAAATCCGGAAAAAGAATAAAAACGAAAAGAAGATTTTAGACCAAGCAAGAGCTGAGTTTTTCAATGACCCATCTCTAACTAACAACGAAGCCTGGCTCGTTGCTATAGGAGAAGCTATTGGTATGAAGTTTGCTTCTCGGAGTATTCGAGAAATCCGCGAAAAATTAAATGTATCTTCTATTGAAAAAATTAAACTCGTAGAGAAAGAAGACGATATTACCAAGGTTGAAACATCCTCTCTCACCGACGAGCAGGTTTCTGAGTTGAATAAAGCTGAAAAGGAAGATGAAGAAGCAATTCAGAATCTAGCCTCTAGCTTTATCAGCACATTCGAACTTGCAGAGAAACAACGAGAGAATGAAGCGAAAGAACTCGAGTTGATGATTTCTAAAGAGAAGGAATCAAAGCTCTTCAACCTCGAAATCTCCCGAGCTCAAGGCGAGTGCCGTCTGATGGAGAAAGCCGATTTCGAGTCTCAATCTGTCTCTGATGATGATTTCGATATTTTTGTTATTCTTAAAAAAGGAGATAAACCAAAGAAAAAGACTTTTGAACAGATATACCCTAAAGTAGAGAGGAACATCAAGAAGGTGGTTGTAGCTGAACTACCAAAGATAGTAATTGGTGTTGCCTCTTTCAAGAAGCCTAAAATTAACCGTCTCTGTCGTAATCTCAAGTTTGGTAGTGACCCTTGCACCAAAACATCTTGTTCTTTTCTTCATGATTTTGACGAGATGAATCTTGTGGCTTGTACCTTCAAGAAGTGCAATCGAGTTGAGAAGCTTTCAACTGGTAAATATGTCAACATTGGAGTTGGTTGCAAGTTTCTTCATCAAGACGAGTCCAGGAATGCCTTCTTTGTTCGCGAAGGATTTATCCAAGAGGCTACACTTGAGGAAATGAAGACAGAAGTTGAGACCAAGGTTGAGGAGACCAAGGTCGAAGCTAAAGTTGAGTGTGGACCTTGTGTCTTTGATTGCAATGCTTGGAAGGAAACAAATCCCAAGATTTACAATCACCCAACTCAGACTCCTGAAATTATTCTTCCCACTCGGAAGACAACTACCCCAAAAGTAGAAGAGATTTCCCCTGAACAGAGAACCAAGACCAAGATGTGTGATAGCATCACTAGTGGCAATCCTTGCAGACATAAAACAAATTGTAGATTTGCACATTCCTTGGATGAGCTTAATATTGTCGAGTGCCAACACGGTACTAACTGTCTCTTTATTAAGTCTCATAACGGAGTGTTATATAACTCAGAAGGCAAGTTCTGCAAATGCATTCATCCAGAAGAATCGAGAGCTAACTACTTTTCTCGAAATGGAATTGTGTTGAATGTACCTGAGAAGAAGACTGAATGTTGTAAAACCAAGACCAAGATTTGCAATACAGTCTTTCAGGGTGTAAAATGTACTCGTAAGAAATGTGACTTTGCTCACAGCGAGAAGGAGTTGAATGTTCGAGAATGTACCTTTTCTCAATGCAAGCTTATCTCGACTGACTTGCATGGTCGCATCTGCAATGTTAATCCTTCAAACAAGTGCTCGTTCTTCCATCAGGGTGAAACCAAATTCACCTACTTTCAGCGGTTGATGATGAAGTAAGTAATCTTAAGTAGTGTATATATGTGTATTTGATAAACAATAAAATTTTATATGGAAAACCATATAAAATTCTTAAATTATTATAGTATTAATAAATGAGTTTTCTGATAAACTATCGGAATAGTAATATGTTATATTGTTTTTCCAGTCTGCGTAATGATATTGATAGAGTAGGTCGTGAATGGTTTATTCCAAACACTGGAGTATTACTGGAACCAAATTCAATAAAAATAAGCGCGAAATCTTGCCCTGAACTCAAGGACAAAGTTTTTGATAGAAAAATTACTGATTTTTATGAGGTTGCAGAACCTTTTATCATTGAACAAAAATCTATTATGAAAAATGGTCTTAAAGTTAAAGTTTATGAGGCTAATTCTCCTTACTATGTAAGGATGACTGGTGATGATGGTTTGAAAACAATTCGAATTGCAGGCTTGAATACATGCATAGCTGTTTTTATAGCAAGTAACGATGGTAATCATCTAATAGGATGGCACTACGTTCCAGGTGAAATAACAAGCACAAATTCAAAATATGAAACTGATAAGATAGAACAAGCAAAGATATTAATGAGAAGACAAGGAATGAATAGTAGAAATTCAACATTATTATTAGTTATTTTCCCTGAAAATACAAACAGAAATGTTAGTGTACAACAAAAAAATGAAATGGAGCTTTTAGCATTAGAACTTCGTTTTTATGAATATAAAAAGTTATATCTGAAGAGTTCTATAGTGGACTTCGATATGAAATATTTAAGGACATCAATACAAATGTCAGTCGGAGATTATAGAGATGAAATCAATAAAGATTTGGGTATATTGAAAGCAATGCAAATGAGAGATAGAGAGGAAACAAAGAACGGGGAGTCACCCAAACGACGGACTAGAGTATTGAAGCCTAAATCACCCAAAAGACGGACTAGAGTATTGAAGCCTAAATCACCCAAACGACGGACTAGAGTATTGAAGTCTAAATCACCCAAAAGAAGACAAGTAGCAAGAAAATAATATACTTTACTTTGAATTGTAAAAGAGTTTATCTTTTATAATCTTTACTTTTACTTTAGGAGATAAATAATATATAGAATTATCTTCTTTTTGAATTGTAAAAGAGTTTATCTTTTACAATATTACTTTGAACTGAAGCACACTTTACTTTGGAGATAGAATAGAATTATCACTACCCATTAAACAAAAATTTTAAATTGAAAATTAAACGTAAAAGCACATAGAATTAGTAAAATGGCCACTGATATCAAAGAAATTGCATCTATTAACTTCGGAATATACTCTCCCGAAGAAATATTGAATATGTCTGTCTGTAAAATCGACAACCCAAAGAAGTCAGGTTATGGTTCGGTGTATGACCCTCGGATGGGAAACACTGATTCTCACCAAAACTGCGAGACTTGTAATGAGAGTGCACTTGTATGCACCGGGCATTTTGGGCATGTAGAGTTGGCGGAACCAATCATTCATCCTCTATATTATAAGAGAGTGATTAGTTTTCTCAACTGCTTTTGCTTCAAGTGTTATCGTCTGATTCTAACAAAAGAACAAATTTTTCTATTGAAGTTGAACCGAGCAAAAGGTGAAAACAGATTTGTTAAAATACAAGAGAAGATTACCAAGGTTGATATTTGCTGTCACGATGATTGTAAGAACTATCAACCCAAGTTTAAGATGTCTGTAGCTGAGAGCGCTATCTATATGACCTATAACTACAAGAGCAAAAATAAGACGTCGGTTATGGTTTCAACGGATGAGGTCAAACGAGTATTTGACAACATTTCGAACGAAGATGTGAAGCTTCTTGGTTTCGACCCAAAGTTGACTCATCCTAAGAATTTCATCATTATATATTTACCTATTATCCCTCCTTGTGACAGGCCCTTTGTCAAGGCTGAAGGTAATACGTGTGATGATGATATTACCATACAGTATACCGAAATTATCAAGGCGAACAATCATCTTATCGAATTGATTGAAGAAAGCAAGGAAGCTCAAAAGGATATTATTGAAACTAAAAAACAGAAGCTGATTTCAACCATTCGTTTCCGTATTTTAACAACCTTTAACAACAGCGCTGGTAAAGCGAAGCATACAACAAACGGTCGTCCTATCAAGGGTATCAAAGAGCGTTTAACAGGAAAGGATGGTCAGTTACGTAATAACTTACTTGGAAAAAGATGTAATCAAACAGGACGAACTGTAATTGGTCCAGACCCAACTTTAAAGATGGGACAGTTGGCGGTTCCTGAGTTGATGGCGAATATTCTGACAGTTCCTGAGAGAGTTACTACTTTCAATAAAACTAAACTTCAAAATCTAGTTAATTCTGGAGAAGTCAACTCTTTGATTAAGCCTGATGGGAAGACTTGTATCAATCTGAAGAGGTTTAGAAAAGGGACTCGTTTGACCCCGAATGATATTATTGTAAGAGGAGATAAGAGAATTGTGGTGGTAAGTGGCAAAGAGCAAATATTATCTGGAGACCAACTAATGAGAAACGGTGAATATATAGAAAATGTGATTCATTCGAATCGTGAGTATCCTATTGATATTGGTTGGATTATCGAAAGAAGATTATCAGACGGTGATGTTGTCTTGTTGAATCGTCAGCCAACTTTGCATCGAGCCTCAATGTTGGCGATGGAAGTTGTGGTTCGACCTCATAAAACATTACGATTCAACCTTGCAATCAATAAGCCTTTCAATGCAGATTTCGACGGCGACGAGATGAATATTCATGTTGCACAAACACCAGAATCACAGGCTGAATTACGATTGATTGCAGCGGCAAAGTATAATTTGATATCACCTCAATCGAGTAAGTCGAATATGGCGATTGTTCAGGATTCTTGTCTTGGTTCTTATATGATGACAAAAGGATTTATCAAGATAACAAAGGATAAGTTTTTCAATATTGCAATGTCTTTGGATATGTCTTCTGAAGATATTTTGACGAGAATACAAGAGATAAATATGGTATTGAAGCAGAAGGGAAAGAGAGTGAATGCATATACCGGAAAAGGATTGATTTCATTATTTCTTCCTAATGATTTTATCTACGAAAAGAAGAATAATATTGACCCGGAAGAGCCTATAGTTAAGATTTGGAAGGGTGTCTTGTATGAGGGTACGTTAGATAAAACAGTTGTTAGTTCAAGTCATAATTCTTTGATTCAGACGATGAATAAGGAATATGGACCTGACAAGGCTACTACATTTATTGATTCTGTAATATTTACAACAAATAATTGGTTATTGAATAGTACATTTACAGTTGGTCTTGGTGATTGTTTAGTTCAGAAGGCAGAAGCAGGTGAGACGAGTAATAAAGAGAAGATTCAAGATGTAATTAATAAGTGTTTCCTTGAGGCTGAAACAATGAAGACGAATACAACTCACGTTGGAATTCGAGAGATGAGAATTAATGCATCTTTAAATAAGGCTCGTGATGTTGGTTTGAAGTTGGCAAAAGATGGTTTGATTCCGAGTAATAACTATATATCAACTGTGAAGTCAGGTAGTAAGGGTGATTTTTTCAACATAGCTCAGATTACGGGTTTGATTGGTCAGCAAAACTTGAAAGGTCAACGTATTCCTTTGTTATTAAATCACGGAAAGCGTTCTCTACCTCATTATCCGTTTGAGAATGTTTCACCTGAAATGGAGTATGAGTCTCGTGGATTTGTGAGTTCATCTTTTATCAAAGGTATGAATCCTCGGGAGTTTTACTTTCATAGTACAACTGGACGAGAGGGTGTTTCCGATACTGCAATGGGAACAGCAACTAGTGGTTATATCCAGAGGCGAATTATCAAGTTGACAGAAGATATGAGGATTCAATATGATGGAACTGTAAGGGATGTGACAGGTCGTGTTTATCAAATGGCTTATGACGATACTGGTTTCGACCCTATTCATACGGTGAATGTAAAAGGAAGTCAGGAAAGTTGTGATATATCTCATTTGATTTCTAAGTTGAATATGAAGCATGAGGAAGGATTAACGGGAGAAAGCAAACAAGAATAAAAGGAATGATTACAATTTAAATTTAAATAAATTTAACTTGTTATTGAGTTTATAATTTAACGATGGGATGTGGATTTTTTATTTGTTCTTCAGGAAGAACAGAGTTAATAGACCTGATGTTCCATTCTATTTTTCTCTCTTTGTATTCATAAGGAATGACACTAGTTTTCTTTGTTGCTAAGAATTTAAACATTTATTACTATTTATATAATATTGAATGATAATTCAATTTATAAAAATATGTTTTTTTATAAATGATAAAAAAGCAAAATAGTATGTGTGACCGTTTTCCTAGAAACACAAGTGTCTATTCGAACTGTAGGTGGGTTGAATATATGTATCTTTATCTCAAATCGCGGAAGTAAGAGTCTACGGGAGTCGTGTCAAATTGATTTTTACGATAAATCGGATTGAAAATCAGCCATATGGAAACTATAATCAATCCTAGAACAGGAAGGAAAATTACTATGAATGGAAAGGTTTGGAAATCTCTATCACCTGAAGAGAGAAAACAAGCAGAGCAACATACGATTGTGACTAAAGTTAAGACCAGTGAGGTGAGTAAAGTGGAGGTTGAATCAAAAGGAGAGGTTGAGACCAAGGCGGTGGATAAACCTAAAATGACACAGGCTGAATATATAGCTAATATTGAGAAGAAGACACAGGAAGCACACGACCGTGTCTTGGCTATAATTCATTCTCGTATGAGAGAATGGTAAATAGATATACTCGATTCCGGTTGAAATAAGTTTATAATATCTAAAAGATATTACAAACTTTCTATTGAATTATAATTGGTTTTAATTCAGAAATAATATGTTTACATCCAGTTAAAAATGAACTAGCTTTTTCATTTATATAAATAATCGATACTTTTCCAATCTGATTTTTTAGGAAAAGAGAATCAGGTGTATAATATATTCTCCTCGATTTCTTATTTTTAGCAAATGCATTCCAGCTTGAATAATTGTTGTTTTTTGTTTCTTCGTGGTCATCAGTATTCAAAAAGTCATTTCTAATGATTTTAATATTCTGTACAAAATTTAATAATGAAGCTTTTTCTATGAGGTCACAGTTTGATTTTTCTGGTTCAAATGCATATACTATTATATTCTCCTTGTTGATATTACGCAAGGCTATAGCAAGAGCAATTGAAGTAAAGCCTGAATATGCTCTAAAAATAATGATTCCTCCAGTTTCTAATTTCTTTGCTTGATTAAAAACATCTAAAATTGCAGTTGAATCAGTTGTTGAAATTTCTGTTTTATCATTAATATCCCATATTATGTTTGAACTGTCAATTGGATTAAGTAGTTCTTTAACCTTGTTGGTATCACGTTTAGGGCCATTATCATCCCAATCGGTACCATCAAACCATAAGGTAGCTATATCGTAATTATAGCTATCGCAATCTGAAGAGAACTTGAAAGAACTGATAACAGATAGAATATCACAAGTATTACCAATAAGCATTTTATTCTTGGTGGTTTTACTATATTTATCAAATCCGATTGGCCCAGTATGTCTCAATACATCTTTAACATTACTATTTTCATTCATATTGTCAATCCAACCTAAAACAAAATTGTTATTTTTAGAAGCACCGAAGAAGCCATTGCATAACAGTTCTTGTTCTTGAATATAGTGTTCTTTTGGTTCTCTTATGAAGTAGTTTTCTCCTCCTTCTGTAAGATATGAGATATTCCTCTTGCAATAGAAATCAATATCACAATAGAAACCACCATAAACATAAACGATAACGAATCTAGCAAAATCACATTTTTTAATGAAAGGAGTTAAACCTAAATAGAAACCAAGATATTGTGGAAAATATTCCTTAATGAGTTCGATTATTTGTTTTCCAGACCATAATTTATGGGAGAAATCAGAATTGTATTGTTTCCATATGGTGATATACTTATTATATCGGTCAGGCAAAACGGCATTTTCTAATTGGTTATTTTTATCAATCCATATTCTATGAATTATCTTTGGTATTTTCTTATCACCCTTAATATAATCACATAATCTAGTTTGAAAATCAATATCGTTTTGTAAAAAACTATTTCTTGCATTATTTCCAATTTCAATTCGTTTTTCAATTGGAATTAGCAATAATTTGTTCATTGCAATTTCGATGTTTTCAACAGTAACATTATAAATAGGACATAGGCCGTTGACGGAGTAGTCTTCGGTGTTGTTATCACATGGAATAGAAACACCATCATAGCCATCAGTAAATGTTTCATTCATAGATGGTGCATCAGTATATAAAACTAACGCTTTACAAGATTTAGCTTCGGCTATATAATGACCCCAACCTTCGTGTTTGGAAGGACATATATGTATACCATATGTATTATATAATTTTTGTACTTCATCTTCATCTATAAATGTATCGATGAGTTCGATATTCTTGCATTCTCCTTTTTTGATTAGAGATTTATATTCTTTTACAATTCCAAAGAAGTTATTACAGACTATTTTCAATATTGGAAATTGAGGATTTTTAACCCAAGCTTTAATAAGTTGAATGGTACCCTTAAAGGGTGATTTTCCGCATATATGGATAAACTTATTGTAATTCATCTCAAAACCATCCTTCATTCTACTGATACTTGTAAATCCAACATATTTTATGTCCTTTTTAGTAAAGTTTTCATTAAGGATGTTGTATGCTTGTTTTGTTTTACATAATATATACTGAGGGGAATCTTCAGAGTATAACTTTTCAAAGTTGGTAGTATCCATATTGACAAACATAAATTCATTAGGATATGAGTCTCCTATATCAAAATCTTCAAAAATGAAGGATGGTTTAGCTGGTAAATTCTTAGTTTTATTACATACTATAATTGAATCTAAAACTAATCCGGGACTCTTGCTAGGAAGATATACATTACAAGATAAATTTTTTCGTCTGAATGGATTTTCATAAGTATCTTTAGACTTATTTTCGACGGTTTTTCGTCTGAATAGCATTATGATGGTAACTAAAAAAGCTAAAAGTATGAACAGTAATATTATTTTATAGACAGTTTTCATTTATTATTTAAACTAAAAAAATAAACTACAAATGATCAATATTATTACCAGTGTAGTTTTCAATAAGAATAAATTAGCTATAGGAAGAAATAATGAACTCCTATTCAGGTTTAAAGATGATATGAATTTTTTCAAGCAAACAACAATAGGAAATTACCCTGAATATACAAATGTTGTTGTTATGGGATATAATACCTACTTATCGATTAAAAAACCACTTGAAAAACGAATTAATATCGTATTGACAAACAAGACCGAACTTTATAATGTACAAAATTATCTTTCGATGTTAGAGAATAACGATACTGAAAGCAGGATATATTTTATGAATTTAGAAACATTTTGGGAAATGTATTTTCATTATAAACCAGTTGTATTTGTAATCGGTGGAAGTCAAATTTATGACCTATTTATCTATAGAGCTAGGAACATATACTTGACCGACATAAAGACAATCGATGAAAAAGATATTAAATTTTCAGTTGAAAAAGAACCCGATACATTTCTAACTCATTTTCCAAGTAAATTTAAACTGAAAACAATATCGGAAAAGCATATCTCTAAAAATGGTTTGTATTCATATCGATTTTTGAAATATGAAGAAGGTGAAACAAGAAGTGACGAGTATCAATATGTGAATTTATTAAAGAATATCATTTCTTCTGGTAATAGAAGAGATGATAGAACACAGACTGGTACCATTTCAATATTTGGAACTCAATTACGCTTTAATATATCTGAATGTATCCCTCTAATGACATTAAAACAAGTACCATTTCGAATCATATTGGAAGAACTATTATGGTTTTGCAGAGGAGATACAGATTCAAAGATTCTTCATAAGAAAAATATCCATATCTGGGATGGAAATACATCAAGAGAATTTTTAGATAAACAAGGTTTAACCGATTATGATGAAGGCGTTCTTGGTCCTGGATATGGTTTTCAATGGAGACATCAGGGTGCGCAATACAGACAGGAATATGCAGATACAAGTAAAGTTGATACAGAATCAATCGGTGGTTTTGACCAATTAGCATATGTTGAACATCTATTGAAAACGGACCCTTTCTCAAGAAGAATCGTGATTTCAGCTTGGAATCCAAGTGATTTCAACAAAACAGCTTTGGTTCCTTGTCATATACTTTTACAGTTTTATGTTGAGCAAGTAGGTGATGAAAAACATCTGAGTTGCCAATTCTATATGAGAAGCAATGATGTTTTTTTAGCTAATGTCTTCAATATAGTAAGCTATACTGTTCTAACTCATATTTTAGCTTTCAAGTGCAATATGAAACCAAAAGAAATAATCTATAGTTGTGGTGATGCTCATATATATAGTAATCATTTAGAACAGGTCAATTCATTATTCAGTAGAAAACCACGACCATTTCCTAAACTGGTATTAAACGAGAGTCTTAAATCAAAGGACTGGAGTGAGATGCAAGAAAGTGATTTTGTGTTGATAGGGTATTATCCACATCCTGCAATCAGAGCACCAATGGCTATATAAAATAATTAGATATAATAATTTTAAACTCATGTTTAGTTTAAAATTACATTGCTTACCATGATTTTATTATTTCTCCTTTCTTATTATATATCTTATTCTTTGTTACTCGAATGGATCTAACAGATGGATGAGGAGGCTTAAATGTATGCGTGAAAAATACAAGAGAATATCGTCTTCCCTTAAAAGGATTTATCCAATGAGCTCTTCTACCATCAAACTTTTTCCATTTGTTTTTTATATTGAATTCTTCTCCTTCTATTATTAACTCTCCTCCAGTAAAGTCACCCAATGCGATTATATAAGATGGTCCGACATTATTCTTATCAACATGTGGATTACAAAATACATCTTTATTTACCTGTATTGTTGTATACTCAAAATTAGGCTTGCTTTTCGCCATGAACTCTGATAATTTGTCATATAACACCTTAAACTTCTTGTTATTTCTAGAGGGTCCTCGAACTCGATTATTCAGAGCTTTTTGCCCTCTATAGTTCACATCACCAAGAACAAACGCTTCAACACCTTTAGAAGATATATTTGTCCTTGACTTACAATTTGGAAATCTAGTATTTTCGAGTTCTTCTAATATTATCTTTCTATTCATTTATGTATTGTAAATTTAAATTTTATAAAATTTAAATTCGAATTCAGGGTTAATCATTTATTTACAACCACGATGATTTCAAGTCATCAAATATCTTCCACTTTGAATCTTCCGCTTCATCGAAAATACGTCGAAATCCATAATTACTAATCCGAGTGAGAGAAATCATATAACTTCTCGGTTGTTGGAATCCAGAACGTTCCAATAATTCCAGCAATTCATCGGTCGTATAACTCGCGTTAATATCAACCTGATTCAAGAAAATCGATATATATGTCTGACCATTCTTCAACGCATTCTTGATTCTTCTCTTTGTTTCTTCAACGTAATCTAAACTTCTAACACGGTCAACTTTACTCTCTTCGTCTGACTCAATCTCGTTTTCAAACTTATAATCACCGAAATCATATCCACCGTCATCTTTTTTACTAATCTCATTTAATTCATAATCAACCTTCTTAGTTAAACTTCTTTTCTTCGTTGGAATTTTACGCTTGTAAATAGGCATGTCTTGAATCAATTTCCACAGAGGATTATGCGAAACTTGATACTCCTTATTAGCTCGTTCAATCAATTCCTCCTGTAACCAATACGCTTTTACCAAATCTTTTTCTACCTCTTTAGTCGCGTACAAAGTCAACGGGACGTTATCACCTCTTGGTGTTGAAACACATAATCTTCCAGCGGTCTGCATTAGTTCAGGTTGGTCCATTCCTGTAGATGCACATAGATACATCTCCGTTAAATGCCACCATAACTTATTCTCTCTTTTACATTGTTCGAAATTTGATGCTCCATATGAAATGCATCGAGACGCGAGACTACCAGCCATTGTAATGATACGAGGATATACAGTAACACCACCATTTTCATGTAACCATTGCTTCACATAGGAAGGTGAACTTGAACTGAAGAAATGATAATCTCCAAATAGTTCTTCAAATTCAATTTCTGTTTTTAATTTCTTAATCTTACTCTTACTACCGTCTGCAAGTTGAATTGGAACTGTAATATTAGGAAGATATAATTCAATCGACCCACCTCCAGAGTAAAACATACAAGGAATCGATGGGTAATTTTTAACAATATGAGAAAGCAGTCTTCTGTTAGGGTCTAATGCAAGAGAAACTCGTAATAATGTATCAACAGGATGATACTCCGAATATATAGGTACAAAATAAGGTTCTCTTCTCGAGAATTCTTCAAGATAAGACTCGAGATTATCATCATCTGTAATCGGATTTGAAATTTTCTTGGTAAGAATCGAATTCTTATTGCTTAGAATTCTTGTTACAAAAGACTCGATTCCCTTGTAATTTTCAGGCTTTGATAATATAACCAAGTTGCAGTCTTCAGTCTTCAATATAGGGTCCATTATTGTTGCCGATATTCCAAAAGAGCAGTATGCTTTATCCTTTAATTTCGCGAGTTCGTTGGTTGTCTTTGTATCAACAGAATCCATAAAATCGACTTCGTCAACAAAGAGAACATATTCCTTTCTCAATCGCTTGAGTTTATCACTTAATTTTTTGATTCGAGCTGAATTTCCAATCTCAATGAATATATTTTTTGATTTAGAGAAAAAATCTCCTTCAGCCTCGAGTGCTATTTTTATCTCTTCATTGAAATAATTCATACGGGTTTTCAATTGAAGTTCATCGTCGGTGCTATTTCTGATGATAATTACGATATTCTTGTTTCCCAGAAAATTAAAAAGACAAGAAGCCGTAATAATAAAGTTCGTTTTTCCAGATTGAACGAACCCTTTAACTACAACCTTTTTATCACGGAATCTTTTAATCATATTCAAGTTATCGATTTGAGATTTATCTTGGTTTTCAACCGTATTTTCTCCTTTAGTTTCTTCTTGTCTTTTATTCTCACCGTCAATGTCGTTTGGAAAGAGACTAAATAACTTTTCAATGTCAGGGCACTTTTGTAATAGAAACACTAATAGTTTGTCTTTGACAGCATTACGACCTTTATCCAATAATTCCCGAGGCATAAATTCTATTGAACTTATCAAGATTTTGTCTTTTGAAATCCGTTTGAAACGAATATCATTTTCTTTAAGCAAGTCCACCGCTCGTAGCATGTTATCAATCCTTTTCTCATTAATCATAATAGTAATATTTTCGTTCAAGTTAGTCATACCCTAAATTTTCTTTAAGCACGATTTGATTTTCAATTTAAGGAAATATATTGATTACAGATTGAAATTGACCCAATTTCGCCGTTATGATGATGTTATATTAGAAATGATGAAATCACCATAAGTCCTATTCTTGTGAATCTGAACTGATGATATATTATGGTGAATGTTTAATGGAAATGAGTGTATTGATATTGATAAGAGACATAAGATGTTATTTGCATATTGAAACCAATATTAAAATATCCTGAATCTTTTTTTATAAATCATATTGGTCTTACAGTTCGATATATGTTTTATGATAATTGTAATAGTCAGTTTGAATTCATAGTGTTAATTATTGATACATTTGTATTCAAATTATATAATGAAATTGTAAAACAGTTTAAGTTTTATAATTTTAGTGATTTTTAATTTACATAAAGCTGGCAGTCTTATTATCGACAATGAGGTCACCTGATGCTGCACCAAGATTAGAAGACAATGACTTTCCAGTATATGGATTTTGAATCTTATCTAATGATTTAGTATTCGCTAAATCGTCACCACCAAGCATGCCCAAAGCTGATGGTCTTAAACTATATCCTCGTTGACCAAACCAGCAGGTACCTTTGTTAGGAGGTATAGCAAGGTCACCACGAATAAAATCCGAATCTTTGACATTTCTATTGTCTTTCAAGTTAGAATACATAAATCTTTCGAATTGATAGATGTTACCTGGATTGCCTTCATCATCAACCGCAGCTCTCATATCTCCAACAGGCATCATATCTGATAGAATGACATCTTTATTCTTCATATCATTATAGTTTCCAGATGCAAAGTTAGGTTCTACAACAGGAAGAGATGCATAAGAAGAACTTGCTCTGCAGTTGCTATCAAATCCTTCTTCAACCATGCCAACGAAGTCTTCTACTTCAGCAGTTTTACAGGAAGAACTTGCTCTGTAGTTGTTATCGAATTCTTCTTGATCCATTTCAAAGTTTTCTACTTTAGAAGTTTTACAGGAATTTACTTTCAATCTAAAGTCATTTGAAAGTCTAGAAGGGTTGCTTAGTTGAGTTCTCAACAAAGGTCCTACTTCTGGATTAGTCCCCCTCTGAGAAGGGTTGCTATTAAAATTAGATACTGAATAAAATTGAACTTTGTTAGGGTCATTACAGTCCTTATTTGGGACAAACGCTGCTATTTTCTGTGATACTAGTCTTCTTGAGGGCATGCCTCCAGCATAAGGCTCCTTTTTATCGTTTTTGTTACCATCCAATTTGAATGCAAATAGGATAGAAACGAGAATTGCAATTAGTACTCCAATAAAATTATTGTTCAACATTTATCTATATCAAAGAAATTATTTTAATTTTTTGTTTTACTTCAAGATTAAAATTAAACAAATTTTAATCTATATCATCGGAATTAATAGTTTATGGTTAAGTGGCTTAAAGCAAGTTTATATGTAACATTTGACACGGCAATTAATGTTTTAATATTAGCGTTGTTATTCATCATATTAAAAGGATTGATTTCAAGTAACTCTTTAAAATTGTCAAAATAGAATTGCTTATGAGCTTCATTTAGTTCATATTTACCTTTATAGCAAAATACCATCTCCACTATATCTCTATAATCTGTCAGGTCAAAATCTTCATATATAACAATATTATAGTCTGTAAGAAGCTTCATTATTTTACTTTTATTTTGAAACGTATTATCAGTATACGGTGATTTAATTAATGTTTTTGATTTCTCTGTATCTAAATCGAATTCGATTCTTTCGTTTTTAAAAGAATCTATTTTCACTTTGTATACCCGTTGAATGAAGCTGAAAACGGTATTGAACAATTGAATCTCCGAATCAATATTGATTTGAGAAACTTTTGAAAACGTAACCATATTATCAAATAATGATTGAAAGTTATTTTCAAATGTTTGGACAGTATAGTATTCGACGAATATGTTTTCAGACTGCGGTAATGTACAATTTTTGAATCTTTTAATAACATCAACATATGATTCAAGTCGTTCTTCGGTAGACGAAGACAGTATATAATCAAAGACTTGTCTCGGATTTCCATGATTCATAAACTGATTGTAGGTATCAACTTGTTCGAACGGTTGTTGTCTCAAAATACCCTTTTCCATAATATAGTTGACAAGGTCGATAGGGTCTTTGTTTAATTCGTGTTTGTTTAGAGTTATAAGTTCGTCGTATCTCTTCGTTTTTGTTACATAACTTTTTATCTCTTTTGCATTCCTAAAGGGTCTCAAAAAACCAGAAAGTCTGAATATCAAATTGAACTCGTTTGCAGATAATTTTTTAGTAGAAAGGATAATATCGATACTCTTAATAATCAGGGTAAAAATATCATGTGAAACGGAAGAATTAAACATATTGATGAGCCCATAATGATATCCATTGTGAATCACGTGAGATTTTCCGTAGTCGATTATGATGGGTATAACAGTTGTTGATACACGATATATTTTATCATGTGAAATCATATAATCAAACGATACAGGACTGTCCAATCTCTTTAGGACGATGTTCCAAGGAGTCAAATCATAATGAACAAACCCACATCTGTTTTGAGCTACCTTTAGTGCAAAGCATATTTGTACTAGAATGAAAAAGAATTCACTCATATTGAATTTCGTCCCTGATAGATACTGAAATAGTGTTTCCCCTTCCAGATATTCTGTTATCACATTAACCTTCTTGTTTTTCCTGTACAAACCAAATATGTATACAAAGTTTGGAATATGTTTTGAAAGATTGTTGATGACTTTATTTCCGATAAATGCTTCGTGTATATATTCAAGTTCTTTTTGACCTGCACATTCCTTTGTTGTCTTGATAGCAAAGTTAAAATTAGCTAGTTGTTTGAGGTTGACAATTGTGCTTTCATCCTTGCTCTTGAAAAGTTCATGTTCTACTGGGAGATTATCAAAATTGGTATTAAACATATTGGAAATGAATTCAACTCCTTTCAATAATCCATAGCATCGGCCAATTGGTGGTATAAAATGAATATCAGCGATAGTTTTTGATGTATTTGGAAACTTGGTTTCTGTTGTTAGATGTTTATATTCATGCTTAACTTGTGTTCGAATTGGATAAGTAAAATATTCTTGGGTTCCAATTTCACTTTTGAGGTGAACAAATAGTTTTTGCATATAGTCAAAAATGCCTTGCTTTCCTAGATAGAGATTATATAATTGGAAAGCATTTTTGGCAATCTGTTTGCATTGTTCATCGTGTTCTCTGCACCATTTAATCTGGTCGATGAGATTATCCATATTCGAATTGACAGGGACATAATGCTCGTATGGTTTCAACATATCACTGAACCATACTTTCCAACGAGAATCAACCATAAGGATAACAGAACCCATACTCAATTCAAGAGAAAGACGGAAAGCAGAAACATGACCTTGTATATGGATGATGTATTTATGACGAGATTGCTCTGATGGTGACTTAAATGATACGAGACCGAAATCGAATACATCTCTGTTTATTGTTTGTAGATATTCTTCATTTTCTAGTTTTCTTGGTCTAACGTTCCATTTGGTAATACCAGCATCGATATATGAAATATTATTTTCATCAGGTTCCGTTCTAAAGGAAATATCAGCAACTCTTAATCTTTGATTTGTTTCAATGGTAGTTCCACATCCAGTACATGAACCTCTAAATATTGCTACCGGTATCTTTTGTTCCCAAGGAGTACTAAAATCATGATTGTAATTAGTACAAGAAGGTGGAAACCAGATTCCCTCATCCTGATTTTTGACTCTTGCCCAGTCATCCCATGTTGGGAAGAGATAATCGGCATATCGGTCAGTTGTTGAATAGGATAAGATTGGTACATATTTCTCATAATTATGAGAGACCAAAGGTTTGGTTGAACTATTCCAGAGATTATGGTATGCTTCCGTTGAGTCCTTTGTTATGATTGGAAAATCTCTTCTGTTAATAAATAGTTCAATGTCAGGAACTTGTCGAGAAGCACATAGTTCTTCTAGCATATTCTTGACATTTGATACGTTGTTTTCCCCTTCTGATAATGGATTTTCATATCGAACAAGACAGTTGTTTCCAAACCATTCTTCGGTATTAGGGTTAACTTTCCTTGGGTTGAAATGTCTTTTTTCCAAAGTTGAAACATAGCTTAGAAAACCATATATATACTTTTGTTCTTTATCGATTCTGTCATCATTTCTTATCTGAGGAGAACAATATTGTAGGTATTTTGGGTCCGCCTTGATGTTTTCGGACCATTCATTGATGAATTGCGATTTAGAAAAAGGCAAGAAGACTTTCAATTGATTATTAACGATTTTAATGAATATTCCTTTTTTGAATTTGTTGAAAATATATCTAAATGTATCCAATGTAGATTCGCTTGATATGTTTTGATTTTTCTCCCATATAGGCAATTGAATATTTTCAAAGAGATTCTGTTCAAGTTGAATCTCTTTTCTCTCTTCATCTGAAGACTTTGGATATCGATAGTGTTGAAATTGCTCCTCATCTCCAGCTGTAAATTGGGTATGAGTAAAATCTCGATAACGAGGATTGGTTTGTTCTTCTCGTTCAAATTTAGACTGCTTACAGTCTTCTTGATTTATATAATAATCAGGTCTAGTTTGAAATTGTGCTGTTGTTGTCATCCTATTGTCTTTTATTAATGCTTATAATTTTTTTCTGATTCATTTTAATGCTAATTTTTTTTTATATTTTATTTTTAAAAATAAACTTCTCCTATATTAATAAATGTCATCCTTATCATTAAATGCTGCCCTTCGTGTTTGTAAGGTAGATGTTGGCTATGCTGACAAAATTAATTCTGATAGATTCCTAAATCCAAACAATATGCTTTGTCCTCTTTGGAATGGATTAGATGTTGCGGGAAGACCTGTATGTCCAGATTCATTTTATACCAAATCTGCGGGTTGCAACAGCGCTTTGGATAGAGTTATTGTTGAAAATGATGTATTCAGACCAAAGTATACTGAATATATTACTCTAAATGCTTCCGGTATAAATAATGGAAATGACCTTGATAGCATGCAACGCAATGCATCTATAAGTCGTTCTGCTGACCTCAGAAGCATCAACTCTAACAACCCTCGCTTTGGAGCCAATTCAACAATGGCTGGCAATGTATTCCCCAGATGCAAGGTACTCAGTCCCCAAAATGATGTTGCATCCATGAACGAGAACACTCGCATGGTTAACAATGCTATGAATGCCAGAGAAGGGTATGAACGCAGATGCAACTCTGGGTTTTAAACAATATTTGAACCGCGATTCTCTTTGGAGAATTGCTTAAAGAGATGAATATCCAATTCTAAATATCATATGGAAAGTCTAAGCAAAGATAAATTAATTTCATTCCTTCAAAACCTTATCATAAAAGTAGAACAAGATAACCTATCAACCAGACAGCATCATGCTATCTGTGAATTTTATACTTGCTACAAATTCAAAGAAAGGAAAAAAGAAATCACAATTTCAAACGAAGATTACCTTAAATTTTTAACTTTAGGTTGGTATATATATTCTCAAATGGAATCCCCATTATTATAATTTACAATATCAAATGATATTGCAAATTCACTTATATTTTTATTATTTTTTGAATCTGCTTTTCAATCAGAAAATGAAACTCAATTATCGGATTATTAAGCAATATATTACTATTTAATAAACCATCAATATGACATCCAGACTGTTTTAATACATATAAACAACCTATATCCAATAAATCAATCACCATGAACTTATTGGATATAAATCTTTTTATAGAATACAGATAGTATTCTTCCTTCACTTCCTTTAACACCTTCGGATTAAACTCATTACAATACATATAATACTTACGAAATGACAACAATATTACGTGTTCAATATCTTTCTTTGATATCAAACTCAAATTCAGTTCAAAAAGGTATTCTTTAAAATATAGTCTGTAATCTCTTTCAGATAATACGAAAATAAAAAAGAATATTTTATCAATAAAGTAAAGCATATACAGTTCAAATTTTGTTTTCGTATTTGTACTAATTATTTCAGTATAAATTAACTTCTGTCCAAATACAAAATCAGACCTAATAAGATTACAAAGGTCAATATCCTTCTTATTTTGATTATCATAAACCTCCCTTCCAATATAACTCAAATCATCATCTAATTCATAAATACAACTATTCTTGTTTCTTATTTTATCCAATCTGATTTGAACTGATTTTTTATAAATATCGAACGTTATATCGGTATGTATAAAGTCAGGGTCATCTATAACTAGAACTTCAGGACTATATTTTATATTATATTCAACCCTTTGTTCTTCCATTTTTTCTTCATATCCTGATATATTTTCTTGATTAGCATACTTGTTTTTCATACTATTATTAGTTATAATTGAACCCATCTTTAAAAATCAAAAAGTTAATTTATAAGTTTCAATTTGAATTAGAACTAAATATTTTATTTAAATTGAAATTCAATATAAAATAATAAATAATCTAGAAATAATGTCTATTCGAATTCCAATCGATAACCTATCATATGAACAGAAATATAAAGTTGATAATGACCTTGAAATCAAGATTGAAAACTCAAATAAGTTTGGTCCTAAAAACAGCCGTTCCTACTACCCATACGATATAATAGATAATGATGTCATTCTCCCTTTAGGTTTCGCCTCAAGTGAAATGAAACTCCTACGACCACAAAGAGACTCATTTCCAACCTTTAATTCTCTCACCTTTGGTGGTTCGTTAAGAGAAGAACAAAAACAGATTAAAAAGGAAGCACTAAAGTTTCTTAGTTCAACCGGTTCGGTTATCATAAGTGCCTATCCTGGATTTGGAAAAACGTGCACATCTATCAATATGGCTATCGGAATAGGCTTTAAAACACTCATTATTGTCAACAAAATTATTCTCATCACTCAATGGAAAGATAGCATCATTAAATTCTGTCCAGAAGCATCAATCCAAATTGTAACTGCTAAAAGCAAAAAACAAGATGCTCATTTCTATATTATAAACGCTATCAATGTCCCAAAATTAAATAAAACATTTTTTAGTGATATTGGAACGGTAATCGTAGATGAAATTCATCTGATTATGGCAGAATCGCTTTCGAAATCTCTAATGAATGTGTTTCCAAGATATATATTAGGATTGAGTGCAACACCTTACCGACCTGATAGTCTTGACAAACTTATCGATATATACTTCGGACCAAATAAAGTATGCAGAAAACTATGGAGACCTCATACGGCTTACAAGATTAGAACCAATTTTAAACCAGAAATACAATACAATTCAAACGGACAGATGAACTGGAGCGCCCTAATCGACGAACAAGCCAATAATTACGAAAGAAATGAACTGATTGTTAAACTCATTATATTATATTCTGATAGAAACTTTCTAGTACTTGTAAAAAGAATATCACAAGGTGAATATCTATTGAATCGACTTATTGAATATGGTGAAAATGCAACTTCTCTCCTAGGTGATAATCAAGTATTCGATAAAGAAGCAAGAATTCTAATTGCTACAGGTCAAAAGTGCGGAACTGGTTTTGACCACGATAAACTAGATACATTGCTATTAGCATCTGATTTTGAAGAGTATTTTATTCAATATCTTGGGAGAATCTTTAGAAAAAAGGATACTGAACCAATTGTATATGATTTTGTAGATAAAAATGGAATTCTTGAAAAGCACTTTAAAACTAGAAGGGAAATATATGTTCAACATGGTGGTGAAATCAAAAACTACGATTTAAATAATCTTAACTTTGAACTTGAAATTCAAGATGAAGTTGAAGCAAAAGCAGAATAATAAATTTTAAATTGCAATACAATTTAAAATTATTTACTAATAAACTTGGTTATTTAAACTCTTCTTCTAACCGACTTTCGTACTGGTGACTTTTTAACGGTCTTTCTTACCGGTGTCTTTCTAACCGTCTTTCGTACTGGTGACTTTTTAACGGGCTTTCGTACTGGTGTCTTTCTAACCGTCTTTCGTACCGGTGACTTTCTAACCGTCTTTCTTACCGGTGACTTTCTAACCGTCTTTCTTACCGGTGACTTTCTAACCGTCTTTCGTACTGGTGTCTTTCTAACCGTCTTTCTTACCGGTGACTTTCTAACCGTCTTTCTTACTGGTATTGGAACTATAAATTTAAAATGATCATAATTGATAGGAGTAGCTTGTCTTGCAACCATAGGAGTAGCTTGTCTTGCAACCATAGGAGTAGCTTGTCTTACAACCATAGGAGTAGCTTGTCTTGCAACCATAGGAGTAGCTTGTCTTGCAACCATAGGAGTAGCTTGTCTTACAACCATAGGAGTAGCTTGTCTTGCAACCATAGGAGTAGCTTGTCTTACAACCATAGGAGTAGATTGTCTTGCAACCATAGGAGAAGGTGTTTCCCGTATAATCATTTGATTATTTTTCATAGGATTAGGTTTTCGTAATGACATAGCGGTATTTTGTATTAATGATATAGGAGTAGGTTGATTTAATGATACAGGAGCAGGTGGTTCCCACATAATCATTTGATTATTATTATTCATATTAGAAGTTTGTTGCTTAGGAGGAGTTTGTTGCTTAGGAGGAGTTTGTATTGAACTTTTTTTATCAAGAGAAAATGGAACTCTATTTCTTTGTTTACAAATATCTTCATATTGTCCTAATAGTCTGAAACGTTGATTGATAAGTTCTGTATTTTCACAACCAATATTTTTATCAGGATGTAGTTTAAGAGACATCTTCCTATAATTCTTGACAGAACAATCTGATAGATGACTGTATATATCATCTAATGATAGTTTTTTATAAGAACAATTTACATCTTGAGTTGGGTTTCCTTCAGATTCAACTGGAAATATGGGTAATATTTCATTATTTTGTTTCGATGGTTTTTCAGCCTCTTCTTCTGTTTGTTCTTTATATACTGGTGCTTTCCATTCTCTGTTGGATGGGTCTAAATCAAGTAGTTTACTGATATCTACAACAGTCATATTATTGTATTTTTGTATTCTATCATTAAAATCTCTAATCTTTGCATCATCGTTGAAATTCATTATGTTCATGTATAAATATAAGTAATCGTTTATATTTTTAGCCTGCGATTGTGATATTCCTTCCATGTCGATGCTTAGATAAAGGGTTAATATTCCAAATTGCCAGGCTAATATAGCTTTATCGGAATTTGCAGATTTCCCTACCGGAATATAACCATTTTTATCTTTATATTCAAAAGGAGGGAATGATGAATACGATTCGCCATTTTCATTTACTACTAAACTACCTAAATTTCCAAGGATAAAACGAACTCCATCTTCTCCGATTTTAAGAGGATTATCACATTTGAATAGAATATTTTCTATGTTAATATCAGTATAAACTTTGCCATTTTTTAACAGGCAATTCATTTGTTTCCATAGTTTTTCAAGCACATTGAAAATTATTTTTCTAGGAATTCCGTTAGGATAATTTTTATTCATCTTTCCTCTCCAATCAAAAATGTTCCCATCAATAAGTTCCATAAAATACGGATATATTTTATCATCTTCTGCTTCAACTTTTTTTCCAAGATATCTTAGTTTTAAAACATCACAACCGCTATTTCTAACTTGATTTGAGATTGCTTCTTCATTATTTTTTTTAGAAAATTTAATCGCAATATTAGATTTCGTAAAAAAGTCAGTATACACTCTAACTACCTCATCAAAATCTTTCAATATCGGTCGTCCTCCTCCTTGTAAACTAAATTCATCTATTCCATCTACGTTTCTTATATTAATTGCATATAGTTTCCCACGACTGAACTGAATTTCAATATCAGATAATTTATATTTATCTCCAAATAAATAGTCTTCCAATATTTTTTGATTGACAGAATTCTCATCTCTTAATTTGCATATACTAGCCATTTATTATAAGTAAATATATTTCAAGAAACGGTAGAAACTAAATTTAAATTTTTGTTATTCATATCAGTCTGATGAAAGATTGGATTTATTGTGACGATGGTTTGATAATGATATCGAATACATAGAAAAAAATTGTTGTATATTAGTTTATAAATAACCTGAATTTGAAGTTAAATAAAACAAATTGGAATTCAATATAAATTTATATTGAATTTTGAAGAGTATTAGCATTTTGCTATAAATTTGATGAGTTCTGCTTTTAGTAGTTTTGAATATCCTTTGCAACCTGATTTTTTTGCTAGTTCTCGAAGTTTAACAACAGTTAGTTTTGATAGATTAGAAACAGGAGACCTTCCTACTACTGGTGGTCTAGCTACTGGTGGTCTAGCTACGGGTGGTCTTCCTAAGGGTGGTCTACCACTGGCTGAAGGTCTACCTTGATTTTTACTGAAATTAAAAAGAAATACTACTAAATCAAATTTCTTCATTTTGCTGTATCCTATACAGCCTAGAGATTTAGCTATTTCTCTAAGTTGAACAACTGTTAGTTTTTTTAGTTTTACAACTTGTTGTGCTGTAGGTTGAGGTGATACATATATAGGTGCAGACGCAGGTGCAGGTCGATTAATCATATCTGGTTCACCGGATGAAATAGATGTATATATTGATTTTGCTCTAAGTTCGAGATTATTGTCAATATAGGATCTAAACAAATTTGTTTTAGGACTTTTTAAACCAGTTTTTGAAAATAATCCACGTTCAAGTTGGTCCAAATGAACTTGAAATTTATCAATATCGGCTGATGTCACAGTTGCAATACGATCCCAAGTTAACTTGTCTCTTTTATCACTCATATATTTCAGTATTTGTGTATTAGTAGAAAACTTATAAAACGGAAACAACGATATTAGTAATATACCCATTTGCCAAGAGAGTGTAGATTCCTTTTCTAGTAATGTTTTCAGTTTAAAAAGCCCTTGTCCAAAGTTGACAGGAGGATATGTTGCTATATAATCTCCCGAATCGGATGGAACAGCCGAACCTAAATCTCCCAACATAAAATGAACATTATTATGTTCATCGCATTTATATAGGATATTTGCAAGCTTAATATCGGTGTAAACATAATTTTTGTTAAGATTAAATAGGCATAACAATTGAACTCTGATTGTTTCTGCAATATCTAAGAATATTTTAGGATGATTTTTCAATTCGGGTCTAATAGCTTCATCCATAAGAAATCCGTATAGATCTCCGTCTGCAAGTTCCATAAAGTATGAAAATCCAGAAATTGCGGTTGACAATAAACCAGAGAAAAGACGCATCCAAATAGTTCTGGGTACACTCCAGTTTTTACCTGATTGTCTCATTTTTAAAATATGGCAATTAGAATTATTGAGGGTATTTGATATTTCTTCTTCTTCGTTATCAGAAGTAAACTTTACAGCTAAAGCAACTCTCTTATTAGCATCAACATATTTTAATACAGTACCATAAGCGCCTGAACCTAGGGTATTACTACTAGAAAACAAATAATAGTTAGGATTACTATTATTTTTTTCACCTCGATTACCAATATGAATTTCGCATCTATCTCCTTTATTGTTTATTGTTACATCGTATGGATTATACATAGGACCAAAGAGATAAGTATCTAATCGATTTTGGTTATCTTGATTGATGTTTTTGGGTTTTTTACAAAAGCTCATTTATTATAAGTAAATAAAATAATATTCTAAGGGAAATTTAACTTGCAAATCAAGTTAAATTTATTATTCGAATGAAAATAGATACAATGTCTGATTTACATCAGCTAATATCTCATCTCGTATATTCAATAAGTCAACTCCGTCTTTTCTACTTCCAGAAATCAATTGAGGAAGTTCAACTGAAAGCCACTCTGCAAAATCAGATAGATATTTATACATCTGCTTATCGGTTAGATTTCTGACTACAATTTTTGAACCTTTGTTCAATCTGATTCTTTTAGAGTTTTGAAATACCTCTCCAAATCTATCAATATTTGTAATCAAACTACTAAACAATCTATCGGAAGCCATATGTCTAGCGTAAGAACCAGTTTGAAAATGATATATCTTTACTTGATTTTGAATTTCAAGCATCTTGACAATTATAGAAGCCATTTACATATAGACAGGATAACTTAATTTAAATAAAAACTCCAAAACTAAAACTACAATATGGAATCAATCAAAGGGTTACCCAATATAGGAAACTCATGTTATTTCAATTCCGCAATACAATTGTGTAAACTAATTTCAGACTTTAGTTTTACTGATGAGGATAATGAACAGAATTGCTTTATTACTCATATTCAGTCTTTATTTCAAACAGAAAATCAAGAAGAGATAAATAAGTATTTGAAACTCTATAGTTTTGTAGCCAATAATTTACAGTATCCTTCTGGTTCCCAACAGGATAGTTGTGAGGTCGTTCAATTTATACTTGATAAATATGTTGAACTAATAAAAAATAAAAACAAATTACTTTCAGTCTTTAATCAAATTGTTTTTTGTTCAAATTGTAATAACTATAGAATTTGTAACGAACAAAAGGAGAGTATGCTTATATCTCATGAACTGAACAACAATCCAAAAGAAGATATTGATTTTCAGGAACTTTTTGCCAATATCATATCTGTACATGAAGTAGATAACTTGAATACCGAATGCAACTGTAGTTCACCAAAAGCTAAAGTCCAGACTATATTCACCAAATTACCAGAATACTTATTTATCAAGGTTGGAAGATGCCAGTATGATACAAACAAGGTTTACAAGACATTGAGAATTGACAAAGAATTTGATATTGATTATCCTCTTGATTTACAAAAAAGTATGAATGGTTCTGATAAAAGAAAACTGAATAAACATTATCAACTCATTGGAATCTTAATCCATCACGGTAATTCTAGTAATAGCGGACATTATGCTTCGTTAGTTAAACTGAACGATGAATGGAATTATTGTGATGATGGTTCAATATCTAAAGTCAATTTTGAGAATAATATTGAATATGTACAGAAGAATTGTTGTATATTACTTTATAAAAATAGGTAAAGATAAAAGATGAATTCAATATAAATTTATATTGAATTTTGAAGAGTATTAGCAGTTGACTATAAATGTAATAAGTTCTGCTTTTAATAGTTTTGAGTATCCTTTGCAACCTGATTTTTTCGCTAGTTCTCGAAGTTTAACAACGGTTAGTTTTGATAGATTAGAAATAGGAGACCTTCCTACTACGGGTGGTCTACCTAAGGGTGGTCTAGCTACGGGTGGTCTGGCAACAGGAGGTCTTCCTACTGGTGGTCTGGCAACAGGAGGTCTTCCTACCGGTGGTCTACCTGCATTTTTCTTACAATGAAAGAGAAACGCGATAAGGTCGACTTTCCTCATTTTGTTATATCCTGAACAACCTAGATTTTTAGCTATATCTTTAAGTTGAACAACTGTTAGTTTTGATAGATTTACAGCTTGTTGTGCCATAGGTTCAGGAAAAGGAGAAGGTTGTTGAGGCATAGGTTGGGGTTGTGGTACAAATTGAGGTTGAGGTGGTGTCATCTGAATAGATTGACGCAAATCATCACTGATAATAGGGGTATATATAGATTTTTCTCTTATAGAAAGATTACTATCGATATAGGTTCTAAACAAAGGTGAATTAGGACTTTTCAAAGCGGTTTCCGCGTATAAACCATTTTCAAGTTGGTCTAAATTAACTTTAAATTTCTCAATATCAGAAGCGTTTACAGTCTTAATACTTCCCCAAGTTAACTTATCTGTATTTTCATTCTTATATTTGATTACTTGAGCACGAGTAGAAAACATATAAAATGGGAATAATAGTAATAATAGTATACCCATTTGCCATGCAAGAGTGGATTCTTTTTCTCTCATTGTTTTCAGTTTGAAAAGTCCTGTAGAAAAGTTGACAGGAGGATAGGTCGCCGCATAATCTCCCGAAGCTGATGGAACAGCCGAACCTAAATCTCCCAACATAAAATGAATGACATTGTTTTCATCACATTTATAGAGTATATTTCCTAGTTTAATATCGGTGTAAACATACTTGTTGTCCAGACGAAAGAGACATATCAATTGATTCCTGATTGTTTCAGCTATATCTAAGAATATTTTTGGGTTGTTTTTCAATTCAGGAGTAATATTATTATCCATAAGAAATCCGGATAGGTCTCCATCCGCAAGTTCCATAAAGTATGAAAAATTAGAAAATTTCGAAATGCTACTTGCTACAGTCCAATTCTTGCCTGAATGTCTGACTTTCAAAGTATTGCAATTGGAGTTATTTAGGGCGTTTGATATTTCTTCTTCCTCGTTACTACTTGTAAACTTGATTGCAAAAGCAACTCGTTTATTAGTATCGATGTATTTGACTACAGTTCCATAACTACCTGATCCAAGTCTATCACTCATAGAAAACATGTAACAGTTGGGATTAGTACTGATTTTAGGACCTTGATTACCGATGTTGATTAAACATCTATCTCCTTTATTGTTTATTGTTATATCGGCAGGATTATACGTAGGACCAAAGAGATAAGCATCTAATCGATTTTGGTTATCAGCATTGATATTTTTGGGTTTTTTACAAAAGCTCATTTATTATATAAAAAAAAATTACAACAGTTTAAATGAAACGAGTAGCATTATTAGTTTTTGGGCAATTTAGAACAGCAAGTATCATATTACAACATAATTTAAAAGAGATAAAAAAGTCGTTCAATAATCAAGCTGATATTGTATATGATGTATATATCTTAACAGATAGGGACCCTAGAGGAAATTACTCTGATTTAACTGTAAATCGAGTTCGAAATATTTTTATGAATGAACAAGTTGAAATCAAGCTCATATCTTATTGGGAAGACTTAGTATGGTATCATAAGAAGGATAAGGAGATAATGAACCATTTTATCAGTATTGGAGAAGGTAAAGCTGGTTGGGGTGATAAGATGTGGTTTACTGCTAATATGTGGTATAGAAGATATGTTCTCTGGGAATTGTTCTTGGGTAGCTCGGTCGATGAATATGATTATATATTGTTATGTCGTCTATTCGATACGAAGATTATAAGCTTGAGACCAATATTACTTTTAGAGAATGATATTAATATTGATAATACAATCTATTTTTGTATGGATACTTTGGTTTATGGTAGGAAGGAAATATTGCATTTATTTCTGAGTTCATTTAATGATATATCTATTTGGACTGATTTTGCGTGGACAGATGAGTTTAGAAGTTCATTTGCTAGTTTTGATTCTTGTCTGGCTTATCATAAACCTACGTTCTGTTCTGAAGCTCAGGTTTTTAACTTCATATGGAGGACATTTCCTTTCTGGAAAAACATAAGATGGGATTATAATGCGATTGATTCACCCTGTCATATGGATGCGTTATTTCATATATTTCATGTACCGGATAGAGAAACATTTAAAGAAAAGTAGCTCTTTAAATGCTATTTAAAAATATAAGATTATAAAATGATAACAAATCAAACTGTAAATGAGTTTAAATAAAAGGAAATTAACGGAACGAGAAAAGAAATTTGTAAGTTCGACTCAAGACTGGAAATGTGGATATTGTAAAAAGTCATTACCTCCTTCTTATCAAGTAGACCATATTGTTCCGTTTAGTATATGCCATAACGATGATATTATTAACCTAATGGCTTTATGTCCAACCTGTCATGCCAATAAAACACAAACTGAATACAATCGGATTCTTCAATTCAAGAAATTAAAGGCTGAAACCAATCGTAAATCTATATGTTGGTTCTGTTTAGAAGACACAGAAGATGAACACAAATGCAATCAAGAATTAAAACAGATAAAGAAAAAACAAGATTCTAAATTGAATTCCAATATGGATTCTTTAGATAAATATAACTTCATAAACGACGAACCAATCATGAATTCCAATTCAAATAATAATATGTTAACAAAAAAAATGACCAATTTGAATTTAGACTCGACGTTGCATATCAAATTGCAAAACTCATTTATATTTGTCAATTCATTTTTTACTCCTTCAAGTTCATTTTCAATTGAAGAGATAGCAAAAGCTGTATCGATTTCAACAAGGACTAAAAGAGACTCGAAACGATATGATGAAGTCGAAATAAATATCGATATAGGAACGATAGATGAAGAGGAAGGAAATGAAATGATTGAGTTTTTGAACGATAATCTCCATTTACTTTTACCGCATAGAATATTCAAAAATGACGAGGTTAATTATACTTATTTATTTTAAAATTTATTTTAAAATAAAATAATTGTTTTGTTAGTATAAATGAAACTAAATAATACTATTTTATCATACGTTTTAGGAGTCCTAGGTCTATTTTTGACTCTAGTTAGTTTTAAATTGAGTAGCGCTATACAAAAAAGTAGTAAATGTGTCCAGCAAAATAAATTGGCAAATGCTAACCGAGGCATCCTTGTTGTTGGTATTGTTCTATTTATGAGTTCTGTCGGATATATTCTTTGTAAAAGAAATTGTTCATCTGAATCATCACCTGAATCAACATCGGAATTAATGTACTTGAGTTTTAACCTTGTTTTGGGTATCGTTATTATTGTATTGTTTTCAATAGTATCAAGTGAACTTAAAAAATGTGGTGCCGTGCTCAGCAAAAGCGATTCTGCTTTAGTTACATTCGGTATTTTGATTGGTGTAGCATCAACTGTTTTATCTATTGGTTTCCTTGGGAAAAAGTTATATGATAACAGAAAAGAATTACCAGGTCAACTATCACAAATGAAGACTGATGCTTCTGCTAGACTAGCACAAATGAAGAAAAATGCACCAGGTCAACTAGCACAAATGAAGACTGATGCTTCTGCTAAACTAGCACAAATGAAGACTGATGCTTCTTCTAAATTAACACAAATGAAGAACAATGCACCAGGTCAACTAGCACAAATGAAGAATGATGCTTCAGCTAAACTATCTCAAATGAAGAATGATGCTTCTGCTAAACTATCTCAAATGAAGAATAACAGCGTTACATCTTCACCTGAACGTAATGGTAACAATCCAGTCCGTTATGTAGACCCTTTCGGAATGGATCTTGGTTATAATGACGATAATCAACACAGTTATGCAGACCCTTTCGGAATGGATGAAGGCGATAGCGACAATTAAATACAGATTCATAATTTCAATTGAAAATCCAATTGAAATTATATTATTATTCTCTTCTTTCCCTCACCAGATTATACCATAACCGTGTATATCTTAATACATCTTCTTCTTTTACACTCTTGTCTGATACTGATTTCAATACATTTTTAAAAACATTATTTACGTTCTTTCTGTTTATATCTCTCCCTCCTTCTGAAGCGATATAACCCAGTAGATAAGCAGTTGGATTTTTATATTGTGGTTCATTCAATATATCTACTGTCTCAATTAGCTGTTCCAAATCATTTCCAGATAGTTTAATCCTATCTTCTCTCAGTTGTTGAGCGATTGCATTGACTGTCTCCTTGAAATGTCCCTTCGCATCAAACTTCTTATTCATACCAAGGACATCTAATGTGCCTAAACCAAGAGGAGCAAAACCAGCTTGAGCAAATGCATTTATCGACTGTTGAAAAACAGGTTCATCTATATAGTCATCATCGTCCATTTATTACTACAAATAAAATACTTAATATAATAAATGTATGATTATATTATTATTGGAGCTGGTATTGCTGGATTGTACACTGCTTATAAACTCAAACAAAAGAATGCAAATTACAATATACTTATTTTAGAAAGGGAAAAAGCAATTGGTGGAAGAGCTGGTTCAGACCAATTCTATGGTTCTACTATTCTTTCAGGAGCTGGTGTTGGTAGAAAATCAAAAGATAAGAGACTTCTCAATCTCTTAAAAGAACTACAAATTCCAGTTCATTTTTATACATCTGAAATAGTATCCAGTGGATTCAAAAGAATCGATATATTGAAAGCTATTGAACACTTGAAAATTGAATACGAAAAAAATCCAGTTCATACAACCTTCAAAACATTTGCTATTGAAAAACTAGGAATCAAAAAGTATAATAAATTCGTCCTTTCATCAGGCTATTCAGACTATGAAAATGAAGACGTCAAGAATACTCTCTATCGATACGGCATGGAAGATAACGCAGGAAATTGGAAGGCTTTCTCTGTTCCATGGAAAAAGTTAACAGAATCACTTGCTAATCAAATTGGAAACGAAAATATTAAGACAAAACAAAATGTAATAAAAATCAGTAGAAAAGGAAACTGTTTTTTTATAAAATCAAAAAATATGAAAAGTATTAAAATCTTTAAAAGTAAAAAAATTATTATTGCTTCTACCGTAAATACAGTTCGAAAATTACTAAATAATCGAATATATGATTATATTCAAAGTCAACCATTCGTTAGAATCTACGGAAAATTTAACCGTCAATCAGCTCAAATTATAAATAAAAAACTACATACTTTTACAGTTGTCAAAGGTCCACTTCAAAAGGTAATACCTATGAATAAAGAGAATGGAGTGTACATGATAGCCTATAATGACAATAAACATAGTTTAGCTATACAATCAAGACTGAAGAACAACCTAAAAAATCGTAATTACTTTTCTCGATTATTGAAAAAAGCACTTGGAATTCAAGGACAAATTTCGATGTCGGGAATGAAAGTATACAATTGGAAAGAAGGAACTCATTATTATAAACCATTATTTCCAAAATATAAATCATTTGAATCATTCATAAAACGAGCTCAACATCCGAGAGAAAATATACTTGTTGTAGGTGAAATGATTAGTACTTATCAAGGATGGGTTGAAGGTGCTCTTGAAAGTGTAGATAAAGTTTTGTAATTTGAAATTTATTATATATCATATAATAAATGCCATTGCCTAATGTAACTAGAATAGAGGATTTACCAGAGCTTTCTGATATAGAAAATTCATATAAGATGGGGGAAAGCGGTATGGGAAATGTAGAACCAAAAATGAATAAATATATCAGGAATCATTCACGACAAGACTACAATAATAATAATAGTATGAATAATAAGAATAGTATGAATAATAGTATGAATAATAATAATAGTATGAATATGAAACACATAAATAATTTTGAACCATATCAAGGAAATAAAGCTCAAATTTATATTGAAGAACAACCTATTCGTCAAAAGGAATTCTACGAACCTACACCGTTACCAACAAAACTCAATTGCTTAGATGTTTGCAATCACATTAAAGACTGTCCTTTATGTTCCAAATTCTATCACAACGATAATACATTATATATCATTATAATCGTTGTCCTATTGATTCTAACGATAATCCTATCGAAAAAAGTCCTTAATCTATAAATGATATAAAAAGAAACTATTTTAAACCAAATAATGGAAGAAATAAAGAATTCAACAGATGAAGATAGTATGACTAATCATATAGAAATCAAACCAGAAATCAATATCGAATCGATAGTAGATAACCAAAACGATTCCGAAATCAATCAATCTAAATCTCAAAAAAGTAAGATTGAAATCGAATTGGTATATCATGACTACGACACACTTGTTTTAGCTGGTGGTTCTGCTAAATCAATAGTTACATTAGGAGCTCTGCAATATGTATATGATAATTATCTACATCGCAACCTTAAATACTACATTGGAACATCATCGGGAGCAATGATTTGCTACCTTCTTATTATCGGCTATACTCCTATAGAAATTATCGTCTACGTTTGTACACAACAACTCCTTGAAAAGATGCAGAATTTTAATGTTTTCAGTCTTGTTCAAGGGAGAGGAGCATGCTCCTTTAACGTTATTCAAGAACAAGTAGAGAAAATGACCATTCTAAAAATTGGTTATCTACCGACATTAAAAGACCTAAAAACCAACTTTGATAAAGAACTGGTTTGTACAACTTATGATTTAACTGAATCAAAAAATGTTTTTCTAAACTATAAAGATTATCCTAATTTACCTTGTATTACAGCTTTAAGAATGACATCTAATCTCCCTCTTATCTTTGAAAACTACAAATACGGTAACAGTTTCTATATCGACGGTGGTGTATCTGATAACTTTCCTGTTGATTATGCGGACAATATCGGAAACAAAATCCTAGGCATTAATCTATTACAACAGATAAAAGAATTCGAACCCAATATGAATACCCTAGAATTAATCTATAAGGTTATGTTTATCCCCATTCAACAATCTGTTGAACATAGAATATCCAAAGCTTCTAACAAGTGTAAAATCATTCAATTACGATACGATAAACTTAAATTCTTCGATTTCAATGTTCGTTCACAAATGAAGATGGAAATGTTCTCATCTGGTTATCAACAAATGTCAGACGAAATATAAACTCTTTTACAATTCAAAAAAGGAGATAATTCTATATATTTATTATCTCCAAAAGTAAAAGTAAAGAAGATAAGTTAAAGTTGTACTTCAATTCAAAGTAAGATTATAAAAGATAAACTCTTTTACAATTCAAAAAAGGAGATAATTCTATATATTTATTATCTACAAAGTTGTAAGTTCAAATCATAAGTATATACTCTTTACCATTCAAAAGCTACGTTATGCTTCGGTAGATATTTATCTATATACCACATTTACAATTCAAAATATCGTTGAAATAAATTTGATTTGATATAAAAATTAGTTTTAATAAAGAAAGAAATGTCACAGGAAACCAAAGCGAATTCAGAAGATAATGAATGTCAAATATGCTATGAAAAATATACATCTCAAATGAGAAAACCAATTGAATGCCACGCTTGCTTTCAAAAGTGCTGTAGTTCCTGTGTTACCTACTATCTCCTTAACACAACAGGCAATGCTACATGCATGTTTAAAAATTGCAATAAAACATGGTCTGATAACTACATCTTTGAAACACTTGGAAAATCAATCTATTCTAAATTCAGAGATTTTAAACTTGAACAGCTATTTCAAAAGGAGAAATCACTCCTTCCTAAAACACAAATCAAGATTCAAAACCATAAAGAAGCTGAACTTATTACTCAACGAATTCGAGCCATAGAACAAATGATGTTCAACTTCGATTATATGTTTAGAATATGTGATTCTCTCAAGAAATATAACAAGTTTTGCGGTGAATATCCACTCATCAATACCAATAATGAATCGGTTCTACGAGAAAAACTCACAAATTTCTCAAGAGATATAATTAATCTCAATGCGAGAAAAAGTAAACTGATATCGGGTTCAAATAAAGACAAGTTACAGTTTATTAGAAACTGTGGAAAAACAAACTGTAAAGGACTCTTATCTACAAAATGGATATGTGGAACCTGTAAGACCAAATACTGTAAACATTGTGGTGAAGAAAAAGGAATTGCTAATGACGCTGAAATTATCGATAATGAAGAAAAAGAAGAGATTGAAGTTGAAGAAACCAAATCTCAAGAACTAGGCGAACACGTATGCGACCCCAATCTAGTTGAAACAATGAAAGCAATTCAAAAAGAAACGAAAGCGTGCCCTAAATGCGGTATCAACATCTACAAAATAGAAGGCTGTAATCAGATGTGGTGTATCAATTGTCACACAGCATTTGATTGGAATACACGAAGAATTGAAAATGGAAGAATACATAATCCTCACTTCTATGACTGGCAAAGGAAAATGAACAACGGAAATGCACCAAGGGTTCCAGGAGATATTCCATTATGTCAACAAATACCTCAATTCTTTCACAATCCTTTGAAATTTAGATATTTAGAGACTGATGCAATCTCGTGTTTAGAAGATTTTTATCGGTTCGTTATTGAAGTCGATGAAGATTATAATACTAACAACTTTAGAGATATAGGTGAAAATACATTTGAATCATACAGAGAACAACTCATTAATAACGCTTATCCTTCCGAAAAGCAATATAAGATGAATCTAAAAAAATCTTTTAATAAGTTTGAAAAAGAAGCTGAAACACATCAAATCTTTATGACTTTCAAAACTATAATAGTTGAAACATTGAATAATTTAAACTCATCTACAATTGAAAAACAAATACTTGAACTTATCGATACAATTTATAACATCATCAATTTTACGAACGACAACTTATACAAACTATCATTAAAGTATTCAACTTCAGTCTACAATAAGATTGTATATATTCAACCCAATCATCTTATTCAAATCGCACCCGCTACATACAGATGGACAATCCAGTCTACAAAAAAGAAATAAGGTATAAATTTAAAGATATGTTTACGATATATAACTATATCGTAAATGAACAATTCACAACAACAGGGTAAACAACAGGACGGAAATAACGAACTGAAAAACAAGCTGAAACATAAAATTAACGACCAAAGCTTAAAACGAAGCTCAAACGTCAAAAAAGAATTACTTATTGATAAGAATTTTAAGAAACTTGGAATCGACAAGCAAAAGTTTAAAGATGATTTGGAAGCAGTTAAAAAACAAGGTGGATTTTCAGAAGAACAGATGAAAAAGATAATGGATGCTATGTCTCGTAAATGAGTAAAAATTATGTATTAAAAACAACCACAAACTTCGTATAATTTATTACCGAAAGTAATAGATTATATATTGCTCCATGCCAGACTTGAACTGGCGACCCTTGGCTCATAAGACCAATGCTCTACCGACTGAGCTAAAGGAGCTTATACAATCATTGTATAAGTTCACAAAATTTGAATTGACTTGTCATTCAAATTTTAAAGTTCTTTCATTATAATAACGTTTAAGATTTGAACAACAAATCAATTGTATTACCCCTGGCGGGGGTCGAACCCGCAATCTTAAGATTAGAAGTCTTACGCGATATCCAATTTCGCCACAGGGGCTTATACTAATATAGTATAAGAACCTAATTATCGCTCCTGCTTGGGTTTGAACCAAGGACCTTGTGGTTAACAGCCACACGCTCTACCATCTGAGCTACAAGAGCAAATACAAATCTTGTATTTGCTCTTTTTTATTATATAACATAATCTTTAAATTTGTTTTAAGCGGGAGAAATAGATCTAATAATAACCCAATTAGTACCATTACTAAGTAGAGTAGCAGATTTACCAAGACCTGTTAAAGCAATAATTAAAGCAGTGGCAGCTCCACCTGCTATTGGAACAACATTACTAGCATCTGAACTTAACGAAGCTGCATTACTAGTTGTATTTCTGAAATGCAATGCTCTTCCAGAATACAAAACTGCTGAAGGTAAAATTACAGTAACTGCAGAAGCTGAATTATATATATATGTATCAAACGTATCATTAACTACGAATGTGCCAGTTTTGGTTACTGGGTCAATTCTACGAAAAGTTGACACAGAAGAATTAACAACAACTTGATTGAGTTCGGATAAACTCACATTATCATTTACGATTACTAAAGACATTTATTAATATAAATAAAATAATTATTTTATTTATATTTGACATATTCATATGAAGTGATTAAACAGCAGGTAACAAATTACTCTTGGAAACGGCAACCCAATATGTACCATTGGAAACCAAATGGACCCATGAACTAGCAACCGCTGGCAAAATACCAACTTGTGGAACTGCTGGTAATACATTTGGATCAACTTCAATATCAATCACGGCTGCAAGATTAGTTCCAGCTGCGCTTTGAGATGAGACAGTTGGAGTACCAGTTCTGTTCACAATAAATAGATTTTTACCTGCAGGTGCTGCTGAAGGTAAAACTAAGTTAATTACACCTGCACCGCTTGAACAAAATACATATGATGCATCATTTGGTAGTACTTGTGGAACAGTTATTGCAGTAATCAGACTGATCTGACCTGGGTATTTAGGATAAAGAGAATTCAATACGTTGACATCCATATCATTATTAACAATAGATAAATTGCTCATTTTATATATAGTAAATAAATTTAATTATTTTTAATTAAATTTAAATGTTTAACCTGATGCGAAAACGTACCAAGCACTAGACCCATCACATACAAGAGAAGCCCATTTTCCAGCTGTGTTTGCTAGTAATGTACCACCATTAAGTGATGCACCGTCCAAGCCAATAACTGAACCAATTACTGCAGAAGGTGTTGCTGCTATACTCACGAGATTAGCTGCACCATTTACAATATGCAAAACACGACCTCTGTAAGTCGCATAATTAGCTGGTAAAGTTAGTGTAGAAACTACAGTCACATTATAATACATATTTGAGTCTGCAAGTTTGAGGGTGTGAAGGTCATATGTTGCTGAATTAATAACAACAGGAATTCTAGGATTAGAAGAAACAGCTTGATTTAAGATACCATGGTTGAGATTATCGTTTACTATAGAAATGCTCATTTATTATAATAAGATAAAAAAAACTAATTTAAATTTACATTTTTGCATATTTGACAATTCATTTCGTTTTGGTCGTATCCATTGAGTTCGTAAAACTGTTTTAGCAAGTCCTTATCAGCTTGTGTTCTATTTGATACAACACATGTATTTGGAGATTGACAACAATATGTTGTTCGGTCTGATAATTTACTGGAGTATTTATTATCATGAATCTTTCGGTTTTGGTTTGAATACATTTTATAATAAGAAACAAATTTAATATTTCATATGAAATTGGAATGGTGATGGTCGTTTTTGTCTAACGCATTTGGTAAGAGGTGTTCTTTTGAGACCATGAGCATTAAAATCACCATAGACTGTTGTCCATATGGTTAATTTACTATTATTCTCTTCCATTTGCATTGTATTCCTGACGTAGCTAGTGATGGTTTCAATGACTTGGTCTATCATTTCTGGTGTATAATCTTGTACTTTGTTTTGAGAAGTGATATGGAGTCTGGAATAGATATCTCCAACAGGAGGTCTAAAGTTTGAATATACTTGGTTCATTACAGCAACGATGTTCTTATCAGGAACAACAATGTGTTTATTTTCAGGGTGGACTCCTTCTAGGAGTTGAGTTACTTTTTTTGAGATGAAGGTGACAGTATCGTTTGAAAAGAAGTTGTTGAGGTCTGGATTTTGTTCGTATCCAACAAATTTATTGTAGTTGTTATTGAGTTGAAACTTTTCATTAGTTATTTCTTTACCGTATTCCATTTATTAGAATCAACATTTGATTTATTCATTTAAAACAATATATCGAGGATAATAAACTTATGAATCATATCCTTTTATATAGTAAATACTCTAAGAGTTGTTTAAGCATATTAGATACTGTAAATGAGTTGAATAGTTTTTTGACTATCAATCTTGTATGTATCGACAACAAGGAGATTAGGAAACGTATTTGTGGTTCAAAATCATTTGAAATAACTAAGGTTCCTTGTCTTCTTATTTTAAATGATGGAACTGTTGAAAAGTATGAGGGAGAGAAGGTTTTTTTGTGGGTAAATCAGGTTGCGGATAACTTTAAAAATTCTCAATCTCAATCACAAAAGTCTCAACCACAACAGTCTCAACAGCAACAGCAACAACCACAACCTCAACCACAACAACCACAACAACCACAACAACCTCAACAACCTCAACAATCTCAACCAAAATCAAGAAATAAAAAGTCACAATCTCGTATAGAAATTAACGATGATGAAGAAGAAGATAATGAAGCCGACGAAAAGTATGTTCCACAGTCTCTAATGAACATTCCTAAAACTAGGACTAAAAAAGTAAGTAAAATAAATATGACTAGGATTGAAGATTTGGACGAAAAAGAGGAGGAGGAAGAGGATGATGTACAAGATACAAAGATAAAAAGACCTCCGATTCCAATTCGAAATGGAGCAGGAAATTATTCGTTTGAAGATGAGCTTGAAATTGAGCCTTCTACTAGTAATTACGTAACACCAAAGAAGATAAAGAAGTTAAAGAAGGCGGGTACCAGTGATACTGGTAGTGTGTTAGATATGGCAATGTTGATGAGACAAGAAAGAGAAAAAGAAAATAAAGAACGAGATAATAATAAATGAATGATAAATTACATATAGTTCTTGACCTAGACCAAACACTAATATCAAGCGAACTTGTGAATGAATTTAATATTGAAAATGAAGAGAAAATGAAGTTATTCCGATATTCAACTATGGATAACCATTATCATATATTCGAGAGACCTAGACTTCAAGAATTTTTAACTTATTTATTTAAGCATTTTAAAGTATCGATTTGGACTGCAGCGAGTAAAGATTATGCTTTATTTATCATCGAGAATATTATATTATCAAAAGGGAATAAGAGGAGGATAGAATGGATATTTCATTCTTATCACTGTGATATATCTCAAAAGGTAAAAAAATCAATCAAAAATCTAACTGTATTAAGTGACATTTTTAAAATACGTGATTTTATATATGATGATACTTTCATATTTGATGATAATGAGGAAGTTTATGAATGTCAGCCAGAAAGGTGTTTGATTGCAAAGCCATTTAACTTTAGTGATGAAGGAAGTGAGAATGATAACTATTTACAGCAAGTTATAAATCAGTTGAAAAGAAAAAAAAGTATAAAAAATATGAATAAGAAGTTGATTCGAGAATAAAAATGAATTCGATTTTAATTATAATTTATAATTAAAATAAAATGACAGATTTTCTATTATTTGAGCAGGCTTTCGAGCAGTATCAAAAGAAGCAAAATGATGAACAAGAAAGTGATATTGAAAGCAATGAAAATGTTATGATTATTCAGGATGAAAGTAATCAAGAATGTAAACAAGTAAATATTGAGGTTAATTCTGAATTGAAACATTCAAAAATCCATATCGATGCTATATATACTTGTGACCATGAAGAGACTATAAATGAGGGTGGACTTATAACGTGTTCTTATTGTGGTGAGCAACTTAAACGTGAGATTATGAATGAGAAGGAATGGAGATATTATGGTTCAACAGATAATAAGAGAACATCAGACCCAAATCGTGTTCATTCAAGGAAGATTGAGGAAAAGAATATAAGCAAAGATGTCGAGAATATGGGTTTTAGTGAGCCTATAATAATCAAAGCCGAGCAGATTTATTTAGAAGTAACAAAAGGTGAAATCTATCGAGGTCAATCTAGAAAAGCCATTGTATTTGCTTGTATCTTTTTAGCTTATAAGTTGTCAGGTAATTATCAATCTCCAGAGAGTCTAATAAAGTTGTTTGGTTTAAGTAGGAAGAATGGGTTAAAAGGATTAAAGACGGTAAATGTAAATGCTCCTAAAGATTTGATATTGAATACGAGTTTAATTACTATTACGCCTATTCATATAATCAATGATATAATGGATAAGTTTAAGGCATCGGTAGAACAGAAGAATGAAGTGATTAATCTATATAGTTTAATCAAGAACAAGTCATCCAAGTTAAATCGTGCAAGACCACAATCGGTGGCTGCATCGCTTATCTATTACTGGACTCAAAAAAACAACATTGATATCAATCTAAAAGAATTTGCAAAAAAAGTAGACTTGTCTGAGCTTACAATCGATAAAAATACAAAGGAAATAACAGTTATATTAAATAAAAACATCTTATAATTTTAAACTATTTATCAGTTTAAAATTGCTATCATTATTTATTAAAGCATTTAATGCTTTTCTTATTTTGAACTGAATATTCAGTTCCATCTGCTAATTCAAATGTTAGATTTTCAAAACTGAAGAATTCAGGTGTAAATGTTGTATTATGCCAGTTATAGTTGGGTCCAAGATAAGGCATGATTTGAGAGGTAACATCATCATTTGTATCATTAATGATTTGAAGAACAGGTGATGGACCTCTGGTCACATTAACAACTAACTTATACATTTTCCCTTCTATATTGTAGGTGATTTCGTATTTGTTCCTGTTGATTTTCCTGACTGTTTTATTTACTTTCTGTAAGAACGTAATCCATAGAGCTTGAAAAATCAACTTCAAGCTTACAGTAATGATTGCTAATTTAGTTTTTTGACTTGTTGAAACAAGACAGTTGAGTCTCTTCCATTTATTATATCTCATAGATAATTCATTCTTTACAATGAGATGTGTTTGTAACTTGTATAGGAAGCTGAAAATCAATATAATAAATATGAGGAAGAAATAATAGAACATATTTATTATTTCTTATATTATTTTAAATTTACAATATAAATCCGAGTATATGTTGATGTATACCGGCTTGGATACCAATCTTGAGATTTCTCAAGGCGTGCGTTATATTCGTTTTAGCCTGTTGTATTTTCTTCTTTTTGTAATTTCTTGATATCCTGGTCAGTACCATATTGTTTCTTAGAGCAGCAATATCATTTCTACAAGAGTAACAAACTTTAACTTTATCAAGTCCTCTTGTAAAGAAGGTTAGACTTCTGCCCTTCTTCTTATTATCACAAAAGCGACAAATTTTGATATGGTTTATGATATTCATTTCTTCTTGTTCACTTTCATAATCATATTGATATTCACTATTATTTTGCATACTTGATTCTTATTTGAATCTTCTATATTCTTAAAAAACATTTTTATAATAAAGATGGAATTGATTGAATATAAGATTGAAAGATGGGATGTTGTGTATGATGAGAGAACAAATATAAAAAGACCAATCCTGTATATAGTGCCTGATAAATCTCTGATTGAATTTGCAACGATTAATGTCGATAGTTTGTATATAACGATGAGCGGTACTGGTGTCGAATGTTATGATGGAATTAAACTGAAGGCGAATCTGGTTTCAAGTGCAATTTATCCTAATAACAGACCTAATTTTTTCAATAGTACGGGATACTATGTTATCGTATTAAAAGATACTATATGGCTTGGGTATCCTAATATGTTAGGAAGGGTTAGTTTTGAAGGGAAAGTGAATCTTGTTAAAGAAATACCTACGCCTACAGCGACAACCAATCCCGATCCTACAGCGACAAGTAACCCTGAGCCTATACCGACAATCAATCCTGAACCTACAACGACAAGTAATCCCGAGCCTACACCGACAAGTAATCCAATCATAGAAGGATTTTTTGATTTATCAAAAACAGGTTCAAAAACAAACTTGTTTTTAGGTATTTTAGTTGTTTTATTTATTTTATTGTTCGTATCTAGAATAATAATTAATAGAAAGTAAATTGGTTTTCAATTGAAATTATATATAATCACATATGTCAACATAGTTCCACGTTGAACTTTCGTTATCTCTGTATACCCTAAACGGTTTACCACATCCGTAAATGAGATTGTTTTGATATAGATGTTCGCATTCTTGTTTTGATGAATGAGGATTAACCTGATTACCAGTATCTTTCAATATGCCGTGTCTAAATATTTGGCAATTTATTTCTGCTTGTTGAACTACGATAGTACCATCACAATGAGGACATAGGAATATGAACGCATTATCATCTTGAATATGGGTTAATTCTCTTCTGGTTATTAATTGAGACATTTATATTATTATATTATTTTATTTATATAATATAAATGTCATCCAAATTGCCTTGCTATTCAACTATAAGTAAATATGATTCAACGGTTCCTATTAATCCGATTATGGACCCGACGGTTACTGTTGGTCTTCCTTCTATATTTTCGACCGTAGGCCGAACTCCAGTAGTTATAAATGAGATACCAGATGAGAAGTTACGAGAAGTTAAGTATAATTCAAATAGATATTTGAGTAATGCTAGAGCTTACGGTAGAAAGTAGATATCGAACTTCACGATAAACTGAAATGAATAAATTTGATTTTAAAAAAAGTATTGATAATAGAAAAAGGACATAATGGCAACTTCTGTAGATGGAATTAATGAAATATATTTAGGTTCAAGAGGACCAGAATTCAAGGCAATGATTACTTCGTTCCTTGAAAGGGGTAATCTCAAAGCTAAATATATTAACTTGTTGACAAGTGACGATAATATGATTATGTACGGTCAGGCATTTACATCGGATACTGTAAATGCTGATGACAATTATGAGGTGTTTGAACAACTAGGGGATGTATCAGCTAATAAATTTATAGTCTGGTATTCTTATAAGAGGTATCCTCAGTTGTTTTGCCCATCAGGTGTTCCCGTTGTTGCTCACCTTCGAATAAATTACGGGGCTAAAAAAACATTTTTTGCGATAGGAGAATCCCTTGGATTCTGGCCTTTTATATCGGCCTCGGTTGATGAGAGGTCACGAAAGAAGAAGGACCTTTTAGAAGATGTATTTGAGGCTATCATTGGTGTTACTGAATATCTGTTGGATAACAAGTATCGTCCAGGTGTTGGATATGGTATTATTTATGATATATTGGTGAACGTGTTTAGCACCCTTGAGATGTCTCTTGAGTACGATGACTTGAAGAGTTCAAAAACAAGATTGAAGGAAATATTCGATAAAAATGTCAATATAGGTGAGCTTGAATATATAGCGGTCCGAGAAAGAGATTTACAGACTGTGTATACGTATCTTGTTCCTCCTACAAAATTGAGAGAGGTGTGTAAATATTGCAGGTCAGTTTTACCGTCAAAAGATGCACTTAAGAAACATATTGAGTTATGTCAGGGTCGATTTCAGGAGGCTCAGAGAGAGTGGACCTTGCTTGGAAGGGGTACTGCTGCGCTTAAAAAAGACGCTGAAATAAAATCAGCCGAAAATTCTTTGGTAACTCTCTCTCGTATGGGATATCAGACAGTAGTACCGAAAGAACATACTACTCTGTGTAAGTAAAGTTAATACATTAATGAAAATTTATATTGTATTTACAATATAAATTTCTTTTTTCTTATGAATAATAAATAATATGGATAATTTACAATTACTATATAGTGTTGACAAGAAGACGATGGATGAATGGATTGCTGAAGGTGGAACTCTACTGGGAACCTCTGAAATAGGTTGTGGTATAAATGTCTTGACTTTTTTAGATATTATACCAAGACAAATAGCAGAAAGAATCGTCGGTCAATTATTAGCAGAATTGAGGGCTAAAAATGGAAACGTAACTGGAACCTCATTTTTGGATATGATGAATGCATATAATCAAGCAATCAATGAACAATTTAGGAGACAAGGTTCTCCTAAGATGGTCGAATTGGGAGAAGTTATAGTTGATATCAGAGATGAAATATCCGGCAATATAAGTCCTGTTAAGTTGCGATTTTTCTTTGAATTCTTGCTCAAAAAATTTACAGATAATGCTCGTATAATGGTCAAGTTGAATAGAGCACCTCCCCATACTCTTGGACATTCTGTTATTTTAGAAAAAACAGATGGAGAAATATATACTATCGACCCTCAACTTCAAAGAAGGGCATTGAGTTACAGTTTGAAATTATCACCTTCTGATAGAGAAGAACGATTTAGTAAAGTCTTAAAAAATTTCTCCGACAATATGTTTATGAGTATCAGTTTTGCATATGTTAAGAAAGATGAATTGAATCAAAGTCTACAAGTAGCTAAAAATGATATACCTATTCCACCATCTCCACAACCTCATACACAAGGTCCGTCTTCCCTAGAACAATTGAGGGAAGCTATTAGTTCATTTGGAACTGAATCAAAGGCTGAACAACCATTACCAAATCGAATTGCAGAGTTCTTGGAAAAGAACAAGAGCTTATTTTCTCAAGAGTTCATTAACCATTTGATTGATATTGATAATTCAATTGAGAAGGATATTGCCGCTCTATTATACTCTCAAAATGATAACTTGAATAACTTGAGTGCTGTAAAAACACATTACGATCCTGTTATTGAGGGTCTTTTTTCCATGGAGATGTTTGTGAATAATAACCTAGTTATAAACAGAAGTTATGTAGTTCAATACAAGAAAATTCTAACAGAATCAATATCTAATATTACACAAATCGACCAAATGTTCGATACACAAACGAGTTCTAATCAGCGATATATCTCTCGTATTCAGGAGAATGAAATAAATCTCATTACTTATTTAGGTAAGATTAATGAAGCTGTTGATGAATTTAAGAGCATATATGATGCTTCGAGACAAGATATAATGGATAAGATTAATAATCTATTTGAATTGACCAACAGTAAAATCAATCGTATTGCGGAAACCAAATATTATTATGATTCTCAAAAAAGACAGATTGAAGTTGAATTGGAAAGACTGAATTCTTCAATGACCAAGTTGGAAAACGTGGAAAGAATTGGTTTGTTGATTTAAACATTTAAATAATTGTTTTCGTTATTTAAATGTCCTTGTTAAAAGATAGTATTACGTTTGGTAAATATGATGGAAAAACTCTGGGAATAATGTTAAGGGATAGACAGTATTGCAAATGGATACTGCAACAAGACTGGTTTCAAAACAATTATGTATACTTATATAATCGTGTAAAGGAATATAATCCTTTATCATTTTTTATAAATCAAACTGAATGTAAAGATGATTTTTTATCATCTTATAACTTTTTTAATTTGAATGAACCTCCCGTTCAAAACATAACGGAAGACGAAAATAGATGTTATCAGTTTTATTACGAAGCTGTAATGAAACTAAAAGAACAAATACAAAATAATATCGAAAATCATGAGGAAAATCCCTTTAATATTAAAACTCCAAATAAGTGGTTGCAACAGTTTGAGTTTCAGACTGGAATAACAAGAGAAGTATTAAAGGAATTCCTAAGTGCATATGAGCTTCCAAATTTGCCATACATAATAGAGGATATTAAGAAGCAAGGAGGTATTGTTTATAACGGAGCCAACTCGTTCAAGATTGCTAAAGAGCGGTCGAGACAACAGGAAGAATGGTGGGAAGGAGTATTGAAAAATAGATACGGTGAAGATATCAATGCTCAGTATAAATTCAAGAATTGCTTTTTTGATTTTATCAATATTGCAACCAATACGATATTTGAATGTAAATTAAATCTGAAAGATTTTAATGAAGAGCAATTTGAAAAATACAAGATGATTTTGGACCGATATCGAATCATCTATTTAATAAATACCGATTGTGTTATTCATATATCAAAGAAGGTTATATATACAAGTGACCCACCAAAGTATTTTTTATACTTATCTCAACTTCCATATAATAAGAAACTGAGTTATCTTGATAGTTTGATTAAGGAATTTAAGATTATCAAAGTGACTGACATATCGACATTGTTTGGTAAACGATAGAATTTGCAATTTAAAATAAAAGCTATAATAGATAAATGTCATCAACAATATTCAGTGATCCGACTAACTTATCTACCATTGTCGAACAAGTTAAAAATGCCCAAACTATCGGGAGTATATATGAGATTGCAAATAATGTATTTCCCAATTGGATTTTGAACTTTGTTCCTCACTATTGTCAAAATTACCCTCATCTAGAACAGAATTGGCACTACATATGTAAACAAAACAAGTTTCGACCAAGTCAAATTATAATTGTAAGTTATCTAAGTGATGACAGTCAACATTCGTTGATGAATATCTTCTTGGATATCTTTTATAAAGCTGGATTCATTGTTCGTTTAATGGACCATTATACAGTTTGTCAAAACTGCAATCAGTTTGTAGTTCCAACAAAATTTATGTATGATAATTTTACGGAACGCAATATAACAACTATACCATCGATTTGGACTCCAACTTGTAAATACTGTAATGAAAATTAATAGATTTTATATTGAATAACAATATAAAATTTAAATATCACAAATTACTTCAATTTGTGTTTAAAATCTCTTCGATTATAACGCCGACATTACATTTTAAATCAAGCTTGGTTAGTAGATGATATAATCCGTATGGTATTTTATGGAGATAAATCATGTTTGGTGGACATGACCATTCTTTCATTAACTCAGTATTCTTATCACCAACCAAATCGAGCCATTCAGGATAGAATTGAAACTCATCGTTATCTACAAGTAAAGGCTCATATTGCATTTTAAAATAATCAAAAGCATAATCTTTTGATTCTTCAGATGTATTTTCATTAATAATACATAGATTTTCAATTAAGTTTAAAAATGCAATCTTATCGTTTGCTTTTAGGGTGTAATGAAGTTGTTTTAGAGAATTGATGAGTTCGGGTTCTAGGAATACAAGACATCCAAAGTCTAAAACTGATATTGCAGAAGCATCTGCTTTAACTAAAAAGTTTCCATAGTGTGAATCTGGATATAGTATACGATGTTTAAAAATACTCTCAAAAATGAACTTGATAATCAGTTTACCTATTTCATTTCTTTGTTCTTGTGTAGAATTGGTAATGAATTCATTTAGAACTGTATACCCGTCCATAAATTCCATCGTTAATATCCTATCAGTACATAGGTTATCAAATAGCACTGGAATATGGATTTGATGGTCATTAAGAAAAGCTTTATAAACATATTGTTGATTCAATTTCTCATTTTGGTAATCAAGTTCTTCATTGATTTTTGTTTTAATGTCTATGATAGCGTTCTTCATATCAGTAAAGTCGTTATATAGATACGAGATTACCATATCCAATATTTTCAAGTCTTGTTTGGTCTGTTCTGCCAAACCACTATATTGTACCTTCATAATAATCTGAAGGTCGTCAATTGTATTCGCCCTATATACCTGACCAACACTTCCACTCTTGTATATATTAAAATCAAACTCCTTTACATCTCGAAAAAAGTCAGCATTGGTTTGAAACTGCTTTACAATATAATTATGAGTTTTATCTCTTGAGAATGGTTTACAGTCAGAAAACACGTTATTGTCAATATCATTTAAAACAAGAATTTGAGATATTTTACTGAGGACACCACCATATTGTGAAAAGGTTTCTGATAAAAGTCTAAGTTTTTTACTTTTCTCATTTATATCGTCTTTTGCCTCTGAATTTGAGGTCATATATTTATACAGTAGCGATGCGCATAAGGATCCAGCTCTTAACATTTATTAATACTATAATTTATTTTAAATTGCAATTATATGATTGTTTAAATGAATAATTTATATATTAGGACCAGTTGGAGAATTTACAAATATCTTATTTTCATTATGGTTTCGATTTCCACCTGAATCTTTCTTATTATGTTTATCGTGTTTATCGTGTCGATAAAAATAGTTATCATGATAGAATGGCCCAGGTAAATAGGAATAATAAGGCATATGCGGATAAGGAGGATAAGGAGGATAAGCTTGTGGTGGTTGATAATTACATGAATTCATTTTATTACAACTCATTTGAGTATCGCCTTTTTGTATATCGCCTTTTTGTGTATCGCCTTTTTGAGTATCACCTTTTTGAGATGAACGAGCTTGAGACTGAACTTGAAGTTTATTTGTTTTACATACTGAATTGCATTTTTCATATGTATCAAAAGTTCCTCCTGTAACATACGCACAACCGTTCTCTGTACAATTCCAACCTTTATTGGAAAAAACAACATATAATAATACAACTATTGTAACACTTGATGCTACAATTACTAGTGTAGTTAATGATACCATTTATTTATAGAAATATATTACATATAAAATGACAATACACATTTGTTGCTTAATAATGGTTAAAAATGAAGAAAATACGATTACAAGTACATTAATTTCAATACAAAATTATATACAATCTCTAGTTATTTATGATACCGGTTCAACCGATAAAACAATTCAAATCGTTCAAGATTTTTGCGAAGATAATCATATACAACTCAACCTGAAACAAGAAGAATTTATTAATTTTGAAGAATCTAGAAATAGAGCTATTCAGTTTGCAGAATCGTTTGAAAACATTCAATATTTACTCCTATTGGATTCCAACGATATTCTAGTTGACGGAGAAGAGTTACTCAGAATATGTATCGATAAAGAACTTACAAATGAAACTGGATTCTATTTGGTTCAAGAATGGCATAATAATAACAATATCGATACTTATTACAATATTAAACTTATCAAACCTAATACAGGATGGAGATACAAGGGTGTTGTTCACGAATATATACATAATGATAATGAAACACCGGAAAAGAATAATTACAATATCGTTTTGAAACAAAATCGTTCAATTGATAATCTCAAATCATATAAACGATTTGTAACTGATAAGCAATTACTTTTAAAAGAATTAGAAAATGAACCTAATAACAGTAGGAATGTTTTTTATTTAGCACAAACTTGTTTTTGTCTAAAAGAATATGATTTATCGTTTCAAAATTATTTGTTAAGAACCAACTTGAAAGAAGGCTTTCGAGAAGAAATTTTCTATTCTTTTTTAAGATGTGGTGATATCATCGGAATTCAATCTGGAAATTGGTATGATGCGATGGTATATTATATGAAGGCGTATGAAATGGAACAGAGAGTTGAACCCTTAGTAAAGATAGCTCAATATTATATGAGTAAAGAAATGTGGATGACATCTTTTTCTTTTTTATTGATTGCTTGCAAGCTTGAATACCCTAAGAATTCTATGTTGTTTGTAGATAAGTATATGTATAACTATGGTAGATGGCATCTTATGGGAGCAATCGCTTTCTATTGTGGTAATCAATATAAGGAAGATGGTAAGAGAGCATGCGAAAAAGCAATCGAGTCTATGAATAAATACATAGATAAAATCAATCTGCAATTCTACTTGTAAATGTTAATTTTTGAATTAAATATTAAATCAAAAATTTATTCATCGATACTGTAACCAAACTCACTTTCTTCCTTATGTTCTGCAAGACCAAAAATGTCGACATCTTTTTCTTGATATTGTTCACGTTCTCGTTGAGCTTCCCGTTCTCGTTGAGCTTCCCGTTCTCGTTGCACTTCACGTTCTCGTTGAGCTTCACGTTCTCGTTGAGCTTCACGTTCCCGTTGAGCTTCACGTTGAGGTTCACGTTCCCGTTGAGCTTCACGTTCTCGTTGAGGTTCACGTTGAGGTTCGCGTTGAGGTTCACGTTGAGGTTCACGTTGCGGTTCACGTTGAGGTTCACGTTGAGGTTCACGTTGTGGTTCCAACGGAGATTCATGATGACCTTGCTCTTGAGAAGAATTTATTTCTCTTCTTCTTGCTTGAAATCTACTCCTTTGCAGTTGTAAAGGTTTTGGTTTTCTTTCTAAAGGTTTAGAAACTTCAGCTTGAAATTGAACAGCAGATTTATAATAATCTTCTTCTTGATAATACGTTTGCTCTTGATATGATTGTTGAGGTTGTGGTTGAACCTGTGGTTGATGATTCAGAGAAGTTAAAGGAGACTGAGCCGGTGCTTGTGCTTGTGGATTCGACTGATTTTGAACTACTTCTTGTGATTTAATTCCACCTTGTATAGGTCTTGTATAATCCTTGTTTCTACTATCTGTAATACTGAAATTCATTTAATGATAAAAAGTCATTTGTTTAAACTATTTTATAGCTGACTCTAATAACTTTCTAATATAAAAAATAAATCTTTATTATAAATGAACAACAAATCAAGTTATCAATACCAAAATATATCATCTTTTGGTCCTGAGGTAAGAACTTTAGCTATTAACAATCCACTTTCATACTGCTTATCTAATGGAATGGATAATTCATTTATGCACGGTGGATATGCAGGTAAAATCCTTAATAGACAAAGTGAACCTTGTCAAAGTTACATTTCTGAATATTGTTCCAAAAACTGGGATGAATATTGCGAACTAGAGTCTAAAAATCAATTCAAAATGCCCAACGCTATTCATACTCAACAAAATACGTTGATTAAGTCGGTTGTAGGTTTAAGTGCGGGGGAAGTTCTTATATATAATACTGCTATGAAAAAATATATAATCCGTAGAGAAGGCAATTGCCAACTAGTGGAAAAACAATTTGACCCTACGGTTGCATCATCGCCAATGTATTCCGAATGGATATCGGGTGAAGGTTACTGCTCAACCGGAGGCTGTGATAACCAAAGTAATACGGGAGCTTGTGTTTCTGTTTATGGTGTCGACCCGGTCACAATCAATTCAGACCCTCTAATGAACAAGATACTTGATAAACCCATTATAGCTATCGATATTCTCAAGAGAATATACGTAGATATGAAGAGAGAAGGAACTCTAAATCAGTTATCAGGAACAAGATTAGGTGATTTCTTTCAAAAGAATTTTAATTAAATTCAGTCTGAAATCAAACTATATTTTCAACACTACATGATTTACATCCTTGTGGTTCTAATTCAGTCTCCTTATTTAAACATATTTCCTTATTTTTATCGAACGCTTTAATATCTTTAGGGTCACCATGATTCGTAAGCAAATTACAATCTCTATTTCTATTACAATTTTTACAACTACAATTTGAATTGCAATTGCAACTATTTCTGCAATTACAATTTCTATGACAATTGCATCGTGAGTTATTTTCACTATCTACATCAATATAAACTTTTACCATAGTATTTACATTAAACTTTGAATTGTCAGTAATTGCAACTGTCCTAGGTAAACATTTATTACTTAAACCATAGTAACTGGAAGGGACCCTGTAGGTCGAACTTCTACCGCTTGAATAACCATATGCATAATTATAACTTGACATTTATTATATATTTATAAAATATAATAACAATAATAAATGTCGAATACCCGTTATCTTGAAATTGATTCAACCTATAGAGATCGTAATACATTTCCTGAAATAAGTCAGTTTGAAGTTCAAATTTCTCAATCTGGAAGGAAATCAAAAGAAAATTCAGTCGACCCTGTATGTTTATCATCACCAATCGCACAATGGACATCTAACCAATTTGATGCAACAACCACACCAAGTTCTTCTGTATCTGCAACAATTTGTAGTTTCCCATCACCCTCAATATCTGCAGGAACTGATAATATCAATATTATTGTAAAAGCACAAGTAGGAACATTACAAAAAATTAAAAATTACTACCTGAGTTGCAATGTAAGAGTTACATTAACAGCTACTCCTACTTACGCCTTCAGAACGATTACCTATTATGAATGGCTTTCTACAGATGGAACATTTGATTATGCACGAATCGTATTGGCATCATCTTTTCAGGATACTGTATTACCTCTAAATAATGCAGTATCAATCACTATACTTGACCCAACAGATTTATCCATAACTCCTCCTGCAATCTTTGTTCCAAACGGATATGTAGGTGCAAATTGCTACTACGGACTTTATATGTATAATGAAAGTCTGAGTCAATATAGAAGAATCATAAACTATGACTTTGCTGTTAATTTATCATTTTTGGAAGGCGCATCAGTTTCAGGTAGTTGGCTTCCAACTCATAATTATTCAATTCGGAAAGAGATACCTATCATTCCTAACTTCACGTTTACATCTTCAACAAGTTCAACTATAACATGTCCTATATCTTCATTAATACAAACTGTAAATTACTACAATCATAATTTTATTAGAATCATTCCTTCTCCGTTAGGTAATGGAGTATACGGTAGAAATGCATTATCTCCAAGTGGTGAAATGAGGAGAATTGTTGGATATACACTATTACCACCTCTAGGTCCATTTACACAAGCAGTATTTACGGTTACACCTCCATTTTCATCAGCACCAGTTGTATCAGGTGCTGGTAATACTCATAGTTTCGAAATCCTTGGATTTTCATATGATAACGCATGTCCGTTTGTCTATTCAGGTTCTATGGTTTCTCAACAAGAAATGGTCTGTTATCAAATTGAACTCCTTAATCTCATCCTTCCGAATAAAACAATGAATACTCAATATGGAAGCAGAATTGCTTATTATCCATATGTATATGTCGAACTTTCAAATGTATCTGCAACAGGAGGAGGTCTTACCAATATCATCTATTCTAACAATCCAAATTCAAACAGGATGATATTTAGAGCTTGTATCGACGATATGAATCAACCTCAAAATGCTCCATTCATTAAAATTGATGGTGATAAAATGATTCAGACTATTAAATTTAAGCCTAATGACAACCTTCGTTTTCGAGTTATTTTACCAAACGGCGAACTATTTAGAGTTAATGATACTGAATTCTTTTCACCTAACCAACCGAACGATAAGAATCAAGTTACCGCCTTGTTTTCTATCAAGAGGTTGTAAATACTCTTACGGTATAAAGGAATAGACGAAAATTAGAAATGACCACATTTACAGATGAAATAAAGAAAGAACAAATCATAAAATATACAATTGAAGACCAATCTAAAATATCAAACTTACCAGCTATCGGATTCGAAGATGACTTTTACTTTTTTGATTATGAGATATCGAAAAGACATGATGCAATTGCAAATATAAAAGTAGAATCGTCGTGTAAAATCAAACTGATATTTGACGGATATGCTGTTGATATTCCAGATAACTACTACTTATATAATTGTCTATTTGAATTCACACGTATTCACATTCGTATCTATTTCGATAAAAATCAACTTGTAGATGTGTTTAAAATCTCTTACGATGATTATATCTTCAATTCTGACCTTCGAAGAACACTATCATCAAAAAACTATCACGATTCTACAGAATGGTTAGAAGACATAATATAGTTTTATATTGAGTTTCAATATAAAATTTAAGTTTTTTGATATCTAGAATTCTGTATTAATTGTAGTAGATTCAATATGAAATTCATATTGAAATACAATGTAAATACTTAGAATTATTTTTCAATTAAAAGATATCTCTGTATAATAAATGCAAGAAACGAAATTAGACAAAGGAACTCTATCAAAAATGAAACCTACATTTTTCGGTTTAGGCTCAGATTCGGATTCAGATTCGGATTCAGGTTCGGATTCAGGTATAGTTAGAGATATATACAGAGGGTTCACATCATCCCAAAGTAAATCCATAAAATTATTTATGGATACATATAGCGCAATTCATGTTGCAGGATTTACACCTGAAGAAAAGGTTAGATTAAGAAAAAAACTATTACATAACAAAGTTCTAGTTAGACTACTAGATAACCTAGATGTTCACAAGACATATGCTGTAGATTATATTGAAGAACCTATATCTCTCAAGATTTATCAGTTTAATAATAAGACTGTATATATATTTGGTGAACTACATCGTCCTACATTTGACCATTGTGCTTCCAGTATTCTTCCTTCTCTTGATCCAGATACACCACCTGAACATGTTCCTGCTGCTTATATTCCACCTCGAGATGAAACTGGAACCATTATAGGAGGAATTGCAAATCCTCCTCAACGACCTCTACCAGGAGCACAACATCAAGCTCAACTTTCTTACCCTTTGATTCCTCCTGGTACTTTGACTTTAAGATTTGATGAATGGATAAATCAACTAAGACAGTTAACACCTTCGTTTTTTGATTTATATATTGAAACTTCACTTGATGGCTTAGAACGACCTATTACTGAACCTATTTTTACACTTAATGAGAGTTTTTTAGAAGTCTACTTAGGTTCAAAAAGAATTGTAGAAATGACTACTAAACTGTTAAATGATGGTATTGATCCTCGTCCTTATATTCTTGATAAGAATATGATGCGTTTGCCAGAGCTTACAGAATGGTTGACTCATATATCTAGAACCATTATAAGTAACCGAATAAATGAACTTGATTCTCCTATTATTCCTTATCCTGAATATTATCGTATTGACCATCAAGATAATAATATAATCAATAGTATTAGTAGTCTATTAAATTTAATGAAAGAATATTACTCAAAAGATACTAATTCTATTCAACATATTAGTGACATTGGAATGTACAATTTTAGAAACAAATTTAGAAATTGTTTTATTCCTTCAAAGAGGGAAACACAAGCTAATTTAGAATCTTGTATGTTAGCAAGATTCCATAATGTTGATGCTAGGAAGATGGATATATCTGAAGATAAAATAACACCATTACAAATTGGTAATTCAATTGCTGTTTTTGGTAAAGGAATAAGTTTTCAAGAACTAGTCGACATATTTACTGAAGTAAACACTCTTGATTTCTTAAGAACTCTAATGATTCCTCGTCATCATCTTCCTCCAAATACACCTCTTGTTTGGCCTCCAAATATACCTGTTGAACTACCTCCTCTACCTGATATAATACCAGTTTTGTATGATGATTCTGGAGATATAATTCCTCAACCTCTACCACCTATTCAAACTCCTCCAGTTCCAGTTGATATGTATGCTCAAAATATGTTTGATTATATACTTTCGACTTTCCCAAAAGCGGAAAAGGAATATTCTCGTTCATATTATAAGGATAAAATCAGACAGGGAATTGTAAATAAGATACTAATAAGTAATCAACAATTCCCAGAACATAATTTTAATAAGATGATACATGAAGCTATATTTGTATTGCACCAGCCACTAGTAAATGATTATGAAACATTTAGAATTTTAGCAGAATTATCCAGATATTTTTTACATGTAGGAGTACTATCGATGGATACATATTGTTTGTCAAGAGTATTTAAAAAGTTTAAACTTAAAACTTATTCTCAACCTGAACAAACACATAATATCATAATTTATGCTGGTGATTCCCATTCTAAAATGTATTCAGAATTTATAGAAAACGAATTAGGTCATGCACCAGTATATAATGAAGGAGTTGTCAGTCCTGATTATTCTTGTGTTCGTATTAATTTATCATCCAGAATTACAGGTCTAAATATCAGATAATTATCTCGGCCTAGCTTATACAATTTCAATATGAATTCATATTGAAATCTATTATGATTATGAATCAAATAATACATTCAGGAAAAATAGGAGTTATTAAATATACCTTGATATCAAAGATGAACATCCACAACGAACAATTTAAAAGGTCTTTTTTGACGAGAACTTTTCAATTCTAAGAGAACCACAACCTTCAGATTCTTTGTGTTTCATTTTAGAATGCATATCTCGACCACTATTTGTAGAAAACTTTTGATTACACAGTGAACAAAAGTATATTTTTTTCGTTCTATTGCAATGTTCACAAAATCCATTTTCAGTAACAAGTCCAATTCCTTTTCCTCCGCAATGTTTGCAGTATTTAAATTTAATTTCAACTCCAGCCACCAAAGCTTCTGCTTCTGCTTTGGCTTTGGCTTCAGCTTTAGCTTCTGCTTTGGCTTTGGCTTTAGCTTTAGCTTTAGCTTTGGCTTTGGCTTTAGCTTTAGCTTTAGCTTTAGCTTGATATATCACAAGAGAACTACAGTATAATTTTTTCGTTCTATTGCAATGTTCACAAAACCCATTTTCAGTAACAAGTCCAATTCCTTTTCCTCCGCAACTATTGCATTTTTTAAATTTAATTTCAACTCCAGCTCCAGGTTCATCTTCATATTTGGCTTTGGCTTTGGCTTGATATATCACACGAGAACTATAATTAGATTCACGTTTTGATGTAGGTTTTATAGGAAAAACAAGTTCTCCTGTGTTAAAATCGATTTGATGAATATATCGATTAGGAATAGTTTTAGTTTCTATAAAGCTCACAATTGTATATGATGATTGTGAGCGGAAACCATCTCTTTTTATTTTTTCAACAAACTCTCGTAGTTCTTCTAATCTTAATTCTTGGTTACATAGACATTCAAGAAATATATATGAACTTTTATTGAGAATAAAAGTTCGAGTGACAATATTAGCTTTTTTAATATAATCAAACTGATTCATAATATCATTTATGTCATTTTGGTAACAAATAGTCAATAATTTACCTCGAAAGAACAAGTCTCCAACTATTTTAATTTTATATTCGCAATTCATTATCTAATTTAAAATATGATTTTTTTAAATTATCAATTTCATTTACTCTTCAACCACATCCGGTCTCAATCCAATACAAGAATTATTTCAATTAAAAAGATATCACTAGTAATAAATGCAACAAGAAACTAAATTAGACCAAGCTAGAATATCAGAAATGAAACCTGAACTTTTAGCTACATTTAATGGGTTCACATCAAGCCAAAGTGATTCCATAAGATTATTTATGGATACGTATAGCGCAATTCATGTTGTAGGATTTACAGCTGAAGAAAAGGATAGATTGAGAGAAAAACTATTGTATAATAAAGTTCTGGTTAAACTGTTAGATAACCTAGATCTTCATAAGACATATGCTGTAGATTATATTGAAGAACCTACATCTCTCAAGATTTATCAGTTTAATAATAAAACTGTATATATATTTGGTGAAAACCATCGACCTACATTTGACCATTGTGCTTCCAGTATTGTTCCTTCTCCAGACCCTGATACCCAACCTGAACATGTTCCTGCTGCTTATGTTCCACCTCGTGATGAAACTGGAACCATTATAGGAGGAATGGCAAATCAACCTCCTCCAGGAGAACTTTCTCACCCTTTTATTCCTCCTGGTACTTTGACTTTAAGATTTGATGAATGGATAAACCAACTAAGACAGTTAACACCTTCATTTTTTGATTTATATATTGAAACTTCACTTGAAGAGTTAGAACGACCTGCTACTGAACCTCTTTTTAGACTTAATGACGGATTTTTACAAATCTATTTAGGTGTAAAAAGATTGATAGAAAATATCAAATACTTATCAAGTATGAATTATGATAATCCTCATCTTTATATTTATGATATTGAATTACCAAAACTAGGGAAGATTTACACTGATATATCTAGGAGAATTGTAGACGAAAGAATAAATAATCCTCATATTCCATCACCTATTCCTCCTGACTATTATCGTATTGACCCACAAGATAATAATATAATCAATACTATTAATAGTATAATAAAAACAGATAAAAATATGACCTTAACTAGTAATAATATTCAACATATTAGAAAAGATGCTGAAATGTACAACTTTAGAAACAAATTTAGAAATTGCTTTATTCCTTCAACGAGGAAAACACAAGCTAATTTCGAAGCTTGTATGTTAGCAAGATTTCATAATGTTGATGCTAGGAATATAGATATAGGTAAAGCTAAAATAACGCCACTTCAAATGGGTATGGAAATTTATCTTTTGTTTTCATCTGATGATGAAAATTTAGAGGAACAAGAAGTAGTAGACATATTTACTGAATTAAACACTCTTGATTTCTTAAGAACTCTAATGATTCCTCGTCATCATCTTCCTCCAAATACACCTCTTGTTTGGCCTCCAAATATACCTGTTGAACTACCTCATCTACCTGATATAATACCAGTTTTGTATGATGATTCTGGAGATATAATTCCTCAACCTCTACCACCTATTCCAACTCCTCCAGTTCCAGTTGATATGTATGCTCAAAATATGTTTGATTATATACTTTCGACTTTCCCAAAAGCGGAAAAGGAATATTCTCGTTCATATTATAAGGATAAAATCAGACAGAGAATTGTAAATAAATTATTAACAACAAGTCTTGAACAAATTAATTTTAACAAGTTGATACACAAAGCTATATTTGTATTGCACCAACCACTAGTAAATTTTCAAAAAACACTTAGAATTTTAATGAAATTATCCGACTATTTTTTCTACACAATGGCGCTGGTTATGGATACATATTGTTTATCAAGAGTATTTAAAAAGTTTGATGTTGAAACTGATTTTCAACCTAAAGAAACACATAATATAATAATTTATGCTGGTGATTTACATTCTGGTGTGTATTCAGAATTTATAGAAAATGAATTAGGTCACGAACCAGTATATAATGAAGGAGTTGTCAGTAGTCCAGACTATTCTTGTGTTCGTATTAATTTATCAACAGTTCTAAATAATATCCGATAATTCTCTTTATTCAAATATACTTTCCATTTGATTATAATTATTAATTTCAATATGAATTCATATTGAAATCTAGTATGATTCAATGCAAGAATTATTTTCAATTAAAAAGATATTTCTTGTAATAAATGCAACAAGAAACTACATTAGATGAAGGACATCATATGGATGTCTTTAGAATTCCCGAAATGAACCCTGAACTTTTAGATACATTTAGAGGGTTTACACCTGAGCAAAGTGATAACATAAGATTATTTATGGATACATATAGCGCAATTCATGTTTCAGGATTTACAGTGGAAGAAAAGGCTAGATTGAAAGAAAGACTATGGTATAATAAAGTTCTGGTTAAACTGCTAGATAACCTAGATGTTCATAAGACATATGCAGTAGATTATATTGAAGAACCCATATCTATCAAGATTTATCAGTTTAATAATAAAACTATATATTTATTTGGTGAACAACATCGACCTACATTTGGCCATTGTGGGTTCAGTATTCTACCTCCTGCTCCTCTGGTGCCTGGCGCTCCTCCTGCTCCCTTTTCTTTCTTTGGTCCTCCAATTAATTATGTTCCTGCTGCTTATATTCCACCTGTTGATACGTCTGGAACCATTATAGGTAGAATGTCAAATGAACCAGCTCAACCAGTACCAGTACCAGCACCAGCACCAGCACCAGCACCAGCACCAGCACCAGCACCAGCACCAGTACCAGCACCAGTACCAGCACCAGCACCAGCACCAGCACCAGCACCAGCACCAGCACCAGCACCAGTACCAGCACCCGTACCAGCACCCGTACCAGCACCAGCACCAGTACCAGCACCCGTACCAGCACCCGTACCAGCACCTCAACTTTCTTATCCTTTGATTCCTCCTGGTACTCAAACTTTACGATTTGATGAATGGATAAACCAACTAAGACAGTTAACACCTTCATTTTTTGATTTATATATTGAAGCCTCATTAGAAGGATTAGCAAACCCTATGAATGACATTGCTTATACTGATAATGATGCATTTCTAGAAGTCTATTTAGGTGTAAAAATGTTGGAAAGACAGGTCATAACTGCATTAAATAGTAATATTGATCCTCGTCCCTATATGTTTAATACTCACATGCTGCATTTGATAAATATTGCTCCACCATATCATAATATATGTAGGACAATTGTAAATGATAGATTAAATCTTCTTCTTCCTGCTCCTGCTCCTGTTCCTTATCTTGGACCTCCTCCTCCTCATCATGCTCTTATTCAACTTCCTCCTGGAATTTTTCCTGTTAATATTCCTCCTAACCATTTTCATATTGACCATCAAGATAATAATATAAACAATTTGATTAAACATGAATCAAATGTATTAAAAGCTATTTACTTAACTGGTGATATTCATCATATTGGTTCTGCTGGAATGTATGATTTTAGAACCAAATTTAGAAATTGCTTTATTCCTTCTACGAGAAAAACATTACCTAATTTCGAAGCTTGTAGGTTAGCAAGATTCCATAGTATTGACGCTAGGTATATGGATATAGCACCTATTAAAATAACACCAATAGAAATCGGATTCTCGATTTTACGAATTTTAAACAGACTTAATCTGACTACACAAGAGATGGTAGACCTATATAATGAAGTAAACACTGTTGATTTATTAAGAACTTTATTGATTCCTCGTAGTCCACCAGGTTATCCTCCTGCACCTGCACCTGCACCTGCTCCTGCACCTGCTCCTGCACCTGCTCCTGCTCCTGCACCTGCACCTGCTCCTGCACCTGCACCTGCACCTGCACCTGCACCTGCACCTGCATATACACAACCACTATTACCAGAACCACCAGAAGTTGTTTGGCCTCTTCTTTTTTGGCCTCCATCACCTGCTGGACTACCTGCTCTTCCAGCTCCTCCACCTCCACCTGCTGGCTTTTTTTTTGGTTATGCACCTATTCCAGCTCTGCCACCTATTCCAGCTCCTCCAGTTCCGGCTGATATGTATGCTCAAAATATGTTTGATTATATGCTTTCGAATTTCCCACAAGTAGCAAAGGAATATTCTCGTTCATATTATAAGAATAGAATAAGACGGAGAATTGTTAATAAGTTACTAATAGCAGATCAAGAGCCAAATCTACCAATTCCAATTATTTATTTTAACAATTTGATACATGAAGCTATATTTGTATTGACTCATCCACAAGTAAATATTGCAGAAACAGACAGAGTTTTACGACTGTTAACCCGATATTTTTTCTATGCAATGGCCCTTGTTATGGATACATATTGTTTATCAAGAGTATTTAAAAAGTTTAAACTTCGAACTGATTGTCAACCTACAGAAACAAACAATATTATAATTTATGCTGGTAATGCCCATACTGGAGTATATTCAGAATTTATAGAAAATGAATTAGTCGCACCTCGTTATAATGAAGGAACCGTCAGTAGTCCAGACTATTCTTGTGTTCGTATTAATTTATCGTCCAGAATCGCAGGTCTAAATATCCGATAAATGCAATTCAAGATTTAGGTTATAATACCAATGGTATTATAACTTTATTATTTCAATATGAAATCATATTGAAATAACCATTATTTTAGAATTATTTTAATTAAAAAGATATTTCTAATAATAAATGCAACAAGAAACTACATTAGATGTAGGACATCATATGGATGTCTTTAGAATTCCCGAAATGAACCCTGAACTTTTAGATACATTTAGAGGGTTTACACAACAGCAAAGTGATAACATAAGATTATTTATGGATACATATAGCGCAATTCATGTTGCAGGATTTACAGTGGAAGAAAAGGCTAGATTGAGAGAAAAACTATGGTATAATAAAGTTCTGGTTAAACTGCTAGATAACCTAGATGTTCCAAAGACATATGCAGTAGATTATATTGAAGAACCCATATCTATCAAGATTTATCAGTTTAATAATAAAACTGTATATATATTTGGTGAACAACATCGAGATACATTTGGTCATTGTGCTTCCAGTATTGCTGGTGGGGGTTGGCCTCCTCGTCATGTTCCTGCTGCTTATGTTCCACCACGTGATATTACTGGAACCATTATAGGTGGAATGCAAAATGAACCAGCCCAACCCCTACCAGCTCAACCTCCACCCGTGCCAGCACCTCAACTTTCTTACCCTTTTATTCCTCCTGGTACTCGAACTTTACGTTTTGATGAATGGTTAAACCAACTACGACAGTTAACACCTTCATTTTTTGATTTATATATGGAAGCTTCATTAGAAGAGTTAGAACAACCTCTTACTAGTGTTGTTCCTACTATTAATGAAGAATTTATAGACGTCTACGTTGGTGCAAAAAGAATGGAATACATGGTAACAGATGTGTTAAATAATGGTATTGATCCTCGTCCCTATATTTTTGATACGCGTATGATGAGTTTGCCAACCATTCACAATTCCGGATATACTCATATATCCAGGATATTTATAAATGATAGATTAAATGATCCTGTTCTTGGTCTTCCTCCTCTTCCTCCTCTTCCTCCTCTTCCTCTTCCAGCTACTCATCCTTATGTTCTTCTTCCTCCTGGAATTCATCCTGTTATTATTCCTAACCATTTTCGTATTGACCATCGGTCGAACCATATACTCAATATGATTAATATTTTAAGAAATTCATACAAAACTTTTAACTTAACTGGTAATAATATTCAACTTATTACTCCTAATCACGGAATGTATAATTTTAGAAACAAATTTAGAAATTGCTTTATTCCTTCTACGAGAAAAACATTACCTAATTTCGAAGCTTGTAGGTTAGCAAGATTTCATAGTGTTGATGCTAGGTATATAGATATAGGCATAGGTCAATCAATAACACCAATACAAATTGGTTACGGAATTCAAGGATTTTTAAGACAAGGTAAAATTATTGAGGGTCAAGACATAGTAGACATACATACTGAAGTAAACACTCTTGATTTCTTAAGAACGTTAATGATTCCTCGTCATCATCTTCCTCCAAATACACCTCTTGTTTGGCCACCATCACCTGTTGGACTACTTCCTTTACCTGCTATTATACCAGTTTTGTATGATGCTTTTGGAAATATAATTCCTCAACCTCTACCACCTATTCCAGCTCCTCCAGTTCCAGTTGATATGTATGCTCAAAATATGTTTGATTATATACTTTCGATTTTTCCACAAGTAGCAAAGGAATATTCTCGTTCATATTATAAGGATGAAATCAGACAGAGAATTGTACATAATTTACTATTACCAATGTACGCCCAACCACAAGTAATTAATTTTAACGAGTTGATACATCAAGCTATATTCGTATTGCATCAACCATACGTAAATCCTCAGGAAACACTTACAATTTTAGAAGATTTAAACATATATTTTTTCTTTTTATCAGCCCTGATTATGGATATATATTGTTTATCAAGAGTATTTAAAAAGTTTAAACTTCGAACTGATTGTCAGCCTGCAGAAACAAACAATATTATAATTTATGCTGGTGATTTACATGCTAGATTATATTCAGAATTTATAGAAAATGAATTAGGTCATGCGCCTATATATAATGAAAGAACTGTCAGTAGTCCAGACTATTCTTGTGTTCGTATTAATTTATCATCTATAATTGCAGGTCTAAATATCCGATAAATGCAATTCTCTCTCGGTTCAGGTTGTAATACCAATGGTATTATAACTTTATTATTTCAATTCCTACTTACTAGATTTATAGATTTAACAACTGTGGAACAATATACTTTTCACATTTGCTTTGATGCTTTACAAAAAGATTAATGAAAGACACATCTGTTGTTGCAATCTGTTTTACATAATGACTTGCTACACAATTGAACTTCGGATAGCAATCATCAGTCACAAAATCAGGACAAAACTCACAGAGAAAAAGAAAAGAAATAAGCAGACCTTGTGTAACAAACTCGATAGTCTGTTCAATAAATGTCTTGAACCAAGATGAAAAGCCATATTCAAAATTGGTTATCATTGGCCTATAAAGCAGTATCATGCTGTACAATTCAGATAGACGTAATGTCTTTTCATCACTTGATGTTTCATTGATGAATTCCCTGACCTTGAACTGCATATACTTGATAAAATAAAACCTGATTTTCCGTTGGTAAAATAACTTATTTACATCCTCATCTATACTGAAGTCAGTAGTTGAAGATTGAATCAGGAAACGAGTCAAATCTTTAACACTGTAATCTTTAGCGCTCACGACACTTTTGCTAACCAGTTTTGGATGAAGAGGATGTTCAATACACTCGTCAAGAGCAGTTTCAATCTCGTCCTTCTTGCTCTCGTCGATGTAAAAGTTACGGAAGATAATCATATTGATAATACTTGATGATGAATTCATAATACTTGTGCCTGATTTAACTTCCTTTTCCGTTTAAAAATCAATTTTTTCTCGTTTAGAAAAATACGTTTATTCCAAAGTTGATATTAATGAAGAGATTCACGCACAGACAGTAGTTAAATATAAATTCTTTAGCAGACCGGATTGAAGTGATTTCTCCTGGGGTCACATAAGAGTTGTTCTTAAACAAACTCGCAATAATGGTAATCATAACGATAACCAATAAAAATGCAGTCTCATTATAAAGGTATTCCTTATGACTGTTCTTCATTGATGTCAATATGAATATGCTTATACCAGTCATAAACGACATACTGAGTATGCCTTGATTTATACCGTCAAATTTAGACTTTTCTGTATCAAATGTACCGTATTCATCATATTGACTAAAGTAGTAGGTAATATAGGACATCAATATCGTAAAGAATATTATAGATTTTAACAAGCTCAATCGAGGTGTAACTTGATTAGAATAGAAAATCATAATAGCAATCATTACAGTTGCAATTATGCTTGAATAATAGAGAAACTTACCTTCTTTTGAATTATAATGATTATAGGTGTAATCCTCTGTTATATTTTTAATGGTATATCCAGATGAGATTGTCCCCTTATTTCCTAAGCCATCATCAAATTTATATACCATGGATTTTCTATCTACTGTTTTTGAAAAAACAGGGTCATACCAATAGAATCTAAATACAGAGTTTGGAAGTTCATCAGCAAGAAAGAATTTCTTTATAAGTTGTTCATCAGTATCGACGTGATTGGAAATAAACTGTTTACTGTTATAATTCAAGAGGTCTTTCCAGGTATGGTCTATATATTCATCTTCTGGATAAACTTTCAGCTGAAAACTTTCATTGTCTGTATTAGGTATAGATCTCCATACTTGGACCCAATATTTTATATTTTCATCAGAAGGTTCTCTAATAAACGGATCTTTATTATTCCATTTGACCCAGTCTTGAAAGTTCAACTTTGTTGGGTCATTTTGAGTTGTTGCCGTTTTAAGCATCTTCAGTTTCTCTTCTAGACTAGTTCTTAATAATTCCTCAATCAAATCTTTATTTTCAACATTGAATTTGATTCTATCGTTCATTTTTTTATTAATTCCTTGCTTCTGGATGAATGAGAAATATGCATTTTGAAAGATTATAAATACTATTATATACGAAAGTAGATATATGTTCAGCTTGTTCATTTATAATATGAATTATATTTAGTTGTGATACTTTTTTAGTATCAGAACTTTATTATGATTTCAATCTCTTTTTGAACTATTTCGATATTTTCCATAATCGTGCAAGTTCTCTTGTGATATCAACGGCCTTCATCTGAGGATTTCCATTTTTTACTTCTTCGCGATGTTTACGACAAAACAATACATAAGCAGTTGGTTCCTTCTGTTTACACGTTTCAACTTCCTTCTTAATCTTGATTACTTTTATGTTCTTCTTTTGTTTAATCACTTCCTCCTTGGTCTCTATAACTTCAAGCTTAACTTCAAGTTTAGGTTCCTCCTTGGTCTCGATAACTTCAAGCTTAGGTTCCTCCTTGGTCTCTGTAATTTCAAGCTTAGGTTCCTCCTTGCTCTCAATAACTTCAGGCTTAACTTCATCCTCCTTGGTCTCGATAACTTCAACCTTGGTCTCGATAACTTCAAGCTTGCTCTCGATAACTTCAGGCTTGCTCTCGATAACTTCAGGCTTGCTCTCGATAACTTCATGCTTAGGCTCAATCCAATTATCCAACTGTTCGAAATAAGTAGGGTCATCACCAAACATAATCTTGATATTATGTCTATTCAATATCGTATTCAGAATAACATATTTTTTTGATATTGAAGTCATCTTGCTTTTTAAGAAATTATTTAAACACAGACCATAAGAAACTTCAAAGCCTGGTCCAAGTACTATTTCATATTCTTCTTTTAATGATGGACAGCTCCAAAGTTTGGTTTCAACCGAGCCTTCAACATGTTGTTCCTTTTTCTCGAGTATTTTAATGACTTTCTGTCCGTTTTTATATTCAATGATATATGCTTCATCAGGACATCTGAACAGTTCAATATTATACTTGTTTTTTACATATGATTTCAAGCCGTTTTGCAATACAAAAACGACTACTCTATCTTCAAATGTCTTTGTCAGATAATAATCTTGCTTTTTTGCTGATAGGTGTTTCTTAACAAAACCATGAGAAAGCAATCTCTTTTCATTATCGGTTTTGAATTCAAACTTCTTTCCAAATAAGTTGGTGTTACTCCCACCAGCTCCAGTTCCTTTATTGGCTTCATAAACGTTTTCTACAATAACTCGACTTCTGAGTTTCTTTACAATTCGAGTTGTAGTCATAGGGATAGTTTCGGGATTTGCAATAGGATTCATTGTAATATGTGCTGATTTTTCATGTGTCGATTTATTAAAATTCAATTTAGTCACCTTATAATAGTTCCATTTTCAGCTTGAAAATTTAATTATTCTATGTAACTAAATTTAACTTTATTAACAAATTCCTGTAGTTCGTCAACTTTCTTTGTTTTTGGCATTTGTTGTGAGACTTCAATTAAACTATCTACAAATTCTATTGTATTCGGTCCATAACTACTACTAAACGATCTCCAATACTTGACTATGACCGGACTCCTTAACCACCAGAGATAAGTAACTATCCAAGGATATGAACCACCTTGATCATATTTTCCAAAAATGAGGAAATTTTCCATTACTTGTACGCACATAGCTGATATGTAAAATTCTATACCCAAACGTTTTTCAATAAATTCTGGATCATTTTCATATTTTTTTAGATTGGTAGGAGATATGTTTTCTGGTAGTTTTAATATAGAATCATTTTGTGCAATCTCTTGGAAAATACGACTGGAATAAGGATAATTTTCAGAACATATCTTATATATATTCGACCAATAGTCTGAATTTTTTAGCATATTCATCTGATTTCTATCATATATATCTCTCATTTGAACATATGTATTAACAATAAGATTAATAGAAACTGCTATTGCGGATACACCAGCAATAACTGCAAAAAATTTTGTAAGCACAGTTGACTCACCATGATAAACTGTATAAAAAGTATAGATAATCAGTGTAATAAATAGAATTACGAATGAATATAGAATATTTTTTAGTGTTTCTGTTGTCATTTATTAATGCAAAATAAATTTAAATAATTCAATTCAAATTTGACCTATTGCCATATGAGAGAGGGTCGTTCCTCAAATCATGTTCTTATCAAATTTTAAACTGTTCATACGTTTAAAAATTATAAAGTTGTGTTCATAAAGAAATCGTTTTACAGTATACTTTTGAGTTGTTTCGGGATTCGCAATTTTAGTTACATTAATTATAATACACATTGTATTATAACTGAAATTAGTAGTTCTTTATAATGACTTCATTTGCCTTCGCGTTTGGATTTTTCGAGTTGATAGACCGTTTACATAATATCGATTCAATATTATAGTCAGTATCACTAAAGTTTTCTCTGACTAAGCTTACATCTGCATTGCTCATCATAAACTTATTATTCAATCGTTTAATCAGTTCAAATAGTTTATTATGATTTTCAATATTGAATCCAGTCTTATTATAACATACGAACGATGTTGAATTTTCAGGTGCATAAGGAGGGTCGAAATAGACGAAATCATTATCTCTAATTGTAGATACTGATATTTCAAAATCACAACATTCAAAAATTACAGGTTGAATAAGAGATTGAATTTCGTCTAGATGACTCTTGTTTATGATTTCGGGATTATCATAATGTCCGTAGGGTACATTAAATCCGTTACTTCCCTCTCTATAAAGCCCCCTGAAACAAGTTTTATTGAGAAAGATAAATTGAGAGGAAGCCAATATCGTTTTTTTATCATTATTCTTATTGTATTGATTTCGAATCCAGTAGTAATAACTTTCTTTCGATGTTTTTGCTTCTTCAATTGTCTTTGATTTCCTGTCTACAATTGAACCGGTACATAGATTATATTCATCTATGATTGTTCTGATTGTTCTGTATAGTTCTTCGTGATTTGTTTGTATATTTTTATAGACATATATTAGGGTTTCGTTTAAATCATATGCTTTGATAGCACCTTTTACTTTGATAATGCCTTGTCTTATATATGATAGTAGGGCTATAAGAACACTGCCTCCTCCAACGAATATCTCGTGATAATTGTTGATTTCCGTTGGAAAAGAAGGCAGAAGTTTATTTAAAATTTGAGACTTTCCTCCAACCCATTTTAATATAGGTTTTGGAATATGTGTTAGTTCCAATTTGTTTTCCGATTTAGACTCACCACCTGATTCTTCTATTAACCGAATCAATTCAGCCTTATTTAATCCTGAATAAGATTTGATATTATTACTTTTACAAAATTGTATAAGCTCGTTTTTTCTTTGTTTTTCGAGCGTAACTTTAGTATCCATTTTCTTTCCTCTAATCTTTTCTTTAGAATCATTACTCTCTTCTAATATACCCCGTGTTTCCTGTTGCTTTTCGGTCCATAATCTCTTGAATTCAGAGATGCTAGAGCTATTATCGATAATAGTCATAATGTATTCATCTACTTTTTTAATAAGTGACATCTTAAAGATTAAAATTAAATTGAGAGAATTTCAATTTGATTTGAACTTGACAATAATGCCATATGATACATATGGTATTACAATTTATTATACTTGAACTATACTTGAATATAACCATTTAAATCGCCTTCGAAACATTCCAAACGTTCTTTTTGTTATCAAAATAAACACGTTGTCGAGATGCATATTTTTCTCCAATCTCTGACAAAATATTGTTTGTATTGTTGATTACTTGCTCTACATTATGTTGATATGAGAGAAGAGTAGTCTCGATATAATCTCTCGGTGTAAGCCTCGTCATAAACGCGCCGTTTTCAGTCCTGATGACTTTCTTCAGTTCCTCTGATAAGGCGATTTTGGTGATGTTCAAAACTTGGCAGATTTCGAGCTTCTTAACATATTTGTTGTGTTTCAATTTCATAAGTCGTCTGTAGTCTGTTTCGGTAATATTATTGTTGATGAATTTTTTCCTGAGCTCTGCAAATGTTCGGTTAGTAAAAGTATAATGTACCGGATTATACTCTTCTTGTAGTTCCATTACAAACCTGAAAGTATCTTCAAACTTTTTCCTATCTTCCTTGGGTAAATGACCTTCGACAAAAGCAAAAATTGGACTCCATGTTATCAGTTCATCACAGGGTCTAATATCTCCTTCCTCTCTCCTGATTTTATCATTTTTCCTCAAAATCTCGTAATAGTGAGGATTGTGAATTCTTCCGGTCTCGATGTTCAAAGTAGTCCAACTAAAGGCCGTATGACAGACTATACAGAACATCTGGTCACATCCCTCTGTCTTAAATATAGCAACTCCACACTTTGGACAAGGCTTGCTATTCTTCTTGATTTCCTCGAGATTTTGAACTAAATTAGGGTCACAAACATGTCCGTCTTCCCCTGCTTCAGCCCCTGCTTCTCCTTCATCGCCGTCTTTTCTTTCACCGTCGTTTTCTCGAGTAGTTGTAGTCTTGGTCTTGAGCTCTCCACACTTATTGCAATGGGGTGTCTCACATAAACGGCAATACCATCTATTATTGAGAGTACCCTTACAATTTGAAACTGAACAATGCTTGATAAATGTATTCTTTTTCAGTTCTTCCTTCTTTTGTTCTCCAGTCATCTCATTTCGAGCATTTAGGTAAACCAAATCTACTTCCTTTCGAACTTCCTTCATATCTTGATTAATCCGCATATTTTTCATCACTTCAAATGATAACCCAATAGAAGAAAGCATATTCTTGGTAATTTCTTGGTCAATATTGTGCATGTCCAACACAGTGTTTTGCATCTTCTCCATCATGCCTTGAAATAAGATAAATTTCAGCTGTAAACCCATAATCCTTGTCGACTTTTTTACGAGATTATCTTGCTCAATCTCGATTAAACTTTCTTGGAATAATGATTTCTCCTTTTGTACTAGCTGTTCAAACCTGTAGTCCGTGTATTTCTTGTAAGTGGTCTTATTGCACAGTTTCCAAACTGTATCTAGGTCATAGACCTGCTTACAACTCATGCAATTGGTATCTCCAGGAGTAGTCATCAAATAAGTATCAAAGCACTTTTTGCAACATCTAAATTTACAGAAAGGGCAAGTAATACTATTTTTCATGGTGTATTCATCACCGCATATGTCACAATCCATATCGGGAAAAACAGAAGGGAGAATAGAAAGAACATTCTTCTGTATCTTTTTTATCTTCTGGGGTGGTTTAGACTTTGGTACATCCTTTGATGCATTTGTAATTCGAGCCAACACATTTGGTGCATCCTTTGATGCGTTGGCAATTCGAGCCAACAACGCATCCATAATAGGAGTAGCCGATTGATTAGTCATATTAACCTCTCCAATAATCATATTATTTTGCTTGGTTTCGTTTGACATGGACACTGACTTTTCTTCCCTATTTTTTAATAACTCAATTTTTTTTTGGTTTGGTAGGTGAAATCGAAAACTGATAAGAGGTGAAACTAACTACTGAAAACTGATAGTAACTACAATATAAGTTCTCATGTTTAATTACTGAACTCAACTTCATCTGAATTTTATATGTTATACATATAAAATTTTATTACATTATATAATTTCTTAAAGACGAAATAATATAGGACTGCTTTTCAATCTGTCGTTGCATTCGAAATACCATTGCTTGTAAATCAATAATTTGCAATTTGTAATCAAGTCCTTCTTCAGCGATAGCTTCTTCGAGTTCTTCTTGTATGTTGATTTGTTCATTCATCTCCTCTTGCTCCAGTTCAACTTCTTGTTTCATTTCTTGTTCTATTCTCAGTAGAAACGTTATTTCTGCTTCAAGTTTCATTTCTTTTTCTCTCCTTGCTTGTTCTTCTAATTCCAGTTTCATCTTTTCTTCTTCTTCTCTCCTTGTTCGTGCTTCAATTTCTCTTCTTCTTTGGTCCAGTTCTTCTTCTTCCATTATTTCACATTCAAGTTCTTCTTCTTCCCTTTGTGCTCGTTCCTTCCATTCTCTCATAGTTTGTTCACGGGCTTCTTGATATCCACGTTCAAGAATTTCCCGTTGCCGTAAGACTTGTTCACGGGCTTCTTGTTGTTTCCTTTCTTGAGCTTGATGTTCCCTCAAGACTCGTTCACGGGCCTCTCTTTCTCCCGCTTCTCGAGCTTCTTGTTCTCTCAAATATTTCACTACTTCTTTCATAGCTATTTCTTGTTGGAATATCATAGCTTGTTCAATAGTCATAGAATGATTCTGATAGTTATTCATGGATGGACCTGATTTTTCTTCCCTATTTTTTAATAACTCAATTTTTTCCGTTTGAAAGCCGTTTGAGAAAGTGAGTATAACTCGACACTTACGATTAGCATGTTGTAATACCTTTCGGTATTATAACTTTATTGATTGGAATATTAGATTAAATTAAAAACGTTCTACCCGGCAATAGTAGCAGATACCACCATCAACATTATAATGTCCACATGCCAAACAAACATCTTCTTGTTCGTCTTCTTGATATTCATATTGGTATTCTTCTTGTTCGTCTTGCTCGTATGGTTGGTCTTCGTATTGGTTTAAAATGTATTGCCCAAAGAGATAATAATTCGGACGTCGTGTCTGAAATAATTTTCCAATACAATCTTTGCAATAATTGTTCTCGTAATGAAATTGCTCGGTTAGGTCAAGTGAACCATCGAGAAACATTGTATAATAATGAGTTGGTTTACATTTACAAAAAAAGCACATATGAGATTTATTATTCACATAATCGAAACAATCAAAGCAGACCAGTTTATCTGCGTTGACCAATCGATGAGCACCCTTTTCAAGAGAGTCTTGGCATAATTCACAAGATTCAATATAATTACCTACCGACTCTTTTACACCCTTCTTTGGTTTATCTCGAGTTCCAAAATTTGGAAAAGTCAATTCAGGTGGAGGAACAAACGATTCCGACCGGAGGTAATCATCGAGTCTCATGTTGTTCAATAGCTTTTTAGCCCAAGTTGAAGAGTCAGTTGAGATACAGATATCTCCGTCATTTCCATACTTAAACTCCTTATCATCTGTGAAATGAGAGAAGCCACAGATAGCAGAGCAGGAGTCCGAATAATCATAAATATTCATTTCTGATTGTGAATTCATAACGCTTGCGGGTGTATTTTTTTATCACAGTCTTAAAAAATCATTTTTTTCAACTCGAATATCAACTCGAATGGTATATAAATTGAATTCTATATATTTTTCGACTATATTTTAGAGCATGCCATCTTTCGAGCAAGTGAATGATTATGTTATGAGTATGATTAATAGTATCGGTGACGATATGAACATTGCTGATTTCAGGAGATTATGGTTATCGAAGAAGGGAGAATTTGGTGAAATGTTTGGAGAGAAGGTGGAAGTGGTGGTTGTCACAAAAGATTCGGTTGAAAAGGAGCCTTCTGCATATGTTAAATTTTGCCGTGAACGTCGTCAGGAATTAAAAGATAGGAATCCAGAATTGAAGGGAATTGATATTACTCGAGAGCTTGCTAGATTATGGAAAATATATAAGGTCAAAGGAAAAAATATTCAAGAGGAGAAAAAGCAGGAGGTTGTTAAAGTGGTGAACGAAGGAAAGCAGGCTGTGGTTAAAGAGGTAAACGTCTCGAATGAAGGAAAGCAGGCTGTGATTAAAGAGGTAAACGTCTCGAATGAAGGAAATCAGGCTGTGGTTAAAGAGGTAAACGTCTCGAACGAAGGAAAGCCGGTTGTTGTTAAAGAGGTAAACGTCTCGAACGAAGGAAAGCCGGTTGTTGTTAAAGAGGTAAACGTCTCGAATGAAGGAAAGCAGGTTGTGGTTAAAGAGAAAAAGGCAAAAAAGATTAAAGATGAAATACCAAAGACGAAGAAGATTACAAGAGCAAAGAAGGTTGAATCGAAGTCAACGGAAGACCCTGAATTTATTCAGTATTGTAATGAGAATAGGATGAAGATAAAAGAGAAATATCCAGATATGAGTCCTCTTGAAATTACTCGAGAATTGGCAACTGAATGGAAGAAACACAGGATGAATTACAATGATAATTTACAAGAGATTAGGAATATAATAAATCAGGCGATGGGACTGTAGAATGAATAAAAAATTGACTTTGTTTATAATTGTAAAAATACAATTATGAACACCAACCATATATAAAATGAATATCTTTTTTCTTCATTTGCTACCTGAGATTTGTGCTCAGATGCATTTAGATAAACATGTTATCAAGATGATATTGGAGACAGCTCAATTATTGTCTTCTGCTCATCATATGACTAATTGTTCGGTTTATACTCCAATGTATAAGCTGACTCATCAGAAACATCCAAGTTCTATTTGGACTCGTCATTCAGTTGAGAATTACAGATGGTTATCTCAATTGGGTCTTGAGTTATGCAAGGAATATACTTATCGTTATGGTAAGGTACATAAGTCTCAAATAGAGCTGGAATTATTGCATATTAATATTCCTGACATACCTATTTTATCCTTTAGTCCTCCTCTTCAAGCGATGCCCGATATGTATAAATCTTCGGATTGTAAGCTCTCAGAAAGAAGCATCGATAATACTATTGAATCTTATCGTGCTTATTACTTCTTTGCAAAAACAAAAATATTGAGTTGGAAAGGGAAGTATAATAGTCGTGAAATTCCGTTTTGGATAATTGAGATGAAGGAGATGTTTGAATAAATTTTAAGTTGTAATTCAATTGAGAATAATAACTTTATAAGGTGATATTTTGTAATTCTATTGACAGATTTACTATATTGATTTCTATAAAATGGTAGAAAACAGGGGGAAATACAGTTAAAATAATGATTATAATCATCATAAAATACATTATCCTCATATATTCGAGAATATTGAAGTCGTAAGCAAGGATGATTATGATAGTTTGTAATATGAAACTAAGTACGAATTTATATAAATATACCTCGTCTTCATTCAATAGATTGATGATTGAATTTTCAAGTTGTTCTGTAATATTAATTCCGATCATCATAAGAATAATATAAAAAGTTATCAAATTCATATTGTTTGTCAATATGAATTTTGAATATATTTTGAAATCATTTTAAATATTAATTGTATTATAGTATAATAAATGCCAAAGACATATACGTTATATCCCCCTGATAACTTAACAAAAAAATATAAAGTGTATGTTATCAGTGAGTCTGGAAGGATAAAAAAGGTTCAATTTGGAGCTTCTGGAATGAGCGATTATACGAAGCATAAGGATAAGGAAAGAAAGCAACGATACATCAATAGACATAAGAAGAGAGAAAACTGGAAGGACCCGACAACGGCAGGTTTCTGGAGTTTATGGGTATTATGGAATTTACCTACAGTTAAACAGAGTTTAGAATATACTAAAAGAAAATTTAGGTTAAAGCCTCAAAGTTTTTAAGGTCTTTATTGACTACAAACTGCTAATCCGGTTGTTGTTCGTTGTTTGTATAAAACATAAACAGAATAAGATATTGATAAAAAAGCAATTACAATTCCAACTACAAACAATACATTTTTCATTTTTTTATTTTTTTTATTGACAAATGTACTTGAACCGGCAATACCACCTCCTCCTGCTGCAAAAGCCAAAGGAACAGTCAGACATGCACCACAAAATTCTTCCTTATTTTCATCATCAAATTGTTTTTGAGTCATTTATTTACAAAAATATTTTTAATATCGATAATTATTACTGATTTGATGATACTCTAACTGCAAATTTTATATTGACGTACAATTTAAAATTTTACACTTTATTTATTGACTCTTGCTTTTCTGATTGTAGGTTTAATTTCGGTTATTACTTTTTCAACTCGTTTTTTAACCTGAATTACTGTCTTTTTCTTTCCTTTTGGTTTTTCTGCTTCATTCATTACAACAAGCCATTCATCATATTTAGCTTTGAATTCATCAAGGTCATTAATCCAAAGTTGTTTTTCGGTTATATTTGTTAATGTTTCAATTTTACCAATAAGAGTTTGAATCTCATTTCTTAATGTGATTACCTTCTCTTCAGTGAAACTTCGAACTTGCATTCCAAGGAGATATTCATATCCTCCATTTTCTCTCTTCAAATCCTCATCATAGTTTCTTGTCTTGAGATTCTGGATGATTACTATCTCTTTTTTCTTCATTATATCCAAAGTATCATCCATCACCTCACTAACAAATCGTTCCTTATTTTGAAGCATTTTCAATTCGACTCCAAGCTGTCTTAGTTGATATTCTTTACGAAGATGATAGTATTTATATCGAACAACACAAAAATTATTCAGGATTTCATAGACTGAATCATACTTCTTTATCTTATTTTTATCATCAAACAATACCATATTCGAAGTGTATAGGTAACTATGTAATTTTAGATTTTCAATTGAACATTCAAACTCATTTCCATTCGTAATAATAAACTTGACATCATTTGGAGTTGAATAGTTTTTCATTGTTTTCAGTTTCTTTTCTTCTTGTAAATCTTCACAAAATTCCTTGAACTTATTAGTCCACATATTGATAGGAAGTTCTGATACTTCAAATCCATTCTTATTTTCCTCGATGATTCCTTTTGTAATATATCTTTTAACTTTTGATTCATCAGCTTCGATTGTTCCCTTGAATCCACGATACCAAGGAATTAATGTAGGAAGAACTGATACATTTTCTTTTCTCTCGCCTGTATCTTCCGATGTATTGTTGTTCAACCAATCTTTAATACCATCGATGATTTCAATGGGATTAAAACAAGGAATGTTACAAGACCAACCTGTACCGATTCCTGCATTACAACCATTTACCAATATCATAGGCAAGATAGGAATATAGAATTCTGGTTGAACTAAATCACCATCATCACTGACTTGGGTCAATAAAGCCTCATCTTCCTCTCTAAAAATATACTCTGTCAAATACTCCATCTTTGTATAAATATAACGAGGACTTGCTGCATCAGAACCACCTTCAAGTCGAGTTCCAAACATGCCATCTCTATATAAAAGAGGAATGTTATTGGTTCCTGGAAACTCATTTGCCAGTCCTATAATAGTATCACATAAGTTCTGTTCTCCATGATGATAGTTCGAATGTTCTGCTGTATAACCAGATAATTGAGCTACCTTTAGAGACTGACCTGAATATCTCAAGTTTCTTTTCTTAACTGCATATAAAATCTTTCTCTGAGATTCTTTCAAGCCATCGATAAAGTTTGGAATACTTCTACCACAATCGGCTATCGAAAACTTAATCAATTCACCATTGATAAAAGAAGACAATTCCATATGTGATATTTCAGGTTGGTCATCAAGAGAGAAAATATGGTTTTCAATCGAATAGTCAGAAAGCCATTCCTTTCTCATATCTGATTCTTTTTTACTAAAGACTTTGCTCATATTGGTATCAATATCGTTATCCTTTATATATTCGACCATCTTCAATCCAAAAGTATCAGGAACATCTTCAGGTCGAGTTGTTCCCAACCCTTTGTAATACTTTGTTTTTACCTTCTTGTTTTGTTCTGAAAACCACTTTTGAAATCGTTTCTCATCATAAAATAATATATCTTCTCCCTTTGGAATAAAGACTCGAACGATAGGAGTTTTCATGCTTACCAAAAATGGTTTTTCTCGTTGTAATAAGCTTGGAAATAGATAATGAAAGAAATTAATGAGTAATCCTTCAATATGACATCCGTCTACATCAGCATCCGTCATTACCATAATCTTACCATAATTCAATGAGTTGTAATTTGCTTCATCTAAATAGTTTGTATCATAACGGAGACCGATGGTTTGAATTAGATTGGTAATAACCTTATTAGAAGCAATTGATGTTGGTGTAAAATTTCTCACATTCATCAACTTTCCTGTTAATGGGTAGATACCAAACCAGTCTCTTCCTGCTTTACCATATACTCCTTTTTGGATGCCTGCAACAGCATATGTTTTTGCCGATAGTCCTTCACAAATGATTAGAGTACACTCATTTGCGTACTTTGAACCGGCGAGATTAGCATGGTCGAGACCATCTATCTTGATTATTTTCTTTCTTTTACTTTCTGATTTTTTCAAGACTGAAAACTCCTTTGAACGAATGATATCTTCAATCTTACTCATAATTGACCATTTGCATATGGCACTAATTTGGGTCTTCTTTATATCTGCTTCTACAGTAGGAGATTCAAGCTTATTTTTACTTTGACCATCAAATTCAGGTCGAACTACTGTTGAATTCACAAACAGTTTAAAAAACTGTTTCACATCATTGATATTGATTTTAGGTGCTTTTGATTTTGTTCCGTTGAATTTATCAACTATAGGTCTGAAAATAGCTTCTGACCAAGCATCAACATGAACTCCTCCGAGCTTTGTTGATATACCATTTACGAAAGAGATATGTTGAAAGTCGTCATCAGAAGTGCATAATACAACTTCAGAATTTGGTATTTTTATAGCTAGAGATTCTTCACTCGGAGAAGAGTATATAGACGCGTATGTTTGTAAACTGCTAACAGGAATCAGGTCTTCGTTGATATATACATTGATTTTAGTCAACATCGCCGAATCGATAACGTAACGAGTATATAGACTAATAATATCATCAGTATATTTTTCAATTTTGAAAAGAGTAAAGTCTGGAATCCAACTGATTTTAGTATAACCTTTCTTAATTTTAGTATTAGTGATAACAGGTCCTTCTGTCGACCTCATATTATTGACCCATGTTTGTTTTAGGATTTTACCATTTTGAGGGTCTAACCCTTCAACATTAAACTGAGACGAGAAGACATTGAGGAGTTTAACACCAAGACCATTTTTACCGCTTGTAAATCTATCTTCGGTATCGTCATAATTTGAACCGGTTAAAAGATGACCGAAAATGAGAGAGTGATTATAGCATCGATTATCTTCATTCAATTCAATAGGAATAACATCACCGTCGTTCAAAATTGATGTCAAACCAGTTTCTCTGTCAAAGTCAACTTTAATCTTGGTGCATTTTGTTTTTGTGGTTTTGCTTCTTACAACATTATCAATCGCGTTTGATAATGCCTCGATAAAAACACGCATAATTCCAGGTGAAACCGAAATCTCTTTTTTGTAGATTCTATATTTACCATCTACTTTTTCAGCAATGTATTCTTCTGATTTTTTAATCGTTGTCGAGCCGATATACATATCAGGACGAAGCATAATATGTTCAATAGGGTCTTTCTTAATATATTTCTTGGATGAAGCCATTTTGATAATTCTGATTTATAGTTAAATTAAGTTTGTAGTTTTCATTTTAAATTTTAACTGTATTTAAAGTTAAATTTTAATATATTTATCGTTTGAAATTCAAACAGAACTTACTATTTAGTAGTTACCTACTGCATCCCAGAATGATTTTTTAGTTGATGGTTGTTGTTCATATTCGGTTTGTTCTGTATCTGGAATATCATCAAAAAAATCATCATCAATATCGTTAATAGAAAGAGGTTCATTTTCTAGTATTGAAGGTGGTTCATATTCGGTTTGTTCTGTATCTGGAATATCATCAAAAAAATCATCATCAATATCGTTAATAGAAAGAGGTTCATTTTCTAGTATTGAAGGTGGTTCGTATTCAGTTTGTTCTGTATCTGGAATATCATCAAAAAAATCATCATCGATATCGTTAATAGAAAGAGGTTCATTTCTTATAGCTTGTTCATATGATTTTACTACATCTCGCTTCAGTTGTTCTATCTTATCAATATATTCTCTATCTCCCATTTCCAAACCATAGTGTAATTTCATTAATTCTATTAGCTCTATTTTATACGAATTAACAATACCGATTAGTTGTAAAGATAATATTGTATTCTTTTCAGATTGTTTTCTAGAATGATTCATTAGTTCTTGTAATAGTAATTCGGTTTCACGATACTTTTCCGTTGTAAGGAGATTATCCCTTATACTTACACAACTTTTTTGTTTGGGATTTTGGTAGCTATAGGTTTCAAGAGAACCTATATGTTTTAAAAATTCTCTACATATTTCAATATGTCTATCACCTGCATAAATGAATATATTCGAGCTTTCTAAAGGTCGATTACCAACAATTCTAGAGTTATATCTTTTGAATACACGAGATAAACAATACATATCGACTGATAATGAACTGATATTCATTAATAAAGCTACAACAGGTTCAAAGTATTCAGGAAGTACAAACGGAATATGTCTTGATTCCTTCATATAAGAAATGAGTTTTCCAATCTTATAATCTACAGTAAGATTGCATAGAGATTGATATTTATCAATAAAAAAATCAATGATTTTCACTCTCATATTATCATCAACTTTACTTAGTTCTTTATCAACATATTTGTTGGTCAATGTAATATCCATTATATTTTTTCCTGTCATTTTTCCAGTATCAATCAGATTGGATAATACTTCAATTGCTTTATCTCCTAGCCTTCTTAATACTGATAATTTCAATTCAAAATCAATATTCATAATTAGGATATTGTGTATTACTATAAGATATAAATCATCATAAATTTCATCAGGATTCCACGATGTTCTAACGTTGATATTATGAATCCTCATTCTTTGACATTTAAAAACTTCACGAGTTGAAGGTTGAAGACACTCTAAAAAATCTCTGGTTATATCATTCATTATTTGACTTGCTGATGTTACTGTACTTGTTCTTTGATTGAGAACAGCTGTAAATATGGTGATAAAATCATGATTTGGATGTGAATACAACATATATCTAAGAGTATCGCTAATGGCTTGTGATGTTTGAATGCCTGAAATATCATAATGTGATAAGTCTCCTTCTGTTTTAGGCTTGCTAAAACTAAACATTGATAATTCAATATATAGGTCAAAAAATGAAGGAGAATTTTCAGATAATCTCTTTATATACTCTGAAAAACTTATTGAATCCATTGGTAAACAATGGCCTCTGGTATCTTTATGTTTTTCACCAAATAGATAGAATGATTTTCTATTGAGCATCAATTTATAGAAACTTATAGGTCCTTCAATTATATCTACATTATATGTTTTCGGAAATTGAAGGCGGTCTATGAGTTGTTTTAATACAGGATTTACTGTTTCTTTTATTTCTTCTTTTTTCTCATCTGATAAATCTTCGATATAAAGAGCATCGTAAGTTTCTTTAAATGCTTCTATTTTTTCAGGTTCGCTTAACTTCATATCTTCTGTCATTTATAGATAGAAACTTATTTCTAATTGAAAAATATTACTATTACTATAACTAAATATACTGAATTTTATATTGAAAAGCAATATAAAATTTATAATTATAAAACATCAACTACACCATCTGTATAAGTATGTGTATCTGTTTGAAATGGAATTTCCGATATTTGTAGTTTGAATTGATATGGAAAAAGGTATGCATTATAACTTATGTTTACAGTCTCTGGTAATGACTCGTTTATAGAAAAGTAAAAACGGATATTGAAGTCAGAGTATGTTGAACAAAGTATGATTTCAAGGTCATTGTCAACAGAACAAGAATATAAATCATTAATATACAATTCTGAATAATATATATTATTAAGTTCAATACAATCTATCTTATCTAATGAATTAGGAATGAAATAGTCATAATAATACTGATTTTGATTTAAAACTAATTTCAAATCAGCCGTTTTCAGACTAAATTCAATCTTATATCGATAAAAGTTTTCATTCTCATTTCTGCTTATATTACTTATCTCTTCATTGTTGGATTGCAGAACAGTCTTGTTTTCCATAAAATTATTAAAGTGAATCATTATTTATACTCTGATATAAGTATTTAAATTGAGTTGCTTCGTTTAAATCTTTTCTACCTTTTTCTGTTTAATTTGAACTAGTTCTTTATTCTGTTCTACAAATAGTTGTTTGTAATTGAAGGAACAACTATGAGTATGAATATGACCAGAACAATAGTAGTTAGAACATCTACAGACATATAAGTCTTTTAGCATCATACTGATTTTCTTATTACATAACTTACACTTCAGCATTTATTTTATAATCTAAAATAAATATAAATTTTAAGTTGAACCTGAAACAAGAACAGCAATTACTGTTAAAAGGAACATTAAACCACAACCATATAATATATACTTCTTGGCTTTATCCTCATCAAAGTCTGAAAATTTAACTACATATACAACCCATGATAACATTAATAAGAGTCCAATAACAAGAATGACTAACATATTCTTTCTCTTTTCAGGAGTAATCCTTAACACAGCCAAACCTTTATGTTCCTTAGAACACGTACAATTTCCCTTTTTATCATAACCACAACCATAAGGGTCATTTCCCTCACAAGAACAATCGCTACTAGTTAGACAAGAACATACGTTATTTACGCATTTTCCAGGCGGAGTATCAACTCCATTACAATCAGAATCAACACTACAATTTTCACAGTATCCTTTTTTACTACAAGTAAGATTACTTCCATGTATTCCTAATTGTCCACAATCACCAACTGAACCACAATCTGGTTTATTTGCAAATAAATTTTTGTCTAAAGTTGGTTTTGGTTCTGAACTTGGACCTGAACTTGGATTCAAAATTTGAGAATCAGAATTTTCCATTTATTAGTATAAATAATTTAAATTTAATTAATTTGAACGATATATTCAAATAATAAATGATTCGCAATGACCTTGAAAACAAGGTTGAATTAGTAGGAGAAGTTAATGATTGGTCAATTGATATTGAAGAGATTCTCGATAAAATCAGACTAAATTCAACTACAATGTGTGAATTTCATAAAGGCAATTACTATAATGCAAAAGGTCGTCTTAAGTTCTTTAAACTTCCAACCATAATCCTATCTGGAATAACTTCCGTATTTTCAGTTGGCTTGCAACCTTATCTTGAACAGGGAATAATAAGCGTAATAACGTGTTTAATAGGATTGATTATAGGCATTATAAACTCGATTGAACTCTTCCTAGCAATTCAAAATACAATGGAAAGCGAATTGAAAATAAGTAAAGATTTCTATCTATTATCTATTGACATATTCAAGGTATTAATGTTAAATAGAACTAATAGAGTCGATAAAGGGAGAATATACTTAGAAGAGAAATATAATATGTATTGTAAATTGGTAGAAAATTCAGTTCTTGTTAATAGAAGCATAGTAGACAAGCTTGTCCCAATAGAAGATATGATAATAAAGAGAAATACAATCAAAAAGGAAATAAGGAGTTCATCACCAATCAATAACTTACTTTCTGGAATCAAGAATAGAATAAGTAATTTAACTCCAAATTCAAAAGGAAATGATGACAATAAAATATTAGAAATGATAAATAGTGAATCGGAAGGTGATTCTATTATTAAAACTATTGTGATTGATACTCAAGTTAAAAATACAATAACCGAAAATAAGGATGAATACGTGTAGTAAAATTTTAAGTTATATTCAACTTAAAATTTAATTGGTTTGTGTCTTAATACTTGCTTTACATACTGGACAAACTGGATTATAATGCCCCCATTCTTCAATACAATTTTTATGAAAGATATGTTTACAATTTAAAGTTGATACCGTATCATCATCTTTATAATCATCAGAACAAATTGAACAACTAGAGAATGTCTTTTCTGACTCTGAAAAAAGTTGAGATTGAACATCAAGCTTAATTTTATCATTTCTTTCAAGTTCTTCACTAGCGGAAGCTTGCTGAAAGAGAGAATTAATGAAATCTTCTTGTGAATTATCTGGAAAGTAGTTCATAAAATTATCCAAGAAATTAAAGCTGTTAAGCAGTTCATTCATCCTAATGTTTCTCAAAGCATCATTGTAGATGACCTGAATCTGAACTTCCATATTTTGTCTGTTGAAATCTCTGAGACAATTATTACAACCACAGATGCCTCCATATAAATGAGATGGTTCACGGATATTGATTCTAATATTATTATTGTTTTCCATATTCTTTATCTATGGAAAAATTAATTTATAAATTCAATTTAAATTAGTCATAATTTTACCGTATCTATCAAAAATTATAAAAATGAAAAAAATACAATTTAAACCATAAAATCAGCCTATTCCAAATGACTCATATCATAACTAATGAAGAAATTGAATTTATTATTGACTTTATTAAACCACAGGTTGGTATTCCCCTCGATAGTGCGATGTCTATCGTCGAGAACAATAAGGAACGTTTCAGAAAACAACTCAGAGGACAAGAAGTCTATACTGAAATCATCCCCCAACTAAAAGGAGAAATCGAAAGGAACTACTTCAATACTCTAGTTCAAGCAGGAGAAAGTGTAGGTATCATATGTGCGCAAAGTATCGGCGAAAAACAAACTCAAACTTGTCTTAATACTTTTCATTCTGCTGGTATTTCAAACAAGACAATGACTACAGGTGTACCCCGATTCCAAGAGCTAATCAACGCAACTAAAAATCCAAAGATGGTGAACCATAAAATTTACTTTAATGAAGGAAGAGATTCAATAGAAAACCTACGGAACGTAGTTGGTCATACCATTACATGTCTCACCCTGAGTGACATTTCAAAATCAATCACTGTTGAATATAATAAAGAACCAGAAGATTGGTACGAGGTCTACAAGGTGTTTTATAACGACGAATTTACACGTTTCAAGAACTGTGTAATTGTCAAACTAAATATGGGTAAGCTTTTTGAAAATAAACTTACAATCGAGAAAATCGCAACTGTAATTAGCTCTGAATTTTCAGACTTACATTGTGTATTTTCTCCCTGTCAAATAGGTGAAATCCATATATTTGTTGATACTTCAGACATTACTTTACCCGAAGATAGGATTATGTTTATTAATAAAGAAAACGCAGTTGAAATTTATCTTGAAGAGTGCGTAGTTACAACTGTATCAGAAATTCATGTATGTGGTATTTCAAGCATAGAGGAAATCTTTTATTCTCAAGATGATAAGACCAAAGAGTGGCTTATCGAGACAAATGCCATACCCAATAAGAATGCGAATAAACTTAATGCATACAAGAAATTACTCTCTCTTGACCATATAGATTTTACAAGAACGATGTCCAATAATATTTGGGATATATATGAAGTTCTCGGAATTGAAGCTGTAAAGGAGTTTCTAATTGAAGAGTTTACAAATATTATGGATGGAATCAATTCTTGTCATACAAAGTTATTAGTAGACAGAATGCTTCACGGAGGAGGAATTGCATCAATTACTAGATACACACTAAAGAAGGACGAGTGTGGACCTATGGGCAAAGCAAGCTTCGAAGAATCACTAGATAACTTCTTGAACGCTGGCGCCGCTGGTATTATTGAACCAACAGAAGGTGTATCATCGGCAATCATTTGTGGTAAAAGAGCAAATATCGGAACTGGAATGGTTGAACTCAAAGCTGATTTTAATAAATTACTAAAAAAGAAATAAGAGATTCTTATTTAACATATACGTAGGGACCTTCACCGTTTACTTGTTTTCCTGATTTTGATGGTTCAACATCAACTGATTGTCTTAAACAATGGACAAACCAATAAAACTTACCACTATTCCCGTATACTCTAAATTTACCCTCTATAACTTCACTTGAGTTATAGATGTTGATATTGCCGTTATATATGGGTGAAATTTGTACTGTAAAATCAGAAAATGATTTTACATACTTAGGAAGAGAAACTTCAACTGATTCGCTATTTGTTATCTCTGATTCTCCTCTATAATACACTCCTGCTTCAGGTCCTTCCAAACACCCGTGAACTAAATACTTCTCTTTATCAAGAGGATGGTTAATAATAAATGTTTTCGCAGAATTATCTTGAAATATTTCTCCACTTGTTTCACCCCACAGTAATAGATTATCTGTACCACCGACAACAGATCTAATTGGTTTTACAAAAAATGCACCTTGAATGTTAGTTGTAAAATTACTACCAGTAGCATTTAAAATAATTGAATTAACATGCTGAACTGTATTTCCAGCGTAAGTCCCAATTGCAATTGAATTAATTCCTTGATTTGTATATCCAGCTTGATAACCAATTGCTATTGAATTAATTCCTTGACCTGTAAAACCAGAACTATTACCAATACAAACTGAATAGTTATTAGCTGGACTATATTTAGAACAATCTTGTCCGATAGCAACTGTTCCTTCACCACAACCAATATATGAGCCACCAATCGAAACTGAATATTTTTTCGCGCCTCCTCCACTACCATCTGTACCAGTCTGATACCCTATGCAAATATTATCTCCTCCGTTATTTGTTTGACCTGCTCCGAAAGATATACAAATTGTATTTTGTGCATTATTATAGTTTACATTTCTCCCAATACATATACTATTTAAACCTCCTCCTCCTTGACTCATCAAACCAATTGATATAGAATTTTCTGCCTCATTAAGAGTCGTCAGAGTTCCAATTGAAATTTGTCCTGTTTTTGCCATAATTATTCTTCTTGTTGTTATTGAATCTGATATTGTTGCAGTTGTTGTATTTAATAATAGTGTCGAAGACCTATTAGATAAAGTTACCTTATCGTTGTATACCGAAAATGACATTTTATTATTAGATTTATTTATTATATTATTAATAAATGTCATTTTCGGTATACAACGATTATATAATTGCTGGTGAAGAAATATCAACATCACCAATTATAACTTCAAATTTAACAGCAGGAACTTCAATAACAACAAGAAGAATAATATCGTCAGATTCAACCGGTCAAGTTTCAATTGGATATGGTGCTAGTACAGTAGGAACATCTTCTGTTGCGATAGGGTTAAATACAGGTGGTGGAATTAATAGTGTATCTATTGGAGCAGAAGCAAATATAAATAATGCAACCTATACAGTTGCGATAGGATATCAAGCAGGAAAATCAAATAATGCAGGAAGTAATGTTTGTATAGGTCATCAGGCTGGTGTGGATGGTACAGGTTTGAAAACACAAACAGTAACTATTGGTAATTTAGCAGGTTATTATGGAGTTGAAACAAAGTCAGTAGCTATTGGTCATGGTTCTGGATATTCTGGTTTAGGCACAGAGTCTGTGGCAATAGGTTATTATGCAGGAGCTTCCGGTTCAAAAACTAAAAATGTCGCTATAGGATATCAAGCTGGATATACGGGTCAAGGAATTAATTCAATCGCAATTGGTTATCAAGCTGGATATGCAAATCAGCATGATAATTCAATTATTTTAAATGCACTTGGTAGTCCTTTTACAACTAACACTCAAAGTGCATTTTTTGTAAAACCAATTAGAAGTGGTGCATCTGGTGGTACTGATAAAGTATTACGTTGGAATTCATCAAGCGGAGAAGTATATATTGATTCTTCAAAAACATTTGTTATTAACCATCCTCTTGATAAAGAGAAGTATTTAGTTCACGGGTGTTTGGAAGGACCTGAAGCAGGAGTGTATTATAGAGGACAATCAGAAATAACAAATAATGATTCGGTAGAAGTTATTTTACCTGAATATACAAAGTCGTTCTCTCAATTTACAGTACAAGTTACTGGAATTTATAACAATAATAAAATAATTAATTATAATACATGTCAAGTTGAAGATGGAAAGTTTATGGTTTATGGTCGAAATGGTAGATTCTTCTGGTTGGTTCATGCTCTAAGAGTACCAATTAATGTTGAACCTTTGAAATCAGAGACTGTAGTAAAGGGTGATGGGCCTTATAAGTATATCGTTTAAAGTTTGTTAAATTCAAATGATTTCTATGCTCGAGTTCAAGGTGAATTATTTCTGATAAATTTACAAAATTGAATTTGCGAACAATCATAACCAATAATTAGTGTCACACCCAATGGAATCGAAGAATGATTATAATGATTATGATTATGATATATTTTCCAAGTTTACGGACAAGTTGAATTTCGATTATAATGCATGTGGAGATATATGCATTTCAACTGATTGTTCGTCTTGGTCAAAAGTATTGTTGAATAATATGAGACTTGATGATTACTTTGAATCTGAAAATACAACTCCTTCTTCAGAGTTTTTATCATTTCCAAATTTTGGTACGAAAAAGCGTGAAAAGAAGAAAAAGGAAACAGTTGAAGATTATGTTGATTTATGTGAATGTTGTAATCGTAAGCTCGATATTGACCGTTATATTCACAATAAGAAGATAATATGTTTTCAGTGCATGGACCAGATGAACAATGTATGTTTGACTTGTAAAAATAACGATACGATATTTAGAGAGAAGATAAAGGATGGAACTATAATGAAAAAGGGAAGAGATTCTGTTTATTCTGATACTGGAAAATATTGTCTTATTGAATACTCGAAGACTTATTGTAAGCCTTGTTATCGTGAATATGTCGATGATGAGTATGATAGATGTTTTAATTGTGGAATTGAATGTGAATGGGACCGTTACGATTATATTACAATGTGTTATGATTGTAAGTTATGGGGGTAAGTTACTGTTGAAATAGAAGAGAAATTGTAGTTTATATTTTATATACGAAAACGTATATAACATATGATAAGGGAGAGGATAATGTTTAAAGTACTGGGAAACCAAGAGCACCACCAGAAACTCTGATGATGTTGTTGTTGATAACAGTTACGATAAAGTCGTATGATTGAGGGAAAGGATTGAAACGAAGGTCACCTGTTGTTCCTAGGGCCAAGGCAGCGGCTACTGAAGCTTGAGCAGCGGCTGATGCTTCGGGACGGATAGAGACGTTTGTCAATTTACCGTAGTTAGTAGAACCCATTGGGTCAAGGCAGTAGAAGTCAAGAGAATAGGAGTAGCAATGAAGACCAGTTTTCTCAGGAATAGAAGGAGCGTGATACCAAGGATTGACAAGTGAGAAGTAATCAGAACCCATCTGTGACAAACGAGCAGTATTCTCGTACACGAGAGATGTTTGAGCAATGGGGTCATAACCTTGGTCTTGTCTGACTGACCAAGCACCAGCAGACAATGATTGAGGAGAAGCAGTACCATAAATAGACCATTCACCAGCGAATGTTCTGTTTCTTGCTGCAAAGAACAAAGCTTTGATGGCATGCGAGAAACGAATATCGTAACTGGGCTGGTTGTTTGTAACAGGAGCGAATGTTTGACGAGGAGCGGTTTGGACTTGTTCAATGAGGATATCACGAGGAGCACAGGCCATTCTCTTTCTTTCATCGTTGGAGACGATGGCATAGTTAGCCCATACACCAACATTTGAGAGTACTGGTGCGGTTGCAATGGGGAAAGCTGCGCCTGAACCAACGTGGGTGCTGACTGAAGGCTGGACTCTCTTATCAACAAGAGCACCAGCTGAGGGATTTTCAAGAATCAAAAGTTCAGTCCAGTCACGGAAAGAAAAGTTAATTCTCATTTCATTGTAAGGAAGAGCGGCGGTTGGGAGAGCTACACCGCTATCACGAGTATAGAAGAGGGGAATAGGAAGATTCAAAGTGGCTGCGGGAAGACCAGTTGCAGAAGCACCGAGAGCAGGCGCTCCACCTGGATTAGTTGGTAGAGTAAGAGTTGACACATTACCAATCATATTGTTATATCCTACTTGTTTGTTGGCTGGAACAGTGAACGCAGCCCAGAAGTCAAGATGGTAGTTATCAAAACGAGCGGCAACCAAATCATTAAAGGTAATGTTACACTCTCTGATAAGATTGTGCATCAAGTTAGCAGACCATCTAACCAACAATGATGATCCTGAAGGAGCATATGCTGAATTACCAACAGCAGGAAAGGTAACTCTCAACCAAGTATGAAGCAAATAATCACCAGCACGTGAAACGCTGACAGACCAATCTTGGCCGAATTGAGGAGTTCCAGAAGAGTTGGAAAGTACTACTGGAACTTGGGTAAACCAAGTTGATTTTCTAGTTTCGCGAACGAAATAAGCTGTAGCTTCGAGAGTACCGTAAAGGTATCTTTCAATTTCATCAAAGGTAGCAAGGTCGATAAAACCAGAAGTAAGGTTTGAAGTTGTCAAGGACATTTTATTATATACAAGATATTATTTTTAAATAAAAATTTATTTAAAAAAAATAATGGGCTTAAATGAAAAGATAAAAAAAGAAATATGTGTTCTAACGATATAGATATACTGGTCATAGACGACAATATAAGGAGACAGTTCGAGCGAGATTACAATGAAATACCTATATACCAAGACAGGTTGAATGGCATACTAAAGATACTGGAAACACCCAACTTAAATATAAGATTAAGAGAAATCTTATTGACCAATAGAGACCAAGTTGTCAATAAGATTCATAATTTAGAGATTAAAAGAGATTATAATTTCTATCTATTTGAAACATTGTCTATCATTGAAACTTACAAGGAGATTCTGAAGATACCTCTAAAATTGACCTTTATTGGCAAGCCTAAAAAGAGTAACGATGAAAAGAAAAACCTAATAGCACGATACTTATCTGTTGCTAGGAACTACTACGATATAAGCAATGTCGAAAACAAGGAAGATGAAAAAACATCTTTTTCAATATCATGTTCGAACTGTGAAAATGTAAATAGTAATCTATTCGATATTATCGATAATAATATCTACATTTGTAACGTCTGTTTTAATCAGCAAATTGTCATCAAATATAATTCATCTTATAATGATATCGACAGGGTGAATATAGCTTCTAAGTATATCTATATACGAAAGGTTCACTTTAGAGATTGTATTAATCAATATCAAGCCAAACAGAATAATACTGTTCATCCTGATGTATATAGAGATTTGGAAAGAGAGTTTTTCCAACATCATCTTCTATTAGGTGATGAGAATACTCCAAAAGAGATTCGATTTTCAAGGGTAACCAAAAAGCATATTCACATATTTCTGAAAGAGCTTAACTATTCAAGTCATTATGAGAACATAAATCTAATTCATTATGTTATGACAGGAGTAAAGTCAGTTGATATAAGTCATTTAGAAGAGCAACTACTAGATGATTTCAATGTTCTAACTGAGTTATATAGCACAATTAAGCATATCAAAAGGAAAAGTTTTATTAACTCACAGCACGTTCTGTATCAGCTTCTTCGTAGACATAAATTCCCTTGTAATAAGGATGATTTTATAGTATTAAAAACAACTGATAGGAAGTGTTTCCACGATGAGATAACAAAAGAGTTGTTTGAGACTTTAGGGTGGAACAGTGAACCATATTTTTGAATTACAATTCAGTTTGATTTGTAATTTTACTTATTTCTAATTGAAACTGTATAACAATTTAAATTAGAACAAAAGCATCGTCGAATATTTTTTTACAATAGGGAGATATTTGTAGATATAATGAATTCCAATTAATTCGCGGTCTCCTTCCTTGCTTACGTTGGTCGTCAAATGTTTGTGTCTTATTAACCTTTATATTTTTCCATTCATCAGACACATATTTAAGTTCAACTCGATAAACAATATATCTAGCGTCAAGAAAGTATATTTCATCCCATTCAGAAGAAGGAGTAAACGATATTGGTCCATCTGATGTAAAACATTTACACTCTAATTTACCTCTTACTTTTGATAAGAGGTCTCCATTTTAATTATTAATCAATAAAGGAACTAATCGATTAGCTATTAAACTAACAATTGGAACTGATACTGCATTTCCAGCTAATTTATATAGATTCATATCTGATAATCCAGATAAATTATAAGTTGATGGAAACCCCTGAAAGTTAAAACATTCTCTTGGAGTTAACTTTCGAATTCCTTTATTATCTCTAACTATAGGAACGTTATGTCCACCAGAACCCATATTTGCAGTTAGAGTCGGGCATTCATTACTCTTATTTTCTCGAACATATACACGTCGATATTGATATACAGTACCTATTTTAATATCTGCATTCGATAGTAGTTCCCAAGTACTAGAACTGTTGGTATAGTAATATTTGTTTTGAATATTCTCTTCCAAAAATTCAGTTATTTTCTTTTTCTTTTTCTGTTCAAATTCAATACTGAACTTATTAAATACATCTTTTGATTTAATACATACTATGTATATCCTTTCTCTATTCTGTGGAATTCCAGTCAATTGTGATGTGTTCAAAATACGATAGCATACTGAATATCCTCTTGATTCTAGATTTTCTAATATTGTTTTAAACGTATTTCCATTATCGTGAGATACTAAATTCTTTACATTTTCCAATATGATACAGGCTGGTTTATGATGTTCTATAATAGATAATATCTTCCAAAATACATTTGACCTTTCATCGTTAAATCCTTCTTGATTACCAGCTATAGAGAACGGTTGGCATGGAAATCCACCGACAAGAATATCGTGACTTGGAATCATATTGTTTTCAATATCATTTAAATTAGCGCATGTTAATTGATGTCCGAAGTTATTATTATATATAGTTTCTGAATGTTTACTCATATCATTTGCAAATACAACATCAACTAATCCTGTATTCTCAAACGCATATGTGAATGCTCCTGTTCCTGAAAATAAATCAATCATTTTCAATTTAGCCTCTTGTTTAGCCTCTTTTGAATGTCTCCCACATACTCTTTTCCCATCACTCCTTACTAATTTAACCTTATATTTACATTTTAATCCCGTAGATTTAACATATTCTTCGCAAATAAGTATTGTTGTCATTTAATTATCCAACTAAGTTATTATTTAAATTCAATTTCATATTGTAATTTAAGGCTGAATCAAATAGTATTAAAATTAATAATGTGTGGAATTTTAACTATACTTTGCGAAAATGAACAAAACCAGCTTGATATGGTAATGAAAAGTTATGATATGTTGAGTAATCGAGGACCCGATTGTGGTACCTTGATTATGAATAGACAAATGATTCTTGGATTTCGTAGGTTAACTATTAACGATATGACTACAAAGGGCAATCAACCTTTTCGAGATGGAAATATCAGATTACTTTGTAATGGAGAAATTTATAATCATCGTGAGCTCGAAGAGACTTACGGTTTGCAATGCGAATCAAAAAGTGATTGTGAATGTATATTACATCTATATAAGATGTTCGGTTTCACAAGAACAATTGAACTATTAAATGGAGATTTTGCAATTGTATTAATTGATGGTGAAAGAGTGTATTTTGCGCGAGATTGTATTGGTGTCAGGCCTCTTTTCTACGGATTTACTAATGATAACAATTTTGCTGTTGCTTCATATGCAAGAGCGCTTACTGGTTTCTGTAAAGAAGTCGTTCATTTTCATCCTGGAATTGGAGAGTATTATAAAGGAAATATTGTAACAGAAACATATGCAGATATGTTTAATAATATTTCACCTTGCTTTTTGAATGTAAATGAAATACGTAAAACAATATATGAAACTTTAACAGAAGCAACAAAATTAAGATTAATGTCGGAAAGACCAGTTGCTTGTTTATTGTCAGGAGGATTGGATAGTTCTGTTATTGTCAGTATCCTGTGTAAACTGATAGGACCTCAAAATGTCCGAACCTATTCAATTGGAATGGAAGGTTCAATTGATTTAAGATATGCAAAAGAGGTTTCTAATTTCTTGGGGACAGTTCATACGGAAGTGTTATTTACTCCAGAAGAAGGGATTGCTTGTATTCCAGAAGTGATTAGAGATATCGAAAGTTATGATATTACTACTATTCGTGCTAGTGTTGGAATGTGGATGTTAGCACGATATATTAGTAAGAATAGTACTGATATTGTAATATTGTCAGGTGAAGGTTCAGATGAGTTATTTTGTGGGTATCTCTATTTTCATTATGCGCCGTCTGCAGAAGAGTTGGAAAAGGAGAGTTTTCGTTTGGTTGATAGGCTGTATGAGTATGATGCATTACGAGCTGATAGATGTGTATCATCTCATGGTCTTGAATTGAGAGTACCCTTCTTGGATAAGAATATGGTGAAACTATGTTTATCAATTCCTGGAGACATTAAATCCCCACAACAAAAGATGGAAAAGCACGTTTTAAGAACGTCATTTGTAGATTCATTTCTCCCTGATAATGTGTTATGGAGACGAAAGGATGGCATGTCTGATGGAGTTTCTGGTCTTGATAAGAAATGGTATCAGCATATTCAGGAGTATGTCGATACCATTATCACAAATGATGAATATGAACCATATAGGAATCGGTTTCCAAGCAAGGAAGCTTATTACTACAAAAAGGTATATGATGAACAGTTTCCAACCTATCAACCAGTATATGAGTACTGGTTACCAAGGTGGGTTGAACATGGAGGTGACCCGTCTGGTCGAATTCTAACGGTCTTTAATGAATAATTGAAATATGTGGTTTTGAATTTAAAATCAAATTCAAAATCTGATAAATGATATCTCTTCTTTCTGTTTGTAGTAATATATTTGAATTTGTTTTTTTAATATTTACTATATATAAATGGAAACATATGAATATGAAGAAAATAATATGGAAACAAATGAATATGAAGAAAATAATATGGAAACATATGAAGAAAATATGGAAAATCCATATGAAGAAAATATGGAAAATCAATACGAAGAAAATAATATGGAAACATATCAATATCAACAAAATAATATGGAACAAGGCATGAGAAATTACCAGAATTACTGCAATAGTGTTCGACCTGAGAGAACTCAGTTCGATAAAAACATGCAAAATATGTGGTGTCCTAGTTGTTGTGGACCTACCGGACCTACTGGTCCTACCGGACCTACCGGACCTACTGGTCCTACTGGACCTAATGGTAGAAATGGTAGATATGAAGGACTTAATACTGCTAGATACAGTTCTGCGGTTGAAGAATTGGATTTCCGTGGTAATGTTAAGGTCGCAGGTGTAAATTAAGAATCTAATAAATTAAATTGTTTTGCAATTTAATTTATCCAAAAGTATTTTCGCTCGAGATGTAAGAATACAAAAACATATCTTTATCTTTGAATCTATCATATATAATACTCATTGGTTCTGAAGTTGGAGGTAGTTGATTATCGAAGAATATAAAAATAGCTCGTTCTGAGTTCAATTTCATCCTTTTTCTCAGTATATAAATGAATTGTCCTACACTCAGTTCTTGAGGTACTAAATACTTACTTTTATCAAGAGGAGGAATACTAAGCCTAGATGAAGGATGAATTTCAACTATAACCGGTATTCTAGATGTAAACTTATTCATTATGTTTTGAGCTTGTTGTAATCTGATTTCGAAAGTATGCTTTTTTTTAAATTCGTGCAAATCTTTATTCATTTATTATAGATGAATAAACAATTATTTTACCATTGATATAGATACTAATAATATATTTAAATACACTCATACTCAACCGTATGCTTTATCAAATATAACACATATCAGTTCATAATTCATGGGAGAAAATGATAAAGCATAGAATTCTAACTCTATAGCGATAAATTCAGTTTACAAAAGATTTATGATACAATTCAAAAATTAAACTGTAAAATGATTTTTGTCTAAATAAGTTTGAATTTAGGTTTATTTTTAATAGTAAAATAATAACTAAGAGAAATGATTCCTCCTACCAAAGAAACGACTCCGACTTCCATCAAAAGATTGTTATTCATTTATATAATTTGAATTTAATTAAATTCAAATTTGAACTGATTTTAATTAGAAGAAACCAATTGAACGATATTTTCTTCTACCCTTTGAACATCGGCACCCATAATAGTATCTACAAGATTTCCATTAAGATAGAAGTGAAAGCAAGGTACTGCTTGTGGTTTCACTTTAAGTCTTTGATTTGGTAAACTGAGTTCGGCGTTCTCTTTAACAATACAGCAAACACCCTCTCGGTGATATTTGTTGTATAGTTCATTCAAAGGACCAATAATCATTTTACAAGGTCCACACCAACTTGCATAGTTATCAACTACGACTACTTTGTAGTTATTCAAATATTTTTCACGGTCGGCATTTGAAGTGATTTCAGGTAGAATAGAAGTTTCTACCTTTTGCTCGGGGGGAGCGAGAGTTCTTAATGTAGCGTAAGACATTTTATTTAACGACTATATAGAAATCTTTAAATGCAATATAAAATTATATTGCATTTATTATTTGATTCAAAATATGCTCCTACAACTACAACCACCTCCTCCGTTAACACCGCTAACCTGTCCTACTTGACCTTTATATACAGCACCATTCTCAACGCCGTTATTTACAGCGCCATTCGGTATAATGGCAGAACCATATAATACATTTTTACCATCACCGATGTAGTCTTTCCATTCAGGAAGAGACATAGTAACTTTAGGTTCATATCCCTCTGTAATTTCAGGTTCAAAAGGTTTACATGTCCAAGTATTTTTTAGAATAGAATAATTCATTTATTAATAAGAATATTAATAATAATCGTCTATAGTATGCATTCATAATTGGTTGTCAGTCTTGAAAATATAAAATGTAAATACCATTCAACTTTATTGGTAAAGAAATTAGGATATGATTATTCTAAATCAAACGATAATAAATTATTTTATTATAGTTTAAAATTCATCTGTATCTGGAAAGAAGTTGGGAGGTCGATTATCTCCAAAGATAAACAAGCCTGATTTATAGTATGAAGTACCACAGTTCCATCCTGAATTCCTTACATCTTGAAGGATACGTGTAACATATCTATCTGTATCAACTTGTTTCCGTAAGTTGTACTTCTTGAAGAAAGCACCCATGTCAAAGTAATCATTTTCGTCAAAGTTTCGAACCATAAGGAACTTGTAAATCTTACGCTTTAAGGTTTCATAGATAAATTCTTCTCGGTCTTGAGGTGTAACTCGGTCTCGTTGGAATTGCATTTATAACTACTGTATTATTTTTTAAGTTTTATTTGTTTGTATAATATAAAATGGAATCCAAAAGTGATATTGATATACTGGCTAGGATTAAAAGAAGAGGGGAAGTTGAATTGATTAATCTTTTATCAACTCCAGTGAAAAACAAATTGATTAGTGTTTCTGATTATGCAGTTCAACACAATATTGGAAATAAACAATTGTCGATGAATATCTTGAATAATTTAAGTCTTGAAGATATCTATCTAAATGTAAAACAAAGGAGAAATCTGGCTCTAAATTTATCAAAAAGCCTTAAGGTAATTAAGAAGGCAGAAGAGGGAAAGCAATGTAAAGATGTATTATCAAAATATATTACCTTTAAAAAAACATTGGGTTCAGGGTCTTTTGGAGAGGTATCTTTAGGTAGTTTGATACATAAGGTAAGTAATACTAATGTTTACAATCGGTTTGATTTTGCAGTCAAAATGGCAAGACAACTAAAAATTGCAATTTCACCTGAATATCATATTGCAAATTTGATGAATAGATTGGTATTAGACAATAGAGCTCAAAACTTACCTATTATGATGGATTCATATACTTGTGATAGATGTTCTTTCGGAGCAAAAACAATCACGACTAAGAGTGCTAAATGTATATTTTCTGTAAGTGAAATAGCAACAGGTGGAGATATGGTTGAATGGCTTTCTTCAAATCCAACTGAAGAGGCCCTTGATTCTGCCTTGTTTCAAATTATGGCTGGCATACATGCTTTACAACACTATTATTCGATAGTCAATACTGATATCAAGGCTCAAAATATACTCATTTACAATGTCAATCCAGGAGGATATTGGAAATACACAATATATGGCATGGACTTTTATGTTCCTAATGTCGGTAAACTGTTTATAGTTAATGATTTTGGAATAGCAAAAATATATTCACCACAGTTTAAATATTCAAATGAACTTAAAAAAAATGATTTAACGTCTTTAGGTGATAGGACATTCCTGATAAATAATAATAGATTTGATGCATTGAAGAATCCTTTTGTAAAGGCTGCAAAAATTCAAAAGTATGATTCAACTGTAGTTAGATGGGATGATGGTTCTACAATCAATATAAATAGAGTATTATTTAACCCTCATATAAACAAAATCATTTATAATCCAATATTAACAAACGAACAAAAGGACTTGATTGGTTTTGATTCTACTGATTTGAGATTCTATGATTCTCAATTGGCTCCGCCTTTAGAATTTATGGTTGATACACAGGATGTTTTAAGGCTATTTATTAGTGGGAAACGAATGTACCAGACATCTGAACACGTACGATATAAATTGAACCAACAGTTTATCAATCGAGTGAAAAGGTATAATTTAAATAGTGGTGCAAATACAAGTTATCATACATTCTTAATGACAAATGTAGTTCAATCGACAGACTTATCTAAGATGCTATCAGGATATTTCCTGATTGATTACTTTACCAAACAAGTCAACTATACAGTTCAAAAGAGTAAGGACGAGATTATTAGTCATATTAGAACGAGTTAGAAGCAATTGAAATCTAAATTGAAAATAGCAATATTTATATTTTTAAATACAAATATGGCAAATAATAATATGACAAATGAAATTAGAATTCAAAGTTTAAATTGGGATGTTGGTATTCATACTTCTTTTGAAAAGAAGATTTCCAATACACTACGAATAGCGATAGAAATGGGAACCTATTCAACCCAGTTCTTTATGGGTAGTCCAAAGAGTTATAATCGACAGAGAATATCTGATGATGATATAGAAGAAAGCAATCGAATGATAGATAGATTTCCTATGAATATCTTTACTCATTTCCCCTATATAGCAAATCTTAACGGTTCCGTTTCATCTTTAGCTTGGAATGGTGATTCTAAAATTGATGCTACAACCACTTTGATGTTAAATGAACTACAGTATGAATTATCTACCATTTCGAGATTGAATTCAATGACAAGTGGTGTCGTTATACATCCTGGTTGTTATCCGGACAGAGTAGTCGGATTAAACACTATCGCAAAAACGATAAATAAGATTGAGTTCAAGGGAAAAACAAAGTTGCTTTTAGAAAATTGTGCTGGTGAAGGTAGAAAGTTATGTAAAAACTTTTCAGAATTCAAAGTGATTTACAATTCGATTTATAAAGAAAAGTTGAATAATGTCGGTTTTTGTGTTGATACAGCTCATATATGGGGAGAAGGTCTTTATGACCTTAGAAGCATTGATGAAATAAAAAGAATGTTTATTGAGTTTGACAATGAGATTGGAATGAAGAATTTAACACTGATTCATTTAAATGATAGTGAAGTACCATTTGGTTCAAAAAAAGATAGACATTCAGTATTGGGAACTGGATATATATGGGGTTCAGATATATCTTCTCTAGTCTACTTATTGAATTATTGTAAGGAAAACAGTATTCCTATGATACTGGAAACCAATTGTATGAGTATGAATGTATTACAACAGATTCAATGCGAATAAAGAATAATTATATTTTATATTGTTAATCAATATAAAATTTCACGTAATATTTGAACGGTGTTTCTCTTTAGAAAAATACATTTATTCCGAAGTTGATGATAATGAATAAGTTGACGAAGATACAATAGTTAAACATGAATTCTTTTGTCGACCTAATTTCAGTTATCTCTGCTGGTGTTATATATGAATTATTTTTAACCAAACTTCCAATAATAGTGACCATAACGATTACAAGAAGGAATGCAGTCTCATTATATAGATAATCTTTCTTCTCCTTTTTCATCGCGGTTAAAATGAAAATGCTTATACCTGTCATAAATGACATACTTAGGATACCTTGATTGATGTTTTCAAACTTTGATTTTTCAATCTCAAAAGTACCGTTCTCATCATATATGCTGAAATAGTATGATATATAACTCATCAATATGGTAAAAAATAATAAAGATTTAACGAAAGCTAGCTTCTCATTTGTTCTGTTACAATAGTAGATAATACTGGTTATTACAACAGTAAAAATCAATCCAACAACATAAAGTGGTTTCCCACTTGTATCGTTATAATGATTGTATGTATAATCTTTCGTAATATTTTTAATTGTATATCCTGATGACAATGTCCCTTTATTTCCTAAACCATCATCATATTGCATAACGATTGATTTTCTTTCTACTATCTTGTCGAATACAGGGTCATACCAATAAAACCTGAATATCGAGAATGGAGTTTCCCCTGCAAGAAAGAATTTTTTAATCAATTGAGAATCAGTCTCAACATGATTAGAAATGAATCTTTGGTTATTAAAATTTATCATATCTTTCCAAGTATGGTCAACGTAGCTATCTTCAGGATATACTTTCAATTGGAAATTCTCATTTGCTGTATTGGGAATATAACGCCATATTTGCATCCAATACTTCATTGAATCATCAGTAGGATGCCTGATGAAGGGGTCTTTAAGATTACGCTTAATCCAATCTTCATAATTTAATTTGTTGGGGTCGTTAATTGTAGTAGGTGTTTTTAATAGATTTAGTTTGGCCAATAGTTCTTCCTTGATGAGTTTTTCTATCGAATCGGCATTTTGTACGTTGAAAGCGAGTCTTTCATCCATTTTTATATTGACTCCGCGTTTCTGTCTAACGTAGAAAATTACATTCTGAATAATTGTAAATATGATGATATAAGCGACTAAGTAAGACTTCAATTTGTCCATTTATTATACTTTAACCAATAATAATTTAAAAGAAAAGTTTTAAATGGAAAATGAGTATTTCAAATTTAAGAAAAATTACAAACGGTAAATCAGTATTTTATAACTCGCCTTTTTCAAACACTAACGAATTGGTAAGAACTGGTATTGATATGGAGAATAGCTTTTATCATTCGTTGCTACTAGCTTATGCTCAAGACTACTCTACTAGTTCAGTAGATGAAAAAAATGATATGGTACAACGGTTCATTGAGAGCATAACTAAAAAGGTACCAGAAGACGATTGGGAGCAACTCAACTCTGAATATAAACTTATTTCTTATAGTTCTGAAATTATGTTATCGCTTGCATCTTTTTATGAATATATAGAAACAAAGAAAAAACCCGAACTGGAAGCAATTCAAAATGTTATGAATAAACTTCGTATTGATTCTAATTTTGAATTATATGAAGCTATTTTTGAATTGCTTTCTTTCTCAAATTTTAAGGACGCGTTAAGGATGACTAACAGGGACTCAGCAAACGAATCTTTAGAAGATTATCGTAAGATTTTCATCTCTAATATTATTAATATCCTCAATAATTCAAGAGAGTTTAAGGCTATTGATATCGAAAAGAAAAAGTATATCATCAATATTGTTAACAACTTTTTGGTTACATTTTTTAAAGAGTTTGAAAAACAGTTATTTCAACAGTTCAAAACTAGATTGGTTGTTGTAGAATCGAAAGTAAATCCTTTTTTATTATCCGTAATATCTAGAAGATTCAAACGGGATATTTATCTTATTGATGGGACAAATAAACTACCTTATTCGGTAGAACAAATGGACGATAGAGGACGGAAAAGCATTCTATTATTAAGACTTGAAAATTCATTTGAATTAATAGGTAAAATTTTACCTAATAAAGAGATTGGATATGAGTTTGAATCTGATAATACAATTATAAAGAAGTTAAATATGTTTTTTCTTCATCCAGAAGGTGTAAGAAATAAGTATCCTGAACTTTCTCAATTTCTTTCTAATTCTGTTACTGCAAAATCACCTCGTAACTTATATTCATCAGATTCTGATGAAGAGGAAGACCAGAAAGCAAAAGTAAAGCATCGTAGAGAGTCTAGAAGTGAGCCTAGAAGTGAGCCTAGAAGTGAGCCTAGAAGTGAGCCTAGAAGTGAGCCTAGAAGTGAGCCTAGAAGTGAGCCTAGAAGTGAGCCTAGAAGTGAGCCTAGAAGTGAGCCTAGAAGCGAGAGTAGAAGTGAGCCTAGAAGTGAGCCTAGAAGCGAGAGTAGAAGTGAGCCTAGAAACGAGAGTAGAAGTGAGCCTAGAAACGAACATAGAAGTGAGCCTAGAAGTGAACCTAGATATTCTCAACCATTTTCGTTTAGTCAACATATCGAAAGACATAAAGATCCCTTTCAATTAGAAAGTAAAAATACAAGTAAGCCAAATGTTGATTCAAGAAGAGTAGAAAATCAGTCACAATCAAGAATGAATTTGAAAGAACTTATATATCAAAGCAGTTCAGAAGAGTCTGATTAGTTTCATTAATATAATTCAAAAATTATATTAATAAATGAGTGTAAAACCATATTATTCAACAAATGAACAATCATTCTTGTATGAAGATCCACCTGAATTCGTATATTATACAGATAATTCAAATTTTAGTTCAGAAAAAGATAGTATCGAATCATCATATACAACAGATATTATTATGAATGAAAAGGATACCATTGACTGCTATTGTATAATTCTATAATTGAGTTTCATTTTGAATTGTATTTTTATAAAATTGTACGGCAACTGGATGGGCAAATATCTTATCGTAATCAATAGCAATGATGCTTAAACCTTCTAATTTCTTTACTCTTGAAAGGGCTACATAAGCTTGTCCATAATCAAAAATATCAGTCAAATCAATTTCGACATAATCAAGACTGCTACCTTGACTCTTGTGAATAGTTGTTGCATAAGCAATCTTAAGAGGAATCTGTGTTAATCTCAAACATATATCATCACCGTCTTCAATATCCCAAATGAAATGAGAAATTGGTAGTTCAATACCGTTCAAAAATTTAACTATTGGAATATCATTTATAAAATCTACTACAATTCCTCTGCTACCGTTACACAGTCCGATTTGTAAGTCAAGATTAATGAGAAGCATCACTTGAGCGCCTATGCATAGTTGTAGATTTTCAGGCGCATTGCAATTCTTTTTTATCTTGTTAATAAAGTCTGTTGATACAATATCATTCATCTGTTTAATTTCCATAGTGTATTCATAAAATTCTCGTTCGTCTTTAGCTAGTCTATCTAGTTCCATATCATTTAGTTCGTCTACTTCAAAGTTCCTTGCATATAGTTTTGTTGGTTTAATGTCGAACTCGTTATTTAATACAGCTCCAATCCTAGGAGATAGTGTACGAATGACTTCTTCGTTAACAACACCAAAACGAAGGTAATTTAGGCAATTTTGAAACTCGCTATCAGATTGTCTTATGATTTCTGTAAAGATGTAAGTATCATGTATGCATTGACTCCAACTTGTTGCTTCAAAGCAGAACTTATCGGTGCCGACACAAGGTAATTGTAGAAAATCTCCTGATAAAATGAGTTGGATTCCTCCAAATGGTTTTGAATTTCCTCTAATCATTTTTGCTAGGCTTTCTAGTTTATCGAATAGAACAGGGTCAAGCATTGATATCTCGTCTATAATCAGACAACACAAGTCTCTCCATCTTTTTGTCCAGTTTTTGTTTGATGTTATTTTCTTATAAAGTCTTGATAGGTTCTCTTTTCCTAATCCTATTTTCAAGTAGGAATGCAATGTAGTTCCACCAACTAACAGAGCTGAAGTTCCTGTTGTAGAAGTGACAGCAATTTTCCTCTTGAAATTATATTCTTTAACATATGACTTAATAACTGATGTTTTTCCAGTTCCCGCTGAACCTGTTAGAAATACATTTTTGCCGTTTCTAATTGAATTGTAAGCTTTCAATTGCATATCTGTAAATTTCATTGTTTTATCAGGTCGATTTGATGCTTTACTTTCTGATTTGTTATCAGATTTATAATTATCCATATTAAAATTATATTGTTCAAAATTCATTATTTATAATTTTCATATAATGCTTTAATTAAATTCATTTTATTTTATATTGATAATCAATATAAAATATCATATTCAATATCTTAAAGATGTAACTTTAGCTTTTCCCATAAACATCATCTTAACTTCTTCTAACGTGGGTTCTGGTTTATTGTATCTTCTATTGACATAATTATGAAACTCCCAAAAGAATACGAATAGTTTCTCCCTTCCTGATACTATATCATCAAATTCATCATCTTTGCTCTCGATATAAGTTTGAGCATGACTTGAACATTTTTCGCATGGAAGCATTATTGGTATACCCTTAATAAATCCCTTCATTTTTTCAGCTTGAATAGGTGAAGCTTCAACTGGATATTTTGAAGCACCATTATGTAATGTAAACCAGAACGCGGGTCCAAAAACATCAGGAGCCGATGTACTTTCGTGCTCTTTTTCTTCATATATTAGTTTGAGTTCTTGTGTCTTTTTTAAATATTCTTGTTTAGATTGTAATCGAGTTTGAAGTTGAATAGAATAGTTTGGTTTCCTTTCTTTTTGTTGATTTTTGCTTTCGGTATAATACTCTCTAATTGTTTTGTAATTAGCCATTTATTATAGATTAATATTTATTAATATTGTTTTCAATTATATTAATTACAATTGAAAACGAAACTACTCTTCTGTCTTTTTTTCTATTACTCCTTTTTCATCGTCATCATCTTCTTCTTCCATAATAATAATCTCACGAATGAAGCATTTTTTCAGGTATTCATAGTTAATCCTCAATTCAATACTATTCAAAAAGTTCTTGAGAACGTTAAAATCAGGTTCACCGCAATACTGAACATCACACTTTATATCATTAGAATTAAAATCTGTAAATAACTCTCGTACTCGTTTATAGTTCAAAATAGAAGTGTCATGTTGTGTATTCATCTCTATTTCCTCCAAGCTTCCTAATGCCTTGATTAACTTAAAAGATGAAACAGAACCAACACCCTGAATATTGTTATTATAGTCAGTTCCACATAGTATACAGAAATCCAAGAATTGTTCACTTGATAACTCCAAATTTTCTAATAATGAGTTATAATCAACTCGAACACAAGTTGAATTACTAATATCTATTTTAGATAAGAAAAAAGGAGTTCCATATGCTAGTGTATCTGTGTCCTCTGATAATACAGCATCAACCTCTTTATCAATACAAAGTTTAGAACACATCTTTTCAGCTTCATTTGAAGCTATATAATAAGGAACTTGTAATATATCGAATAAGTCTCTTGTTAGTTCGTAATCATTAGAATTAATACTGATAATTTGACTCTTTTTTACTTTTAATTTTTCTCGTACAGCTTTTATATTGATTTCCTGAGGTTGATTTTTTAACAATCTCTTATTGTTTAAAGATGTTACCTTCAAATTGAACTCGATTAGAATATCATTAGCAACACCAGTCCTAGTGTATTGGACTATAGATTCCTCTATATCCTTAATCTGTTGTATCATATTCATCTTAACATTTCTTCTCTTCTCTTGTTCCTTTTGTTTTTCAATTGGAGCTTGACCATCGTAAATAAAGACACAATGAACCTCATTTTTACGAAGACAAGCTACAAGATTAATAAACGATATCAACCAAGAATCTCCACATACAGCCTTGAACTTATGCATATATAGAGATACGTCAATCGCAACCTTTTTAAAGGCATATTCAGATAAATGAATTACTTCAAAAGACTCTGGTGCTTTAGTCTTTAAGAAACTTAAAAAATTAGACTTGATTCCCATTTACTTTTACTTTTTATAAAACTGAATTTTCATTTTCATTTGAACTGCTTTAGACCATAAATTATATATGTATATTTACGTATCAAATTAAACTGGAAATAGGAAATTATATAAATAAATTGAACTGATTTAAATTTAAATTTCAATAAATAAATGAACGAATATTTTGTTTGGAATAATTATTATATACACAAGAGAATATTAGGTTCAGGTTCTTGTTCAAAAGTATATTACGGGATACATAAAATTAGGAATCAAGAGGTTGCTATCAAGAAAATAGCATTCGACGAACTTCCTGATTCAATGAAATCAAGGACAATTAAAGAAATCAATATTCTTCAGTCTATAAATCACCACAACATAATGAAATTATATGATTATAAGTTCGATAAAAACAAACTATTCCTAATAACTGAATATTGTAACGGAGGTAGCCTGAGTGAATGGTTAAAACGAGAAAGTAAAAATCAGACTGAAATTCTAAGTGTAATCAAACAAATACTAGAAGGATTTCAATACCTAAAAGATAACAAGATTATACATCGAGATATTAAACCACAAAACATTCTTATACAGGAACCACTTACTGTTAAGATTTGTGACTTTGGATTTTCTCAAACTTTCAAAGAACAAATCAATATGTTTAAGACTGTATGCGGAACTCCTTTATATATGTCTCCCGAAATCCTACATATGCAATCCTATACATTCAAATCTGAAATATGGTCTCTTGGTATATTATTCTATAACATCTTTTTTGATACTCATCCTTATGGACAACTTGAAAGTATGACTGATTATAGGGCTAAAATAGCAATAGAACCTTTAGTTCCTAATGTTACTATATTTGACCAAGAACTAAATACAGTATTTACAAAACTTATAAAATCAATGCTTTCCATTGAACCCGAAAGACGTCCTGAGATAAGTGATATTATTATCGCAATTAGGATAGCTGAAGAAGGAAGACACAATCATTTTGAGTTCGACGAGGATTACTTGAAGATTGATATTATCAATGAATATGACAAGAAAAGTATAGTATTAGAAAATATACGATTTGATAATTCTCCCCCATCTAACACTTTCTTAAATTCTCCTTTTCAAGGATACGAATCAAAAACAGAAAATAATATTGAGATATTTAGATTGGATAACAATTTAGAAAAAGGAATATTTGAGAATTACTTTAGTCCGGAAACAAGTTTAAAACCATTAAATCCACCACAATCACCTCCTTTCAATATGCCTTCACCTTCACAACTATTTGAACCTCTCAAGACCATTTTCAGTATGATGTCGAACTCGATTTCTAAATTTTAGATATTAAATCTTTTATTTAATATCTACAGCTATTTTCACTCTGTAACTTTATTTTTAGGACTTCTTTTCCTTCAAAACTTTCATCATCGCATATATTCATATTACAATCTAAATTACAACTGCTAATAAAAAGTTTAGATATAAGTTTAATACCAAATCACAATATTTGTTTTCAAGCGAATCAGAAGATATGAAGGAAGTCGAAGAGAATCTTCTGATAATTCAAAAATAATTAAATTCAAGTTTGAATTTAAAATGATAATCACATTAGACATCCTTTGCGTTAGGAACACAAGCACAGTTACAAGAACCATCAGTATAACTACCTCCTGGGCAAGCAGAACCACAACCCCAGTTATTAGGATTACCTTTTGTTCTATCATAATATCCTGGTGGGCAAAAACCTTTAGTATATCCTGGTGGAGGAATATCTCTATTTCTCTCTGGTGCCTTTGTTGTTGGACTGCTTGTTGGTGCCTTTGTTGTTGGACTGCTTGTTGGTGCATTTGTTGGTGCCTTTGTTGTTGGACTGCTTGTTGGTGCATTTGTTGGAACATTATTGGATATATCATCTGTTCCAGGAGAAGATGCCGAACTAGAAGATGTCGAACTAGAACCTTTTGTAGCAAATACAATAATTACAATTATTGCAATAACAACAACACCGCCACCTACTATTAAAATCTTTCTATCAATCATTTATATTATATAAAATATTTATTTTTTGTAAATAATTACAAGCCTTTTGGAAAGCATCTTTAGAATATCCAGGAGAACTCTTGTAATTGGATACTTTCATAGTTGAAGGGTTAGTCGTATACTGTTTTATTATTAGGTAAGCTAGCAATCTTGGTTATTTAATATATTCAGAAATATATGTCTTTTCTGATATTTTATTAATCTCTTTGAACTGGGTTATCGTTTGTTTACAATACTTATTTTTCATAAGATAATGATTCAATATAAATCACACTATATGTTTTTAATATATCTATTCTACCTGATTTCATCTTCTGATAGTTCGTTTATATCTCATATCATTTCTTATTAGAAGACATAATTAACCTTCTAGATAAGACCAAATTCTGTTGTAAAATAATCTATAAACCAAATAAGTATCTAAATTGTTGATTCATTTACAGTCTAGATTTATGTAATATTATGAAACATAATATGACATTATAATTTATTATCCGGAACAACTCAAACAAGGTTCTGGTTCTTGCTTTGACTCGTTATCTGTATTAGCTTTAATCATGTTGGGGTCTATAGTAAACTTAATTGCTCCGGTTGATGGTTTTGACCTGAGATAATACATTCCTGTCTTGAGTCCATTTTTCCATCCATAGAAATGACTAGAAGTTAATCTCTGATAATCAGGCTCTCCCATAAAAATATTAAGAGATTGAGTTTGGTCTACAAATGGTCCTCGTGCAATTGAACCTTTTAATGACCATATCTGCTTTATTTCCCACATTGTTTTATATATAGTTCGAACTTCTGATGGAATATCATCTATATTTTGGATTGAACCATCATGTGCAATAATCAAATTCTTCATATTATCATTCCATAATCCAACTGAAATTAAGTCTTTTACTAGATATTTATTTACAAGCACAAAATCTCCTGCTTGTGTCTTTCTAGTATAGATATTGTTGGTAAAAAATTCAAAGCATTCATTATTTCCTAATATCTGACTTGTTGATGCTGTAGGCATTAATGCTGTAAGGAGACTATTTCGTGTTCCAAATCTTACTACTTTTTCTCTAAGTTCTTGCCATTTAGAAGGATACATCAATTCACTCTCTCTTTTTTCCCATAAATCAAACTGAAACTTACCTTCAGAGAAAGGAGACCCGTCAAACGACGAATAGCTTCCAATTGTGGTTAAATTTGAATCTCTATCCAACTCATATTTACAAGGTTTCAATTGATGATACAATTCATTAATAGAAGAATCTGTAATCACTAACGATTCATCATAAAATTCTGGATGTGGTTCATTACTTTCTCTAAACCATTCAATCAAAGTTTTCATTCCTTGTGTTCGACCCATAGCTAAATCGTTAGAAGCTGTTACTGATGCAAGATAAATGGTTTCCATCATCTTGGAATTAAACGATACTGCTTCATCTGAATCATATGCAATTTTCATTAGAACCAATGCATCAGCTAAGCCTTGGATACCCAATCCAATAGGTCGATGTCTCATATTTGAGACACGAGTCTGTGGAACAGGATAATAATTAACATCAATCACCTGATTCAAGTTTATGGTCGCTAAATAAGCAATATCATATAACTTCTCATAATTAAACTGACCACCAGTTTGTTTATATAAGTCACTCCATCCTCCAATATGAACCAATTCTTCTGTCTCCTTTTTTGTAAATATTTGAGGGAAGGTAACTTTTTGAGTATGTAGAATCTCCTTTAATTTTGACAGGGAATCATTACTAAATTCAACTTCTGTATAATGTACATTATTGCTATCCAAATAACTCTTTGCATATCTACAATATTTACAGTTTGGTTTTGAATAGACAATCCATTCTCTCGTCATATCGAAATCAAAAGGTATAATGAATGATTTCAAAGCAATCGAAGCAAGATTGCAAACTGCATATTCTTTATGGTCTGAATATTGAACAATTTCATTACATAAATTTGATGATTTAATTGTTCCTATATTTTTCTGATTTGATTTTTTATTAACAGCATCTTTATAACTGATATACGGCATTCCTGTTTCAATCTGAGAATCAA